CGTGGCATGTTTTTAGTTGTTGTTCTTTTATGTGATTTGATAACTCTTCCATAGCAAGTTGTACTTCTAATGATTTTTGCACTTGTTTAAGCTGTTCATATTGATGACTTAATATTTGATTATAATCCAGAGATATATTATCAAACACTGTTCCGCAGTATTCACACTTTCCGCCAACAACTTGAGCGCCACAATTTGGGCAAGTATTCATATTCACTCCTCCCATCAAAAACTCATTCTATTGAATTCTTACCTGTTTTATCTCAAGTTCGCAGTCACCATGTAATTCCCTCATTTTGAATCCCTCGGCTATTGAAAATCCGATATTTACAAGGGTTAAAATTGTGCCATCTTCGAACTTATAAATGTAATACACAGTCTCCATTTTTTGCCCTCATCAAAACTTATTGTATAATTTTGGGGTTCATTATCAATATAGAATCGCAATCCCATCCATAAAGTCTAAAGTATAGGCTGTCTAAATAATCATCTACAACTTCATCAGACAGATGTAATTCAATAGCGTCATACTTTTTCATAGCTTTCTCAAAATCAATGCAATACCAAGTGCTCTTAAATAATCCATTCCATTCCGGCAGCTTTTCGAGATCCTTTACGGATTTAATATGGCAAACTCTTGCATCGTCGCTAAGACTAAATTCGAAATTGGAATCTAATTTATCTAGCCAAAATTCTTCAGAAGTACACCACTGTTTCCAGCCCATTTTAGCGTCAATTGGAGAGGCCCACATACCACCAATCGGTTTTACTGCTCCACATTCCTGATTTTTAATTGGCTGGAACTTATCTGGTTGAAATGATGGTGATCCATAATGAATGTATTTTGTCATCGTTTATACTCCATAAAGCTCATTTCATCATCTTCTATATTCTATCAAATCCCTATATTACTTAATACTATTAAATCTTTCTATACTTAACGCCATTTCTGTCAATTTAAGCAAAGAAACAAGATGATTCACATGACTTTGGTATGTCTTGTCATCACTAAAATTTTTTAGATAATCGATAGAATCTACCGCAGTTACCACCAGTTCTCTGCGCAATACTTCAGTCATATTAATCGGTTCCGCTAATGACATGTTTTTTCAACTCCAGTTTATCTATACCATCATTTATTAATAAACAGCATTTTACTATTTTATATATTGTTCTGATATTTAATCCTTTGTAGCTTTGCCATGGGTAGATATAAATTTTATCCGTACTTAGCATTTTTCTTAGTATTTCTTTCTGGTACGCAAGAAGCTTAATCCCAAGGTAATCTTCAATGAATTCTATCGGGTCAATACCCTGTATACTTGTTATCATCTCAACTCAACCATCATCAAAATTGTATCCATATACGCCAACAACGACACATTGTACCAGCTTTTATTAAAAATCTATCTTCGCCACTATTCTCATATCCTGGCATGTTATAGACTAATACTGTCTCGCAACTCGTCCAGTCGTAAACAGATCTTGGAATCTTTATTTTTTGTGTACATCTATCAATAACATAAACAGAATTATTCCATATATCTTCGCTCGTTTCAAAATCCTGTATCTTTGCGGAATCTCCAAACATAATATCTCCTATAAAAACTCGTTTCATAACCATATACGAACAAGTTTTTTCATTTTCTTGGTAAATAGTTTCATTTCATTATATGTTAATCCAACGCAGCTATTTCCAATTAATTTGTTATCAAAAAGACTAGGGCAATAACTTTGAAGAATATGTTTCCCCGATTTTTTATGTAGGATTGCTACCGTTTGTTCATATCCGTCTACTTCATCAGACCCTTGCCATCTCTTGTAGATTATTCCGTATTTATCATTCTTGATAATTCTAAAACCTAAGTCTTCAATTTTTTGATCTATCGTTTTAAACACACTTCTGCTCCTATGAAAGAATCGTTTCATTGGATTTTTATCCAAATCTCGTATGTAAATCTATCGGCTTCAAGATTGCATACAAGCTTTAAAAACCCAGTATTTTCAAGCATTTTTCGTATATCATTCGCATGATGTTGTTGAATTATCTCAATTTCGCAGAGTTTTACAAAATTATCCATTTTTTATACCCAATGAAAGTATCATTTCATTTGAATTAGTCTTCCGATTTTTTATAAACTTCTATTTCAATCTCAAAGAACCCTCCGGGGCCAGTTGTCACCATAACCCCTTTATTTTCAAGCATTTCAAGCACCCAATCTGTTAATTCTCCAAATGTTGTAGTGATTGTTCCGATTTTTTCGTATCCTTCATAGTTTTCTGCCATTTTTGCCCTCAATAAAAGTGCTGTTTTATTCAATATTAATTTCTTCAATACACCGAGATTGGTCTATTAAATTCCCATATTTATTTTTTGCGTCTTCTAGTTGTTCATTTGAAAATTTATAAAAGCTACGAATATACCAAACATGATGTTTGTCTTCATTCTCAAATACATATTCATAAATTTTATGACTGCGTATAACCATCAAATACCCCTTTCATTAATAATCTGTTAGGATTGCTATACCACCATCATTAAAATATACTTCTTCAATATCAGTTATATCGCAATCATAATAATGCTTAATTTTCATATATGCTTGCGCTCTGCTTGAAGCATATGTTATTGCCACATCGTCGGTATATTCATGATCTACCATGGCATTTGGTTTTCTATAAACAAATAATTTTTGATTATCCATATTAATAGGTTTCCCACTTAAATCATAATATTCAGCTTTTGGTCTGATAACTCTTATATAATAGTCCTTGTTATCTTTGGGTAAATTACTATTAAATGATTTTAATGCTTCTTCAATATTGTTTTTCATAATTGAATATAACTCTTTGTATTTATTATTCTTTTTATATACAAGACTAAATCTCATCAAACAACCCTCATTCTTTTCTTAGTCCCATTGGCAAAATACTTTGTACTATATTATCTATACATAATTTTCGCCCAGTAGATTCCCAAGTTTTTTCTACTGTATCAAAATCACAAGAATGTTGAAGTGTCTTGCCGCTGTCCATTAAGATACAATACCAATTCAATTCCGTATCTATATATGTAACTACTCCATAAATATTTGGCTCTTTTAAATGAATTACGTCTCCAACCTGAAAGGCTGTTGCGGAACATTTGCTTTCCAAATAATCTTTTATGGCTTCGTTATCTATATATCCGCCTGGATCATGCCAGTTCGCAAAATCTTCTAACCATTTATACAATTCAACGTCACTAGTATTAATTATTCTTCGAAGTCTTTCTATATTCGTCATTTAATCAAATAACCCTTTCATTCTGCATCAAAGTATATTTTCGTCATATTTATAATTAGAACATCTCATCAAAAAAAATAAACGATCCAGGATTATAAATGTTATCTTCTCGCGTTTCCATTTTTTCCAATGCTTCTTCGACATAATCTCTGTCATTACAATGAAATCTTGACTCGCATTTACTACAATTAAATTCTTGTTTCATTTCAAATAATTCTCCTCATATTTTCTTGCCACACTCTGGACAAAAGTTTAATTTATACCCCAAACCTTTATTCCTAAAATCTACTGTCCTAGATGCTGATTTCTTCCCCTGTTTTTGATACCAGCTATGAATAACAAGCGCAGCCGTGTATTCATTCATCCATCTGCCAAGTTCTGGATCAGAACATCCATACCAATTTTCTCGTTCTTTTCTTTCGGATAAACTATCACAAAACTTACACATCAAATAGCCCTTTCATTCTGCTTCAATAATTGTTTCTGCGCTATCAATTAAATTATAAGTCGATAACCATTCAGCAGCATGTTTTTTAAGATATTCAGCGTCAACCAATCTGCCATGATGTTCTGGAAGTTCCATAAGAGGACAATGGTCTGGTCTGAATGGTATATTTATAAATGTTGTATAAGTATGATTAATGCGACAGTACTTGCCGGATAATGCTACTGGACATTCAGCACAATTTTTCGGCATCTGCATATCTTTAATTAGAACGCTCATTGTTTAATTCCTCTCCTTTAATTACCGGATCTGGCATTTCGTCACTATAAGCAATTTTATATTTTGATAAATTGCCATCAGAATCATAATGATCATCCCATCGGATCTCATTTACATCTACCAAATCTCCATGATGTTCAGGAAGTTCTACTAAAGGACAATATACAGGAAAGGTATCCGATGTCCCACCTTCCCAAAGATTCAACACCTCGATTGTATTATCGGATTCACACACTCCAGCAACAGGTGCTATACAACGATAATGAACTTTTCCATTATGATCATAATCGGGTGTGCTACAAAAACAACAATTACCACATCCATAAGGCATCTGCATATCTTTAACTACCACGCTCATTACATTTGCTCCTTAAGATAATCAATAAACGCCATCACTGTATCTTTATCAGATCTATGCTTTTGCATTGTTTCTATAAAATCCGTAATTGCCCTATAGCAAGCAATTGAAAAATGTAAGTTTGGATTACCGTTGAAAAATATATCATCCGCATAAGGATCATTTCCCGCAAGAAATTCATATGCAAAGCCCATATCGATTCCAACTGCAAAACGCTTAAATATTAGTTTCCATCCTATATCTTCTGTGCCGCCATTATTTACTACATCGGAAATATAGAACCCAAATTCCTTATTTATGTATTCATATGCCGCCTTAAGTTCTTCAAATCCTGTCATAAAACAATCCTTTCATTCTACTTCAACGATTAATTGATACGCTAGTTTCTACAATACTAAATTTATCTTCTGTATCACTAGCTTCTTTGATATCAATATTCCCATAACAATGGATATATCTGTTATTGTATTCACATATTATTTCACCAGATCCAATGTTACTATGAATATTGATCGTATCAAAAATGTATTCATGAATATTTATATTATCACCTGGTTCAATCTTGTTATCGTCAACGAAAATACTAATGTTTGTGTTATTTATTATATTCATTTTCCTTTAATAATTTATATTAATCTACCACATTGTTTTAGTCATTGCAAGGTTTTTCTTTATCTGCGAAGAAACTTTCAGCGTCAAACCATTTATCCTTTATTATGTTACCAAAGATTTTAACAGTAGATCCCCATCCTTTTGTAGCAACTCTAATGTATTTTCCAACCATATCATTAAACCTGGAAACACCAACAGTATCCATAATTCTCATAATATATTCCATCCCTATATCGCTGCCGGAGAATTCATCTGCATCAAGATAGCCGTGTCCAATGACATAACCGCCATAATAACATCCCCAACCGTTACCCTTAAGAACCATCTCTAAACATAATACTCCATGGTCAGCCATAGATAAATCCACTCTGGTAACTTTTGCATTCTCAATCTCATATCCTTCACCTATGAGCCAATCTGTAGTCCATTTTCTCATAATTCACCCCCTTAGTTAGTTAATTCAATTATCATAACCCTAAAATCCCCTCATCAATCATCATATTTAGCCACTGAATAGCATTGATCTGGCACATATAATCCAAATCATTCTCAATGGATTTAAAATCATAAAACTCCTTGAAATCATATCCACACATACCGCCCCAAGAAGAAAAATGACAATTAATCTTATCATTATCACGATTAAACCCAATCCAGAACTCGGTATCATCGCCATATCTTTCTGCTCCGCTATCCCCGCTACCGTTCAAATGACACCACCAGTTGCCGGACAACATTGCAGCATTATACCATGTCTTCTCCATCAGCCTATCCCAATCCAATATTTTTAGTTTTTTAATATTCTTGGGAGTTAGATTATATTTATTGGGATATTTTTCCATCAGTCTGCTATCAATTCTATTATTAAACATTTATTCAATCTTCCTCATCTGATACGGGCATTAGTATTGCTTCGCCAACTTTTTCAAACTCATTTTTAGACTCATAAGAAAAGATATATGCAATGCCTTGATCTGGCATCGGTACTCCGATTAAATATTTATTATCTTCGGAAGAAGGGCGGACTTTGGAAATAAATCCGAAAGCACCCGCCCATTTATGATTTTCGGTAAACTGAATAACGTCACCTATCTTGAACATTTTTCTTACCTTTCTTCTTGTCTGAGATTACCTCATTTTCTTCATCCCAGCTATTTATTTCAATGATTTCAGCATCGACCGCACCAGTCATATCCTTGAGTGTTTGTCTCAGCTTCTTTTCACTAGTATCATTAATCATTTTGCCGACCTTACCATCCCATGTAAGATCAGTTCTTACAGTTGTAATCATTTACTATCCTCGACTTTCCTATCTTTAACATAATATTCTAAGTATCTACGCCAGCCGAAGATCCACCTGTAAGCAACATGTTCATCCCATCCGTATTCAACCATCAAATCTAACCACTTTTTTCTCATCCTATCGTGCATCGGATCATGGATATCTTCGATGGTAGCCTTAGTTCCAAGTTCTGCAACTCTGTTAACGAGATCGATCAAATACTGCCCAGGCTCATCTTCGGGAAACTGAGCAATCTTCTGTAAGGCTTCGTTTTTATCAAATGGTATCTTTTTACGCTTACATTTTTTATAATATCTTTTTATTGTTTCTAACTTCCGAGTCATTTGCTCTTCTTCTTCTTTGTCTATATAAGATTTCTCGGAAAGTTTTATTGTTCCAGTATTATTTCTAGAGGAATATATAGCTACAGTGAGATACGGATAATATGCTATAAGATCTTTTTTTGTTTCAATCTTAAGCGGAATAATGTCACCAACTCTTGCATATATTTCGAATTTTGATAAGATTTCTTCTGGAGTATAGTGCATCTCGCAAACATCCTGGAAATCCGCCTTGCCAGAGAATCCCATAATCTCACCTCTTTCTTATTGTATGCTTCCCATCTGGATTTTTAATAATTAAGTATTGTTTATTCATGCTGTAGAATAAATCATAATATTCTTTAATCTTTCCTCTTTCCCAATACTCATCAAGATCTTTTTTGATTTTTTCTGGACTGTGAGCAAGATTACTGAAAAAATTTACAAAAAAATTATCGTCTAACATATTGTTACCTCATGTGCAATATTTGTCTACTATATAATCTATTGCTTGCAACATTGATGGGAATACTGCTTGACTATCAACTACTAGCCATGGATATATATCTTCTGTTCCAAATGATATGATTGGTATTTTATTATCTTTAGCATATTGACATTCCATACAGGTACCACAAGAAACATTAGAACGGTTAAGATTTACAAGAACAATTCTTGAATGCAAAATTTGATCCATATAATAATTTTTTATTTGTGAATCACTTTGATGCTTCTGTTCTGAATAACTAAAATAATCAATTGGATTAATTACTTTAATATTCACACCTGTATTTTCTGTTGCTGTTTTAAACATTTGTGTGGCTCTTTCTCTCCACTCTCTTCCCTCATCCGGTTCATTTTTGCATCCGCCAGCAAGATAGATTCTAATTGTTTCACTCATTACTATTCTCCAATTCTATAACTGTCATAAGAGCATAATTAGCCATATCAATCAATGTATCTGTAATTGCTTCATCGCCCTTATCAACTTCTGGATGCTTTGAAAGATTAACGAAACGATTAAACTTATCGCTGATACGAACAGCGCAAGCAGCAATACCCCAATCGCCAAAACTACGTCCAAAACTATCTCCATAGGCATTATTCTTCTGGATATATGTTTCGTGAATCTGTTTACATAATTCTTCATGTCTCTTAATCTTATCCATTATTTTTTAGTTCCTCAACTTTCTTCATGATGTCAGGAATAGCCATATCCATCAGTTCTTTCCAGCCGTCCTCGCCATCATATTCGAATGTAATATCTTCTTTGTCGTCAGCTTCCGAGATCCTTTTGACATAGCCTTTAAGTAAATCCCAGTCTTTTTCATAAGCATGAAAACTGTTTGCTCTATGAGTATATGTCCCCACTTTAACATTAAGTTCGTCTGCAATACGCTTCTGCAACATTATTAACGCAAAAGCATTCATAAACGTAGCTTTACAAGCATCATTAGATCGGAAGAGAACTTCACAATCTAGATGATTATTACGAATAAAATACTGAAGATGCTGCAAGCATGCCGGATCATCAGATCCAATATCGTCTCTACTGCGAACTAGAATTATCGCTCTCCTGCTAGATGGATTACGGCGAAGTTCATTAACCACAAAACTTACCTGGTCAATCTGATAATCCTCATAACTAGGATATCTAACCATTCTATCGTGATATGTATATTCCCAATTTCCTCGGTCAATTTCAAAGTCAAGAATACCGTCTAGCATCTCCATAATATATTGCTGTAGTTCTTCTGGCCCACCAATAAAACACTTGGAAATCATCGGCTCCTTAAGAGGAAAATTAACCACCATTGTCATTGATAGTTCTTTCTGCTTTGTATTCCAATCGGCACAATCTGTCACATCCCCACAGTTAAAAAGATTGGTTAAAGCTGCGTGATATGCTTCAGATAGAGTGTCCCTCTGTACCATATATTCTTTCATTCGTCATCCTTCCTATATTCATAGTTTGGTTCTAACCCAGTATATTTCATCATTGTTAGTGCACGATCTTCTTTCTTCTTAAGTTTTTCATCCTTCTTATGATTAATCTTTTCACGGACTTCAGGTTTATATTTGGATTTTGGCTCGCCATTATATCTATAAGACACCCATTCAACTCTAAGATAATTAAGATAATCAACCACCACATCTGCGAATTCATCTGGAATATCATAAGTAAAATCTGCCAACTCAAATTCTTCCTTATGATTTAAGAAACATAGATCACTAGGATCTATAACAATACGGTTCATTTTATGCGATTTCTTCATTCATTGCTTTCCCCTTTAATATATTATTTATATAAACGAGGAATTATTATTTCGAAATCCATCCATCTAATCATTATTACATCACTACATACATATATTCTTGGTTTTATTCTGAATAACAATTGCTTAAATTTATTTATAATACGGTCCATAATAGTTCCTCGCTGCTGTCTCAATGGCCTTTTGAACACGAACAGTTTGGTTTCTTCTACTAATCAAAGAATGGTAGCGCCTCAGATCAGCGCTACTATCCTCTTTGTAGTCAATTTTAGTAATAAATAATTTTGTGTATAACTGTTCGATCTCATGGTCAAGATGTTCAAGTTCTTCCTTGAATGTTGTATTAACAATGTCCCTACGGATATTCTCCCTCGGAACTCTTTCATATTCAACCATTTAATATTTTCCTTTATTATAATAAATATTTATTAACTAGTCAATTAATCATATCTAACAACATTTCTTCACTAATTATCGGAATATTTAGTTCTTTGGCTTTTTTATTCTTACTTGATAATGACTCGGTATCATTATTAATTAAATAATCAGTGCTTTTACTTATGGAACCAGTCACTTTTCCACCAAGACGTTCGATGGTAGCCTTGAGATCATCGCGATTTTTCCAGTGATGAACACTTCCAGTAACCACAAAAGTTTTTCCGGCAAGAGGATGATTACCAGTAGGTTCATTCATAATCTCATTGCTCTGGAAGTTAACCACATTCGCTACATCCAACATCTGAACATGGTTATTAACCCACCAAGTTTTGATATTATTATCAAGAACTTTGCCGATGCCAGGGATCGTAGTGAAATCCACCTGATCATCACATGCTTTCATAAATTCTTCAAACGTATGATATTTTGCAGCAATCAGTTTAGCCTGACCAGATCCAACTCCATCGATAGAAAATGCGGCAATAAAATGAATAAGATCTACAGACTTGCTATCTTCAATTGATGCCAGCAGATTATCAATTGATTTCTTGCCAAAACCATCCAGTTTATAAAGTTCTTTCTTATATTCCTTAAGTTCATAAAGACTAACAAACATGTTGGTCAAATACCCAAGTTTCAAGAAACGCTCCAGAGTGGCTTCGGATAATCCGTCAACATCCATACCTTTCTTGGATACGAAATTTTTCCAAAGACCAAGAATTCTACCAGGGCAACTAGGATTTGTACACATCAGCACTTCAGTATCGTTTGATTTTTCGATCTTAGTCGGCGATCCGCAAACTCCACAAAACTGAGGGATTTTAAAATTACCACTTCTTGTTAAATTGTTTTCAACTCTAGGGATAACCAGATTGGCACGAACCACTTCAATAGTGTCACCAATCCCCAATTCCAGATCCTTAATATAGGAAATATTATGAAGTGTTGCTCTGGTTGTCAATGCTCCACTAAGATCGACTTCATCAAACACAGCCACTGGCGAAAGAATTCCTGTCTTCCCAGGTTGCCATTCAATATCTCTCAGTGTTGTTTCAACTACTTCATCTTTCCACTTAAGAGCCATCCTACAATTTTCATGATGATCAGTTGAACCAAGTTTTTCTGATCTATTATGACTTCTGATTTCAAAAATCAAGCCATCATAAGGATACTCATCATCTTGAACCAGTTTAGTCATGCTTTCCGAGATCATCAAAGGAGTTGTTACGGAATTCGTAGGCAGCGTTCTTATGACAGTTTCAAACCCATAATCATTCAACATATAAAGTTCATCCCACTTGTCATCAATCAGTTTTGTAACACATTCAAATACTACGAATGAAAGATTGCGCTCCTTAATAATATTCAGATCCAACTGGCGAAGTGTTCCGGCAGCAAGATTACGAGGATGAGAATATTTTTCAACAAGATTTTCATTAATCCTATTGAATTCATCCCATGACATTACACACTCTCCACGTAGCTCAAGACGGTTTTTGTATGGGATCTGCATCGGAAGATTTTTAATAAACCTACAAGCATCTGTTACATCTTCACCGATTTCACCGTTTCCGCGAGTAATGCCCTGAATGAACCTTCCATCTTCATAGATGACCACCAGTGTTAATCCGTCAAGTTTACCGGAGCAGTACCAATCATATTCACCAAGGAATCTATTAATCTCATTGATATCCTTAGTCTTGGCTGCGGAAAGCATCGGCTTACTATGTTTAACCTTTTTGAAACCATCTAGAAGGTATCCCTGGACTTTCTGGGTCGGAGATCCGGCAAGTACAATACCAGTAGATTTCTCCATATTCTCAAGTTTATCATACAAAGCATCGTACTCCTGATCGGACATGATCGGCTTATCATACTTGTAGTATGCTTCAGATGCTTCGTTCAGTTTTTTAATAAGATCTATCATTCTTTTTCACCTCATTAATCATAGCAAATTTATACCGATCAATAACATTACTATGCGTTAGTCCTGTGGCATCATACTCACTGCTATAGCCACAAGGACATTTCCAAAGCTGGACTCCGGCATTTACGCCGGAGTAGCTTGTAGTTGCAATCAGAAATCTTCCACATTTCGGACACTGCATTATTCTTCTCCTTTTAATATTTTATTTATTACGAAAGAGCGGTTTCATTGGATTCTCTCAATGCATCTTTTTCTTTCTTTTTCTGTTCTTTTCTTGCTTTGATTTCTTTTGATCTAGCTGCTTTTTCTGCTGCATCTACTTCTTTAATATGATACTGATCCACATGTTTTTCTTCAAATTCAACACGATCATACCTGTACCAAATTAAACCACGCCTTGTTCTAACAATCTCTATGCGATTACACTTCCCTGTAGTTTTTAATTTTTCGTATTCGTCTGATTTTATAGAGAATGTTAACTGTTCGCTAGTTGCATCCTCATCTGGATTATCGCATACAATTATAAAACCATTATTCCTTTTTTGCATAGTATTTACTTCGATTATCTTATTATCTTTAATGATCCTAATTAAATCGCCAGGCTTTAAACAATAACTATGGCAAGAATTGCGTTCATTTCCAGACTTGACTTTTTCTTGTCTAAAAACCCTTAAATTATTTATATCTTCTTTTCTAGTAGATCTCTTAAGCCTACCCTCTTTGTGTATTTTTTTTAAATCGTTCCCGCTTGCTACTTTGCCAGTTCTACTATCAATATATTTTGCATCAAAAAAATCTTTCATCGACCTATTATTACATCTTGATTGTTTAATGATATATAATGATTTTGAAAGAGAAGTATTATTAAATGAATTAATACACACTGCATCGTTGTGATGAAATTTTGGCAAATTAGCTGCATTGCGATTTCTATTTGTTTCGTATCCAAAATATGCATCTACATCGAAATGCTCTCCTAAAGCATCGTAAATTGCCCAGCGAACAGCATTCATGAAAGTCGCTTCTTTAAAATCACCATCGACTCTCTTTTCTTGGATATCCCTAAATAAGTCATTATCATTATTATTCCTATGACATTTGGAGTGACATTCTACACATAGGTATATAAGATTTCCTGGGCGATTACTTCCACCCCAACTTCTTGGAATAATATGGTGTACTTCCCCAGATGTTGTTTTTTTCTTACAACACTGGCATGTGTATTTGTCACGCTCTTTAATATATAATTTTACATTATCATATCCTTTCATTTCACCATTTTGATAATCAGTACCATGCATCTCATAATCTTTCAGATCTGCTTTCATCTGCTGAATATCAAAGTTTGAAACTTCTAATTCAATACGGTCAATAGGAATCCACGCCCTCAATTTATCAACAAGTCTGGTATGAGTATCCATTTTATGTCTTATTGACGGTGCGAACCAGCCGTCTTCATTGCCATTTTTGTAATTTGGATTCTTAATTGTTTTAATATCTATGTTCTTATTACGCCTATGCCTGAGTCTATTTCTGCGCCCTCTTCTATATCTTGCCCTTTCCGCTAATCTTTTAGACATTCCTTCCAACAATTCAACTTGCCCACAAATTACCTCATCATATTCAGAAGTTATTGAAAATCCAATATGCTTATATCCCATGTCAATTTTTAAGACATAATGATTATCAACCTCAAAACCCCTTAAATAATCATCAGTTCGTTTGATAACAAATGGATCATGGTTTTTTATAACAGCCATATTATTGTTTAATAAATATCTGGCTTTTCCATGAGTGATCGGATTGCACGGCATATCATTTTTATCAATTACATATACATATTCTTTGTATTCCATATTTATTTCCTTTTTAATATTTAATAAATAAATCTCGCTAAATAGCGGTCATACTCTTCGATAATGTTATTACGAGTCTTGTAATAAATTCAATTCATTACTGCTCAGTCACTTCCATTAATATTGTATGGCTTTGGATGTTTAAACTTTTGCGATATGTTTATTGCTAGAGTTACACAATAATATATTATCTCATAATAACGTAGATATTGTTCAAATAAGAACTTCTCTTAATCTATTTTTGGTTTGCCACATAATTTTATAATGTTCTAAAATTGTTTTGGAATTGAGGTTTTAGAACTCTATAAAATTACAATATTCCAAAACATCATGGGACTCATGGACTTCACTTTCGTCGTTTTAGAACTCTATAAAATTCCAATATTCCAAAACCTCATCTGTAATCGAATACCAGGCATCCATGTTTTAGAACCCTATAAAATTACAATATTCCAAAACGTTCATGTTATTACGGATCAGTGTCGCCATGTTTTAGAACCTTATAGAATTACAATATTCCAAAACAACATTTCTGCTTCATCTGCTGGGTACATCATTTTAGAACCTTATAAAATTACAATATTCCAAAACAACATCTGGACTTCATCTGCCGGGTACATCGTTTTAAAACCTTATAAAATTACAATATTCCAAAACAATATGGGCATATTTTCAGTATTCTAAAAAGTTTTAGAACCTTATAAAATTATAATATTCCAAAACTGCGTATTCCAGACCCAAGTAAACCAAGAGTTTTAGAAACTTATAAAATTACAATATTTTAAAACCTGACAGTTTGGATATTGTATTTCAATCTATGTTCTAGAATCCAATGAAACTCAAATTTCATCGGACTTTTGACCACAACATCTTGTGGTTTAGATGGTCTTAAACCACAAGATATAGTATTCATTAAAACGGAGGGGTCAACATCTTGAGTAGAGTAGCTACCTCTTCGTAATGATTACCTGTTTTTTTAAGGTCTGTTTCATTAACCCATCTAATAACACCGTCATTCATAAGTATACCAACCATAGATTTGTGGCGTCTCTCTATAATAGCTCCACGTCCATCATACCATTTAGTTGTAACTTCGTCCCCGATGTGAAGTCCATATTTTCGATCTTCAAAATCCTTCAGTTTTTTAATCGCCTCACTAGCACTATATTTAGTGAAAATGTTTTCACCAGGATCAAGATCAAATTCTGCTGAATTCACAAGCTCTCTGTTAGGCCATGTGATAATCTTTCTTGCGGTTTCCCATGCATCATTAAGACCATCCTCATATGCTTCCTGATACAATGCTGATGTTTTATCCATTTTTTATCCTCCTATCAACTGATCCCACAATACAAAATGTCGTTCCTTATGCAATCGTTCCCAGATCCAGAGTTCCAATCTCTGCCACCAGGTAATTTTTACTCCGTAATACTTTCTCATCCAGTCTGCGATTTCACTCGCTGTCCAGATGTATTTCTTACTTGCCACTTTATTATCTCCTTTCGTTTAATATTTAATAATACTATAAGCGAAAAATCAATAACTGTCAAGCACTAATTTCAAGAATTTTTGTCAGCTTCGTGCAGCATCATAAGATCATTAAAAAATTTGTCTCCCCAGAGTCTTTTATACTTGTCATAGATCTTATCCTTATTATCACTCTGCTCCCACGACATAGGACGCATATGGTAATTAATAAGAAGAGATATGACCAGATTACTGTAGATACCCTCGAAAAACTTAGCCGTCAAAACATCATAGGCACCAACATTCTCATGGTTATAATAATGAGAAACACCATCTTCATCCTTAAACTCGCAAAAGGGCTTACCAATATCATGAAGAAGTGTTGCTATGCCCAAAGGACTAAACCTAACGGAACTATGATCGTTAAGATCATCCGGCAGATATCCCCATGCATTAATCATATGCTCCCCAAGAGTATATTTATGATGAGGATTATTCTGATCATAAGAAGAAAAATGAATAGTACTGATCCATGAAGTATAAGCCTCTCTGTCATTATGGTATACGATATCAATATCACCCCATCCCTCCCAGGGAGCGGGAGTATTCCAATTCATATACATGCGCTGGATGACATCATCTGGAACTTTTCTCTGCCGACTCCAGTTCTGCCGGAGACAAAGTTCGTAAGGAGTTGCCATCACAACGATGTGCTTATAGCAATCAATCTTCTTCAGTTTGTTGAGGAATGCCACTCTCCGCTTTGCACTAATATTGCAAGCATCATATATTACACTCTTTCCATTGCGAAGATTATCAATGGTACGCTTCTCCATGATGTCAAATACTTCGCTATTATGATCCTGATTATTAACATCCTTAAAGATCTCCTCACGGATACTATCAGAACTGACAATAATAGCATTTGTATCTCTGGCAATCTGCGCAGCTTTTACGCTCTTGCCAGATCCAGGGATTCCACACATCATTGTAAATGTCGGCTTTTTCAAAATAATACCTCCTCAACATAATCAGGAATATATTTACACAGTTTTGATGTCTGCATAGAACCAACTAATTCTTTTGCAGATAGATTTATCTTATCTGGTTTGATCGACTCAAAACCAAAACCAGACAACGGGTTATCCTTAATAGTTAAAGCAACAGCCTTTTTGTCATGTTCATATTCTTCATATAAACCTCTGACATAATCAATAAACTGTGCAACCCGATGTTCAAATTCTACCAATCTATATTTATAGTACATAATATGCGGAGCAATACGGTCAAACTCATCGCAAATTTCTTCAATGGGTAGATCAGTAGTTCTAATAATATCTAGGATCTTATCTTTATTTACATTCCCATTATTCCATGTGTGATGCAACATCAAATATTTGGGAGATTTAACCTTAATTCTATTCCAATTGTTATCAACAACAACAAATCCTTCAAGGCGTACATCGTTGTATGTATCATTGAGAGAATCTGCTGCTTTTAAACAATCTTCAAGAGAATATATTTCGTAAGTCTTAGGTCTTTCAACTCCTATGTACCAACGAATTTCTTCGCCTATTCCGTTATTACGAGTGCCAATATGATAGAGTTTTGTATAAGGATATTTAATAACTATCTGATTAAATGGACTGACTAACTCAAACATATATGTATAGTTTTTATCAAGATAGTCAAAGTCAATATCATTATAATTAACTGCCATCATTATCAGATCAAGGAAGTTAAATTGTGGGCAACTTGATACTGATGCTTCCCACGCATTAATACAACCGTTCGTTGCCCATCTCCATCCACCTTCGTAGTAATATAATTTAACAATGGACCCGTCGATCTTATCCTCAACTCGGCAAGCATCCCAATTAATCTCGGCAGCTTCTGGTTGATAAGAGTTGAAGAAACGTGAAAAAGGCCAGCAGACAACTCTGAGTTCTTTGGTATCTATAATAATCCCTCTTGCTTCTTTAACTACAGGATTAAAGTTATCCACATCAATCCCATAGTTAAATATCGCCAAATCGCCATCCTCTTTAATATTAATCCCCAGATCACTTATTTCCTGTCTCCAGTTATCCGATGACTTTATTATTTCAAGAATATAAGATTTCATTTTTAGATCTCCAAAGGCTCCCAGTGTTCGCACTGCTGACCATTCTCATCATCAACACACTTCTTTGAATAACTACACATCGTTATTTGATCATTAATCAAATAAGTGTTTTTACATATTTTACATGGTTTATTATCAAGTAGTTTCTGTCTGGCTTCGGCTTGTCGAGCAGCCATTTCTTCTGGTGTTACTGGAACACCATTAATAGTAAACGTCCATCCTTGTTGCATATCAGTCTCCCATAATAATATCTCTAGCTAATCTCATCGTCTGCTGACTTGACATTTTACCAAAATATTCTCCGGCAGAAGCAACCAGTTCACGTTCTTCCTTAACGCAATCCTCATAGATACGCTTTGGAAGTGTTTTAGCAACCAATCCCATATCTTTAGGCGTAAGCTTTTCTGGAATTACTCCCTCGTCTCGCATCTTGAATAATTCTTTCTCAACACGATTTCTAGTAACAATTGACTCCACGATTCTCTGGGATTCGGACTTAGCTGCTTCAACCGCTGGGTCAATTACTTTTTCGCGAGTCTTCATTGACTCTTTAAAATCATCATTGACAATTTTTAGATAGAATGGGTAGCAGCTGTCAGGGTAATTAAGACGAGTCATGTTCTTCACAATAATTCCTTCTTCGCTTTTTAAGCCATGCCAGTGATGAGTTAAAAACCCTTTAACGTGTTCCCAACTAATAAATGGTCCAAAATATAATTCATTAATATAATTAAACCCAAAATCTCTGCACACCATTTCGACAGATGGTTGATCAATCCATTGTTCTAATCCTTTATCATAGATATCGTACACATACCATTTATTATAAAAATCCTGCTCATACTGCACTTTATGAGAAACAAGCCACTCTCCGAAAATTATCCATGATTTAGGAATAGATTTTTGGGGATCTCCGTTATATATCGACTGATCAATAGTCTGAACATAATTCCAAAAACCACGAAGTGTATTATCATAACTAAGCTGACGTTTGCGAGAAAATGCCGCAATTGATTTTGTATCTTCATCCCATGCTATCGAAGCATTACTCCCATCCACCTTAGTAGATATCTGAATAATATCCCCAACTTCAAAACCTTTGCCATTACCCTGGCGGAGTTCAGTATCTTCCTCTCTCAGATTTTCAATATCCATGAACTTTTTCTGCTTCATAATTTTCCTCACGCAATACATACTAAACTATTAAACAAATATTGTCAACTATTATTTTTAATATTTTATATTTGGGGCAGTTTCCCGCCCCAGATATAATTATTCTTCACTCTTCTTGGCAAGAGCCTGACTAATAATCCCCTCAAGAGGAGTACCCCTAAGAAGTCTATTAACTACATCAGACACGGACTCATTACCATTAGCAAGAGCATAAGGACTAATAGCTGTAGCAACTTCTTTCAACATATCAGCGTTGGAACTCGTTGTCATAGCAGCAATCAGATCAGGACTGATACTATCAACAACCCTCTTGACAGCATCTGTATAACCCTTGAGTCTATCACTTTCAAGTTTTTCGTGTTCTTTCTGCCAAGCAAGTGTCTGATCTGATTCCATCTTATCTCTATCCAACTTAGCCTTCTTAATAGCGTCTTTGATTGGCTGAAGAGCCTTTTCTGCTTCAAGAGCATTCTGATCAAATGTTGATTTCATTGTACGAATTTTTTCTTGTTTTTCCAGTTTCTCAACTTCAGTCTTATTCGTAACATCAATCTTATGCATCGATCTCTGATATTCTAAGTCAATTTTCTGATTTTCAATTTTTTCCAGTTCTTTTACTACCGCAATTTCTTTATTAGCAGCAGACAGCTCTAGAGATTTAGCAACAATTTCGGCTTGATGCCTATGAAGCATATCATCAATAGCATTGTTAAGAATTTTAACATTTGTAACTTCAACGCTATCAACACACATTCCATTGGCGAACCCAATAAATGTATTCTTTTTCTCAGAACCCTTGCCACTTGTTGTCGCCACTGGACCAGTCATGACTGTAGCGTTTTCAATGATTTCTGAAGGATTTGAATAGAATTCTTCAAGAGAGCATTTCTTAATAGCATTCTTAATTCTGGTCCCCTCATAATCACTCAGATCACGAACATAATCTTTAATGCAGAACCAATCATCCTCTTTTCCACTCATAAAGCCAACGTAATATGATACATCAACAACAATATCAACAAAATCTTTGGTCTGAGCGGAAATAGCATTGTCAATTCTCTGATTATTATACTGAAGAAATACTGTTTCTTGCGGCACTCCATCCTTTTCTACTATAACCGTTTCGAGAGTTTCATTGTATTCAAGCAGATATGTCTGTGGACCAACAATAGTTTTACGCTTACCATCCTTAGATACGACATTAATAGCATATCCAGTCCACACATCAATAGACACTACGCCATCAAACTTGTTATCAATAGTAATTGTTCTAGGCTTGCTATACGTATTGCCACGCTTAAATCCAGAATCTGTTGTAACATTATCTTGACCAGTAAATCCATTTGCTAAACTTGATGTATTTATTGCAAAAGTACATGTATCACTAAGAGAAGATGTTGCTATTGATCTACTATTAGAAAAACTATCCAATGAAGCATACGAAACAAGATTAGGCACATTATATGCAAGAACGTCCTTATTCCCAGGATACCATAATTTGCATTCTTTTTCGGTCAGCTTACGTTTAACAATTACTTCAAAGCGAGGATCCGGCAGATACATTTTGGGTCCTCTAACCATTTTAATGTCGCCAGTAAGACGATTAAGAACATAACGACCCTCTCCAGCCGGAATTGCGATAGCATGATGAAGTACCTTGCCATCATAGTCAATAATTGCATGTTCAGGTCTAGGATAATAGATCAGCTGATTCTTTCCGGTAATAAACAGTTCTTCTCCAGTTTTATGTTCAACATCTCCATCCTTATAATCGGCAATAACCTTTACATAAATACCGCTAATATCAGAAAGTTCAATTGCTCTAAAAATCGGAGAATTTGTTTCAGGATTATTAATAAATGTCTCATCAGCTTCAGGAAATACTACTGCGGGACCATTAACATACTTCTTTTCTCCAGCTTCATTCTTTTTAATGCAATACTGAAGTCTCTCAAGCGTAACCGCATCTCTCACATATGAACCATCAGCATTGGGAATAACTTCAAATCCAGTAGGCGGGATATAAAATGAAACATCTTCCCCTTTAATAACAATCTGCTGACCAACTTCATAATCGTCATTATCAACATTTGTCGTATCATAAACCTTAACAAGAAGATACTGATTTGTATTCAGCCTATGTCCCTGAACAACCTTCGCCATCTGCCCAGGATAAAGTGCAAATGATGTTGGACCAGGAATATTGATTTTACGACCAATATTAAGTTCAGGTAGCGAATTAGCTGTTCCGACTCTCGGATGATCGTTGTTCTTTGTTGGGTTCTTAAGGATTGTATACCAGTTCTCAGGAGCCGACACAAATGTCTTAATTGCTCCAGCTGCATAAGCTTCTACAAACTTTTTATCTGTCTCTGAAAAAATCACCAGAGAGTCGCTTGTACTCAGACTCATTTTTGTCGGCCCAACAAGTACCGAAACCAATCCTTTCGTTTTGTCAAGTACATAACAATATTCATTTGGTGATAAAACTACGTCTCTTTCTCTATCTTCTGCCATTATTTATTCTCCTTTAATATATAAATGTTCTGTAGCCACTTTTTTATTATCTTTGTTAACATCTAAACTTCTAGTTAGTTTCTGCTCCCAAACCGAAATAAAATCGTCAGGAGCATTTAATTCAGAAATAAAAACCATATGATTTTTACTGATTAATCTCATATAATCCCAGAATTCATCGGTATTGAAATCTGTTCTATTCATCTTTTTAGTGTTAGCATATGGCGGATCTGCATATACGATACACCCATCTGGAAGAAGAACATCTCTGTAATCATTACAAACGAATTCTACATTTTTAAGAGGTGCAATATCTCTAAGCAATGACTTTTGTGCTTCTTTAGCATAATTTCTAGGATCGCCTTTATTGGTCTTCCCTCTAGCGTACCCTTCGAACCATCTTCCACCAAAGCTACATCCAAATCCGGCAAATCCAGAAAGTGCCGGGTTTTGATCAAGATGGTCTTTGACATAATACCACTCTTCTTCTGATAAATAATCGGGTGGTATCCAACCATTATTAACAGCATTAAGTAATGCAATAAGATATTTATGATTATCATTACAAACAACATTGTCAAAATATTTTGCAAGGTTACATTCAATAGAACAAGCACCGCAGAATAAACTCACAAGCGTTAGATTACTCTCTCTCGTATTATATGTGTATGCAAGAATATAATCTGCTATCTGTTTAGCAATGCGGCTTTTACCACCCATATATTTCATATTAAACCTCACATTGTTTGCAGCAATGATTTTGCTGGTTCAATGCTTACATTGTTCTTTGCCCAAGCGATATAACCAGGATCCTTCTCGGCTATCTGAGGAAGTGTTAATCCGGCATCTTTATACTTGCCAAACCTAACAATCCAAGTATTGATATCTGGAAGCGCAGGATGTGCATCCGGCAAATTGTCAAACTTGATTTCGATGTCTTTACGTGAAGCAAGATAATCACACATATGTAATAAGATCTGATATTTACTCTCCGGCTTAGGCAACACAATATCTGGATGACGCTTATCTGAACACCATGCGCCCATATGCGATGCAATCATGTTTCCGATCATAGCCTTTTCATCATAACTAAGACCATCAATTTTCATAATCATTCTTGCTGCTAAAAGAGGATGGTCAAACTTTGTATAATGGTTATGTTCATAATCTTCCTGAGTGCCACTTTTCATCATATCATGAGCAATGCCAGCTACCCGAAGAAAATCTCTTTCCTCTGAAGTAAACTGATTTGCAATTGACTCAATTCCAAACACATGGTTAAGAATTCTCACCAATGCTACTGTATGTTTTGCTAATCCAAGAGGTGTAGTACATGCATATGACGGATGATATTTAAGCGATGACGAGGCTGGAACCTCGAAAAAATAAGTTGGAGCAGCGTCAATTACTTTTTTTGCAAACTCCTTTATATTCTCATTCTCAAACGTTGTCAAAATTTCATCAAATATTTCTTTCATTGGTTTCCTCTTAATCTATTCTATACATTATTATTGGTGCTTCATCTCCGGCATATGGTAATGCTCTTATAGTATTGTAATCAATCCATTCTACCGCATCACTTATTGTCATATTGTCATTATCAACTAACCATTTTACCATTAGATCGTAATCATATATTGCTCTGCCATCCTCGGAAACACCAATCAAAGCATCATCATAACCAACATTGTCAAAAATAACAATGTTCTCATATCCATTATCTAATATTCTATCTTTTGCACTTCTTTTACTCATCTAATACTTCTTTCATTATCTCTCCCTTAATTCAACTAAATACTTAATTGTACTCTGATCTTCTTTATATACAATTACTTCGTCATTTCTCAGCATACTTCCAGCATGTGCATGAAGACAGTTTGCTCCAGGCTGTTCCCTCTGTAACTTTTCATAATCGAAATTATAAAACTTACTATCAAATGAGTATGCATCATATGGCGTACCATATGCAACATCCATTAGTGCCATAAATGCAGACGAAGAAGTTCCTCTTGCCCAATAGCTACCACTTAAGCTTGTATACCCCAATGACTTTCTTGCTTTGGGGGCATAATATGTACCAAAACCAAACATCTTTCCTGTTATTACAGCATTTGTTGGTCTAAGAACTAATCCAGTGTTGATAATAGACCACCAGTTTTCATTCCTACTCCCATGCCAGAATAGCCGTATATCTTTAATATTTTCTTTTTTAACAAATTCATCAAAACGTTTTCTTGTCTTGATATTATTAACTCTCCAAGCCTGATAGAACTTATCCTTACAATCGCCAAGCTTTGACTTAATTAGATCAATCTCCTCATCGCTAACTGGCTCCATTTCAAGTCCCATAGCTTCAAGGATCGTCTCATTACGAACTGGCTGATCATTATCTTCCTCTACTGCATCCTCAACTACATGAGTAATAACCTGACCTCTCATGACATCAAGAAGATCCTGCTCATCTTTGATAATTTTAGCAAAATCATCTTTATTATCTGCCAGATATTCTCCCACGTTTCTCATACGACGAGGAATAACTGTAAAAAGTTCAAGCAGCTTATTATTGAATTTTCCTACTCCGTCTATGGTTGTAAGCTCATCAATAATCTTCTGTGCCTCATCGACCATTGCCTGAGTAACCTGATTAGATGCGACTTTATAACTCTGCTGAACTTTTTTCTTAGCCATATCCATCAGGCGCTGCACGATTTCAGCAATAGCTTTATTTTCAATCTCTTTATATTCAGATTTTTCTTTTTTAGGTTTCTGTACGGAAATAAGATCTTCTACCAGATGTGTCTGGTCAACATATCCTTTGCGGATTTTCTCGTTATACTTTTTATCCCACTGGGAGATGGGGTAAGTCCTTGTTTGACAACTCGCCCCAACTCTTCCATACTCCACAGTAAAACTCTGTCCATCCGAATTAGCTAACATTTTGTAGTATTTATTATTATTAACATCTGTTACCATTACAAGATATACAGGTTTTCTGTCCATAATTCACCTCATTAATAACATACAAGAATATCTACATCGGTATAGTCGAATGTTTCACAGATTACATCAAACACATCATCCCAGCTAAATCCGTTCTTTCCGGTACATATCCTTGGCATCGCAATCTTTTTAATACCAAGAACCTGTACGGCCTCTTTCAGCTTTTCCAGTGATTCTTTCAGCATTGTCATGCTAGGAGCATCGTAACTACTTTCTTTAACAGTTAAGATAAACAGATTGTCAAGTCTAAAAACCATTCCAGGTTCCAACTGTTGATCAACTCTTTCGGTGATATCAAACATCTTATCAAACACTGCGGGAAGACCAACAGAACAATTCAAATCTGAACTGAATGCACCTACAAGATTATAACCTTGAGGGGCAGACACAATGCTCATTCTTACTTCATTAATATCCATTGTTTTCTCCTTTATATTATTAAAATATTAAATGGTTGTATTCATTATAATGATTTCGTCTATAGATGTCAACACCTTTAATATTTTATTTTTACTTTATTTATGTTCCAGACCTGGATCTCTCCGTCGATAGTTTCAACGCATAGCAGATCACCATCAACATCAATTACTTCGCCAGTTATTCCACCATTTGAAACTCTATCACCAATTTTTATCTTAGACTTATTTTTACTATGTTTCTTAAATTTAAGATTTCCATGGCGATCAGTATCAATTATTGATTTGTCTCTGAAATCTCTCCGTGAAGGAAGTTGATTTAATCCATTAGTTCTACTATCAGCAATAATATCGTTCATATAATCTTCGTAATCGTCAAACACTTCTTTATCTATTTCTCTCATTTCACCTTGTTCCTAAAATGGTATTGAAAATATCCCCTAATAAACATTCCAGTATAACGACTATCCGGCATGAAAATAATCGGCATATCAAATTCATGCCAGAAACTATGGATCGTACCATAATAACTTTTTGCGGAATATTCTGATTTATAATTACCATTAATCATATCTGCATATGTCGCATTCTCAATTACCATTATCTTATTAGGTGGAGCGAGAGCAAGTTCTTTCTTAATACGATCACGTTCTTTAGTAACATTTCCGGCAAGTTCTTCAAGACTACCCTTTCGTTCGATCATAATTTCTTTGGAAAAATATAAATCTCTTGGTATTCCAAGTTCTTCATTACGTGGTATATAATAACTGTAATCTCCGAAATCCAGCTTAGATTTTACCCATGGGATTTTTTTACTATCGAAATACGATGTAATATGATCATTTTTTTGTTCTCTAGTATCACAAATAATAGTAACACTTTTTAATAGCTCATCCATTTCTTTCTATGTGTATTTATAATTCTCTAACATTTATTCAATCCTTTCTTTCCCATTCAGGATCTGACGGCAGCTTCCTACCATATCTCCAATGATCTGAGGGCCATTCCATCTCCTGAAGCTCTTTAATATATTTATTCATTGCTAAATTATATTCTTCTAGCGAAATTTCGGTAAGTTCATTAATTTCTATCGAAGAACCTCCATTGCCTGTATAACAAAAGGCTCCGAAATCTTCAACATCAATTCCATTAAAATCATATTCTCCAAGGAAGTAATCTCCTGGATATGCAATTTTATGAGAATTATATTCAAACCAATAAAACGGATGCTCATAAAATGTTAAAGCAGAGATTCTATATTCGTTACTTCCTCTTTCGGAAATGATTTTATAATACTTTTTCATAGATGGAAACATACCATTCTTCGGCTGTACCTCTTTATAATAACATTTTCCAACATATTCTTTATGGCTATTAACGGAATTTCTAACCTTTCGATCAGAATTATCATATTCTTTTTTTCTCAATGCTGATAAAATATCCAATACTTCATCTTGAGACAGATTATCGATTCGCTCAATAAATTCATCTACGACCATTATTAATCTCCTATGTTAAGTTTCGTATAATACTTAATATCCTCTGGAACATCAATATCACAAGTATAATCATTGATCACGGTATAGTTTTTATAATCAATTGTGTTCAACTCAGTACCTTTAATGACTTGCCATAATTCCCATGCAATAGGATGCCGCTTAAAAAGCTTCTCATTCTCATATCTTTTTAGATCGCGAATTGCATTCCAGAAGTGTTGTAGGTTAACAACCTTAAATCCAAACGGTTCTGCATATTCTTTTGGATAATCTTTTGCAAACGGCGGCGCTGATGCAAAAAATGCAATATCATTTGTCTGCGTATTAACTATTGTTCTGATTGCAGCTTTTGAAAATACTACATCTCCCAACAGATAACAGACAGGTTCATCAGTTGGATAAAAAGCATTGCACCATGTTCCATCATCTTTTTCATAATCATAAACAACCCATTCATTTATGTGCCGGAGAACAGGAACGCCGAATGTGTTAAAGTGATTATTATTTGCACTAATCGCAATATCTTCTACGCCACATTCTCTCAACAATCTAATGGTTCTAGCAATAATGGGTTCTCCATTAATTTCAGTTAACTGGCGTGGCTTTGACCACTTTTTGTAGTCTCCACCACACATAATAATATATTTCATTTCTTTGTTCACCTCTGCTGTCATTTACAAATTACAAATTGAATAGTCATTAAGCCACCAATCAAAAACTCCAGGGATATCTTCCCATTTACCAGAAGCATTTTTTCGTTTCTTCGGTTCAGGCTTACAATCTTTCATATAAATTATATCACCATTACTAAGAGGAAGATCTGCCCAAGATACCTTAATTTTTTTATCTCTAGGATTTTTCTTTTTATGGATCTTCATCTCTGACACTTTACGGTTATTCAAGCAAAATGCTTCGAATTTTGGTGACCAATCAGTGTTTAATTTTGTGACAACAACTATACGTTTATCAAATTCCTCATTAGAATATTCGATATACCCAAGAATTTCTTGCTGATATGCAAGTATGTCTTTGAGCGGATATTCCTCATCTGGAATTTTAGAAACAATTTCTTTGATAAGTCCAGACCAATCAGTAATTTTATATTGTTTTTCACTGATTTTTCCAGTCTTCTCAGATACATCAGTCACATATTTTTTAAGATTGATCCCATCTAATCCTAATTCTGATATAGAACTTTTAGAAATTGTTTTTTTGTTATCACTATCAGTTCTCCAACTATCAATAGTATCCACGGTTTGTAATAATTTTTTAATTGATCCAAACTGTTTAAAATACCCTATTTTAATTAAGTTTCTAAATACAGTGCGATTAATCTTTGTGCCTTTTATTGCTAGGTATATATCGGTAAAATCCGTGTAACCATTCTTATATATCTCATATATATCTGCAACGGCCTTTTCCCCAATACCTTTAACCGATGAAAGACTAGGGTATATTATTTTATCATTATCATCAATAGTGAACTGTGTGTTATCCTGTCCATAACCATAAGATCCTATTTTATACCCATAGAATTTCATGGCCTCATGTTCCAGATCAGCAACTTTATTTTTATCACCCTTATCTTGATAATGGTTTAATGTCACTTCATAAAACTTTGATGTATGATGCGCTTTCATCCATGCTTCATATAATGAGTCGTTTGCCATTGCAAGTGCATGTGGAGAATTAAACGCATATCTTTGTGAGTCTTTAATAACCTTATATACTGGTTCAAAGTTATCTAAGTTCCCGATGTTTTTTAACCAATGATCTCTTAAATTATCCTCAACATGTTGAAGTGCTTCTCCAACAAGTTTCTTTTTTGAAATCTTTTTTATAGTATCATATGACTCTTTCATCGGTATTCCAAGATAAGAATAAACCAGCATAACAGATTCTTGATATAACATAAATTGAAAAGAATCTTTAAGCAGAGAATCAATCGCTTCTTCTCCACTACTATATGGTACTCGTGCTAAAAATTGATTTATATGGGATTTAAATCCAGGTCTAATTCCGGCAATGAAAGCAGCTAATTCTTTTATATTTTGTGGCTTATATTGCATAGCCTTTTTAGTTGTACCTATTTTCTCACATTGATTTAAGCAACAAGTTATTCCATTAGCATACAGATCCCATGTTTTAGCGTCGTTAGTAACCATTTTTCTCAGTTCAGAAACACTAGGAACGTCCATCCCAATGCTTTTATATAATTTGTAGATTATACCTACGACATCAACAATTAGAAAATCGTCTTTAACGTAACCATATGAGTCTAATAATCCGCCCTCTACATTAGCAACAATTGTGGATCTTCCGGTACTTTCCGAATGACATCTGATTAACCCAATCTCGTAACGGATATCCCCATACCCTACTACATCTGGTTGGCGAACATTACCATTAAATAAGCAGAATCCACAATTGTGTACTGCCAGATTATTTACTGTATACGAATGAGCTGATTTCACTGTCAAATCATATACCTTTGTTTCCCCATAATCTTGTTTTGATATGGATCTTATTTTAAACCATACCATACCATATAAGTATTTATTAACAGTTTTTTTATGTTTCTCTGGATTTATGAGAAATCTTCCACGATATTTTTTTCTACGATTAACAATACGGCCTTCGATAATATCTTTGCCAGGTTTTGTTATTTTTATCGTACATGGAGACTTATACACTTTATGAATGCATTGCTGTAGTCCATATGCAAGATCTTTACTAACGGTACAAAAGGTTAATTCCGGAACAGTTTCATCTCCAACATTCAAACTACCATCAGCATCTAAATATCCTTCTAAAAATTTTTTCAGTAAATTTTTCGGTAAATTAAAAATAGTATCTGTCAAATGTTTACCATAAGAATACTTCCCAAACTGTTGGAGAAAATCAAAAAGAACTTTATTCTCCGTAACAAATTTGTATGATGTTCTGTATTCATCAATGTGAAAATGCAGGTATTTTGGTATTCTGGTAGATATTTCCAGTAATTCATTATTATTTTTATTACAACAAATTACTACTCTATTTAATAATTTCCCATTTCTATTTGGATGTTCTGTCCAACCATCTCCAATATATCTACCAACTAGCCACCAAAAATCAGGATCTCTCATATCCAATGTTTCTGATTTATATGTAATATTGTTGTTTTGATATTGCGGTATAATTGACATATTATTAATTGGGCTACCAATCCAATCATTATTATCTAGTTCAGACACTTTTTTCCAATGAGGTTTTCCCAATATTCTATGAGCTCCATTGACATTCTCATTTGAAATCACATAAATCAAATGATCTCCCGTTACCTCTAGATTATCTCCAGTTGTCTTTATGGTATAAATATCATCAGATTCTATTGTTTTTAAATCTATTACTTCATGATATTCATTATCATGAGATAATACTTTATCTCCAATTATAATATCTTCAATGTTCTTATATCCACTACTTGTTAAAACGATTTGACCACCGACAAAACAAGCATGAACTTTAGCCTGTTCAATAATTCCCTGATATGGTTTACTGTCATAGAAGATTTTAAGATGTTTTTCATTTGTAATATAATCTTCTATTCGAATATTTTTCTTATCTTCGTCATCGTCAACGTTTTTTAATGCCTCATTATACTCATCAATAGATGTAGTAATTTCATTCGCAATACTTGGTTCAATACCCTGAATGTCAGCATACAATTTAAATCCAGATTTCTCACCAAGTTTTCCTACGGCTAACAGTGGATAACACCCATGTTCTCCAAATAATTCTCTCGCAGCTTTCACGAAAGGTTCTTGTTCTGAACAGTTCAGATCCAAGTCAGGCATCTGGTGAGAAGCTAATATCCTATCTTTGGTGATAAATCTTTCTGGGAATATAGGAACCTCAGCTTCAAATCTATCCATTGTTGTGAAGTGAAGCAACTTATTTGTATAGTAAGAAGCAGCACTTCCTCTGGACGTTGTTGTTAATTGTCCACCATATTTATTAACAGCAAGTCTTACTAATTTATAGTTATCAATAGGATAATCAGCACATCCACTGCCACAATATTCGCCAAACTCATATTCTATAGCTTTTCTACGTTCTTCGGATTGATGATCTTCGTCTTCATTAGAATATTCGAAATCGAGTATTTCTTTAAGTTCTTCACACCTTTGTTCATAACTCAAATGTTTGTACTCATCAAGGATTGGAATTTTAAATTCTGTATCATATTCAAGTTCTTTACACCCATTTAAAAAAACATGAGTATTCATCATTGAGTATATGACTTCACCTTCTGGGATAACCCCCTGTTTCATCATACGGCGAAAAACTTCTTTCCCGTCTGGAAAATCCATATTCCACCCATCTTCGTCATCATAATGAATACCTTTTCTTTTTAATAGGTCATTACGTTTCCGGCAGTCCTCATCATTGATGTAATGGGTATCAAGACCAATTATTGTTTGAATGCCATATTTTTGCGACATCCTATATATTTTTTCATTTAATTTTTTTTGACTATCGGTATCATGTGTTTGGTATTCAAGGAAAAAACTATCTCCAAAATGTCTCCAAATCTTTAACCACAGGTCTTCCGCATCTTGATATTTCCATCCAGCAATACAAGCACTTGTCACATAAACATCATCTGGAGTTAATGAAAATAATAAATCTAAATCTATCCGTGGCTTGAAATAAAAACCATCATCATGCGCACAGGAAATAATATAATTCAATTTCCTCATTGCATTATAATTTCTAGCTACTAATACCATATGACAATTAGTATTATCTCTGACAGTTCTTGTTTTTAATTCTCCACTTTTATTAGTATATTCTTCCTCATGCTCGGATAATCGATCTTTTACCCAATATACTTCTGCACTATATCTAAATTTCAGCGGATTGATAATACCTATTTTATCACGATATTTTTCTGACTGAGTTTGTTTACATAGATCATAACAATGTAGCCACTCTCCAGGATAACCATGCTCTCCTGAAAAATATAATTTACATCCATATTTGTCAGATATCTGGAAGAATTCGGGAATACTTGTAGCACTATCAATCTGAACTAAATCTGACCAAGTTGTGTGCTTATGATAATTTTCCATCATCATATTCATTTCATCAACCCACACATCTGTATCATATGGAAATTCAAATTTTAATCTTTGTTTTGCCACCTCAGCCAGTTGTTTAAACATTAATATTTCCTCTCCAATAAAACTAATCTTTCATCGTAATTTTTAGCGTTATTATTCCGGCAATTTCACACATTAGTCCAACGTTTAACCATATATTTTTGTGCAGTCCGCCTAATATCATGAATACAGAACCAATGATTGCTAAGAATGATCCAAAAAAAATCATTCCTGCGCTCCTTCCTCGTTCACTATTTTATATGACCGTATCATCTGCAACATATAGTTGTAGTTTATTCCTCCCTTAATCACAGACAGGACACCGCTGCCAACTCCCAACAACTCCACTTTATCTGCGTGCGATATCCGTGTTCTCGTTCCGTCCGTGTAATCAATCTCGACTGAACGCTTCATTCATGTGCTCCTTTCTTGTATGGTTCTGGCAGTGGCATCCATGCAACAACCTTCTGGTCTACAGGATTGTTATAAACCTCATCTGGATTAAAATGCCTGTTTTCCCACCATCCTTCTGGAATGATTCCACAATCCTCTTCCTCGTCCCATCCTGCATAATCAATGTCTTCCCAATGCCACTTGGAATCGACTTCAAGCATCGAACCATCTTCATAAAATGCAGGAGTGATAATAGGCTCTATGCACCACTCCATTCCTGTTTTTTTACTGACATATACTCTTTTCATCGTGCATATCAGCACTTCCTGCTCGCACTCTGGCAACCGCTCGGTACACGGTATCCACCGTTGTTCTGGCTCGATGGTAGGCATATGCTCAATCATCTTAACAATTTCTTCAACAGTACGTTTATCGGCACATTCTCGAAAACCATTCATAATAAATGCCAGAGAACTTAGCCCATTTATGATTTTTATAAGTGCATCCGCATCAATCATCCTGCTCATCTGTTCTCCTTTCATAATGTTTGCAAGGTTTATCAGAGAACTTACCAAGATGGTGATACATGTCTTCATGAGAACAAAACAAACCCCAGTCGCCGCCGCCAATATAATATTTGCAGTTGTAACAAATGTCATAGTCTGACAGGTCAAGGTTGAAATAGTTACACTCGGATTCTTTATTTTCATTCCTGACTCGTCTGGTCAGTGTGCAAGTGCAGTACTTCATACCTGCAATCGCATATCCACCGTCTTGCGCATGCTTGCAATCCTTACACTTGCTCATCCGTTCTCCTTTCTGCCGCAGAGCAAAAGTCATCTTCCGCTATCAGTTCAACCGTCTTTCTTAATGTTTCTTCAAACTCGTCCATAACTATCGCAACTATTCTGCCAATATCTGCTAAGGCTTCTACTACTCTCTCTGGAGGTAAATTTTCTTTCTGAAGAACTCTCGCTATCAGTTCAAGATGTTCAATGTTGTATCCGTATAAAGTTGGCTGTGTGGGTGACAGTTCCGAAAGAATATCTTCAACACTATTTGCGACCGTTTTACCATCACTTTTAAAATCAAGAATAGGATCGTAATTTCTGTGTACGGCATCAATATCACCGCCTGTCTGCTGATTAAGTCGCTCATTCTGTTTCTCCTCTCTCATATCTGTACCACAATGATAACAAAAAAAACTTCTGAATTTATCTTGTTTCTGTATCAAAGCACCACATTCCGAACACCTAAACATTGTTTCAAACCAATCGCCGTTATCTTTAATCCACTTTCCCGTCTTGCGCTCTGTCTGTGCGGACGGCAAACCAAGCAAATCAGACTGTATATCCATCGCCACATCATCTCCGCTACATCCGTCAGAGTCGAAATATTTGGAGCAGACCAGGCAAGCCGCTTCTCTCTCAATCAGGCTCATCAATTTCTCCTTTATGAATCATTTAATCTTATCTTGTTTGTTCGATAATGTTTGTATTCATTTAATATTTTATTTATAATACCACAAGCTTATAAGTCATGCAACACCATGTAATAAATATCTGAGAAAAATGTATGACTTGATCAACAAACAGGCTGCAATTCCCAACATTCGCTTTTAAATGGTCAGTCCAAGCATGGATGATCAGATTAAAGACGAACATTATAATATATTCTACGGTAAGTATATTTCTGGTATATATCATGATGATCATGATTGGTAGCATTATCATAAATGTCCAACTAAAAGCATGTTCTACAAGTGCTACTTTGTAATCGTTTTTATATAATGGATCTGGAGCATTTTCTTCCCACCAAGATCTCTGTTTGTATTTTGCCAACACTCCTTGCAGATAATAATCATCCACAATATGAAGAAATAACATTATAAACAAAATTAATATTCTCATAGTCTTTTAATTTTTACCTTTCTCATTCTGTTCTTTTCTTCACAAATATGAATAGCCTTATCAAGATCATTATACTCAAAAACTTCAGTACCAATTCTATCGGAAAAATACTCCCATCCGTTATCCATACACAAAAGCCAACAATTTGTAAATTTAACGCTCATCACATAGCATTGTCGGATTTTTAATTTTCCAAACAATCCTTTATAAATAGCCCAGCAGACACTACTTGTGCCATTATATGACCCAGGAACAAACGGACAATCAAACTCGGTATTCCATTCTTTAATAGGAGTACCATCGTAATCAGTCGTAGCATCTTTATGTGATGTAAAAATCATTTTTCTCTACTCTCCTGCATATTTTTAGCAAATTCTATTTCAAACTCATCATCTCCGGCATCATAGGCAATAGATTCCATAACAGTGGAAATCCCATACATAAAATCTACATTACCATTCTTGCCATCAAAATGACCATAGAATAATGGGCATTCCTTAAGATGTCGAAGAACAATCTGAGATGCAACTCGTAAAATTGTTTCATCTTTGCCAGAGAATTTTCTTGTGTCATAATCAAATATAACAGTATCTCCAACATCAACCACCTGTACATCGCTTTGTATATATTCAGCCATGGTTCATCTCCTTATGGTTTGTATTCACAAAAATCTCTATGATCACATAAGTTATGACAAAAGTACCAGTCATTATTTGGTAGCCAAGCATCTTCTTGTTCTATTAATTTTATAGTTTTATTCGCCCACATAATAGCTTCAGCGTATTCGTGAGGATTCCATGGTATTCTATAAATCTTCTGGTTATTAAAAAAATTCCATTCTAGAAAATCAACTGTTTCTCCTGCTTCAATAAAAGGTATACTGTATAAGTACTGCTGATACATATATTTCTTCATCTTTTCAGCTGATCCTTTAGATACAAGTCCCTTTTTAGTAAAAGATATATTTGCCGATTTGTGATCCATTAGGATTAAATGACCGTCTTTATCTTTATATCTTAAATCTATAAAGCCAATGAATGGTTTACCACCAAGTTCAAAATTAATTTTTTCTTCTACTCCCAGAATTTCCATGTCCTGTAGCGGTAAATCAATTTCTTCAAAATACTTTTGACCTTTTAAATAATATGATTCACGAAGATCAGCATATTTATTAGTCGGAAAATCCGTTGTGATTTCCTCAGAAAATCTACGCTCATATTCATCTGACAAATCAAACAGATCAACTTCGCCTTTTTCATATTGTTCCAAAAGTTTATGGCAGCAAGATCCATATTCAGCAAAAGCATTAGAACATTTCGGTTCACAATCTATATATGTCCGTCTCCAGGCGAGAGGACATTGATAAAATGATTCCAACCTACTAAAACTCCATGTCATATTGTCAAATATAAAAAGATCCTCTTCTGTCAAAGTCTCACTCTCCTTTCGTATAATGTTCTCCAGATGCTCTCCCCTTCATCTGGAGGACTATCTTTATCTTTTAATAATCCCCATTTGTCAATCACTGCATAACAGTTAACAAACTTTTTCAATAATCTTGTACATTCTTGTATTTTTCTTAGCGGTACATCCTTATCAAATGCTATTACTACGTCCTTGATATGCATCTTAACTAATAATTCTATTTGATAATCATTTAGAGTAGATGTTTCAGCAGAAACAGCATTATGATATCCCCATTGATCCAATTTCATTACGGATTTTATACCCTCAACAATAATAATTTCGTTTGTTTCTTTTATATAATCATGTGCTTGCATCATACCTGTGAAGTAATTGAGAACCCCTAGCCTGTTATAATTCATATACTTCATAATGCCGAGCGTTTTATAATTCTGAAATCGGGTGCGGCCTTTAACGGCAATCATCTGAAAATCGGCATCCCTAACAGGATAAACAATCCTATTACTCATTGGATCAATTCTTATTTCATACTTCTTCATTTCTTCCGCAGAAATGCCCTCATCGATCCACTCCTGCGGAATTTCATCTTTATATTTTTGAATATAATCTTTGTCTATATCTAATATCTGTCTTGTTTGGACTTCTATTTTTTTAGGATTAGTTAATCTATCTAATAATTTATAAAATGCTAATGACTCAGATTCAACATAATCATTAGTATCCGAGCCAGTAATATTACATACTTTTTGAACAGCCTGATCAAAGGTTAATCCTTCTGTCCACATTATCCATTTATAGATATTTCCATTTTTGCCGCAGCCAAAACAAAAAAAGAAATTTTCATCAGAATTAACTGCCAGTGACGGAGTCTTTTCGTTATGAAACGGACACAAACAATAATGCGTGTTGCCAGAATGCTTTACAAAATCTACAGAACGACTTGCATATTCCAGAAGGTCAACCTTGTTAGCCATTTCTTCAAGTGCTTCCTGGGAATATTTCAATTCAATCAACCTTTCTCAAATGGAGTTTTGGGCGTTGCATCATGAGTCTTTGCTTCAGATATATTCATAAGATCACCCTTGAAATTAATATCTATATAGTCATCTTCGTCATGTATTGCCCCATTCCTATTTTTCTTTACTTGTAGATAATAATTTCCGCAATCCACTCCGTCTTTTTGAAGTTGTTCAATACTTTTTTCTTTCCAATACATTAATACATCTGCGTATCTTTCTGGCTTCATACTATCAGCAACTTGTCCTGTTAACTTATTAAGCTGTAGACCACCAAGCACAGGAATATTCATATTTCCGGCAAGTGATTTTAAGTAATCAGCCATAAGACCAAGACTTTGAGATATTTCTGCGGCACCACGCATCTCAGACGGCTTAATATAATCATATATAAAGAACTTCATCTTATTTTTGTTTAGCCACTTACGACATATCTGGTCAATCTTCATTTTATTAAAGATTGGAACATACTCATGTACAAGATTATTCTCTTTTTTTAGCCATTGGATAACTTCTTTAATTCTTCTTTCTTCTTGCTCATTATATCTACCGTTTTTTATTTGTCTAACAGTAACACCAGATAAACATGCAATAAGTCTTGGAAACCATACCTCATCGGTAAGTTCTGTGTCCACTATTACAACTGGTATATTATGTCTCAGAGAATAACATGCTTCATTCAAAAAGTAACTGCTTTTACCTTTTCCGGTCGGGCCAGCAACTAATACGAGTTCACCATTGCCGAATGTCATAAAGTCATTAAGCGTAGGTAACAAGCTTGGCAACCCAACAGTTCCATCAGAATTTCTGTTATCAACTATTTTTTCCCAAATAGCATCTATCTTTTCAGAAAACTGAACAGTATCACTTCCGAAAACAAATTTCTCTGCTATTTTATCAATTCCATTATTAGCAAAATCATTAAGATCATCCAAACTGATATCTTTATTAAAACATTCTTTGCCAATATCAACAGATAGATTACATAGTTCTCTCCTAAACGCCAAAGATATTACAGTATTGGCGAGAAGTTTATACTCTTCATATGTTCCTCTTGCAGCTACTCTCGCCATGTCTATATATTTTTGTAAATCTGTAATGCCAAATCTGTCTGCCATTTTCTGACATCCAGGATCTGAGTAAAGCATGTTCTTTAGATTCAGTGCATCAATTTTAGTTACACCATTTTTAACAAGTTCATTAATGGCCCAGAACATCAACATATTTTCCTGATTCCAAAAAAAACGAGGCTGTAAATTATTATCACTTAACAAAAATTCAGGATGATAGATAAGACTGGATATTACTCCACCCTCTGCCGAGTTATCTACCAATTCTGAAATGCTTCTAGCCATAATTTACACCCCCAATACACTGGAAAATTTCGATTTTTTATTTGTTTGTTTAATTTCTGTATGATCCGGTAAATCTAATATAAAATCATCATTAATAACAACACTCTTTTGCTGTTCTTTAATCTCTGCTCTAATTCTACGTTGCTTCTCCGTGTCCCATGCCGAAATAACATCTTTATCTTGTACTATATATGCTATCCCGCCAGGATATCTTAATTTTCCTGGTTTATTATTAATAAAATATTGTAAAGCGAACTTAATATAATCAACATCAATGCCTTTGCTGAAGATCATATTATTAACAATTGAAACAAGCTGACCAATTTGTTTACCTGTTATAGTAGAATCAATGTTACGATAAAACAGATCTTTTATTTCGTTTACAGTCTGCATTGTATGATAACAATCTGGGTGATAGTAAGACCTACTACCACCCTTGACTGCTTCATCCACTGGCAATTCTGTTGTTTCATGCAGCTTCATACATTTTGGATATCTGCACTGAACCATCTTAATTTTCTGTTTAGCCATGGATTACCTCCATTAAAAAGGAAGGGGACCATTGGCATCATCAGGAATATTCATAAAATTAGGAGTCGTATTCTGCGATGTCTGAGAAGCCGGAGTACTCTGATCACTACCAGCATTCTTGCCACCAACAAACTCAACATTGTCAACTACTACATCAGTTGTATAGACCTTGACGCCATCTTTATTTACGTAACTGCCAGTCTGAAGTCTCCCTGTTACTCCAATCAGATCACCTTTATGGAACCACTGATTGACAAACTCTGCGGTTTTACCAAACGCTACACAACCAGGAAAATCCGCATCATATCCACCATCTGCGTTTTTAAATCTACGATTGACCGCTACCGAGAACCTAGCCGTAGCCATTGCATTTTCTCCAGCAGTATACCTCATATCAACATCTCTGGTTAATCTTCCAACAAGCTGTACTGTATTCATATTATTTCTCCTTTATTTTTAATATTTAATATTTACTGTGCAAGTGACTGAAGTTTAATAAGTAGTTCTTTAGCCTTATCAATATCTCTCAAAGCATTAGGGTTACCACTAGGAACAAATTCCTTAATAGCTGACATAACGGTTTCGTTGCTAGATCCACCAGCCGCTTTAGCAGCTTCAATGATCTGAGTTTTAACTGTTTTAAGGTCATCAACTACCGCATCAACCACATCTTCTTCCGGCTTTCTTACAATAGGAGTATATCCCTCACCAGAATTTGCCCACTGCATAATCTTTACACCATGATTTTCAGAAAGAATTGTGGGACCTTCTTGATCGAAGATGTGAGTATTATCTTTCTGCACTTCAGCAGTATTTGTCTTCTGATCAATAAGGAAAGTGCATGTAAACTCGTATTCAAAACCATCTCTTTGCTTTGCGCCAATACCAAGTTTCTGAACAGTTGTCCTTCCCTTATCATCCTTATTCATTTCATACTGATCTTTACCTCTCATGGTAGCAATGATATGAATAGGACTATCTGCAATGGCGTTAATAAACTTATTATGACGAGGTGTGACCTTGGCCCATGACTGATAAGTACCACCAGCTTGCTGATGAAGTTCAAGACATCCACCCTTTCCTTCCCATTCATGAGATGAACTGTCAATGATAAGAATGTCATACCCCTCTTTAACGGCAAAATCAATCAATTCAACGTACTTCTCAGGGTTATGTGGCGGATCAATATCTACAATATCATAATCAAATTCATTAGCATAATAATATCCACGCTTTGCTTCTGTATTTGCCAAAAGAATATTTGCTTTTTTGCCTGTTTCTTTCTGAATTTCTTGAGCCATCCCAGTAGCGAGACGAAGCGATCCGTATGTCTTCCCACCACCAGAAGGTGCCATTAGTGCAATCTTTACATAAATTTTTTCTCTCTTAGCTTTCTTAACCTGAAATGCCATAACAATATCATCCTTTCGTTATATTTAATATTTATTATTTACTCCAATATCTTACTATCTATACAAAACATCGTCAATTCACCAACACCAACAACAATTCCATAAATTAAGATCAGATGTTTGTTACCGAATATCTACTTCGCCAAAATTAAGATTGGCATTGATTAATATCATATAATCATCAAATTCATATACACCACGATCAGTTACTTTAATACGATCTGGCACCGTCTCAATTAGTTTGTTTACTGTTTTCTGGCTCATAATCAAGTATGGCATAATTGCTTGTCTTGCTTCGTATTTTTCTGTTTCATTCATTAAATAATCAGCATCCACAGATGCCTTAGCAATATTAATCCTCAACTTTTTCTCCCTCTGGAATTAACGCATCATACTCTCTCTCCGCAGCCTTTATAATACGTTCGATCCCTTTTGTCCTATATATCTCTTCATGATCTTCATTTTCGATTATCAAATAATAATTATTATTTTCATAAAATTCTATTTCCGCATTAGGATCTCTTGCGGTTTGAAACGAATACTTATTTCCAAACATATCATAGCGTGTTATAAAATAACCAGGGACTTCTTGATATTCTGTCAATACTTCAACGTCATCAAGAACGCCACCTATTCTAGCATAATCTGTCCCGCCATCCACGAAACACGCTCCACAACTACATTCTACAAAATCATGTACGGATTTTGATTCTATAATATCTCCACATTTCTTACATCTAATTGCATTTCTTTTTATCACTCTCATTTCAAATCGTCCTCTAGTAAGTTGTCAGACTGGTTATGTTTAATAAGCTGTTCTTCCTGGACGATTACTAACCCGCATTTCTTCAATGCTTCCACAAATTTCTCACAGTCAACAGAAAACCAACCAGTTGCTTTATACAACATATCCTTATCATAAATGTTAATCATCTTGTTTCTTCTTTCTAGCTAATGCTAATCTTTCAGCGGCTGCTGCCTTTTCTTCTTCAGTAAATTCTCTACCTTTTCTCGGCGGCGACATTTTAAACCAAGTAACAGGAACTCTACCTACAATACTCCCATCTTCATTCTCGACCACGATCTGGACTTCTTCTGGATATTCCTCTGCATACTTCCGCATCTTATTAATCCATTTCTTTTGAGAAAAAGTGACAACAGCAACATTATCTCCAGTAAACCATTCATAGGTATTATCAATAAGGCTATCCATTGTGTCTCCTTTTATTCCAACGATTAATGATTTTTTCTACAGTGTCAGAAATGTCATAAATAATATCTTTGTATCCATCTTTATCGTATCTTCGTGTAGTATAAGAAGTTGCAATCTGTGAATCTCCGGCATACCTATCATAGCTATTCTTAATCTGCTCATCAGATGCTTTTTCAATTTCTCTGTGTTTAGATATATGGCGTTCGCTTGATCTCCAGTTCTTTTTATAGCAATCGAAGCACCATGGTGATATCCAGCTTTCGTTAATCATAGGTACATTTGGTTTACCACAGCCAATGCATACATTTTCAGATATGTACTCATATTTGGATATTATATTAGATATTTTCTCAGACATCCCACTTGTATATATGCGCAAAGAGCCATATTTCTCTTTCACTTCATATATTCTGAATTCATTCTTTAAGCCAGCTTCTTCGACTGCTTCACCAAGTTCTTCAAGATACATTTGCCCAAATGCTTTATGCCATCCAGTAGGCAGTTCCCACCATGTATAAGAATAATCATAGTCTCTTGGGATCTTACCTTTCCAATTTCTAGGAATAATCCAGGGATACTTTTTTGCCAGATGCCTATTACGTATTTTAGTACGTTTCAGTTTCCTTTTGTTTTTCTTGTTTATTCTGTAATACTTCACTTAAGTCACCATTTAGAATTTTAACCGCTTGTTTTACCTCTTCTCTAGTAAGGCCAACTTCATAATCAGTAATAATAATGTGATCTGTAATTAAAGGTATAATAAAATCTGGAAAATCAATATCATCTAAAATTACAAATCCATCAACATCGGCATGATCAGTTAACCATGCAGTAATTTCTTTACCTCTACATGACCAGGATATATTTGGAGTCTTGTTCTTCTCTATTTAGTGATTATGTTTATTTCGTTTTTCTTTCCATATATCAACATATTGCCGTTGCTCTTCATCATCCCATGGTTCATGCGGTATAGATGCGCACATAACCCATACAAAAAATGCAATAATTAATATAATTACTCCAGTGATCATACCAAATAAAAAGTTCATTTCATCTCCTCTTAAACATCGACCCAAGATCATAAAACATTAAAATACTACATTACGCCTAGACACTGTTAGTTGGTCTGCGTAGCCAACACCACATCCTATTACTCCTCATATTTAATGTCATATGATCTTAGGTTTCTGTTCCGTATTAGATAGTTTCTTTTTAACTGTATCTGCTCAGTCCGCAGCTTCATTACGGATAGAAACCTACCTAACCGATCAATTATTAACTCAGATATGTTTTTAGTAATTAGTTATTAGCAGATGAAGCCTGTCTATGAAAGAGCCAAGGGATATATCATTTCACCACAAGGCAGCTCCGAAATGGGAGAGAGCCTTTTCTTTCTTAGAATGCCCCAGACCAGACTCGAACTGGTACGATATCTGTGTATCATTAGATTTTAAGTCTAATGTGTCTGCCTATTCCACCACTGAGGCACATGCCCCATATCCTCGAAGGGGCGCCTTACTTATGCGAGTTCCAGACAACCGCATTTTCAGATTTTTCACTCACCTGGCGTTCTGGTTGCCAACAGGAGGAGGATTCGCGTATCGTGTCGTATGCAGCTTTCGCTCAAAGCATTAGATTCGCATCACGGTTTTCTACCGACACGCCGATAGACACGACTTCAGGTAAGCTCTACCTATCTGGTTTAACGTGGGGAGACACCACGGCATCGGAACGGCAGGATTCGAACCCGCATCAAATAACCGTCACCGGCTCGTTTTACCATTAAACCACGTTCCGAAATGACTGGCGGCAGTCTTGGCCTTCGACCGCACTTTAATGCTCATTAACAAACCAGTCTAACGATCCCATCTGGAGTTGAACCAGAACCTCTCCTAACCATGGAGTGAACTACTAGCTTAAATCGACTTCCGTTATTCTATAGGATCAATTATGCGGGTAAGGATTTTCACCTTACATGAGGAAGTTTGAATATACCAACGGACTTCATTGCATACTACCGTTCGGTACTCCTCTTCATACACCTACTTTTAGTCTGACTGCAATTCGATTCCTAATTTCAGTGTTGCACCAGTTTCCCAATGCACTAAGCGTCTACATATTCCGCCACCACATAACGTTGCCATTTAATGTAGTTACAATTCCTTAATGCAAAACACTTGATATCCTTCAAGTTCAAGCCACGCATAAGCATATTTAGAATTCGTGAAGTAACGAATAATTTTTTCCGTAACTGTTCCACGCTTCACAAGACATTCGTATTTTTTCACATAATCACTCGTCCAATTCAAATTGCCCTTTAACAGTTATGTGGGTAAGGATTTTCACCTTACATGAAATGCTATTTGTTAGGGAGTTACATTTCTTTAGGACTTTCCTACTTTTTTCGTACTAATCCACTCCTTTGTAAGCGTCTACATATTCCGCCACCACATATTACCATTTAAACTACGCTTCAAAACATTAAACAATCCTATCAGGAATCGAACCTGAACCTCTCCCGACCATGAAATGAACTACATGTTTAAATCGACTTCCATTATTCTATAGGACTAATTGGGAATCTGGGATTCGAACCCAGAACCGTCCGGTTATGAGCCGGATGCTCTAACCATCTGAGCTAATCCCCATTATGGCAGTTTTTAAACGGAACTACCAAACCGTTTCGAAAGGAGGTATTTAATGAAAATAGATAACTTAGGGCCATTCCCCAAGGGGTTTACCCATATTTCTCTCTTCATCAGTACAGAAGCAAACTCCATCATTATTAACGAAGATATTGTTTGCTATGTCCTGATAGAGAGTAGAGATATTGCCGTTTATATCGTTAAGATTGTCAGCAAAATACTGAACGACCTTATTACGGAATACGACATAACTCTTAGAAAAGACTCCCTCAACTGACGTGGCAAATGAGAATACAGGATTGCCCTCAAATGCCTTTTTATATCTATCAATCGGCTTTTCATCATGATTGTCAGGAATAATGTTTACGAACACCGTAATATTTCCAAATTCCTTTTGAGGAACAAGGATTTTATTCAGTGCATCGGATTTATCCTGTCCATGTACGTACAGGTTAATCGTATAATTGCTTAAGTCATATTCAATCTTGATATCGGCATCTTCACCGAACATCGCCTCAATCTGTCTATAATATTCCACCCAGGGCGGAGAAAGTTTAGTCTTATTGTTTTCCATAGTTGTTCTCCTTTATAAATAATATTTTTATAGTTACAGGCCAGGTAGAATTCGAATCTACGTAGTGCAGGAGTCAAAGTCCTGTGCCTTAACCACTTGGCGACTGGCCTATGTTAACAATTACCGAATGCTACCTTTTTTCTGAATACCGTCAGGATCCTTATAACTAACAGAGTCTCCAGATACCCAACATCCACATTCTCTGCTACCCTTTTCCTTATAATCTTCAAGCCACACTTCTGCACCATAATGATGAGTAACTGTAACTTCCTGTCCTTTGTAGTAACCTTTCTTGGCATAAAGAACGCCAGCTTCATTGTCTACTCTTTTCATTTTCATATCTCCTTTTAATATATTATTACTAGGCGGGTAAATTGATTTGGGGTTAAACGTTGTTCATATTAGCAGTAAAATTATTTTATTTAATAGTTGTTATAAAGAATAATTTGCAGTTAACCCGCCTAAAACAATGCTAGATACATTGCCGCAAAAGACACACGGCTAAGATTTTAATTTATGGAGTCTTTAAAAAATCGCTGTCTGTATCTAAGTTTACAGTTACACTAAATTTTTAACTGCCTCTTTAATCGGCAGATATCTATCAGAGTTAATAGCTTCAAGAAGAACCTTGTACGGATCAATCTCACCACTCATCGCCATCTTGAGTAGCTGAGTTGAATATCCACTCATCAGTACTACTCCGAGTTTATTCTGTTGAAGAGGAATTGTCTGTTTGCTCATAACTTCATTTACATTCCAGAATACTAACCTCGGCATGAGATACCCAGCTGCTTCATACTTTTCCGCAATTTCTTCAAAAAGTGCTTTATCGCATCTTCCGCTATATGAAGAATCAAACCTCATATCACTAATAATGAGAATTGATTTCGGCATGTCTTTCTGATCGCAATGGTTCTTAATAGCCGTATTGAGAACAAGCATCATTGTCGCTTCAATATCTGTGTTGCTACAGTCAGCATATTTATACGACAATCCGAGTTTGTCTTGAAGAAATTTACAGTTACTAAGATCAACAATCTGAGGTCTAGCACCAAATGTAATGTATTTATTCCTCCAGAACCCGCTATTATGTTCCGAAGTATAAATAGCAAGCGAGGTAGCAATATCAAGCGGTCTAACATTAGATGTTCCCCAAGTCATTGAACCACTTCCGTCCCTACAAACAAGGCAATTTTCGACCATGATATTTGGCAATGCCAACCAAAGCTGTTCAAGTGCTTCATCATACTCTTTTAACGTACCCAAATATCCGCTACCTTTATATTTCGCAACAATTTCATGTGGCTGAAGAACAGAAGCATTGATTTTAGCTTCTCCCTTCTTTAACGTCTCAAGATATTCACTTCTACGCTCCTTATCGTTACGGAGAAATGCGTTGCTATACTTAAGATTAGCCTGTGACGAAACCTTTTCATAGTTTATCTCATCCCACTTCTTAGCAGTCATCTTGCGTTCTACGACATCCAGATACTTGCGAAGTTTAGACAACATTTTACGATAGGCTCTAGGAGACAATCTCATATATTCCATTGTTTTTTCAGCAAGACGGCGTGTTTCCTTTGAAGAAGCATTCTCTGACTTAACCCATTTGGCTGCGAGAGATACTTTCTTACCATTCGTGGAATTCTCAACATCTTCTGCGATCTGTTTGCTAATAATGTCAAGAGCGTTGTCACAAAGCTTTGTATCTACCACACAATACAAATCATCCCATCGACCAAACTCAGGAATGAATTTAATTGTCGCCCTAGCAATCTCCGGCTTATTCTCAGCCAACCACTTGAAGCAAACCCTAAAGATCTTCCGTTCTCCATTACCACCTCTACAATCTCTCAGCCAGAAGAGATACTGTACGGCAATAAGAGGATCCTCAAAATATACCTTGGTATATTCAGTAGCAATCTCTTCGTCACTCATCTTCCGAAGTGCGGTTGTCGCAAAGTTGAAATCCAGTAATTCCTTACCAGAAGTAGCAAATGCGACTGCTCCATTCTCGGTAAATGTCTTACGGTTATCAAGCTGCTCCTTCATTCCATTCATAAAATCAAAACTCATAATAAATTCCTTTCCTAGATGCTGTAATATCGCCTTTACAATTAAAGTTTGCTGTAAGCATCTAAATAAACTAGGCACATAAATAGTAAATAATTTAACAGATTATCCTATAACAAAATTTGCTGTATGTGCCTAAACTATGGGGTAATCGGAACGTCAGGACTCGAACCTGAAACACATTCATCCCTATCTGCCTTGAATAGTTTGCTGTAAGTATCTAATACTAGATACTAATTACATTATTGAATTGCTCTACCAATTGAGCTACGTTCCGGAATGGAGACATCAGGACTCGAACCTGAAACATCTGGGTTTTACAGACCATAATAAAATTTGCTGTTCGTATCAAAAACTAGATACCTATCAGTGCTCTACCAGTTGAGCTATGTCTCCATGACTAGGCGCTATCTCCTTTTAATCATCAGCTTGTCTATGAAAAAGAAAGTTGCTGTAAGCGCCTAAATAATTATCATTTATTAACTACCGCTCTGTTGAGTATTATAATCGTTTCGCAAACGTTTTGCAATACTCTATATTTAATATTTTATTATTAAATTAACATTTATCTTTTGTACATGTTGTCAAAGATCTAATCTCTTGAAACATTTCTTTTATAGATCGCCCATCAATAGGTATCATCCTATCCTGGCTCTCTAAACTACTAATACTGAAAGTATCATGAACAGCATCAAGGAAAAATGTCTTACTCCCCTCATCTCCCTGATAAATTAGATCCCAATACTCCTGCGAAAGATAACTTTTGACTCTAAGCTGATCTAAAGCAAGATTATCGAAAGAAACAACCTTGAATTTTTCAAATAGATCCGGCAGCATATTTTTCAGCCTGTGCTGTCGAATAGCAACCTGAAGCTTATTATCTTCTTTATATGCCTCACCGCGTCCAATATCCTTATAACCAAGGATTAATAATTTAAGGTCATGATCTGCCATATAGTTAATATCATCAACAGATACAATTCCGTTAATACAATGTATGACAGCATTGGGAAACTCTTTTACGGCACTAATAAACTCATCCGTGGGCTTCCTTAAACTAACGCCAATTCCCCACAACAGATGGTTATCACACATTTTCTTCAGTAGCTTATGATACTTCATAAAATGCACCTGATTAACAGTGCCGTTAACGAATACTCCCATGTCTTTCATTTTTTGAAGGAATGGAAATAGCTGCGGATGATCACAAGCATTAAGATTAATAGCAAGCTCCTGACCAGGATTAAACTGATGAATGTAATATTTACTCAATAGATCAGCATGCTTTCCCTCTGGGGTACAATTAGCATAACAAAATGGGCAACCAAGATCGCAACGTTCAGTAATCGTCATATCAATATTAAGAGGATATTCCAATTCAAAATCATCATCATTGGTGGTAAGAATTCTGGTACCGTCCTCTTTAAGAATGACACGAGTATTTCCGTTTATATAGTCTGCAATAATTTCCGGCTTCTTAATAATTTTGATCATATGATATTCAACCCCCACATATCATCTTCCACATTAATGATTGTCATTATCAATATGCAGCGCAACATTTTCATCAAAGATAAATCTTCGTAAATCAATTCCCCAATCATCAAGAAAATCTCTCAATGATTTATAATTTTCGCAACTCTGATGATCAATATATCCATCATGATCCACGTATTCTCTGGTTTCTCCGGCATAGTTCACATATGATTTCGTTTTCATATTGCTATCAACAAACACGCCTTTGCACCCATCAATCACCTCACGGAACAACTCATTAATCATCTTCATTCCATCTGTCTGATAGAATTCTTCCATCGAAGTGGCGTTTTCTGTTTCTGCAATCATTGTAAGAGCATATGAAAGTTTTATTCTCGGATCTGCATATGTATCAATTCCCCAACCAAATTCGTCAAAATGCGAATGCACATATCCGTCCTCTTCTGGATAAAAATCTTTATAATAATAATCAGGATTTTTCCTAATTATCAGTGAATGGCAAGAAGACGAATTTGTTTCAAACATATTTTTTCTTATTACTTTCATCATTAATCACACCCCGTCTGTAAAGATATATAACGATTAAACACAAAACTCTGAATTGATGACGGAATATATTCATCAACCAAATTCAACTCATATTCAGGCATCGATTGATGGTCAATCTCAGGTTCACCGCCAACAATCTTGATTCCCTTTGCTCCAGTGTATTCGCATATGGCATTTTCAATATTTCTAAAATGATAATTGTCAGCCAGATCTACGCGATACTCCCCGCCGAGATAATAGCACTGAGTAACAAGATAACTCAGTTTATCAATCTGTTCATTGTAAGTTTCCGTATCTTTTCCAAATGCGCCATATTTTACTGGAATATAGCCATCTTTATCTACCGGAAGATTGCTAGGCTCCATACCGTTCTTGGAAATAGAGATTGAATGAACAGAAGAAGAATTCGTTTCAAATATATTATCTCTATCACTGCTTTTCATGTCATTCTCCTTTTAAAAATCATAACCATATTTGCATAAGATAACCATCTTGTCTCCACTAGGGGTCGCAAATTTTTCTTCATCTTCTTCAAGTTCTATTTCCTGCCAGTCAGGAAATGTTATAAAACCTTCATCGCGAATAAATTCCTCAAAGTCTCCATCATATAGATTAGGATTATAATCTCTATTTTTTAAATACGTAAGGACTTCATCTCTAGTATATAACTTCGTTTTATTAAGAGGATACCCAGCGTCTCTCACCGTTGAATACCAAATATCTTTTACTGCGTATAGCTTTGGATCTTTTTCCCATCGCTGCATATCTTTTTCGCTTAATATAATACATGAATGACTCGCCGAAGAATTTGTTTCCCAGACACTTGACCTAATTATACTTCTCATGAAATTCTCCTTTCATTGTCAATTTTGCTCTTCTAACCATTCCTGAAACTCTGGATCTGCCCCATAATTACCATAGATTTCTGTTATAAAATCTTTATTTATAAATCCGCTCTTTAAATACTTTCGAAAGTCCTGTAGTTCGTCACCATCAATAACAACGACGTACTTCTTGTTTGTTAAAAATTCTTTGAGATCGATATTTTTATCTTTAAGAAAATTCTGGAGTAATCCGTTGCTCTGATGATCAATAGCCCCAATTTCTGGAGCATCCATATATGTTTCTTCGTTTAACTTTGCAATCTGTTTATTTCCATTCTTATCTAAATAATAATAAACAGTAATATCGTTTTCCTTATCCCAATGGTCATATTTCAGGTCTTTGCGGAGGATTTCGTTTCCATCAACATCTGTATATAAATCAAAATCATATTTATGAATATTTAGCCCAGTGCAACCAGGAATTATTTCACGCACCATATCATCAAACATATTATATAACTTTTCAAATTCTGGATCATCTGGATAAAGCCGACCAAGATATGAACACATCGCATACTGGAGTTTGTCTTCTACGGTTGTAAGTATTTTGAATGGATATCTACCATATCCTTCCCTTACATCGTTAAGAAATGATAATTCTCCGTCTTTATTGAGGTATACATAATCTTCTGGATAATCACCATCATAAATAAAATCTTTTGGCCCAACATGTCTGTCGTTTTTAGTAATACAAATGGAATGCTCACTGCTACTATTACTCTCAAAAATTCCATACCTGATCACAGTTTTCATCGATTACTAACCTCACAAAATCCATAATAATCTATGTCATTCTGATATTTACTACATCTTGTAGCGACACCACCGTACTGTATGTACCCAGATCTTCGCTGCCTTTCTATGTATGCCGAGTCGGCTTCTCTCGTGTATCTTCCACGTTTATCTTTTTGTAATGACAATTCATAAAGTTCTTCGTCTGTCATTTCTCTATAACTATTATCTACCACACTATTTCACCCCTAACCCACTACACCATAGTAGTCATATTTAATTTCTCTTAAAGTCTTTTTATATTCATCAATCAAACACCTAATTGCAATATAACTATTAATATAATCCTTGCTAGCATCTATCCCATTCCTAACAGCAAATTCAATTCCATTAATAAAAGCCGATGCCATTACTTGAGCCAATGTATCTTCGCTTTCAGTTATAAATTCAAAATTAGTCTTCGCCATAACTTACAATATATACATCATGATATTGGATGCCAAAATTGACACATGAACTATGATCTCCCAGATAAAGATCTAACCATTCAGATCCCAGATGCCCAGGCCCACGGTCTTCAACTGTCCGAAAACCTATTCCACTAATATAAACTTCTGTTCCAAAATCCAAAGAATTACACGCTATCGTATATCCAACACTAGGATAATTTCCATTAGCACATGCAAATCCTGTTTCCGCATAAGCGGTGATCATCCAATCACCAAGGTATTCAAATTCATCAAGCGGATTATTTTTCTGTAGATATTTAACTATTACATATCCAACCTGATCATCAACAGTTACTTTTCTCCATCCAGTTCCTTTTAGCGATGGAGTTTTAATCTTTTCGCAAGCAGTTCCAAAATCTAATTTATCTATTATTTCTGACTCAGTAGACGGCTCCGACCGTAAGTTAACACCATTTCTGCTGCTTATATATAATGTCTTGCCGGAAACCGCCATGCTGAGAAAAATTATTAGCATTATGCTAATCGCCAATACTTTCCTTTTAATGGTTCTGTCCTCTCTTCTTCATTTTTAAAAATCATCCTGGAAAATAGCAAAAAATTCTTTTTAGCTTTTCTCATATTCGAGGCCATCCACTTGTCATATTCTGCCTGATAAAACAATTTTTCTTTATTCATATCTAGACTTCCTTTCTGATTTGTCTAAGACACGGTTTTGCTGCTCTACATCAATGTTTACATCTTTAATAATTAATATTGATACCAGACCAAAAATTAAAAACGGTATTGCAATACCCCAATCGAATCGTGTTAGACTAACGATCATTTCTCTAACCATGATACAAATCTCTCCCCTAAGACAAGTAGCGCCCAGACATATAAGATGTATCTCAATCCCTCACTCGCGAAGCCAAGATAGATCACATTCCCTACAACCACCAGACACAGCCAACATATCACGATCATCAACGATTTCTTTTGTTTCTGGCTCATTATATTCTCCCCAAATGTTTTCCTTTACATATTCTTCGCATCCACATTCTGGACATTTAAAATATGTATGCCAGTTAAACTTCCCACTGGACCAACCACAGTTTTTGCAAGCACAGAACCCTATTACAAGAGGAGATTTACTCCTCTTTTGTTTTCTTTTTGCCATTTTTCTCCCCGATCTTTTCCATCCTGTGCTTAAGTTCCAAGGCTTCTCCATTAATCTTGTTTGCCAACTTGCGAAAAACACTTGTTTCTCTCGCATACGGAAGACGATGGTCATTGGCATAATCTCGGAAGAGTTCCTTCTCGGTAACATTAGATCCAGATGGATCTTCTGTGTGAGTACGATCTTTTCCCCAGAAGCCTTTACCCTCAGCTTTACGTTTTGCGAATCTCGCAATGCGCTTTTCGTTTCGCTCCTGTTTCAGTCTCTTGTTTTTCTCTCTTCTTCCCTGAGTCTTGTATTTCTGGCAATGCTCTTTGTTGTTCTTGTTTCCAGGTTTAGCCATTTTGTTTTCTCCTCTCTTTGGTGATTAATAATTGATATTCAAGATTATACAATCAGCGCAATTGTTTTGTCAATACCTTTTAATATTTTATTTATTAATCGGATTGCTGTCATAATGACAGCTTCATATTATGCAACCCCAATAGTAATTTCTGTATCACCAAACAAAAAATAATATTCATCATTCAGTTCGTCGTAATTAATAGCCCCCATATAAAATCTATACTCTCCATTCGTAGAAACCAGATAAACACTATCATCATCTTCCAAATCAACACTGATGGGGACAATTGTTTCCATTGAACTTTCGCAATTACTGGATCTGCTAATTGCTAACTCTCCACCCTGGTTAATAACTTCTTCAATAGCGTTAACAAAATTCTTCATAAGGCTTATCTCCCCTCTTGAATATATTGTTTTATGTTAGTTGCAATTGCGCTGATCATATGTTATTATATATACACAAAGTATGCCTATATTGATTATCTTCCACATCAAGTAAGCGACTTTGTTCTTCGAAACCGTTGAGTGGCCGCTCGGCGGTTTCTTTTTACCTTTATATTCGAACGCTCGTTCGATTGTGTTAATACTATACCACCATATCTCCAGGATTACAAGAGAATTCTAAGTCTCTTATAAACAAGTTTTCAACAATATTTATTCGCATATATCTTCAAGTAGTTTTCCATAAGTCATTAGATAGCTGCTAACTTGCTGTAATTTACCGAACCTTGACTCATGTATCTGCCTTATGTTGAAATCAGTAATACACTTTTCAGGCGTTGTGTTAAATTGCTTCGACAAGTCTAAAATCATCTGAAGTCTGCCAGACTCCTGAATGTTTTTAATTGTCCAATTAACTCCTAAAAACTTGTTGCATTGCCTTATTCTAATTCCGATCAATGCAATTCCTGTTCTTGGATTTGCCTTTGGTCTTCTTATAGCTACAACGTCCCTAACCAAAGTGTCTCCGTCCATGTATGGATATGAGTCTGCGAAGCTGGCCCGAGCACTCGATGTAATCGACCCAGGATTTGTATAGCCAAATTCATCTCTGTATCGACTCCCCATGCTCATACAATCAACTTCTTCATCCGCAAGTTTGGCTATATGCAGCAGTTCTTTTGATACGGTTTGCTTAGTTCCGTTTGGTAGCACAATAATATCTCTAACAAAATCAGACATTTTTACCTGGTCTATATATTTGGAACTAATTCCCTCATATAGCCCCAGTAACAAAAATTGATCCCTAAAATTTGGCAGTGATTTAATTTCCTTTAAGAAATCTTTCCTGAACATTACCGTTTTCTTTAGCCCATTTAGGTCTATACAATTACATAACATCTCCACGGTAACATCTCTATAATGATTTTGATTATCTCTAACCAGACCATTATTAACACACCAATCAGTATATCCCTCTAGACTATTTTTAAGTTGTACTAAGGTCTGAACACTGGTGGATGAGTAATACTTAAAGAATGATTCGATTTCACTTGCTGTCCACTCACACATGTCGCGGTCATATTCCTTTTCCCTGGTTTCAGCAAGTACCATAGCAGTCCGCAAATTTTCCGCTAAAACAGACGTTGCAGATTTTTCCTGAAGGTATTGCTGCTTTCTTTCCTCGTTATACATATTTACCTCCATTTTGAAAATTTGCTTTCCAGAATATTAATTCCTTTACGCCTAACTTTACCGCTTGAATTTACTATTAATGCATATTTTTCTTCATTATCCAGATCGGATAATAAATACTTAAACAGTTCTCCATATCTATTACTATCAATGTCTTTCGAAAATACAAACATTGCAGTAAATAGATCTTGCATTGTCATTCCATCCATCAATTCTGGGACCTGATTAAATAATGTGTTGAACTTGTTAATTAAGTCATCTGCTATTTTAGCTATCAACCTTGGCTGGTCTGCCTTACGTACTGGTTCCGGCAGATAATAAAACCCAATCAGTTTTGCGAACCTTGACTGATCTATCTTGCCGCCATTTCTGTTGATCTCATTCTGTAGCAGGAACTCTGAACTTTTATTGATCCTAACAATTACACGATTTGTAATCGTATTCGGATCATAGCTATCGGAAACCACCTTTTTCATCAGTGTCTTCTGATCTTGCTGGAATACAAATGCCTCGGCTTCGCTTCTTGTAAAACATACTACCCGCAATTCCATCGGCAAATTAAACTCTGGATTAAACTGATGAAGTTCGCTCATTGCCAGAGTTCTGTGATAGCCATCGATCAGATTAAACATGTTCCTTGGCAAGGATACTATTGTTAATGTACATGATTTATCATCATATTCATATTCCGCACCATCGGTCATATTGAGCGTGATAGCATCCGAGATATACGTTCCATTTTCCATGGACTCACGTATTTCCTCTACTGCCTTGCGGTTGACATATGGTTTCCTGATCTCAATTTCTCCCCGTTTAATAATCCGCAACGCCCTCTGCTCATTCTCATCATAATTCAGCATCTGGGCCTCACGTAGCTTCATAATCCACTGGAGATCCGTTGCTCCAATCCATTGATTATCCGCAACTTTCAGCATTTGGAGTTGCAACGGTAGTTTTATTTTTGGTACCGTCATCTTTGTTCCAGCCAATTGCTCTATTTCATTCTGCGTAAAAAACTTACCGAGATCATCTCGCTTCAAACAATACACTATCGCAAACAACTGAAACGGCGTAAACTCTGCCATATCCTTCTTAAACGTTACTATGTCTGCGGAAAGAGACTCGGACATGTCAAATTTTCGCTTGAGATGATCGTAAAGATCGCGCCGCGCTTTTCTGGTTGTTACTGTGGATACAAGTTTTTCTACGTACCTATCCAGGTCTTGCTTGCTTTTGGTGCCATACAACATGGTTGTATCCTCCTTTCTCTATTATTCTAGCATATTGTTTTCTCTCTTGCAATGACTTGTTTAATATTTGTAACTTACCATAGTGCATTGGATATCGCCCCATTTCTTGTTTAATTTCTTATAGCCATCTAATTATAGGTTCAGACTTGTTTCCTTTTTCCCATACATACCAAGCATTACATAATGTGGTCGCCCATCTTTTACCAGTAGATGGGTCAAGCTCAATTCCGTTACTAAATACACACATTCTCTTTCTAAAGACATAAATATATTTTGGTGGATATAATTTAAATAATTGTTTTCTTTTTTCTCCCTCTAAAAATTGTATTTTCAAAAACATAGCCAACTGTCCATCTGGTTCAAGCAATTCCATACAACGATAAATAAAATCATTCGCCAAAGAGTATGGTGGATTTGTAATAATTGTATCGTATAATTTATTAGATTTCCATTTGAGAAAGTCTGTAACAATTGTATTCGGATAGCCACGATCTACAATATCAATTGCTGTTATTTCTCCATTATATTCATCTGTTAAAACATTTGCTATATGCCCAGCACCAACACATGGCTCCAGAATATGTTTACCTTTAAAATCATGTGCGGAAATTAACATCTTTACCGCTTCCGGGTTTGTAGCATAATAATCATTTGCAGTTCTTCCGTTTGCCGGATTTCCGCCAACAAGTTTTGCTCCTTGCATAAATTATAACTCCTTTTATTTATTTTTCATCATAACTTTTGCTACCTGATCAAGCCATGACGTATCCGTAGTCGCAGCAATATAAAATACAAACAATGCATTAGAGAATAACTCATCATTATCTGCAATAGTTTCATAGATTTCTTCAACATTCGTATTCGCTTCTAACTTTTTAATACTATCGCACCAATAATTATACGCTGTTGTATCACCATGAGTTCTAACATATTCATCCATTGTAGATAATGCACGAACCTTCCTTGTGTGTGACCATTTATCCCATAACATTATATTTTACCTCCGCAAAAATCATATATCTTATCCCACTCTTCGTCACTTATCCCACCGCAATCATATTTCTCTTCAAGATTATAATAACACTGCCGGAGATAGCGTTCGTTATGCCAGCCGTGAAATATATCTGCCAGTTCCCAATCATAATTTCTGTTGATACGCCATTGCGTAAATTTATTCCAATCACATTTATATCCGCGCTTTATCATTTCTTTGCCTATATGCAAAGCATATACGTTGAATTGTGATTCTGGATACTCCAATACTTTATTTACAAGAATATGATTTGGTGTTCCATTAGTAGCTATTGCTTTCGCTATACAGCAGCACTCTCTCCACTGAGAGAGCAACTGCTTACGAGGAAGGATGGGAATCAGGTCTTTATGCCAGAGTCTCATTATTGTTCTCCTTATATATTATTCTGGTTTGTAATTCTTCAGTTCCGGCATTTCCTCTACCGCAACTTCATATGCTTTCTGCCAATTTATTTCGTTTCCATCAGAGAAAAGAATTCTTCTTATGCACATTTCCGAACAAATGTCATTGAAGTTCCTCAGTATTTCAGTGGAAAACATTACTTTAATTTCATGATCTGTCATGCCATTATCTCCCATGTGCCTGGAACAAAATACTTTTCCATCATCTGGTTTATCTCTTCTAAAGAAGTATACTTACCACATATCTTGTTACAAATATCCCTTGTATGATCGACCAGTTCCATATCGGGGATTTCTTCTGGAAACGAATCTTTTCTGGCTTCTAAATATTTGTCCACCCAATATTCACATGCTGCGGTAACAATAAACTGATCTGTATCATAATCAACATTGATCACAGCATTTAAACCTTCTCGAAGTTTTGCAATTTGATTGTCAACAAAAACAATACCATCAAGATCATCAATCACACGAAAAATTTTCCTTTCGGCTTCAATAATTGATTTTACATAATTACTTTCCGGATGAAGTCCAATTGCTTTCATCCAATCTTCGGCGTTTCTACAACAAGCCTCAGCATATACATGATATGTATCTATATCACAATCCATACTATTTTCTATTTCTTTTTCATATTCTTCACATACCAAATAGTTATATGCATAATCACGAAGAAGTTTTTTTAGAGCCTTTTCAGTGATTTTAAAATCCATTTCAACCTCCTATAACGGATTGTAGCTGGCGCAGTTCAAATAGTTTACTCATTTGATTTCCCTATAAAATATAATTTTCATCGTATACTATTTTTACTGTAATAATTAATTTCTGCCAACTTTATAAGATTTTTCAGCATTCTTTGACTTTCAGTGTTCACGATATTTATCAAACCCTTGTCTTTATTGGTTTTTGCGAATACCGAAATTTCTACTTCTTCTGGTCGTAGCTGATGTAGTTCAAATAGTTTACTCATTTGATTTCCCTATGAAATCCGGTTTTCATCTTACGCTGCCTTTGCAATACTATAAGCATTATCAATCATGCTGTGACCATCAACTGTTTTCATAAACAGATTTTCCTGGTAATTCTTGGTCTGCTTATGATCAGATGTATGCGTCGCATAATCGCTGACAGCATTAACAAACCTAAAAGCAGTATGTTCTGTTCCTACAAGATCCGGTTTCTCATAATAGATGTTGAGAATGTCAGTTCTCTTACGATTAAGTTTCTCTTCGAATTTCTGCTGCTGTGCGGCTTCTTTGAAATCAACAATCTTGCCAGTCTTGATTGCCTTTGTATACAGATTCTTGAATTCAAGCTGGAGAAGCGCTTCGGTCATATCACGGACCTGTTTTTCTGTTACTTTCTTGAGCTTCAGTTCGCCGAATTCTTCCTCAAGCGCCTCCATATAACGCTTGGCACTCGCAAGTGTATATCTAGCTTCTTCAAGTTTGCTCTGAATATCTCCCTTATGAGCGCATGACCAATGACGAGATGCCTGACTGAGTGCAAGGTTAAGAGTATTTTGACATACAACACGCACCGGAGAGATCGCGACTCTAACGGCTCCAGTTCCATCATGGGAGTTTGTAAATACAAGATAAGGATCTATATTCTCTTCGCATAATGTTGTGTTCTCCATTCTTGCAAGTAACCAAACTCTTTTACCGGAAGCCAGAGATCCGGCAGTCTCATATCGTACTCCCTCACCGAGAAGAGCATCTGTGAATGCAAACGCTTCTCTATTCTGTACGATCTTATAACGGTTCGTTACAATACCAAGATTTTTATTATCTGTCGATCTCATATTTACCTTGTACCCAGGGATTTCTCTCCCGAGTTCATCATAGATGGGTTTCGGAATTACATCCCAATCAAGTCCGGCAACCTTGATCGCATCTTCGCTTGTTGGTGCAGTATCAATTTTCTGTCCCAATCCATGCCAGGGAGTTTCGCCTACATAAAACATTGTTTCTACATTTGCTGCCATAGTTATTCTCCTTTTCTTTTTAATATTTCATTTATAAATAATAGCTATACTGATCACTGAAGTTTGTTTGTTGTAAAAATTCGTTTAGAAATGATTTCTTTTTAAACATGCTTGGTTGATTACACTATCTGGCTAATGTTACATATATGCCTCCTGTTAAATTATCATTTTAATATTGATATCATTCATACCATCTACTACCATCCAAATTAAGTTTAGGACAATCATCATCTTCTATCCAAACTTCTTTAAAGACATACTCTGGCTCATGATGCGGCTGTGCAATATTTTCTTTTACTATATCTTTTTTCGCTTTTATAAAATATTCCTTTATCCGGTTATATATATAATATTCATCCGTATCAACACTACGATAATAAGGTTCTGTTTTAACCGTCCCCAAATGACAGAATGCAAAATTACCATCTACAACCTTCTGCCAAAATTTATCACCATTTTTGATCGCATTATTATATCTGTTTTCATTTTCTTGCTTAATGGCCCTATCGATTGTCCATTTTGTTCCATCCATAAGATATGCTTCTTTAAAATTATCCACCCAAATTCGATGAGGATATTTACCATGAGGTGTTTCCTCTAAATGTGCCTTAAAAAACAAAGAATGTTCATTAACACCATCAAATCGTTCATCTGAATTACTATGTTTATAATACCCAGACAATTTATTAGATATATATACTTCCGGTCTCTCTTCTGGCATATGATAAAACACGCACTGTTTTGGTAGTTTACTGCGCTTTTCAGCCTCTTCCTTTTTGACTTTTTCTGCTGTTTGATCAACAATAATTTCTCTAGTTTTCAAGTCTCTGATAAGACAATGACCAGTTTTATAATCTCTATCTATATAGCATTCTCTACCTGTTTTCGTAGATTTCATCTGAGCGCCATTCCCAGTAAAATACCAATCGCTTCTGTTAGCAACTGCTTTTTCATGTGCATTGCTAGATGAAATACTTCTCTCAATTCCGTCCTTAGCCATTGCACCAAGACCAACCATAGTTGCAAAAAATCCGAACAGTCCCATAAATAGCCTCCTTTATTCCATAAAGTCAGACATAATTTCTGACGCTTTGCGCAAAGTCTCGTTCTTTTTACCTCTGATATATTTCTCTGTTACTGTAGGTGAAGAATGTCCCATACACTGCTGTACAAAATATACATCCCCCGTTTTATCATACAAACAAGTTCCATACGTTGCTCTCAATTTATGAGGAGTAATGTTTTTACCAGTAATATCCTTTCCTAATTTTTTTATTGTAGCATAAATACTTTCAGTTTCCATTCTGCGACGATTACGAGATATTATTAATGCTTTTTCATTTGGATTTTCGGACATTAATTCATTTCTATAGAATAACCAGTCTTTGATCTTGTCCGCAGTCTGTTCAGATATATATATTTTTCTATATACATATCCCTTCTCAAGTACAGATATTGTAAGATTATCAAAGTCAACATTTTCAACATCTAATTTATACATCGCAGAGCAACGAATTCCAGTATTTATAAAAATCGCTAAAATAGCAGTATCTCTTATCTTCCAACAATCTGCACGTTTTCTCCATGATAAATCATTTAGCGCAGTAGAGAACATTTTATCTATTTCGCTTTTTGTTAAATATCCTTTTTCTCTTTTCTCTTTTGTTTCCTGTGTCTCAATAAATTTAGGTCGATCAATATATGACATATAGTCATCACACACTCCACGAGTCTTTAAATATTTTGAGTAGTGCTGCAAAGCATGATATGCATCTATTTGTGCAGATGATGATTTATTTTTCTGAGTAGCCAAAAATGAATAGTAATCATCAATCGTAATTTTTGTTACATCTTCAATAGATTTTAGAAAATTAATTACATAACTCAGATATAAATATGCTGTCGCATATGATTTCTTATATATAATAGAATTATAAAATCCGTTTAACATCCAACCATCATTACATTTTGCAATTCTTTTTCTACATTTTATATCGTACTTATTTGCATATGTTTCAATACCATTCATTTTATCACCTCTCCTTCTTATTCAATAAATATTAGCAATTGCACTTAGCAGAGCAGTTCCAAAAATAATCATGGCTAAACCAGGAACAGTTTTATCTTTGAGAATCGAGAAACCTACAATAATTAATACAAATCCAATTAATACAGCCATTATAATCTCCTTTACATATAAATAATAGAACCATTAGCCGTCATAACAAAATCTCTTCGTCTAATCTCTTGAAATTTCCTATCTTCTTTACAAAACGGACACCATATATCTTTAATATGACCTCTTTCTCTGTGATGTCCATGATTTCTCATAATCGGAAACTGATTATTACATACAGGGCAAATAAATATTGACTGATCCATATAACGCTGCTTTCTCATTATAACACACCTCCATTCCAGCATTCAAAATATCCTTTCCTAATATACTTTACATTGCCTTTACCGAATACTTCCACAAGTTCCGGGATATAATCGCCACGCTTACGATTAAGCTGATAGCAATCATTCTTACTTACCTTGCCAACGCCAGATCCGTTTCCCTCATAAACAGTTATGAATACTTTATTTGCAAGTTCTTTTAATTTTTTCAGTAAATCAATGCGCTGTTCACGTTCCATGATTACGTTCAGTACATTTGAACATAACGCCACATTGTAATCTCTATCAAGCACTTCAGTGTCGGGACGATTATAAGGATCATAACCGTGAAAATTTTCAGGCAAATCATAATTATCAAAGTATTTTCCGCAACCATAATCAATAACCTGGTCGCTTTCGCTAATTCGATCAGCAATCATTTTGTAAATTGCCGGAAGTTTTGTTGAATTAATTGATGTGTTCGCAGATGTGTATTTTTGTTTGTTCATAATATACCTCCGTATTTGTTTGTTGTCAACATCTTTTTAATAATTGTTTATATCTTCAATTTGCTGTTTCCATATCCTTTCGCTTCCACTTGGATGTTGGACACGCTGTGTCCAGAACTTACTCCACTGATAAGATGCTTCTACATCAAATCCGCTATAATCATCCATTACCCACATCCATTTATGGTGCCAGATCATATTGCTGTGACCTTGCCGGATTTCCTTTGTGACAAGATTTACCTCAATAAAATTGCCAGGGTGCGGTTCCCTGGCTGTATCAAAATCTGGTGCTTCATCGAATCGTATCGTATTTTTCTTTTTGTCGATCACCATACAGTTAAATATAAAACCATACGGCAGCTGATTAACAGCATCAAGAAAGGTATCAGGACTGATTATCAGATGGAAATAATTTTTATGAACATAAATCTTGCCACCGATTTCCTTTCCTACGCCATACTTCTTGGATCTTTGATATGTTGTTTTACCAACTTTAAATTTCCTTTTCATTGTTGTCCTTTCTAATTACCTTTTTTGATCCATCCTCTGAAACATCCCCATCCATCATTCCTCTCTTTCCAGTCACATTTTCGTTCCAGATTATCATCTGCATGAAGACATGCGTCACAGAGAAATATCTTTTTTCCGCAGTTCCAACAAGTTGCTATATATCCTTTCTTTTCCGGGTCCCAACTAGTAAAAATATTTTCACATTCGCAATTCGGACAGACTTCGACCTGTTCAATAATATTCTCCACGTAAATTCCTCCTTACCATACATGCAGCGGTTTGTTTGCTTTAGCAATCAAATCTGCGTTATCATAATTATCATTCATATCGGTAATAAACTGACGGAATCTCTCTTCCGCAATTACCTTGAATTTATCAAGCGGCATCGTATAATAATCTTCCAGGTTGCCAAATTCGCCATACCCAACCTCATCATATGGTGTACCATCTAGCAGTTCATTATATCCGTTATCAACGCCATAAACATAGAGTTCATATCCAAGAGCGTGTTCCGTGCGATCACCCCAGCCGCGAATATCAAAACAAAGTTCTCCAACATGGCAGCTTCCGATAACGCCAATAGTATTGACAAAATCATCTTCTGTTTTTACGTTGTATTCGCACTCTCTCAGATAGCTGAAATAATCTTTCCATTCTTTCTCAGATAAATTCCATACAAACATCATAATGTTATTCCTCCTCATCAAAATCTGCCTGATAGAAGTCTGGCTCTACATCGTCGTCCATCTTCTGGACATCACCAAATACCCAGTCGCCAAATCCATCCTCGTGGAAATCGCCGCCATCAAGGACATCTGCAATTTCTCTTGCTTTCTCTTCCGACTCTGCTTCGATGTCAACAAATACATAAGAAATGCTCTCAGCCCAAACTCTGTAAACTGCCATAATAACCTCCTTTAATAATTACTTTACTCACCATATTCATCATCATATGCTACGGAACCAAACTGTCTTCCATTCAATCAAAATCAATATAATACCAACCAGTATTTGCATCTGTTTCGCCGGATTTAGCATCTTCATACGGATCATAATATCCGGTGTGGGATCCACCATACCCAAACACATAATCATCTATAGCATCAGCCACACGTTCACAATCCATCTCATACTTAAACAACAACTCATCTCCGTTTGTCGCCGCTTCAACTTCTGTCCAGTCCAGATCACCTCTCCATACATTAGGAAGATCATCAATAATACTCTGGATTATATTCCACGGGGCATTAAGATCTTCATAATCATCATTCACATGTTCCGCTGTTTCAAGCTTTTTAATAATATCATCTACGTACATCATATTATTCTCCTTTATTTTAGCTTACGGTTTAACAAATGCGAAATATGTATGTAGCCCTCTAATCATCGTGGTATCATAATATACTTTTACTTTCGAATAATCCTTAGATAATCGTTCGTACAGATGATCATCAGATTCGTTTAATTCTGCAAGTTTAAGTATCCAGCCATTTCTCTTCATTCGTTTTTGTGCTTCTCTTCCACAGTAATTTGTTTTCATAAAACACCTCCTTAATACCAAGTCCAGTCATTACAGTTCTTACCACAAATCGGTGTAAAACCATTGGATATACAATACTCATACAGTTCTTCTGTATCATCACATGTATAATATTCGTGATACCATGAATCGAAAGTATAAATACCATCTTCCTTGCAATACTCCTTGCAATACTCATTAAAATAGTTAATCAGCATTTCCTTTGGAACTTCAATAGATGTACAATTACACCATTTAATTTCATCTTCTGTATACTGTCCTGTCGTATCAGCATATACATCAACATGAATCATAATAACAGCCACTTCAATTTGTTCTTTTGTCGGTTTTACGTATGCCATAATTCATTCTCCCTTCATAATATTCACACACATAGTATCTTCATCCAACACCCATATGCTAGTCACAATCCAGTCTTCATATGCTTTAATTCTTAATTTATCGGTTGGCTTAAATTCTTTTATTGGCTCAGGAATTCCATAGTAATATACTCCTACCCAATAGTCGTCATCCGCAACAGCTACAAAATCTTTAAGTTTCATTTAATCAAACTCTCCCTTCCAATATTTATCTTCGTCCCAAGATGATACACAATCTATCCCACAGACTTCATATCCGGCATTCTCAAGAACTGCCTTGATGTCTTCTTCAAACCCGAAATCATAATCTGCTCTATCCAACACATGGATATCAATGCTTACCTGTACTACAATTCCTTTCATATCACCAATCCTCCACGATTTTTATCTTTACATTAGCATTTTCACAACGGCTTTTATTAATTGTAATAGTAACATCACCATTTTCATCGTCTTCTATCCGTCCAAGAGAAGGATCGTGGTCCGTCACGCCAAAATAAATACAATCATAACCAATCCAAGCACTCGCAGATCTTTTTCCGTTGGACAATTTCTTTCTAATAATCATATCATCTACTCCTCTCATGAAACTTGATTTTCATTGGATATCTCAAATTGGCTTTCCGCTCTCGTCGCTTATCACCCAAAGCAAAGCATCAATCTGGTTGTATTTAGCTTCTCTTTCTTCCAGTATATACGGGCTTCTCTGAGCGTCCTTCATCAGTTCCTCGATTTTTTCACGGATTTCTTTTTCTGTTCTTCTCATTTTGCTCTCCTTTCCAATCAAACGTGTCTTTTATTTAATATACCTCTTAATAAATCTCTTATACGACTTCATTGCATCTTCCTTTAGTGAATAAGGATTAGACTCATGTGTCTGATGCCATTCACCACCCCAATTCTCATAAACTCTGGCATGGTAGCAATTTCTCTCCCATTCACAAGTTACTTCTACGGCTGCATTTCTTTCCACTGCTATTGTTACTGTCATGCAATCACTTCCCTTCATCAAAGGCGAGTTTTATTAGTTATCTTCTGACCGGTTCCCATCGTCATCAATCTCATGAATGCGATGCGTGGTTTCATAATATCTTTCTGCCGTTTCCTTATCATCTCCGCTATACATAACTGCCATATATCCAAGTTTATCTGAATCCCATTCAATTTCGATGTTCAGATTCTCTGCGCAAGCAAATTCAATTTCCGTATCAAGACATACGCCATCAAGATTATTTTTTGCTTCTTCTAATGTGTCATATTCGCCAACGCTACAGCAAAGATGGTCACTATCATAAAGAATTCCGTATCGCATATAATCATCTCCCTTCATCAAAGGCTGGTTTTATTGATTTCCATACAACTGCTTTTTAATTCTTGCTTGCCCCATAATTGCCTTATTGGGATTATCTTTATCCAACCAGTAATAAAACGTTCTATACCAACCGTCCGCATTGAGCATTTCTACCTTTATGGAATTATCCATGAAGTTTCGCTGCGGTCGTGTCATATTAGTCTCATAATTCCCATAACTATCGGGGAATATATAACGATCATATCCGCTTGAATAATGAACCTGTAACATGTTCTGACCATCCAACTGAAGAATCCATTCGATCATTGGCTTTATCTCCCTTCTATAAAAGCATTTTTTTATGCGTTTCCCTCTTCAACCATTTCCGTTTCTGGCACAGGATCATATGGTTTATATTTCCTATAACGATTAATAAATGTGATTTTATCTTCTGTCCAAGACTTATCTGCGTTCCATACTTCAACACAATCCCACCAGATTGCTCGGCATGTTGCAACCCCTTCGCTTACTCCAGTTGACATCCAATATGCTACACAAGTTCCGAAATATTCTTCAATATTTTCCATATAAACCTCTTTTAAATTGTATCATCAATCATATCTACAGTAATCTCAACTATTCTATTATCTGAAGGAGTAAAAAATTCTATTGTTGCTCCTGGTCCAATTGGAAATTTAATGCGTTTAATTTTTCCAGTAATCACTTCACCAGATTTTAATAAGAGATAAACAGTATCACCCTCTTCATAATCTTTTCCATTAACAGTAAGAGTAGGTTTTCTCCATGCATATACCATAATTAAATTCCTTTCTTATAACATAGGATTAATTTCAAATCCATTTACGGTTGCATCAAGATTTAACAAAGTAAACATTGCTTCGTAAAACTTACAAGAGTTCTCATCACCCTCCTTCCATCCGAGTTTCTTGAAGTACATTTTTTCCTTTGTGGGGATGCCACCTCTCAGGAATTCAGGATCAGACATACAATGCTTTGCGAAATTCCATACGGTGTTGTTCTTCATATTACCGTCTCCTTTCTTAATCCTATTCAAAAATCTCAACTACTTTACCAACTCTTGAGTTCTCAAAACACCCATCAGTTATCTGACCTTCCATTTCCTCGTCACACTCTTCCCAAGTATTACGGGTGATGCGAACAAGTGAGTAATCATGAGTGCCAGTCTTGTCGAAATTTTCTATTTCAAAAATTCTAACGCCATCTGCCTTATTTGACCAATCCCATTTGGCTGATCGACAAAAACTTTCGCGCTGTCTATGACCATCGACACCATATACCTTCCATGTACGAGTTACTGCCATAGTGTTTCCTCCCTTCATCAAAACCGTGTTATACCATCACGTAACTCAATCATCTCCACATCCATACCAAGTTTCTCTTCGTATTTATAAACCAATCTTCCGTGATAACCAATAAACAAACCAGGATACTTAGTAATCAGATATAATTTATTCCCATCTATATGAAATACTGTTGTGTCTTTATAAACATTTCTAAGCCCAAGTGCTTCCTTTTCCCATTGCTGAATAATTTCTTCCATATCATCATTTCCTTTATATTTCACATATTAAATTTATCTATAAGATTATCAACCATTCTAAACGCTTCTGACAACTCTTTCTCTGCCGATGGGAAACAATTCATGTTTCGTTTACTATCCGCAATTTTATTTACGAGATCCATCAAAGCTTTAGTAACGATTTTTCTTTCATCGTCAGTAAGCGTAATGTTTTTATCCATTATTCTTCCCCCTATAAGAATCAATGATGTTTTTATATTCCACAACCAGATCCCTTACATCCCCAATGGCTTTTGCAAGTTTTTCATCGGGATATTTCATAGCAGCTTTATATAATTTCTGCATTACTTCTTGGTACTCTCTAATCGGCTTCACTTCAATCACCTCCTTGCTCCATCAAGAATTTCAGTTACCTTACGCTGGCATTCCTGATATGTTCCAGTGAATGTGTATCCATTAGCGCATCTAAGTGTATATGTTCCGTCTTTGTTGGGTTCAATTACCATGTTTTATCTCCCTTTCATTATTAAAGAATGTAATGTCGTTCTGCATTCATCGTCCGTGGCTGGTCTAAATTCATTTTCTGTAAACCAATAACCGTCAGACTTATAATTACCAGTTGCAATCTGATACTGTTTGGTTCTTTCGTCGAAATCAACAATCACGCCGGTTTCGTTTTTAATACTCCATTTTTCTTCAACCCCATAAGGATTGTCAATAATGATTGTTACGATATTCCCCAACACATAATCATCTCCCTTCAAACCTATCTTTTATCAGATTCGCTTATCAGTTACCTGAGTTACAAAAAATCTAATGTAATCCTGATCGTCCCAGTTCCAATAAATTTCGCCTTCGTTTTCTTCATCGTCCCAATAACTTCTTTCAGGATCTACGCCATGCGCACTTTCCTTTTCTTCGGTTTTGTAAGCATCAAGCCACAACTCTTTTGCAAATTCATTTGCTTTGTCTTCATCATCAAAAAGATAAGTTGGTGTATCTGCATCGAAACTCTGGAAAACCACTACTACAAATAACTCTTTACCCATATCTTGTATCTCCTTTTCTATTTGAACACTATATATTGTGTCTATACTACTCATGAAATAACCGTTTCATATTAAATCCATTCATCAATTTCAAAAACGTTATCTGCGAGATAGTCATTTCCCGAAACTTCAGAAGCATTGATTTCTCTTACCATCATCTCAAGATCATCCTTTGTTCCTATATATGTCGGAACAAAAATCAACTCATGGATCGAAGACGGCAGAATGTAATATGTTCCAATTTTCTGTTCCATTGCTTTCAGGAATTCTCCGCAGTACAGAAGACCAGCTCCGTACATGTTACAATCCAATGCTGCAATCGTCATCATATCCATGTTGCCGAGTTTCACTCTCTTCACCATATTCGCTTTTGCCTTATAAATCTGTTCTGGAGTTACGTTCCCAAGGAAAGCAGTCTTTCCATTCAGATCGTAGGCAACATAGAAATAAATTCCGTTCTTGACGGCAATCGGTTTTACTCTACTATCCTTGCGGTTCTTATAGCTTCTGGCAACAATAACAAGCGCGTCATCAGTTGCGTTACTCACTTCGTTTACCAGTTCATTGTACATGGGATCTTTCTCTGTAATGTTCATGATTTTGTTTACCATATTTTGTATCTCCTTTCATTATAAACCACAATATCTTGTATTATATTTCCCTATGAAATCGTTGTTTCATTAATAACAATCATGTTCCCACTTCTTTGTATACTCATTCCAACTCGCTACCGGAACCGCATTTGCTTTTGGATACAAATTTGTCCCAAAGTAGCTTCTACCTAATACGCAATCTTCTGCTTTGAAAACTCTCGGCTTGTGCCATCCCTGGAAATTATCCCAATGCTCCGTACATTTAGTAGCGAGACGTTTTGCTCCAAGAATGGTTTCCGTTCCACCATAGTTCAAATCGTCATATTGACCGCCAATCACATAATAATTTATTTTTTTCGTTATCCGTTCTCCCATTTAAAATCCGCTCACATAAACATCATAATCTATCACATTTCTGCACTTCCTTAAATACAAGATATTGGATTTCTTCGTCTGTTATCCCATTATCCATAAGAAATTCAACAGCTTCTTTTTTTGTGTTGAATTCCATTACATCACCGTCTTCGTCAAGAACATATTCAAGCGGGTTAATAGTAATTCCGTTTACATGTCTACCAACAATAACCATGATTGCCAAATTCCTTTCATTATTTGCAATTATCAACAAGTTCCTGTTTATAGAACCAATACTGATCATCTGCTCCATACCCAGCGAGGAATCTATGAAGTTCTTCTATCCATTCACATATAAAATCATCTTCGTCTTCGTAGTTATTCTTAATCCAATTTTCATTGGCGAATTTTCGGAATGTTTTCAAATTCCGTTTGATATAATCTGACCATCCACAGATTGGATCTCCGTTAGAATTAATTTCTTTTACTTCGATTTTCTTTGCGAGATCCACGCAGAACTCGTCGTAATCATCTTTAGGATTTGAACAAGGACCTACGGTTACTGATACATCATATACATCATCATAAGAATCATACCAATTATCATTTTCCATAAGAAAATCGTATAATGTCATTTGCATCACCATCCTTATATAAAATCTCGTATGCTCATTCCTGGTGCATCCCACGGGTTACTTGGTGAATAATCACCTCCAGTTGATGACGGACAATAATAATCATCCTCGAAACAATCGGGTTCCCCTTCTTCGTACCTGAGACAATCTTTTGCCGCTGCAATTTCCTCGGCTTCCGTTGTTGACATTTCATAGTCAAGGCAATAATCAATACAACCCCAACTGGAGTATGCTCTGTATTTGCAGTTACCGCATTTTTTCATTGTTAACCTCCTTTTTTAGTCCATCAAATATGATATTCTCTCATTAATATCCTGAGTAATCACATCCCTTAATCCTCTCAAAAGTTCTATTGTAATCTTTTCCTCACATTCTTTTTAAGACGTTCATATACTTCATCACTTTCAATCGCTTCAGGATCATCAATCCCTCTCGCTTCACAATATGCATAAAAGAAATCCTGAAAACACCATTCAATATTCATATATTTTTTAATAAGCTGATCTTTTGTCATATTAATCTCCTTTCTTTTTAATAATCTCAAAGTTATCTTTACCTGAATTATCTTTCCAGTTAATATCTACATAATCTGCGGCTCCATTGTTGCAACCATCAACCCCACATTTGAAATCAAGCGACTCAGGATTTTCGTCCTTATAAAACTCAATTTCTTCATCAATGCTTTCGGGTGTACGTTCCACTTCGGAGTATAGGCCATATTTCTTTACGCACCATGGGCAAATCTGTGTGCTAACGCATGATGCCCGGTCTTCAAGTTTACCTTCAAGCTCAAAATTCTCGTGATCAAAAATGCTGACGAAATCACCTTCTCTTTCCGTTCTCAGCCAGATCTCGAAGTAATCAAAATCAATCATGCCTTTATAACGAATTTTATTAATCTGCATTGTTATCCTCCTTATCATATATCTTCACCATCTGGAGCAGATCCAACATGGCTGTGTATCTGCCATAATTATATCTGTCGTTTGGGTTTGACGCGAAGTCCTTATCAACATCCTTATAAAGCGTGTAGATCGCGTTAAGGATATCTTCCTTTTTGCTTGGTGTTGTCAATTTCATAGCATCATCTCCTTTCCACAAAGGTTACATTACAAATACTGCCTAGTATGTTCTGCACGGTCATCATTGCCTCAGACGGGGAACGAGCAATGATACTCATTTCCCTCGTCCAGCCATCAAATAAGTATCCAACGATGTAACTGCCTTTCTCAGTTACCGCATTGAACATTTCCACGGGTGACATGTTTATTCTCCTTTCTTTAATATTTTACTTTTTAAGTTCGTTAATGTAGAAGTCTGTGTTGTGCTTGTCATAGCACCTCATGCACAGCTTACACCTATGATCCAGATCCTTTGCGTTCCATGTTCCGCAATTAATCTGGATGTTGTTTGCTTTCGCGAACTCAGTCTCGTAAACAGTAAATACCTTATCAACGAACCACTTGTAATCGTCGGGAATTTCCATTACCTCATTCACAATCGGAGAAGAAGCAACGAAATTCATATTGTCTGGTTTTCCCTCTGTTTCAAAAACAGGTTTGTATAGATTCAAATTCTTAGAGAATAAAGCAAAGAATAAATGCCGATGACTATTAATAATTCGTTTATGATTGATTGCGCAAATCTCTGTCGCAGCATCTCCATGCGATTCGATTCTTGCTTTTCCGTTTGTTGATGGAATTGCTACGGTTGCCAGAACTTCTTCTTCCAACAGGAAATTGTTGAGAATGAGATAATTTGTTTCCAGTGCCTGTGAAAGACCGGAAAATCTTGACGCACCCTCTGCCGCATAACAGTCTTTGCAGATGCAACCCTCGCACTTTGCTCTCGCTTGACAGATCGGATTCATAAGAACAGAAGTGCTGATTGCCCAGAAATCTTCCAGCTTACCTGTAAGCTCCGACACTGCAAGTGCATTAGCCAATCTATACTGGTCAATTACAGTAAGGTTGTCTTTTCTTGGAAGCAGTTCGCTTATCAGTGCCATGCGTTCCAGATATTTCTTACTATCTTTGGCGTGATCACGCCAATCCTCATAATTAGTTACACCCTGAATAAATCTGCTCATAATGAACTACTTCCTTTCTGTTATTAAATTTTCAATGTACTAATACCATTTTCTTACACGTCCATTGCTTCTCTGATGTAAGCAACCACACCAGATGGAACGTTAAACACATCTATTGCCCAGGTAAATATCTGTCCTGTGCAATCATACGGACTCCATTTGTAATGAGTCCAGTTCTCCTCTATAAATTCCTTTTTCTCTTCTTCCGTCCAACATTCTCCGGGGAAGAAGATCTTCTGCCAACAACCGTCATAATCACCGCCACCATTGACGATTTCGCCGTAGTTGTTATACAGATATTTCTTTCCATTGCGTCGGCGAAGTTCCGCTCGGTATTTGCGTTTATTCTCGACGATCCTTTCGTCTAGCTTGCGCTTTAGCTCGCCTTTATATTTACCTTCTTTTACCAGACAACTCCTGATGTAATAATCAATTTCGAGGGGGACGTAAGGATTAGGTCTGCCGTATTTCATTAAATATCAACTCCTTCCAGATCCACGTCATATCCAAGACGGTGAATAATCGCGCTTACAACGTTGCTATCAAAAAATTCTATTGCTTCACGTTCCTTTGCTTTGCCACGGCGGGAACAAGGAACGAGGATTTCTTTGTAGATTTCCTCGTTATCTTTGAGGATGTACACGGTCAATCTGTTCATAAGATAATAACCGTATTTATCATCTCCCGCAGTATACTGACCGATGGGGCGAATTGACCATGCGTAGCCACGACCTTTCACATAATCAAGATCTGCCATAATGTAGTTGTCGGTAACATTCTGATCACGAATTGTGTTATCGGGTTTGCCTTTAATGTGGAAATACTGTGTTATAATGCTCATTTTTTCGCCTACCTTTCTAGCGCAGTTTGAATTGCGTCATCAACAGAATAACCGAGAGTCATTAATATTATAATTTTGTTTGCCAACTTTTCACCGAACTCCTTTCGAAGTTCTTTAATAATATCAATATCTGCCATTACATTTCCTTTACTGTTACATCACCGCATTCAACGTCCCATTTGCGAATTGTCATGCGGTATGGTTTACTAAGACCATAACAACTCTTTTCATTGCGGTGCGGAAGAACTTCTGTCAGCCACCACTTCGGATACTCAGCGACTATCTTCAGCGGAAGATATACACCGCCAAAGATTGATTCATCAGGGTTAGTCGCAAATTTCGCCCTGATTTCCTTTCCTACATACAGATCTCTGTTCCTCAATTTGTAATTTGCCATACACACCTCCTTAAATCTCTTCAACATAAATATTTATTTTGCTACCAATCAAATTCGCTTTAAACCTATATTCATTAGCGATTAAATCAGCAGCCCATTTTGATGATTTTACCGTTATATATTCACGGCGATTTCCGTAGTCAAATACAATTCTCCACACGATTAAACCTCCTTAAAATCAAAACTCACATCATATATATGAGCGTAATTATAACCACCGCCAGCAACCAGTTTCAAATCCTTTTCCATATAAAGGATAGCTTTTTCATATGTCCATTCATTGTTGTCAAAACTATATGTATCCCCGTAAGTAAATGTCTTATCATACCAAAGACTACTATCAATATACTGAATGTCAGGATGGTTTCCGTCTACCTTATATTTGATCGTTGCCTTAATCTTCATCTGCGTATTCCTCCATAATCTGTCTTATTTCGTCTTCCCACTCGGCTTTTTCCCTTGCTATGCGATCTGCCTCTTCCTGTGCCTCGCAAGGTGACCATTCATGCGGTTCATCTTCGGGATAGTGGCACATTTCAAAGCCCTCCGCTTCGTCGTACCAAAAGTACCCACAACCTTTACATTCCATGTGTAATCTCCTTTCGTTATCATTTTTCCTCATGGTTACATCTATGCCACCAAGTTCCCTTGATGGCATAATCTAATCATGATCTCAGAAGATTTCGTAGCAGAGAAGTGTGTCCAGTTCCTCTACGTTACGGAGAATCCGATCAATCTGTAGTCTCGTGCTACGATCATTTTCATATTTCTTTTTATCTTCCAGGAGTTTCCGTTTGTAATAAAATCTCAGAAGATGCCAGAGATAAAATTCTTTTTCTTTATCATCAAGAGCATCAATCAACCCGCCCATGATCTGGTACTGCGGATCTCCGTTGCTAATCAGTCGCACTGTTGTACTACCCTGACAATCATTGTGAATACTAAACTGTTCAATAAGATCATCAGTTAATTTTTCATCATTATCTGCGATCTCATCAGAAACATCGTATACACCACCGTATTTCTCTTCGTAATATACCTTCATCTTTTGCCTCCTTATGCAATCTCTACTACTGATACAAGTATTACTGCAATCATTAACAGGGCCATCATAATTATCGCCTCCCCAGTTCCTCCTCAACCATTTCCGTTAGTTCATCAACATCCACGGGACGATTATTAATCTCCCAAGTTGACCAGTTGCCAAACCAGTTGTACTTCTGAATTACTTCCAGAACGTCACCATATGGCATATCGGCGGTTGCTATATCTTCGGCTACTTGCCTTTGTAGCCGATTGATCATCCAGTCTGGCGCGATTTTTTCAAGACTTCCGTTGTTTTCTAACTGGCAATTCTTGAGGTAATACTCAAAATCATCCTCATAGAAATCCTCAAGTTCTCCGTTTCTCTTCAGAGCATTGAACTCTTCACGGATTTCTTCCTCTGTCCAAATCTCTCCAGTGTCAACATTGTAGTATTTATCCATGATTACTCCTCCGTATACAATTCAATAGTTACATCATCAAATGCTTCATAGAACGCCATCACAATATCCTTACAGTCACGGCATTTTGCCTTATTGAGCCGGATCTTTGTAAGGCGTTCATAACTATCAGGATCTGCATACATGTTCTTGCCGAGTGTTGACTTATAGCGTTTGTCAATTCCGAGACAACGCTTCATGTGAACTTTGTCGGCGAAAAATCCAGTCAGCTGATACTTGTCTTTGCCGTCATTATTATCGTGATATTCATATATCATGATCAGACAAGCGTTTCCGTTATAAAGGTTGCTTGTATAACTACGCTCCTTGCCATCGAAATTCTGCGTGAAAACAACTTCTCCAACTTTCTTGTTAAAATCCCAATTAAGGCTCATTCCATGTTCTCCTTTCTAAATTCATCAAACAACTTATTTGCGTTTGCCTTATTAATAAATGATTTATACAGTTCCAGTTCTTTTCCCATCTCATCAATCGTTCTCTGGAGATTATCCAGTTTGCGATTGATACCGTCCTGTACCATGTTGCGGAGCATCGGCACAGTGTCGGACGGGATTTCTGTGCAAGCCTCAGCACACTTTCCGTTCGGGGCTTTAATATATGTGTATAACTGAGGTTTGCCAGATTTATCGTCTAACTCGCGGAGCATCATCATTCGGATTGCCAGACCCAGGGAATCCGTGAGATATTCATTATTCAATTCCCACGGATTGATCTCCGATCCGGCAAGCTGTGCCTTTTCAAAAGCATCGAAGTTCCGTTCGGGAAGCCATTCCACGGTGTATTCCACTTTAAGATTTGCCGTGTTGCAGCCACATGTGATCTCGTTAGGATCAATGTTATCGTACACGGGCTGTTTGGTGAAACAGCTTTCCTTTTGGACTTGCGCCAGCCTACCAAACTGGTCTTTAGAGCGGAGTTCCCACATAGTTTACCTCACTTTCGTCATACATATGTCCACGGTTGTGCATCCAGAATTTTTGGAATATTCTTAACCGGAACATTACATGGGATCGCCTTATATAACGGCTCTCCCTTAAATTGTGGACATGCATCCATATCTGTTGGTTTCCAAACAACCCAACAGTACAATTCTTTTTGAAATACGAATCCATCATATGACGTTCCTTGTGGAGTCCGTAGTTCTGCAAGATACGGTTTCCTTTCACGGAACTTTCCGTGTGTAAAGAATTGTATTGCATCTACAATTTTTTTGTTTTCTGTTTCTCTTTCCATTTATTCCTCCTCCGGGAAAAAGAATTCCCTTTCTGAATCGTCCAAATCAATATAACGATCTTCAAGGAAATCATCGAGCATATCATTGTCTGCAAGATATGACATCGCCGTTGTGGCGATTTCTAGTAGTCTTTCGTAACTCATACGGTTACCTCCTCTCACTAGGACATTCACTCCAACCAAAACGATCACAGTAATATGGTTTCTTGTCAAGAAGTACCACATCGCTCATACTCAGAGATCTTCCGCAATACTCAGCGGGACGATCTACGTTAAATATACGGAATAACTCTTCAAGCGCACCATTAACGGTTTCGCTTTCGATTGTTCCTCTCCATACAGGAACATAATCTGCCATGCTCCAGTTATGTTTCATGGCAAAGTCGAACGGCATGAATGTGTAATCAATGCTTACAGGTGCCATATATATGATATATTCTCTTGTCATAGTTATCAATTTCCTTTCTTTAACAATTCACATATAGACCAAACAGGGGCTTACCAGATTTCCGTTCATAAATCTCAATCAAGCTACCCCAATCAATAACATCAAGCTTACGCATATCATCAGTTGCAAGCATCTTAATAGACTTGAGGTATGCGCAGATTTCCTTTGGTGTTGCATCATCTGCAATCACCAAATCATCAAACTCAACACACTGGTTATTTATTTCATAACCATCTTTTTTGTTGCCCCAGACATCAAAGTAATTGATTAATGAATATGTTTTCATAATTACCACCCTTTCCAATTGCTAGTTTCCGTTACCTTGCGGAGCGGAAGATAGATAGTGTCATAAACATTTGCTTCAGGAATAAACTGTAAAAGTGTAAACTCAGCAACATCAAGGATCGAATCAATCGACCCACCGTTGCTTCTAAAACTGTAAGCAATCATTGCACCATAGGCAATCTTGCTAATGATTTCTTTTTCCGTTGCGGTCGTTTCTCTGCGGGTATCACGGGAATTTCCGTTCACATAGTCGCGGATCACAATTGATCCGGCAATATCACGGGCGATTTCCTTTAACTGAGCCTGAGAATATTTCTCGGCAAATTCCTTCTGCGTCATCTTAATACCTCCTGTGATAATCAAATCCTTCAACTATTGTAATTATTGCCAGAATTTTATCTGGATTTTTGAGCGGTTCTCCGCTAGTGATCTTCATAATTTCTTCTTGTTTCTCTTTAGATAAATCCTGAAATCTAACTTCAACAACGTGTGCTCCTTGCATAATATCTCCTTAAATCATATCAAATATCTTTCGCCATGCTTTTCTATAAAGAATCTCGCCATCTGTTCCAGGCTGTGCTTTCGCCTCTACTTCATCCATGATATCAATGATCGTTTGTTTCCGTAAGCAAAACCCGTTTGTGTTTCTCAGAAGTTCTCTTCGCCAACCTTTTTTATTTTTCATCTTGATCTCCTTTCGCTTACATCACTTTCTCATATTTTAATTTCCTTATGGCGTTAATAATTCGCTCATAAGGAATTGTTTCCATATATGTTTCTCCAAATGATGTAGTCCAACCTACGTTGTAACAATCTGGAAATGATTTACATTTGCAAAACACTTCACATCTGCTTTTAATACCAAGAGCGTCTACAACCATCTGACCAATTATCTCCGTATCATGATGTTCTGCGTGGACATCAAGCATCCATTTTTCAATAAACATACAATCCATAGCGTTCTCCTTTCGCTTTAATTCCAACCATTGCACCAGTAACCTGTACGGTATTCATCAATACCACCGCACAAGCTAATGTAGCGGTTCATATCCCTTTCGGAAAGAATAAAATCAAAACCAAAAATAGCATCGTCTGTCGTAAAACAGAGCCTATCTTTGCCTTGATATTTATCCATTCCGTAAAGAATGTCTTCGTATTCAAGCCCGCGATTTCTGGTTATCTGGCAAAAGATCCATCTGTAACGGTAAGTTCCATTTATCTTTTTCGGCGGGCAAACCGCATCCCACGTCTGTCCGTGATCAAGATGGATAATTTGAGTTCCGTTATTAAGATAGATTGTTCTTGCGCCACGATCTAAAGCATTACGAATCGTCATCATAATTTTCCTTTCTGTATTATGCACATACTTTTTCTTATTTGTCAATGGTTAATATTTTATTATTCATAACCATATTGCAACCCACAACTGCGGTTGAGTTGTGGGCTGTGTATATGGGCATGAATGATATTATGCAGCGTACTCAAACCGCATACTATCGCCGATTGCCTTGCAGATTTCCCTTTCGGTGAAAGCAATCATCTGGCACTCATGGTTCAGGGTGTGCCTGAATGCTTCATCTGCGTTGGCAAACACCTTGAGCGAAGTAGGATCGTACTTTGCAAGGAACGATTTCAGTTCGCTTGCAACCCTAGCATCCTTATGCAGTACCAGGATATGGAATACCAGTTCCATACGAGATCTGGTCATGCCATATCCCTTGCACCATGCCGGAGCAGACATCAGGATTTCCAGTACCGTTCTGAGGGTTCTCCCGTCATCATTGCAAGTATATGCAATGTACAGAGCAAACTGCTCGTTTGTAACGGCAAGATTTTGAGAATTTCCATCTCCCTTCTTGGTAATGGTTATGCCCAGCTCAGAGACAACCCGGTCAACAGTTTCTTTGACCCAATCGGGAAACTCTACTGTCTTTCCGTTGGCTCCATAACGGGAAGTGGGTATGATGCTTTTGTACTGCTGCTCTTCCCTTTTGATCTCTTCCTGCATACGCGCAGCCAGTTCCTTTACTGCATCAAAACCGAACTCCTTAACCATCTTCTTCATCATATCTTTGCTGTTCATCATAATGTAACACCAACCTTTCTTTAATAAATAATAAAATTGTTTTCGCTTTGTTAATAATTCAATATTCAGTTGTTAATTTTCGATACTTACGATCTCGTCCTTCGCCACAGATCGTACATTGAAACGATCTGTTTTGAAATAGACAAGTGATGTTCCAGGCACTTCCCACGAACTGATAGCATGGAAAGTCTCTTTCCGTTCAATGGCGCGGAAATCGCCAATGGGAACGTTGTATTTGATTGTTACCTTCATGAGTCCACCTCCTTTCTTTTCTCTTTGAACTCACCTCGGACTACTCCCTGAACTACTCCATAAAGCCATCCGTTCAGGTAGTTAATGTCATAGCAGAACTGAATCCAACTTGTGGAGTCGGCTGGATAAAATACATAAAATCCCTTTCCGTAATCTTCCTTTTCAATGCGAACATCCCCGAAGTTATGGGTAAACGCTCGCAGATTGTCCGCGATAATTTCCTTTTGTTTTCCTGTCATAGTCGTACCTCCTTTAATATTTAACTCTAAATGTATGAACTCTCTGATCATCATCAATCAGTTCACTATATGTGTGAGATCTGATTGTGATCGTTTTGTCTGTGTACTTCACCAGACTCCACGTTTCATAGTTACTCATAAGTCTTGCAGCTCGCGGGTTTGCCTTGATGTGCTGACGGTAAATCTTTTCGAAATACCGTTTCGCTTCTTCGTGGTAAATCCGGTTTCGTTCCGCAGTTCTTGCGGGTATATCCACATAGTCATCCATCAGATTGTATTTCCGTTTCGGATCTCCCGAATGAACTCTGTAGCCGGAAAGCCACGGAAGAATCACAACATCTGCAAAACTACAATTGAGGTTTTCATTGACTAGCCGGAGAATATTTGCCTTTGTGTAAGGCAACGCAGTCCTCTTGCGCTCGATCTCGTGCCGAAAACTATTGCAATCTCCGTTTCCGTCATGGATCTCGAAGCAGAAGTCAACGATTATCATGTTGGAGAACTGGATGTAATCACTCCATCCGCTTTTCTTTTTCTGGCGAGGAATTCCATATAAATTCCACGGAATATCATTCGGACGGTAGTTTTCACATCCGCTCATGAGTTCCAGATAAAATTCCCTTCCATCATCGGTGCGGAACGCCGTTCTGATCCGGCAATTCTCGACATCATTTACGTTGGTACCTTCACATCCGGCACCTTCAAAATATAATGTTTTTCCCATGTTTGCCTCCTTAATATTTGCTAACTCATAGTCACATCTATACCGCCAAGGTTTCCCTTAACGGCATAGTCTGATTATGAATTGTTGTCGGCTAACCAACGCTCATAGAGCGTGGTCAAGTTGAACTCGCCGAGGAAATCTTTGTAACGGGCGATTTCCTTTTCGAGATCGGCGATGGCAGCCCATGCCTCTTCCCTGTCATCAATCGCAGACTGATAGGGATCGTAACCATAATACTCGTAATCATCATCATCAAGATATCCCGGATTGTGATAATCCTCGTATATCATTTCCGTTGCGACATGATCAAAATCTCCGTGGAGATGATTAGTATCAATTTTCCGTTTCTCTTCCTCGGTGTACCCCCAGGGATTGCAGACCGGATCGTAATCGTCTTCATCAATCCATCTGTCTTCCATGTCGCGATAATATTCCGCCCACGCCTTGTTAATAGCGCGATCATCTGCATCGGAATACTTTCGGCAGATTTCCCTTGCGTTATAACGGGACTTGATCAGTTCGGGACGCTTGTTATACTGCTTATACCCACAATTCTTCGGGTTAATTCCTTTTACCTTGTTCCAATCAATGGAGTCGAACTCATCCCAGGCGTTTTCCTTGATGATGTCGTCAATCCAGCGAGTCTGCCCGTTTCCCTTTACGAAATAGGCGTTAATATATTCGTTCGCATAGCGGAACTTGCGTCCGAGTGCGTTTTTCTTGTGTGCAGTTGCCTTACGTCGAGATGCACGATCTCCAGGACGGCGAGTTCCCTTACTGGTTTCGCTTGTGTCAAGCACCTCATCCAGTGCATATTTCTCTTCGCACTGGCGGTTTCCGTGGTTGATACCTTCAAGAGCAAAATAGATTTCCATTGCACGATTCATATTATTTTCCCTCCGTGTATTAATTTTATAGTTACATAAAAACCCACAAAGGATTTCCCTTGTGGGCAATGATCTAACTATAAATTACATAAAATCATCCTCGTCATCTTCAAGTACTTCGACGAACTCCAGTTCCTCCTCCGGTGCGGTTTCCCTTACGGGAATGTAGCTGTATACAGAAACAGAATGATCGAGCACCTCTCCGGTGCAATCATCAATCACATTATGTGTCCAGGAAATTCTGGCGCAGACTTCTCTTGTCCAGCCGTTATCAATCAGCCATTTGGTAACACATTTGGCGGTTGATGTCATATACATACACGGGAACGGGTTCCAGCCTGTAAACCAGAACTTGGCGACTCGATCACCGGATTCCCGCTCGCTGTGGACACGGCAGAGTTTAGTTCCCTTTGTCCATGTGGACGTATAGACAATTTTGTTTTCTACTTTTCTCATACTTCACCTCCATGAATACAATTTAATAGCACAATAAAACCCACAACCCGATTTCCGGTTATGGGCTTAATCTGATATTAAGTTGTATAATGCAATCCACGTATCAATTTGCCTTAATCAAAAAACGCCGTTGGTTAATTACCAAACCTCACGCCTCAGTTGCTCATGATACAGGTTTGCGTTGTTGGGTCACTTATTTCCGTAGCGCTCCTGAATGGCGCTCAGGATTTGGCTCCATGATGCATCATGCATGGTTACACCTCCTCTCAGCTCTGGCGAGAGCCGTTCTAAAATACTCCATTTCGTACAAGTAATCGGTACCGAAGAACTGATCATACGCTTCAAGAGCGTATGACTGAAATACTCGATACAGATTAAATTTTGTTATTGCATCTTCAAGATTATTAGTCCTAAAGACTACAGCATGAGTATTTAAATTCCAAATTGTAAACAATTCCTGCCTCCTTAATATTTTAGAACATGTCAGCGGTTCCGACGTATCTGGCATCAATCACCAGATCGTCGAGAACATTATCAGGCGTTTCATACTCATCAAGCATGATTAGCGCCATCAAGTCACCTATAAATAGATCGTCAGCATCGTCGTACCATGAATAGGTACGACCGCAAACGTCTGATCCGGTTACTTCAGTAACTGCGACTCCGTCAATCACTTCGACATCGGAAATGTCGATGATCTTGACTGTCGTCGGGTAGATCCCATCAGGGATCTGGACATCTGCCCATGATGGAACACTCAGGGCAATAACTCCACAAATTGTTGCGCCAATGGCGCAGATAATATTTTTTGTATTCTCGGTCATGATTTTATTCCTCCTCTTTTAATATGTTATTAATAAATGCTATCTTGCTCAACTGCTCGTTATACATCCGATGTATCGAGCAACTCTCGCAACTACGGGACCCGCAGTAATGCGGATTAACGAGTCCCTGATACTTACACGCTCTGCGGAATGCATAACTTGCTTCATCCGCCGTTCGGCTAAACTTCATCTCGTGTTTAGCCTCGGCGAGGATACGGATACCCTCGCCTCTGGTAACTATCTTTCGTGCCATTTGATCACTCTCCTTCCGGCACGTTTTGACCCTATCCAACGGTTATGACCCACTTTGTCAGTCCCCGTCGTAGTTGTGGGCGGTTAATGGGTTACATGCAATCTATTACACCCTTCCTAGGGACTTGCATCCAATGATGCGTCCCTGATCATCCCTAACTGACTCGTTCGGGATGAATACGTCGTCCCTGTCAGCACATCTCTGTGCAACAAGAGAAGAGACAACGTAAACAACACCGTCCTCCGGAGCCGGAAGCCCCGTCACGTCGGAATACTCCGACCTTGTGACCGGGATGCCGTCGATCTCTCCGACGGTAACTGTGGTTGCGGTTACTCTGGCGATTGTGCCGGACGGTTCGACAGCGAGTAGCTGAGTCCCGTCCGCATTGACGAAGTTGATAGCGTGAGGGGTTAAGTTTTTAATTGTCATGTTTTTAAGCTGTTGTTAACGCAGTCAGCTTCTGCGATGAATTTATAACATCAATAAAGCGCACAACCGAAGTTATGCGCTCAATCATGGTATAAACTTATCCCCGTATGCATGGCTAAAAGATAATCCGTGATCATTGTGAGTACCACCTCACGCAGATTTTACACCGCTAGGATCGTGGTAAATCCTGCAGCAACGCAACCCAACGCCTTAAATAATATGTGCAACTGGTAATTGCACACTCAGGGAATTTAACACGATGTTTACCAGACATCGCGGATTTTTATGCCGTGTTTTCTCACGTAACCATGTCGGGACTTATAAGGAGAAACACTCCGTGCCCTTACGCAACATGGTATAGTGCGTGTTACACTATGCAGTAACCTAGCACCGCCGACGGTTATTTGTGTCATAGCGCACATCAGACGGTTATGCGCTTTGGTTAAAAATGTGGCGCATATACATTATTTGTATCACCTACTTTCGAGCATAAAAAAAGACCGGCGAACCGGTCATTTTTTCCTGTTGTCCAGTTTTTCCCGGTATTTCCTGTTGACTTCTACCGGGTTGCTTGTGAACGGCTCCGGGCGATCCGCAAACAACGGATTGTTTACGCCCGGACGCATCATGTCTTTGTGTACAACCGAGTAATACGCTTCATGATTGCGTACTACTCCAGATCCTGCGTCAGCATTATCAAGCTGAGTCTTGCGGATCTGATAGTTAGTATCCCGGTACCGCATATAATCTCTCTGCGGTGAGCGCAACCGGGGCTGCCCAACAACCTTGTTACGTCCTGCTTCCGGGTCAGTGAATGTTCCGAGTGTCGGAACTTTACCGCCGATTGTGTCAGCGATTGCCCGGAAAATCTTGTTGTCCGGGTTGATTTTTTCCCTGTCCCAGCGTTTGCCATTATCGCGACTAATGTAAACATGCAACGCCTCCGGGAAGCCCGCGAAATTCTCGCAAACGAAAAGCCTCCCGGAATTTTTACCATAAACCGCTCCCCGGCGAACCGGGAAACCGGGCATAGTCTGCCCGTAAGCGGTTGCAATTTTGCAATATTCTTTCATAGTATGCCTCCCGATTACTTCGTCTTAATCCATGCGAGCGCTTCAGTAACATAAATCGGAAGTTCTACCGTAAAACTGATAACGTCGCCATTATACTTGTTTTCAACATGGTCAATAACTCTGCTAAATACTGCCTCGTCTGATTTCATGGCGAAATCATGATCCTGACGCATGATTTCTTTGCCAATCATCACTTGGATGTTAAATCTTTTCATAACATACCTCCTGCCGGGGGTTATTTAATGACGCATTAAAAATGACGTGCAAATACTCCCCGGAAAAATATTTTTATGGTTCAGGTTTTTATATAAATGCGATGATTTATATAAAAAACTCAATCATAAAAAAAAGGCAATAAAAAAAGAGCGCATCAGCGCTCTTTTAGTCGTTATCTCCGAAGACGTATTCCACACCGTCCTCGTCAATCCACACGCCGTCCCGGCGAATGGTTTCAATCTGCTCGGACTGGTGGACTGTATCCCACACGCAAGCGTTGGGATACACGCTGTTACCTTCGACAACAGTAATATTAAAGCACTCCCATTTTTTCATGTTCTCAAGCTGTTGTTTACCCGGTTACGGCTTCCGGGATGCATCCCCGGCAGGATATCCCGCCGGGGGTGTGTGGGTTTTACTTCGTGGTTTTGTCCTTCTTGGGTGCTTCCTGCTTCTTCTGCTCCTGCTTCGGGGTTTCGGGCTTGGTGTCCTGCTTGACTTCCTTCGGGGCTTCCTGCTTTGCTTCGGGTCTGATCTGTTCCAGGCTGTCCGCTCTTGACTCGATCACAACAGCGAAAAGCTCGGAAGCGATCCGGGAAACCGTCTTGGCGTCCGTCTTGATCCGCCAATCATAGTTGCCCAACTTCTCGATTTTTTCCTTGGTCTTCGGGTCTGTAACCTTCTTCTTTGTTCGACCTGCCCCACCACAAGCGAGAGAGACAGCTTTTCTTATGTCAGCATCGGAAAAATCCGATTTGCGGATTTTGTACCCGGCGAACAGTTCCCCGGGCTTCCCGACTGCGACATTGAAAGCAGACCTGAACAAGTCTTTGACTTTTGAAAGACTGCCGGAGTTAAAAAACGCTGTGATTGCTTTGTTCCAGTCTCCATCGACTTCTATCCCGATGCCTTTATAGTTCTTATGGCACTCAAGAAGTATGATACTCTTGTCTGTACCAGTCAGACTATTGAAGTCTTCAAGGCTAACCGGGATCTTTTCAAGCTGTTCTTTGAGATCAGAAATCAGCTTTTCGTGTGCCTTGAACAGGTCAAAATCTGTAGTTGTGACGGCTTTGATCTGTGCATCCGTGTAACTTTCAACACCGGGATAGCTACTTGAAAGCAATTCAAGATAACTCCTGTAATCTTTATCCCCTGTCAGTGTCTCAAGTTCGGATGTCCTGATCTTGAATGCTACAAGATTTGTAGCCTTTTCGATCTGTTCCGGGTTAAGCAGGTTATTAAATCTGCAGGTGATCTCTGTACTCTTAAACTCTTTCTTCATGTCTCGTCCTTTCTGCGCATTTATGCGCTCTGAATAATGGTTCAGGGGAACTGTTCCCCGGTCAGCGTCTGAATTGATCAGGCGTTCACCGGGTGACAATTCCGGGACGTTCCACGGCTCCAGTTTCTGACCATTGCGGAACTCACGCAATCCGGGCAAACCCAGCCAAACTGGAAAAGGGTTTATTTTTTCGTTGTCATGGGTGACGGCGTTTTTCGCTCGTATCATGCCACAACGTGAATTTGATCATTCCCCTGCAGGGGGTGATATCTCATTCAATGCGCTTTTCAGGTTTCGCAATAGTGCGATCCGTTCCTCTTCTCGTCTTACTGCCATGCTAACGGTCAAGTGAAGCACTCAACCTCGCAGTGAATCACTGCTATGGTCTTACATAAGCCGGTCTATTGTTTCGGGTGGGGTTCGGCCTTGTCAAATGGGACTCATCCGGTCGGGGCTGTGTTCTTCTCGCATCGCTCCTTCTTCGCGCCCCTTTTCCACGTACTAGGGGGAAAACTCGCTTGCGTCTGCTCTTGTCACGCTCCTGCAAATGGGCACTTGCGTTACTGTAACGGTCTAGCGGTGTACCGGGTTTTTGTTTGGTGTTCCGGGTTTGCTCCCGAATGGCTTCGCTCTTCCCTTCGATACCCTATCGGGCATCGGCGTTGCCGGGGTGACTACTTCGTAGTGGTTGACGGGTGACAATATCATTTTATGCATTTTCTGTGTAAATAGGTAAAATTTTAGTTTAATTTAGTTAAAAGGCATATTTTCAGCATATCATGACCCCATGTGCGCCTGGGGCCACGTAGCCGCTCCATCCACACACTACTTCAAAAATCTCATTCTTAAAATTTCACCAATTACTCCCTCATATAATGCACAACTTACAACGAACTCCAATCATCGAAACCTACATCGTAATCAATGAGAAACGCTAAAGATTTCCCGCATTGAATTGCAATGTCTATAGTGATAATCCTATTAACATTTTTAATATTTCAATACATATAAGCCAAATATTTCCACATGATAATTCCCATGTCACCATCCGAAATCGCCAGTACATACGCCCACTATTTCAGCAAAAATAAAAGCCACCCTATTAAGGTGGCAGCAAATCAACACAAAGGCGGCCCATAACCTTATTGCGTAAAATAAAGTCATTTGCCGCCGCATAAGAAATCTTTGTGCGTACATATTATAAGTTTGAAATTGACAGATACTAATTAATATGATAGTATTTCATAATTATTAATTATTAAGGAGTATTCATTATGCCGATCTCATTTATAAACAATAATTTGTTTGAAGTAGCAAATCTATCAGGAATTTATACAATAATTAATAGAAAAACAAATGTCTTTTATATAGGTGAAAGTATGAACATACAACGTCGTAGAAAAGAACATTATGATTTATTAATAAATGGAAACCATTACAATAAACAGATACAGAATGATTGTATAAATTATGGAATTGATTCTTTTGAATTTAAAATTATACAGCCGCATTTATCCTATAATTCTATGAGAACAAAAGCAGAATTAATCATATTAGAATACGAATATATTAATCATTATTCTAAAAATTATAAATTATACAACATAGAAGATACATTACATAATATCCTATACAACAAGAAATTAGTATATTATGACAAATCATATTCTGCTGAAGCAATTAAAAAATACATAATATCAATAATGTCAAACCATAATATAGAGTTGGTTGATGATAAATTTATGATAATAAGAGTTCCAACATTAAACGACATTACTGAGAAAAAGAATAAAGGTAGCAGAAAAACATCTTCAAAAATAAAACAATTGATCGAAAAAAGCCCTGATAGCTACTTGACAAAAAGAAACATATCTTATATTAAAAATAATGATCTGATAACTAAAACAACATATATAATTAATGACATAGAAATCTATACAGAATGGTTGACAAAGAATAATTTTCAATCATATATTACTGCTATTAATAATAATATTAAAAACGACATAGAAAAAATATTATTATAAGTTAGTAAATTCATATACGACAGTATTGAATTTACAAAGGCGGCCAATATATTAATGCGTATGATACAGCTATTTCCGCCGTTACAATCATAACATAAATGCGGATATGAATTATTAAACCATTGGCACTAGTTAACATGATATAATATATTTTCAACTGTTTTACATCGTCATCTATCAAAAAAATATTTTTACTACTTTGGATGTAGTAAAAGACAAACGTCAGTTATAGGTATAAATAACCAAAGAAAGGAATATAATAATGAACGAAAATCAAATAGAAAAAACCCCAGAAAGAGTATTAATAAGTACATCTACCGGAGAAATCATCGATCAATACTATCAGGGAGATCAGTTATCTGTTCGCCGTAAAGAACAACAAGATTATATAGACTCAAGAATAATAGACTTTAATAGAGATAAATCGTTTGTAAAAATATATGATGAAGTAGTACCATTATTAGAAAAATATCTGACTCTTCCAGAATTTAAATTTGCAATATGTTTAACTCCTCATGTATCATTTGAAGATTGTATAATAAGAAAAACAATGGATAGAAGAAGTAAAATATTATCCATAAAAGAACTTGCCGAGATTCATGGATACAAATATGATTATGCTAAAAAATTAATGGCTGCTCTTCAGCATAAGGGTGTTATCGGCAAACATGAATCTGGAAATATTTTATATGAAGATGTTCCTAACCAAACAGTATTTACAGTTAATCCATATATTTATTTTAGAGGTAATGATATCAATAAAACAATTCATTCTTTTTATAATTCAAGTGGCTGGAAAGAACTATTAATGAGACAGAATAATTCTTAAGACTTTATTAAGACACTACTCGGTAAGACATAGAAGGATCCCAACCAAAAAAATGGTCAATTTTTGTTAATATACTTACGAAACTTGTAGTTTCGTGAGGTGCACTCACAGTCCCCTAAATGGCAAAAAAGGTGCACTCACAGTCACTTCAGTGCGCTAAAGTGCGGTGCACTCACAATCCCTCAAGGGAATATTTCTTCGCCATATTAACAGATTTTGCACTTCACCTAATTATTAAGATTTTCTTAACAAATAAATTGTGCTTGACAAGATTCGTCAGATCAATTATTATTCTAAATAACTAAATATCATTTATTAAATACTGTATTCAGTAAGGAGGTTTACATGCAATTATTGCCAGTAGCAGATCTTGTACCGCATCCGCAGAATGATTATTATTTTGATGATATTACCGGAGAAGCCTGGGATGAATTTCTTCGCTCCGTTCAAACTTCCGGCGTTATTGAACCAATTATTATTAATCAGAATAAAATGATAATATCTGGGCATCAAAGAATTCGAGCATGTAAAGAACTTGGGATTAAGGAGGTAATGACCGAAACCAAGCAGTATAATTCTGATGAGCAGATGCTAAAAGATTTAATAGAAACGAACATTCGCCAGCGTGGCATCGGCAACCCAAATCCGGTAAAGTTCGGGCGATGCATCCAAACACTAGAACGGATTTATGGAATTCAACATGGTGGTGATAGAAAATCAAAGTCAAATAATTTTACTTTGATTGAAGAAGCTCCTACTACCGAATCAGACCTCGCCGCCCAGCTTGGACTTACCAGGCAGTCTCTTCAGAACTACAAGCAACTTGCCACCATGATCCCAGAAATTCAGGATTTGATTAACACGGGCAATGTTACAGCAACTACGGCAAGAGCGATTGTGAAGAGATTATCCGAAGATGAGCAACGAGAACTTGCAGATCAACTTTCTGAGAAAGATGGGAAAGTTAGCAACAAAGAAATTGATTTCTATATTAATAAGGTCAAAATTCTTTCTGATGAGAAAGAACAACTTGTTAAAGAAAAAGAATCTCTCAAAGCGCAGCTACAGTCTCCAGTAACTATTGAAAAACTTTCCGATGATGATCTGAATGCTATTAAGGCTGCTATTAAAGAGGATGATGATAAAACCGAAAATAAATTAACCGGAACGCTTAATTCAGCATATGAGACAATTGCCGATCTTACAAGACAGGTAGATGTTTTACAAGATGATCTTCTCTCTCGTTCTAATGAAATTACAGCTCTTAAGAATGAACGAGATAGTATCAAACTTCAGATGGAAACATACCGCAAGGAAGTGCAGCCAACATATGACAATTGCGTCACTTCAGATATTGTATTTGATTTTTGTAAGAAATGCGTTGAGTTTCAAAATACGGTTATTGCTCCAATTGAAAACGGCGATTCTCTCACACAATGTGTGAACAACAATATACTATACCAGCGTCTCTACAACACTTGCAAATCTATGATCGATTCGCTAGATCGCGTAATTAAAAAAGCAAGCATAACGGATGTTGCCATCATTGATGATGAAGTAGTCATTGACTATTAATTATCATTTATTAATTAGAAAGGAATAATACTATGGATAATAAAACACCTCTGACCAATGAAGAAATTGCAATGTATTTTACTGCTGTTACTAGTGATCTTAAAGATAATCTTGTTAAATTCAATAAGGATCTTTCTCTTAATGTTGACAATTTAGCAACAGCAATTACAGACAAATTGAAAAAAAGTTTTGATGAACAGAATAAAATCCTCGAAAAAATTTCCTCGAATATCTCTAACATGGGAGTAGATATTTGTGGTATTAAGACGAGTGTTCCAAATGTTGCCCAGATTGACAATATCGTTTTCTCCGTTAAGGAATTAAAAGATTCCTTATCTAATATTGCTAATGCCAGATCAGATGTTGAAGCAGAATCTGCCGGAAAGTTCCAGTTTGTAAGCAAGCTTAGTGACAAGGAGAAATATGAGTGGCGGGAAGAATATAATAAAAAGGTACGGAGTCTTGCGGTTTTATCAGGACTTGCGCATCAGGATACATATAATAAAGTATATGATACCATGAAGAAGATCTCCGGCATTGATGTATATGAATTGAGGAGAACCCGCAAAATCAAGACTTCAGCTATTAATATGGTTTCCAATAGTGATGTTTTGATGGGTTATTTCAAACAGGCTATTCAGCATCTGATGGCATCATTCGCCATTGACAGTCCTGAACGTGACTTCAATTCTGTAGATGCTATGAGATGTCCTGAATTGATTAGAGAACTCGCCGCTCGTCTTGCCAGGAAAAAGGTGGCAAATAATTATGACATTACTCAGCTGTATAAACTGTTTAATTCCCACCAGAATCTTAAGTACTTAGTTGAAACAACAAAAAAATCAACCAACTACAAAAACATCAATAAAGGTTTTGCAATCCTTTATTCCACAAATGGTTATGAAAATTTGGTAAAAATGATCGATGATGAATTAAGCAATAATAATTGACGTAACATTATTTTTTATTAAAGGAGGTATTATAATGGCTGTCAATTATCGTATATCAAATGAAATCATGTTTATCCAGGGACTCGGCAACCTTTATACTAGTCCTTCTGCTGCTACTCATATGAAACAGTCAGAGGCGCAAAGGTACGTTAGCGTCCATCCCGACCATATGGTTTTTAAACATGGTAATTCAAAGAACAAAGGTTACGTTGTTTCAACAAAACAGTATTTTGTCGGCAAAGATGGAGAAATAACTTCTAGCTATAAAGGTGCGATGACATTCGCCACGGTTAACGCCGCATATGATTACATTGAAGAACATGGGGGTTCATTTCAGAATATTGACAACCCAGTTGTGATTGATAGCAACTTCAGAAGATTTAAACATCCCGAAGTGTTTAAGAAACAGCTTCAGGAAGATATTGATTCTAGTAAAAGGATTAAAATTAGTCCAGTCACAAAATGTGCTGTGGCAAAAAAATCCAATGTGTGTATCTATTGCGGCAAACCTATTGCTGATGAAGATTGGACATTGGAACACTTGATTCCGTTGAGTCGTGGCGGAACAAATCATATGGACAACTTATATCCGGCTCATAAAACATGTAACAGGATGAAAGGTAACATGTTGCCATCTGAGTTTAACTCATGCGTTACAGATATTGTCTGTAATAATATTTACAACTCTCCCAACTCGGAAGAAAGCAATATGATAATCCGCAGTCTTGTTCGTGGAACTTTGGCAAAATACAATAGCAATAACATTGTTGATGTTAAACAATGAATATATAATGATGGGAGATGATCTCTATAGGACAATATGGATGGAAAATAAGAAACTATAAAGCTGCTACTGTTTACGGCAAAAATACTGGCATCAGAGATAGGTATGACTATACTGAAGCTATGTTGCACCATTCTTTATTTACTCATTGGCTAAAAAATAATGGCATGCAAACAGATAAAAAAGATGAGTCTACTAGAGATATTATCTGCATAGACTTTCAATTTGGTTTGAGAAGTTACAAAGAAGAACTAAGTCATATTGCTTCAATGAGGAAAGAGGCTGAAGATAATCAGGAGCAGCTTGCATTAATTGATACTTTGGAAGAAAAAGTAAAATCTAAAAAGAACTTATATAAGAAACTATCAAAGGATGATATACGCCGGATTTTTTATGAACAAGGGACCCATATTACATATAATAAAGTTGATAATAAAACTGGCGAAGTAACGGAAGAAACAATCTATTATAAGATGCTTTATCGTAATCCATCTAAGGCGAAACAAGGTAGTGTCATGTTTATTAGAGATGAATTATATGATAAAGCATATAACTGGTTAACTATGGGGATTGGAAAGCTTCTCCCAGATCATGGGGCAAAGATCGTGGAAATTTCCGCCTATGCCCCATTATCAACTTCTGCGATAGAGGGAACGATTAACATTCCTGTTGAAGATGTTTTGATCCTGGAAGATAAAGATAGTTTTTTCAATACTATAGCTGACATAGTAAGGGCCGAAGATTATGAGGTAACATTAAAAAATGGCGAAAAAGAAATAAGAAAAAGGTGTACTGTTCATAGAGAAGAAACAAATGTAAAGAATACCTTATGGGACGGAATGGCATTAATTGAAACAACTGTTATGCCAGATTGGTGCAATGGTATGGCGTTGTTAAGAAATCACTTTTTTAAAGCCTGTGCGTTTAGAACTCGTATTCAACAGTTTATCAAAGATTATTGTCAAGATAATAATATAGATTATGATACTTATGAAATTACTGATATGTACGGCAATAGGCATTTGGCAAAGAACATAAAAATGATTACTACTGATAATGCAACCAAATTTAAAAAGTTTGTTGATCTTATAGGTGGTACTCTGCCGCTTGCTTATGACTATTGGTGCAATCATGTCAGAGCAGATAATTGCACATGGGGCATTGTCAAAACGGATCATCCGTCAAAATTAAATGATGTTCAACAGATGTCATATCAAATGATTAACACGCTACCTTGTACATCTGATGATATACATAAGATTGCTCAGACAAGTATTGACTATGTAAATTTATTAAAATCTAACAATCATGAATTTGAAAAATTTTTACGAAAAAATGCTACTGCTGTTAATCACTATGAAATGCTTGCAGATTTATATGCCTGGAATAATGATTTCGAAAATAGCAAAATGTGGAAAGTAGATAAATCAAAAATTATTAATGATTATGTGGCAAAACTTCGTAAAGGTAAAATTACGGTTCACGGTGATAACTTGACGGTGTGCGGAAATCCATATGCTTTATTATTATATACTGTTGGGAAATCATGGGAAGAAGATCCAACTCTTTTGCAGGATGATGGAGTTATTCAAGTATATACTCCTAGATTTTGTGATGGAGAATATTTGTGTGGTATACGTAATCCTCACAATAGTAGTAATAATCTAGGATATTTTAAAAATGTTAAACATCCTCTAATGGAGAAATATTTTGAATTTAGTAACAATATTATGGCTGTAAATTGCATTCATACAGATGTTCAGGCACGTATGAATGGTATGGACTCAAATAATCAGGGTCGGTTCTGAGGAAACTCAGTTCAAAAAATATTGGGTTAATTCCGAGAATGAATAAACTCGGAACCAAGCTTGTGAAAGTCACTGAGGTAGCAAGAAGGTCAAACGACTAACTGGTGAGTAGACAAACAATAATCCAGACACGAAATCCCAAGACTGCTATATATAGGATAGCATTCGCCTAACGTTAAACGAGGGTCATGATATAGTCTCATCCTCTTCGAAAAAGAAGAGTTCCTGGATAAAGAGCCAGGATATAAGAAAATGTTGATTCAGATTTTAATTTTGTTACTAATCAACCAGAGATGGTTAAGTCTGCGAAAATAGCATATAAAGAATATCCTACTGTTGTCAATGAGGTACCGGAAAGTGGAGTCATTTATAATAATACGATGACTGACTATGCGAAAATGGACTCTGCAATGCAAGGTGCTCAAAAAGCGATTGGTGGATCTTCTGATAGCGCCCAATTAAGTCAGAGTTATTATTGGACTAAAATTGCAAACGGTGAAATTGATAATGACTGTAAACAACTTTATGAAAACACCGTGATATTGGCAGTATGTGCCCAGCTCGCGATCGATGGGTGTAAACGCGAATATTCCGTGGATGTCAACAATGACATTCAACGCATAAGGCAACAACCATGCATGAATAGGAAAAAGGATTATCCTAAATTTATGAAATGGACCCATAAAATTGCTTATACAAAGAATGGGAAGGAACGTCCACAGTCTGAAATAAAAAAGGATAAAGATAAAGTTCAAAGAAGGATTGATGATAAATTGATATGTCCAATGAATTGGTTACAAGATGCATTAGATAAAATACAGGGTGCGGATCGTGATAACATTGTTGATACATATTCGTTTTTATCAGATAAACCACCTGGAACACCTAAAGCAACTCAGATGGGAAAAATTAGAAAGGCCGTAGAAGAATATGATAATTATGTAAAACATTTTCTTCAATTATGGCATGACGATGATGATATGGAAATATATCCTCTGCTAGAAAAGACTGAAGAAATTATTCAACGTGTTTCTCATATGAAGATCAGCAATGCAACTATTTATCGATTAATCGAAACATCTTTGGGAATAGACGGCAAAACAAATACTAAGTATTTATATAAAAGCGCAACAAAGTATACAAGAAAAATGTTGAATGTTTTATATAAGACAAATAAAGAAAAGTTCTTAAATTGCTTTAAAAACGGTTTAGCATCGTAAAATATGAAGCGCAAATTTTCTTTATATATTACCAAATTTTACACTTGTGCTAAAATCCGTTATATGAGGGAGATTTTGATGTATTATCATATATCCTCTCCACCGCTATTGCCGAGTGCGGTGTTAATAAATACGGAATCATGATTTAATATAACAATTGAACAGTCTTTGGGTGTGGTAGGGAATAAACACCTAATAAGCGCTTATGTTATAAAATTAAACATTAAGGATTAAAAGGAGAAAAATATATATGAATAGAAAAGAACTTATTGATGCGTTTGCGAATAATGCTCATATTACAAAGAAAGATGCGAAGGAACTTTATATGATTTTGGAAGATACTGTCGTAGACTCGCTTAAGGATACTGGCAAGGTGCAGCTTTTTAATGGTCTTAGTATCGAAGTAAGGGAACAGAATGCTAGAGAATGTCGTAATCCTCGCACAGGTGAGACGATGATGGTTGCTTCAAAAAATGTTCCAAAGGCAAAGTTTGGAAAGAAATTTAAGGAAGCAGTTCTTTAATTGGAAATATTATTTAGACACTAACAGCAAAAAATTATATTATATGAACAAATATAGGTTAATGCGTAGAACTGTTTCAAAGAAAGATTGAATTAACATAGTGTCTAGTTATTTATGTCGGTAGGCAAGGTAGCGACTCTTAGAGTTAAAAAGCCGAGAAGAAAATATAGCTATTATATGGAACACCGGAGGAATAACTCCATAATAAAGTTTGTGAAATCCAGAAGTAGAAGCGTGAGTTTACGTGCACTCACCCGACATTTTTTGGGATGTAGCCTAGCGGTTAGGCCCTAGTTTTGGGAACTAGATCAGGCTGGTCCGACTCCAGTCATCCCAACTAAAAAACATTATGCGTAAAGTTTTAAGGAGAGTATACCACTCTCCTATTTTTGTTGCGTAAATAAAATGAAAGAAAAGGAATCAATATATATGATAGATATTACAAAAGCAGAGGCTTTTATGATCCGTGAGGCCGGACTTGGGCATGATGTTCATATGAGTTCTAGGAGTCATGGAAAAAATGCGAAGACTTATTTTTTAACAACTAGTCCTAAAGCAGTAAAATTATTGAATCAATATAGGAAAGACCATACATATACTGTTGAGGGGAAGTGAGGATTTGTCTATATATAAAGGTTATAAGTCAATTTCTGGAAATACTAATGAGATAAATGACTATATGAATGATATGAGTCTTGATGATTGGTATTGTAATGAATATTTAATTATCAAAAACACGGATGATAATTCAGAAAAGGAAATGCGGTTTGACGGTGAAAAGTTTGTTAGTTTAAAACTTCCACCATCGAAAATTATCAAAGGTAAAAACGCATTACAGAGATGCGCATTAGATATGTTGAATAATAAAGATATTACTGTATGTGCAATTCTTGGAGTGCCTGGTGGAGGAAAAAGTTATTTAGTTACTAGGATGGCTGATTACTGCGTAAGAGAAAAAGGGTGGCAGTCCAAAATCTGCTTTGTTCGCGAGCCGTGGGGAGAAGGTAGATCCGAGGGATATCTGAAAGGTACATTTGAAGAAAAACATTCTGTTTGGTCATTACCTATAAAACAGCAATTTGAGGGTCAAGAATATGAAGTAGATAGGTTGCAAGACCAAGGTGTTATTGAATTTAATATTCCAACATATATGAAAGGGACCACCTATCCTTCCTGCATAATTTGCATCGACGAGGCTGAAGATCTGACAGAGAAACAAATTAGATTAATCGGAACTCGAATTGGTGAAGAGGGAAGAATTTTTTGGAATGGAGATATTAAACAATCATTATTAGATGTTTCGTCTAATAATCCGTTAGTTAAAATGTGTAATGAATTAAAAGGTAACAAACTATTTGCATGTATTGCGTTAGATGCTGATGTACGAAGTGAAACAAGTCAGCTTTATGCGAACATGTTTCAAAATAAGGATTAAAAGGAGAATAACAATATGAATATTATTACAACAAAAAATTCGTTTGAAAATATGGAACCTGAGATTAAGGGTAAAGTTATTAGAAAGGCACAAATTGCACGACAGCTTTTGCATAAGGGTCAGGAAATTATTGATGTTAAGGCGGACAGGTCAGATCCAGATGGAAAACGAAGTGTGTTTGTGTTTAAGGATACAGATGAATTTCAAAAAGTATTCGCGGAATTAATTGATGAAAATAAGAAATCTCGTGAACAATCTGAAACAGCTGATCTTAAAAAACAGATTGATGAATTAAACAAGAAGATTGCGGAATTAACAACGGTAAAGGAGTGATTACATATGGCTGATTTACTTGCTATTGCTGGAAATAATAATGATAGTGCTTTTGATGAATTATATAGAGAGTTTCTTCAGGATAGAACATTGTTCATGAATGATGAAATCAGTGAGAATGTAATTGAAGATTATATTATGTATATTCTTAAATGGAATAAGGAAGATAAAAACTTGCCCATTGAAAGCAGACAGCCTATTAAGCTGTTTATTAGCTCTCCTGGCGGAAATGTATTTAATGCAAACAATATGATTGACGTAATTGAAGCCAGTAAAACTCCAATCTGGGGAATTGCTCTTGACCTTGTAGCTAGTGCCGCATATCTTTGCTATCTTGCATGTCACGTTAGGTACTCGTACAAAGATAGCGCCTTTTTGCAGCACGAAGGGGATATATTAATCGAAAACTCTCGTAGTAAAGCAAAGAATAACGTTGAGTTTTTTGATTCTCAAGAAGAACGAGCTAAAGCGTTTATACTTTCTAAAACTACTATGACATCAGAGTTTTACGATAGTGTTTATGAACAAGAGATGTGGATGTATCCAGACAAAGCAAAAAGTTTTGGAATTGTTCATAAGATAATTGGTGAAGATTGTGATATGGATGAGATACTCTAATTCTCATCCTTTCTTTATATATGAAAGGATTAAAAGGATATGAATTTAAATACGTTATTGGATCTTTTATCGGAAGATCCAACTAGTTTAAATCTGATAATATCGGATGTTTTTAAGAAATATAAGGGATTAATTTATACAATTGGCAGAGAACTTTTGAGCGTTTATAAAGATTTAGTTGATAACGATGAGTGGTTTGAGGTTGATTCCAAATTATATGCGAAAAAAGTCAAATCATTGGAAGACGCAGGATTTTCCAGAGAAGAAGCTATGGCTATTACGTTATTTGAAAAAAATAATACTTTTCAACGGTCAAAGCAAAATTCTGGAGTCACTTTAAAAATGTCAAGTAAATAATAATTAAGGATTAAAAGGAGAAAATAAAAATGCAGAATTATAAGTATAATAAGGTAACAACAAAGAAGTTTAGTATTAAGGGTGAACTTTCTAATGATGGTAAGATAATCACTTATGTTAATGGAGATAAGGAAGAAATGGAGATCCCCGTATCAAAGTGCTTTGAAAAGTTTGCTGGTCAGCCTATTGAACTCAGTCTTGCACTTAAAACAGATGAAGATCTTACCGATGAATTTGAGGAGGATTGATATAGATGTCTTATATTGATCTTAGTCGTAAGCCTGGAGAAACAGAATTGAATTATGTAAAGCGTCTTGGAACTATGAAAGAAGATGGGATTATAGATAAAACATGGCACGAATTAGCAAATGTATTTAATAAGAATTGTCGTAGTGACGGTGAGGAATGGGGAGAGTCTGCTTACAGGAAAAAATACGCAAGTATTAAGGCCGTTCAGAATGAAATGATTGATAATACTGAGGATGATTTAATTGAACTCCGTAGAGAACTCGAAAAAGAAAAGGTGAAACTACGGGATGAAAGAAATCAATACAATAAGCTAATTCGTGAGGAAGCTAGGAAAGAATCTTATCTTGAATTGTTTGTACGTTCAATTGAAGAGGCTGCTAGTAATCGACCATTAGAATATGATCCGGCTAGTCATAAAGAAATAATTCGTGGTGCTACTACTCTTGTCGTACCTTTAACTGATATCCACTGCGGTATTGAGATTCATAATCGTTGGAATGATTATGATATAGATATCCTTCGACAGATGTTAAATGCTTATCTTGATAGAATTCATGATATTGCGATTAGACATGGTGCTGAAGATGTTATTGTTTTAGGTAGTGAACTGTGTAGTGGTCAAATACATAATAATTTGAGATTACAAAATAACCAGGATTTAATTGATCAGTTTTTGATAGTAACAGATTACGTTTGTGATTTTTTAATGATTTTAAGTACAATGTTTAATTCTGTTAAATTCTATGTTGCTCCAGGAAATCATGGTCGTATGAATGCGAAAAAAGAAGACAGTTTGGCACATGAGAATATCGAAAATTTCGTTGTTCCGTTCGTGAGATCCAAACTTCAAAACTACCCTAATATTCATTGCTATGATAATGAGATTGATCCTGGGATTGTTGTTGTAAACGTAGATAATCAAAAGATTGTTTTTGTACATGGTGATTTAGATAACATGGATAATGCTACAAAAAACATGACGAAGTTGTTAGGATATATTCCAGATATAATTGTTCTTGGACATAGACATTTTAATGCTATGACAACTAGTGGAAACACAAAAGTAATCCAATCTGGTTCTTTTGTTGGAACAGACGAATATGCTTTATCGAGACGATTAATTGGTAAGGCAGAACAATCTCCTTTTGTTATTTCTAAGAATTATGGGCTGGAATGTATCTATAATATTAAATTTGATTAAGGATTAAAAGGAGAAATAAATGAAAAAAATTGTTGTAGATGATATATATGAAATAATTGGTGACATTATCGATTTATATGATAATGATAGCGACAAAAAAATTGTAGTTGTTGGTTATTATGAAATAATTCAAGAAGCCATGAATACTATTATCAAAATGGTTGATGATGTTCGTTTTGTTGGTGGTCAATTAGATGAGTATGATTATGATGGCTATGATGATGCGTGGTATCTTGAATTACAAGACGGAGGAATATATACTGGCAAAATATATAACGATCTTCATGACTGCTATTTAATGATGGAGACAGATTACGCATTTGTTGAGGAGGATTTTATAGACCAGTATCTTGAAACAAATTCTTCTCACGGGGTAACAGAATTTGGATTTGATGACGTGCATGATTCAGATGATACTGCTGCTGATAGTAATGCATGTGTCTGCAAGACCGATGATGGTTATGGATTTACTTTTTGTGATCACTCCGATGGCAATCATTATAAGTTTACTTATAGAGGAACAAAGAAACTTACAGATGATATGATTCATGATTTGCTTTGTGAGTATGTCTTTGATTGAGTCTCCAGTATAGTATTATCAACACTATACTTTTTGAGAGGGCTACTGCCCTCTCTATTTTAAATTTTGTCGGGAAATTAGTACATTGGAAGTACGTGCGGCTGTTAAACGCAAAAGCTAGGATCGTTACCTAGATTTCCCGTTATTGGAGGGGAGAAAATGCCATTCTTGATTGTCAATACTAATCGTTGGATATATGACGGCGATTTTTTTTATTTATGATGATTAAAAGGAGATGAGATAATGATTAGGCTGAAACCAGCTTTGACAGAAGACGAGGTTCGTAAAACTGGCGTTGCATAGATTAGGCAAGCCTATAACAATCTCGCCAAAGATTATAATAGAATATTAGATGGTAATTTATACTTTTGTCATAAATGTAATGAATTCCATAATGTTGATGCTTTTTATAGTGATAAGAACTACTCAAGCGGATTATTTCCTATATGCAAAAAATGTTTGATTGGGATGGCTTGTGATTATGATAAGAAAACAAATCAGTATACGGATAATCGTGAAAAAACAATGGATGTGTTAAAGATGATGGATCTTCCGTACATTGATTCCATGTATCAATCTGCTCTCACTTCTTGCGGTGCAGATATATAGGATAAACATAGAAGTACTGCTTATTAGCATTATATAACGGTTATAAAATCGCTTCCAAATTGGCGTGGGAAAACTTGGAAGGATTCAGAACTTCCGGCTGATTATTTAGATAAGGATGAAGAAGAAATAAATGAAAACTCCAGAACGCTTAAACAAGCAAAAAAACGTTTTGGTGATGGATATAGTAATTCAGATTTATTATTTTTAGAATCTGAGTATCAAGACTGGATTAAACGTTATGCCTGTGAGAATAAGGCGCAAGAAATATTGTTTAAACGAATTTGTTTTAAAGAATTAGAGATTGATAAGGCTCAAAGAACCGGAAAAGATACGAAAGAATTAGATAAAACACTTTAGGATCTTATGGGCAGCATGTCTTTAAAACCAAATCAAAATAATTCAAATGCACTTACGGAAGCAAAAACGTTTGGGCAACTGATACAAAAATGGGAAAATGAGAAACCTATTCCTGAGCCTGACGAAGAATTTCGTTCAGTTAATAAGATAGGCTTATATCTTGATGTATTTTTTAAAGGTCATATGTCTCGAATGATGGGGTTAAAAAATGCATTTTCTCATACATATGAAAGGTTTATCAAAAAATATACAGTTGATAAACCGCAATATGATGAAGATACGGATTCTGAAACTTTGTTTGATCAAATATTCGGATCTGAGGTCGATGAATTATAATGAAAGAAAGAAAAAAAACTATTCGCGAAATTGCTCAGGATAAGGAATAGAAAATAATGAATACGGTTGCTTTTCGAGCAGCTTATTATAGAGCAAATCCAGAAAGATTTGTGGAAGAAGTACTTGGAATACATTTAAAATTATTTTAGAAAATATTAATATGGGCAATGATGCATTATAATTATTTTATGTTCATTGCTGCTCGTGGTATGTCAAAATCATGGCTTACTGCGCTCTTCTGTGTTGTAAGATGTATTTTATATCCTGGGAGTAAGATTGTTGTTTGTTCTGGAACTCTTAAACAGGCTAATGGTGTGCTTTTAAAAATATAGGATGAACTAATGAAAATGTCACCTATATTATGTACCGAAATTGAGAAATGTAATATAGGATAGAACGATGCGATCATCATGTTTAAAAATGGATCTTGGATTACAACGAGGACTAGTACCGATAATGCTCGTGGCGCTAGGGCAAATATAATTGTTGTTGATGAATTCCGCATGGTTGATGAAACTATTTTGAATCTTGTTATTAGGAAGTTTTTAACTAGCCCCAGACAACCTGGTTATTTAAATAAACCAGAATATTCACATCTTCAAGAACGAAATAAGGAAATATATATGTCTAGTGCGTATTTTAAAAGTTCGTGGGCATGGAAAAAACTACAAGCATATGTGGCTAATTTCTTTGATGATTCTAAAAGATATTTTTGTTGTGGATTGCCGTATCAATTGAGTATTAAGGAAGGACTCTTATCTAGGGAGCAAGTAATGGATGAAAAATCAGAGGCGGACTTTAATGAACTCGCTTTTACTATGGAAATGGAATGCATGTGGGTCGGAGATGATGGTGATAATCTCTTTAAGTGGGAAGAGATAAATAAATAGAGAAAAATCAAAAATGCTTTACTACCATTAAAATTCTATAATGATAAAATTCGAATTCCTGATGTTTCTGCAACAGAAAAAAGAATTCTTTCTGTTGACGTTGCTCTTATGGGTTCAACAAAGAAAAAGAAAAACGATGCTGCTGCCTTGTATATTAATAGCGCAATCCAATAGGATGATACAAGTTATCATTCAAATTTTGTTTATGGAGAGACTTTTGAAGGGTTGACAACAGATGAACTTGGAATTATTGTTATGCGCTATTTTTATGAATATAAATGTACCGATTTAGTAGTTGATACAGGAGGTTTGGGAATTGGAATCTTTGACTATATTTGTAAAGATCAATACGATTCTTCAACTGGCAAAACCTATAAGGCATTAACATGTATTAATGATGATGATATGGCGATTCGCTGTAAGGTTAAAGATGCCAATAAAGTGGTCTGGTCCGTTAAAGCGGGTGCCAATTTTAATAATGAAATATGTGTTTTACTAAGAAACGGGATACAAAATGGAAGAATCAGTTTTCTTATTTCAGATTAGGAATGCGAAGAAGAGATTTCAAAATCTTATAAGCCTTATTCTAAGCTTTCTCCAACAGATCGAGCTTATATAAAAATGCCATATTTACAAACCACTATGGCAGAATATGAATTAATTAAATTAGATCACGAAGTTAAGAACGGTAATATTAAAGTTAAAGAATAGTCTGGTATGCGAAAAGACCGCTATTCTTCTATTGCTTATAATTATTGGTGTATGTGTTAGTTAGAATTAAAATTAAGACCAAAGCAATCAACAAATTAGTTATTTAAATATATTTCTATAACTCCACCTCGCCGTTCTACTACTTATAATTGTTGATAAAGAAAGGAGGCGCTTCATGCCTAGAAAACCTAAAGCGCAAGAGGCGCTGATTGATGAGCGTAGTAAAGTTATGACATAGTCTTTACTACCAAAAAAGAAAAATGATGAGCAAGAGGTTGTCAGTAGACCTACGGCCCTTGATTTTAAAAAAACCGAAAAATTAAAGGAATTGATTTTACAGGATGTTGCAAGAAATCGTACTCAGAGTTTCACTCAATATACGAAATCGTTAATCAAGCAATATTTGACGAATCCATACTCTTATAGAAATCAAATAGTTGGTGTTTCGAGATTCTTATGGCGTATGTCAACGTTATATAAAAAGGTTATTTTATATTATGCAACAATGCCATTATACAACTATAATTTAGTTCAGAAAATGGAATTTGCAAAGAGTCCAAATACTAATAAGATTATCAAGGAGTATGAAAATGTATTAAAACATATAAATAAATTTAATTTCAAAACAGAGTTTGCAGTGGCTATGGCTATTGCGATTAGAGATGGAGTTTATTATGGGTTTGTCTATGATAATGGCGAAGACGGTATGTTCTTGCATATGCTACCAATGGAGTATTGCAAGATAAGAGGTAAGAACGAAGCTGGACAATGGATCGTTGCGTTTGATCTTACATATTTTAGTATTGGTCAAAATGTAATATTTGTGGAAGGTATTAATGGAGATACGTCTGGATGTTGGCATCAATGTTTTTAGGACGCATGGAGAGAATATCAGAATTCTTCGAATAAACAAGAAACTAGATGGTTTATAATACCGAGTGAATATACTATTACTCTCCTCTCTTCTTTGGACGATGAATTTGAAAATCCTTTACCGTTTTTAAGTTCTAGTTTTATTGATTTATTGGATATAATTGACTACTCCTAGCTCCTTGCGGACAAGACGGAATTGGACAATTATAAGCTGCTTCTTCTTGGAATTCCGCTTATAGATGGTGATGTAGTAGATGACTTTAAAGTATCAGAAGAGATTGCATCTGTTTATAAAGATGCGGTGCAGTCAATAGTACCTGATTTGGTAGGAGTTGGACTTTTACCAGGACTGTCTTTGGAGACTGTCTCATTTAACTAGAATTCTACAGCTGACACTACTGACATAGTAAATAATAGTATTAGAAACTTATATAAGACTATTGGTGTTAGTGAACCAGTTGTTTCTTCTGCTGATGCAAATTCCGCAGCTGGAATTAAACATTCATTAAATAATGACAGCGCTTATGCTTATCTTCTTGTAGAGCGTTTAGAGAATAATTTTCAATATTATATAGATAAGAATATCAGTGAGAATTATTTATTTAGTATACTGAGACAAACATGGTACAATGAAGATACTTTTATAGAGGCAACTAGATAGGCCGCAACGCTTGGATCTAGTGCTTTGGTTTATTTGGAAGCGCAAGGATATACACCATATGAGGCATATTGCTAGATTATTTTTGAAAATGCTATTGGAATTAAGGATATAATGGTGCCATTATTATCTAGTTATAATACTGCATGGGGGGATACCACTGCTACTCGTAAATCTACTGGCAATGATGATTCTACTGCCGGAAGAAATCGCGTTAGTGACGATGAGATATCTGGCAGTGCAGAAAGGACTAGAAATATAGTTGATGATAAATGATTTTTAAGAGCAGGATATTATCCTGCTCTTTTTTCTTATAGCCCATTAGCACAGCGGCTAGTGCACCGGTCTCTCATTATTTGTGGAGCGTTATGTTGTGAAACATAAATGTAAAGGAACCTAATTCAGGAAAACCCTAAGTGATTTTATTCATATGGCAATCCTGAGCTAATTTAAATGCGCAGAGATCATATAGTTCCCAACTCTCTGAGTTGAAGAGATGATCCAGACTACAAAGCAGATGCTGTTATGGAAACATAATGTAGTAAGAAAACCGTGATATCCCTCTGAAGGAGGTAACCTCCGTTCGAATCGGAGATGGGCTGTCAAATGTGAGAAATACATGGAGTAATTAACCATGTATGAGAGGTGATCCTAGACCTCTCCTCTCACATTTAAATTCTAGGATATTTTACTATAGGAGGTAAAAGCATGAATAAAGTATATAAATTATCAGATGATGAATTTAAAGAATTAATCAGTAATTCTACTTCGTATTTGCAATGTGTCTTAAAATTGGGTTATACGAAGAATGGCAGATATCCTTACGACTTAATCAAAAAAAGGTGTTAGGAATTAAACATTTCGACAAGTCACTTCTCTGGTAGCTTTAATCCAAACAATACAAAATATTCATTAGATGAGATATTAGTTGAAAATTCTACATATCAAAATTTATCAAGATTAAAGATTAGAATTATCAATAATGATTTATTGGAATATAAATGTGCCATTTGTGGCAATGTTGGTATGTGGAATGATCGTCCGCTATCATTATAGTTAGATCATATAAATGGTGTTCATAATGATAACAGGATTGAAAATTTGAGGTTTCTTTGTCCAAATTGTCATTCACAGACAGATACATTTAGCAAAAGAAAGAATTAACAAGTAGGTGATATATATATGAAACAAAAAAATCAATTTATTAATACAACTGATCCAGTTACCGCAGAAATTTTGCGCCATGCTGGTTTTCAAGAACTGCCAAAATCTGGCAACAAATATGTTTTTATAAATGAACCAAATAAAATTCAGTTTTCATCTCAAGATATGAAGATGAATTATACTGATGTCTTGACGTTTTAAAATATGTAATTAATAAGGAGGTGAAATATGCGTAGGTCAAAAATATTAACTATTGACGATCTTGTTAGATTCTGTCAAGATTAGAATTTTACATAGTTTAATTCTAAGACTTCTGGGTATAGTATTCATGTGCAAATACCTTGCGAAAATTTTGAAGCCACTGATGACGAAGATCCATTAACATTTTATGGAAATATTAAACTGATGCATACGGGTCGTAATCGTAACAAATCTAATCTCACTGAGAAGGGCGCAAAGAGTTGTCTTTCTAAGATTGCTTACAAGCCTGTTCTCGCTGATTTTACTGAGGTGAATGGCGAAAGAGATTTTACTTATCATGCCATAGAATTTAATGAAGATGGATCTAGGACATATATTGAGAAACAAGTTGGATGTTTCACCTCTGACAAACCATATATGAAACAAGATCCAGATCATGAAGATCGTTAGTATATTTATGCAAAGATTGCAATTCCCAGAGAATATACTGATGCTGCTGAAATTATTGAAAGAAAAGGTGGAACAAAAGTTTCCGCCGAATTATGCATCAATGAGATGAGTTACTCAGTTGAAGATGGTCTTCTTTTAGAAGATGTTGATGTAATGGGCGTGACTTTACTTGGAACCGATCCAGATACTGGCGAAGAAGTCCAAGAAGGGATGCAAGGCGCATATTTGCAAATTGAAGATTTTAGTGCTGATAATAATTCTATTATTAATAAAGCACAGTTAAAAGAAGAAATCATTGCTGAGATAATGTCGAAGCTTGATTATATAGAGGCTTTTGCCGAAAATTCTAAGGAAGGAGGTAAACCGAAAGAAATGGACAAGTTTAATGAACTTCTGGCGAAGTATAATAAAACAGTTGATGATGTTACTTTTGATTATTCTAACATGAGTGATGAGGAACTTGAAACTGCTTTTGCTAATGCGTTTGAAACTGCCAATGACTCCGAAGATTCTTCTTCCAAGGAAAATGAAAGTTCTGCAGAAGAGGAAAATCCCGTAGTTGAAACGGAAGCTTCTGAAAAGGAAGTGACTGAAGAAACCGCAGAAACTCCTGAAGTGGTTGATGATTTTGCTGATGAAGATCCGGCTGATGATAACACAGGTGATAGTTCTGCTAACAACGGTTCTACCGCTGGTGATATTGCTGATGATGAGTCTGAAGACGAAGAAGAACATCAGACTGTTTCTGCTATTGAGGATGAAGATTCTACTGGTACAAGAGTTGAGAATAGTCTTAATTATTCTGTTACTATTGACGGAGTCAAGAAAGATTTTGCAGTATCTCTTGCAGATAAGATTAATGCCGTAACAACTCTCGTTAATGATACATATTCGGAGTCTGATAATACTTGGTATTATTGCGATGTTTTTGAGGATGATGGTCGCTATTGCGTGATGCATGATTTCTGGGGTGATAGACATTATCGCCAAGAATACTCTGTGAAGAAAGATGTGTACTCTCTTAAAGGCGACAGAGTTCAAGTATATGCTCAGTATTTAACGGCGGACGAGATTGCAAAACTTGATAAGATGAAGTCAGACTACTCTTCTATCGAAACCGAACTTAATTCTTATAAAGCCAAAGAACTCCATTCCGCTCGTGAAGCAGTTCTTACTGCGGAGGATTATTCCGTAATGGCAGATTTTGAAGAGTTCAAGGAACTCAAAGATCATATGGATGAGTATTCCGTTGAGGATCTCACTAATAAAGCTGATCTTGTTTATGCCAAGTTTATGAAATCCAACTACAGTACTTTCTCTGGTAAACACGAGAAGAAACGCGGTATGGTGTTTATGACAACTGGCAATAATAATGAAGAAGAAAAGTCTCCTTATGGTGGACTTTTTAAAAATTTTAAAAAGAAATAATATTAAACAATAATATTTATTTATTAAGGAAAGGAGAAATGAATAGCTATGATTAATGCATTTTTACAGGCTGTTAATAAGCATGTTGTGGCTGAGAGTACCAATCTCTAGGCTACATATGATGCAAAGCATATATTTAACGTGCGTGCTGGCGCTGATATCGACAACGGCAAACTTGTTAACCTTGATGATATGGCTTGGGTTGACAACGAATATTTCACGATGGTTCAGCCAACTTCTACTTCTAGAGTTGGTCTTATTTTAAGTGTACCGATTGGTCCTGATGAAAGACCCAAGGCGGCTACATATGAACACAATTTCTACAATGGCAAAGATGAGATCATGAGAGTTTATGATCTTCTTGTTGGTGACAAGTTCACTGTATCTGAAAATGGTATTACCGCTATTGGCACAAGTACTCCTCTTGCAAAGGGTCAGTATATTGTTGCTGATGGTTATGATCTGAAAGCATAGGCTGCAAAGCCAGCTGCTTCCGTTGCTTTCTATGGTGAAATTGTTGATGTAATTACTCGTACTAATGGAAAATTCTATAAGATTTTTGTACGCAAGAATGGTTAATGAAAGGAGGGAAATGATATGAGTAAATTTATGAATTTTGCTGCTACTACTTAGGCCGCATTTGATAATGATGAGTCTACCTATATGAACTTCTCTCAGCTTCTTGCTGATTACAACAGAGGAGTTTTCCAGTCTGGTATTACCAAGGCTGATGCTGACGCTATGATCAAGGAGAAATTCCGCCTGATTATGGGTATTGATGAGACTGCTTCTAAGAAGGAAATTCGTAGAGCAATCAATCGTCATAAAAATGAGATCTTCGAGGTTATCGAGGATACAGTTGATAATATGCTTACTTCTGGTTGGACTGATAATGAGTTCTTCCGCGACTTTGTAGAAGTTAAGAATCTTGCTCTTGGTGATACCAACGAATTTGAGACGGCAGACGAAACAGTTCTGACGGTCGGTAAGCTCAGTGGCGATCACTGGGATATTGACAGACAGCGCCTTGGAATTGGCGAGACTTTCCGTGTTCCGACATATTGGGTTGGTCTTGGAGTGTACGAGGAATTTGAGCGTGTTATGACTGGTCGTGCTGACTGGACTCGTCTTGTAAATGCGATCTATGAAGCAATGGATAAGTATGTTGATGAGGTTGTATTCAAGGCCGTTATGGAAGCTGGTCAGAAGGTTCTTCCTGGCTCTAATCAGTTCTATAAGACTGCTGCTCTTGATGCTGCTGCTCATGATACTTTTGTAACTATGGTAGAGGATGTTCAGGCTGCAAACCGTGGCACTGAAGTTGTTATTATGGGAACGAAGTCTGCTCTTTCCAAGCTGAAGAATCTGGCTGATGTAAATTGGATTGCTAAGGAAGACAGAACCGACCATAGAAACCTTGGTCATGTTGGCGTATTTGAAGGAACTCGTGTTGTAGAGATTCCGCAAGTATTTGCAAAGAATGATACTACTACGAAGCTTGTTAAGTATGGTCAGAATAATCTTGACTTCCTTCTGATCATGCCTGTTGCTGATAACAGATTTGTCAAACTCGTTTATGAGGGAGATGCTATGATCAAAGAAGTTACTGATAATACCGTTAACCAGGATATGACCTATGAGGTTAAGTATCTTACTAAGCTTGGTGTTTCTACGCTTATTGGCAGATATTTTGGTACCTGGGTTATCACTCAGTAATAATTATTTGAAAGGACTAAAAGGATATGGCTACAACTGCAAAAAGAAAAATAGCTAAAACTGTGCCAGAAACAACTGAGAAGGTTACAAATGTTGCCGAAGAACCAACTGTTAAGGAACCGAAAAAGAAAGAGCCTAGACAGTTTAATCAAAATGATCTTATTCTTTGTCGTTCTGTAACTACTGGATGGCTTGGTTGTGCTGGTAAATCTGGGCAGTATTATGTTTTTGAAAATTTCGGAGATGAATGTGAAATTGAATATCAAGACCTATTTGCTTTAAAGAGTAGAAGATCCAATTATATTTATGCCCCTCATTTTATCATTGAAGATGAGGAACTGCTGGAAAATCCTCGCTGGGCTGATGTGGCTAAGTTCTATGAGGAAGAGGTTTACTCTGTAAAAGATTTGGATGAAATTCTTAATCTTCCGGTTAATGTTTTCTAGTCTGCTCTTGAACAACTCCCAAAAGGACTTGCTAAGTCTTTACAGGTTCATGTTGCAGAAAAGATTGAAGATGGCACATTTGATTCTCTGAAGAAAATTAAAATCATCGATGATGTTTATGGGACAGATTTTAGAAGTGTTATCGCTGATTAAAGGGGGTTGAATTATGGCAGCCTCGGAATACGATGAAATCTATTCTCGGTTTTATTTACGAGTTAAAGATTATGAAATGTCTGGATTAAGTGAAAAATTGGTAAAAGAAGTGCTGAATGGATATCTGCGGTCTACGTTATCTAAACCAATGGTACGTAGACTGTTTTTATCTGTAGTGATGGATGATGATATGGAAGAAGTTGAATATGAATTAAGAGACGCTTTAGATGAAGATTCTGATAAGGATTTTGTAGAGGAAGTTTTGGGATTGGGAATGGTAAGTGAATGGGCATCTCCACGTTACCACTCTACGCTTTTGACAAGTCAACTATTGTCAAATAGCGAACAAAAGTTTTTTAGCTAGGCTCAACACTTAGCTGAAATGAAAGATTTATATACTAAGTCCCAAACTGATCTTCGAAAACTTATTAGAGATCGTGCGTACTCTCTTAGTGTTATAAACGGGGTGGAAACTTCATGAAAACACTCTACGGTTCTTATTCTTCTAAACAAATCCATCAAACTAAGGCTTCTTTAAGAAAGTCTATTTTTTTCTTATTACTATATGTAGATAGAAATACAAAATCTAACTATCCAGATATTAATGTCGCGGAAGCATTCCGTGATTTACAAAATAGGCTTAACGGTCTAAACAGTATTTTACTTGAGCCGCCAGAACTTGTGGAAACAATGAGTTTATTATAGGCTGCACTAATTGAGTATAATAGCGAATGTTTTAACTGGTCTAATTATAGAAAACTGATATTAGATGCTGGATCTGAAATTATGAAAATAAAGGAAGGTGATTGATATGGCAATCACTTTTAAAAATTTTCAGAGTATCCATGGGTCATCTCATACTCCTGGTAGGGCTAGAAAAAAACAAAGCGATCAAATTATGATCGGTACTTGGGATCAGGATATCCAATCATAGATATGCTATATTTATGATTACTATCACGACCAAAAATCTTATGAGGCTCTTAAGTTGAATAACTTACATCCAGAAGATGATATGGAGAAAACAGCGTTGAATATCAAATTTATTCGTCATGCCAAACAGACATATGATAAAGATTAGGTAACATTTTGGTTGCAAATGCAGCCTGGACAAGAATGTAATCTAGAATATTACGAAGAAGTATTGGGAAATCGGTATGACACAATTTTCCCAATTGGATGTTATGTGGATATAATGCATGAAGATGGTACTTACAACAAATGGCTTGTTGTTGATAAGGCAAATTATAATGGTAATCAATTTCCTACATTTGAAATATTAAGATGCGATTATCTTATGTAGTGGATTTTTAACGGACGTAAATATTAGTGTCCAGCTGTACTAAGAAGCCAGAATTCGTAAAATTTGTGCGCTTCATTAATGAAAGTTAATGTCGAAAGTTCTCTAATTGCGAGGAGTTCCTTAGAGCCAATATACTACAACGTAAGTATGAAATATAACTATGCGTGAATGTCAAAAAATTATTGGATTGGATAATTCGCAGCTAAGACCCGAATAGGGTAAAGTTCAACGATCATGTCCTCAAGTGAGGTAACGGGAACTACCTAAGTCGTAAGATATGGTATTGATATGATCTGCTCTTGTATGAAAATATAAGAAAGAATAACTATTAAAATGTAAAAAACAGGACAGGGATTGGCCTCCTTTCTTTGTACTCCTAATACAAAGATTACTGTTTTTATATATCAAATTATTTTTAGGAGGAATAATATGAGTAAAATATTTACATATAAAGATTTTTCAGACGAACAAAAACAAGATATTGTGGATATGTATAAAAATGGAAAGTCTACAGTTTATATTGGTAAACAATATAATGTTGGGCATAAAGTTATTGCTAAAGTACTGGATCAATATGGTGTTAAGAGAGTTGGCAATGGGCAAAGAAAATATTCATTAGATGAAAATTATTTTGACGTTATTGATACACCAAACAAGGCTTATATATTGGGATTTCTTTATGCTGATGGGTCTAATTATACGCCAAAGCAAACCGTTACTATATCTTTAGAAGAACAAGATAAATATATATTAGAACGTATGCGAGAAGAATTAAAGTATGAAAGACCGTTAGAATATATAGATTATAGCAATAAACATGATTTTGGTTATAATTATTCTAATCAATATAGGTTGAGCATATTTAGCAAACATATTAGTGACAAGTTGTCTGAAAATGGAGTGGTAAAAAATAAAAGTTTGATTTTGGAATTTCCAACTTGTGTTCCAGACAAGTTATTAAAATTTTTTGTCCTTGGCTATTTTGATGGCGACGGTTCATTTTGTCCACATTATACATAGAGCGGAAAATTTCAACCATTAATTACATTTACATCTACAGAGTCTTTTTGTAGAGATTTATAGGAATATTTGAGAAATGAATTAAATATTCCGTGTGGAAATATTTATGATGCTTCATGTCATAATGGTGTTACAAAAGTGTTGTCTTTTAGCGGAACAAAACAAGTGAAGAAATTTTTAGATTGGCTTTACACGGACGCAGATATGTATTTAAAAAGAAAATATGAAAAGTATAAAGTAAATTATAATGATATAGTTATTCCTTTGTCAGAGTAACGAACTGATAAAGTAACATCGAGAACAATTCTGGAATCTGGTTAGATTATAAAATATAGACGGTCGAAGACTAGCAAAAATTTGCTGTGCCAATGACTAGAGATACCGAAACATTATTTTATAATATTCGTATGATCATTGATGCAAATGTTGAAACAGAGCCTCGTGCGTGGCTCATATCAAAAGTTAATCGTATTTCTCCAAATGGAATTTGTAGGGTTACTTTAACTTAGGACGTATTTGATCAACATAACGATTATATAGAAAGAGATGACGACGGAAATGTAATAGGCAAATGGGCAAACTACTATTCTAGTAACATTGATCCTATTCAAGTTATTGAAGATAATGATGCCTACTCTTCTATCACATCAAAGATTACGTGTTCAGGTCGTAGTCAAATTAGAATTGGCGGGTCGGCAAAAACATTTACTATTAATTATTACGATTATGAAAATGAAATAATCGAAGATCATCCAGTCGGAACTTGGGAATTTTTCATAGATGGTGAAGATATTCCAATTGACTTGTTAACTTTGACGTATACAGGAAATAGAGTTAAAGTTAAATTTCTTGGCGATGATACATACATAGGTAAAATACTGACAATTAAAAACACATCTGGTGATATTACTTCAACTCTTGACGTTGAACTATTGCCATTATAAGGAGGGATAATATGGAATTGAATGATGAACAACTTAAAACTCTCCTTAATCTTAAAAATACTGTTGATTCTGATGATATTCGAATCAAGGAAATTATTAAAAAAAAACTCATAGAAAACGAACTAATTATATATCTATTAAATAATAAGGAGCTATAGGATGTTGAGGCAGATCCGAGCGACTATCTTGGCATTAACTTGCTTCCGGCTTACCAAATTCATCCAACACAACATAATGTTTAGAATTTTATTTGTTACGAAGTAGGATTTAGAGAACTTGAACGTTACAACTCCAAAATGAAATTATTGCAGATCACGTTTTATATTTTATGTGAGGAGAAGAATAATATTGAAAAACATACTGGGATCGCAAGGCATGATTTGCTTGGTGCATTAATACTGGATATGTTTAATTGGAGTAATTTATTTGGCGGTTAGATTCATTGCGTATCTGACATCCCTAGTATTACAGATAATGATTATGCTACTAGAACAATTATATTTGAATAGCTTACTGATAATAACCTTGCGAAAACACGAAATGGTACAGCTTAGATTATTCCGAGGTCAATTAATGCCACGTAATCCAAAAGTTGAATTTGATATGCTCAAAATGTATTTTGGGCGACCATATGTCATAGACTTAGAAAATACCGTTGGAAGTGTTACTATCTACTCTCCTACCATAGGAGATATTGTAGATGTAGGTGAAGAAAAATTTTATCAGTCATTAAATATTATTATTGGAAATACTACATAGTATAGGCTAATGCTATGGGAATTTAATATTGATTGGAATGAAATTTCTGACTTTTAGTTGTTTACGATGTTATACAAACAAATAGATCCAGAAGTATGCAAACTAATTTTTGGCGATTTAGATTTGCAGAAATTTGAAGTAATGGTAAAACAACAGCAACCCCAGTCCGATGACGAAGACCAAATCGGAGAAATTGTCATGTGGAATAACGAGGACCAGGTTGAGATTAATGCAGATGTACATAATCATTTTTCTCAATATCTTCGCGCTGTTTTTAATATGTTTCCTGAAGAAAAAATAACTCATGATAACAATTTGAAAAGCTGGTATATATCGAAAGATAGACGAGCTGCCGAAAGGGCAAAGAAAGAGGCTGAGAAGGGAAAACATAAATCTTTTTCCATTCAACCTCTTATATCAGCTTGTGTTAATCATCCTGGATTTAAGTATAAGTTAAGTGAATTAAACGAAGTTGGAGTAATGGAATTTTATGATTCTGTAAGCAGATTATAGATATATGAATAGGCTACTGCTCTAATGAAGGGTATGTATTCTGGGTTTATATCCGCAAAAGATATCAAACCAGAAGAATATAATTTTATGAGAGAAATTGTAAGAGATACTAATAACAGTGTCTCCAAAGCCAAGAATCTTAAGGATCAAGGCTGATATATCCGGCTATGGTTTGACATAGTCGCTAACGGACAAAAATTATTCGTATTGATATTGGGCCAGCGAAAACTGGCTCTTTTTAATAATGTAAGGAGGAAAATACTATGGCTTTTAAACTTGGTAATCATTATATTGATGAAATTCTTTATGGTGTAGCTGAGAAGAACGGCAATATCGAGTACGCTCTTGATTAGCTGAGTTCTGCTCAGATCGAAATCAGTGCTGATTCCACTGATATTACGGATAAGAAGGGTAATTAATATTGCTCCTTTATATAGTGATGTATAAATGATAATCGGGCAAAATCGGTAAACACTGTGATTGTGAATACCGAACTGTTCATATAGTGTAACGCATAGAGATTGAAATAATATCTCCACGAGTGTCCGACTTCTTGTATATCCTCCTCAAGAAGAAAATATATGCTGAACTTGTGAGAAAAAGAATCACAAGAAACATAAAATAAAAAGTTTATGTGATAACACATATTGAATATTATCCGTACAACTTATCGTTCTAAGACTGGTACCTTTACCGCTACGAACGCACTGCTTCATCCGGCGGCTATTAATGCTCAGTCCGGTCATGCTATTCAGTATGCTGGTGCTGGTAGCGGACAGTCTATCATTATGCCTAAGATTGTTGTTGCTCCCGCTGGTTCGGAAGTTAACATTGCAGAATACACCCATGGTTCTGTTCGTGTAATCGGTTTGTTCGGCAATGGAGCAAATGATGTTGCTCTTGATGTTAGTGTTGTTGAGGATAAGATTTCTGGTACTGGTTCTAATACTAAGATCACTCTTCCTCCCAGGGCAGAAGGTGATACAAATGCTCCCACTCAGTATCTTGTAAAGTGGGAAAGAAATGTTACTTCTGGTGCTATGCTCCAGAATACGACAGCTGTAAGTTCTGATCTTGTTAAGCTTACTCTGTTCTGTGCAATGGGCGATCCCTGTGAGGATTCTCTTCGTCCTTGCTATGTTGTAATTCCGAGATTTGCAGCTGATCCTTCCATGACGATCTCTCTCGATGCAGAGACTCAGGAAATTGATTTCAGCGGAAATCTTAACGTGGATTAACACAATGGTCCGTATGTACAGTAATGTGCATATTGTATTTATATACAGCGTGTTACTTGAAATGCTGGAACCCCCTAAAGCTTATAATACTACAACGGAAGAATGAAACATGTCTAAACGTGAATGTTGTGAAAACAGAAAAAAATTATAAGATGATGCATGGTTAAATCCTAAACATTAATATAAATGGGTAATCAGCAGGTAAGATCCGAATAGGATAAACCTCAACGACTATTCCGTAAGGAAGTAGATACAAGTGTATCGAAGTGGGTAACTCCATTTTTGGAGAAAGATATAGTCTGCTCTTATTAGAAATAATAAGGAGTTCATTAGAGAACCGCATGAGATTAACGACCTCATGTGAACATTTGGTATTGTGCTGGTACGTCTAGCCTCTATTACATCTACTATCCAGATGAAGATCTCGTGGTTAGTGGAACTTCTATAGCTTGATAAATATCATTTATTAAACTATAATATAGTCGTGCCTGATAGATACTTTCTATTAGGCACGATCCAGAATAAATAGATTTGGAAGTCGCGATCCAGATCGATAAGAGAGGGAACTCCTACCCTCTCTTTTATCTAATTTTTAGGAGATTTCATTAAAGGAGAAATGAATTATGGCTAAAAAACAAAAATATACTTTTTATCAATGGTGCATTGATAATAATCGATATGATTTATTAGATAGATGGGATTATGATATGACTGGATTTGGACCAAATGATATTACATATGCCTCAGCAAAACCAGTGTATTTTAAATGTCCTAATAATATTCATAAAAGTTCTAAAAGACTTGTATATGTTATTACTAATAAAAATGCGGATCAACGCAATTTTAGATGTGTTGAATGTATGAAAGAATATCCAATTATGAAAGATATTACTGGTAATGTTTATGGAGAATTAACAGTTATTGGTCCAGATTTTGATGCAACCAACAACCATAACGGAAATGGAACATATTGGAAATGTTTGTGTTCATGTGGAAACGAAGTTTCTGTATTTGCTGGGTCCCTAAAAGATGGGAAACAAGTCACATGCGGAGATAGAAAAGTTCATAGATCTGGGAATAATAATTCTAACTGGAAAGGTGGAATTACTCCAAAGTTAATATCGGATCGTATGTCTGATAATTATAATAAATGGAGAGATGCTATTTATGCTAAGGATTGGTATACTTGTCAATGCTGTGGAGAATATTCAAATATCGAAAAGAACGCCCATCATATTAATAACTTTGCGGAGCATGAAGATATTAAATATGATATATTAAATGGAATACTATTATGTTCTAATTGCCATCACATAAAATGTATTGGCTCTTTTCATAATCTTTATGGAACACATAATAACACTCCAGAACAGTTAGAAGAATATATTAATAGTAAAAGAAAATCTTTAGGTATAGATATACCATTTAGTATAGATTCATATTTGTCTGGCAATATTCTTCATCCTGGAGACATATCTTTCGAAATAGATCCACCATGGATATTTGATACAATTAGAAAATGTAAACTTGAAAATAATTATAGCTTAATTGCTATTTAAAATAGACAAACTAAACTATAAGGAGGTCAACATGAGAAACGAACGAATTTGTTTAATGTGCGGAACTCATTATTCTTTCTGTCCTCACTGTAAAGAAAGTAAACCAGATGAGATGTGGCGTTTTTTATATCATGATAGAAAATGTTTGGAGTTAAGTGATCTTTGGCATGCATATCGTGGAAATGAAATCTCTAAGAAAGAAGCTCAAAGAAAAATGAGTGAATTAAAACCAAATATTGATGATGTATTAAAATATACTTCTGGTGCCGCTAGAGAGATTAGAGAAATTTTCGATATTGATGAAAAGGCAGAAGAAGTGAAAGATGTTGATGTTAAAGAGGAATCTATCCTTACCGATGAGCAATTAGCTACTACGGAAGGATCAGAAGAAATTAAAGTTTCAAAAGAAAAGAATTCTACTAGAACGAAAGCTTCTAGAAAGAAATAATTATTGGGGCTATCAATGTCAAAGTTGGTGGTCTTATTACTAAGCCAGTGAGCTATAAAAGATTGTGAATGTGATTATAAAAAAACTATACGGGGTAGCCTCGCATTCAATATACGTATTTGAAGCAAGGGACCCCATTTTTTACCATTTTTAGGAAGAAAAGGAGAAAACGGATGGGAACAGAATTTTGGAAAAGAAGTCCAGTAACGGGAAGAAAATATAATTATTTTAGCAAAGACGTATTACATATTGTTAACTTATCATAGGTTGATTTTTATATGAACGAGTGTGGTATTATGCCACTTGATATAATGCTTACTGATGATAGGAAGAGACCAGGGAAAAAGATGGTCCTCTTCTGTTTTTCTAAAGAAGAAAGTAAAGAAGCATATAATTTGTGGTGTGAGCGTGATCATAATATCATTGGAGGTGATTAATAGTGAATGAAAAATTGGTAATAAAACCCAATCCAAATCATTTTTTAAATCCAGCACGTCAAACAGCCCCGAAATTAACTGAATTTGAAAGCATTAATAAAGAACATATAGATAATGTTCGTTATATAATGCAAGCAATTGCAGATGAAATAATTGCTGCCGGACGAGATCATGATTATACAAAGATTAGGGATCAATATAAAGGCGATTATTATGTTGATTTATGTAATAGCATTGAAAATGGAGTTGACTTCTCTTCTACGGAATGGAGACGAAATCATTTTCAACTTGAAAGACATCATTTGAATGAACATTGTCCTGATGATGTTAATTTGGTTGATATCATTGAAAGCATTGTAAATACTATTGTTGAGAATTGTGAAATAAACGGAACATATGGAACTGTCTCTGTTAATAATTCTATGCTTCTTAATGCTCTGAATAATACCATAGCTAAAATTAAAAATTATATCAAAATAAAAACAGAAGAAGATGTTGTTGAAAAAAAGTAAATATTGATTGACATATATTTGTTTATTAAATAATATATTAGTATTTTAAATATATAGAAAGGAGTGATAGCGTGGGTCGTAGCCGTGGTGTTTATAATAAAATATATACAGATGAAAAATGGGAACAGGTTAATAAAGAAAATAAGTCCATAATGGAAGATTTTCTTACCGAACTTCGCCAACAAAAAAAGAGTCCTAATACTATTAATGCGTATAGGCATGATCTTAAGCTTATATTCATTAAGATCCTGGAAGATTTTGACAACAAGTCTGTTTTGGAAATGACAAAGAAAGATTTTCGCCGTTTAAATATATGGTTTGATGACTCTGGAATGTCTCCGGCAAGATGCAATCGGCTTCACTCTTCTATCAATTCCATGCTTACATTTTGCGAAGAAGATGATGATTATGATTATGAAGTTAATTATAGCAAAAAAGTAAAGGGTATCCCAAATGAAAAAGTCAAGACAAATGATGATGATTTTTTCTTTACATATGATGAATTTATTAAAACAAGAGATATTCTTATAGAACGTGGCAGACTCCAAGATGCAGTTCTTTGGTCGTTGATGTATGATTCAGGCGCACGGAGAAATGAAGTATATCAGGTAAAGAAACAGGGACTACTTGATGGCAATAAAACAAATATTGTCAGAGGCAAACGTGGTAAACAGTTTCCCCTCATATATTTGAATGATACTAAAGAGCTTATTAGGCAATATCTTGAGTGGCGCGGAGACGATAACGTTGATTCTTTATGGATAAAAGGTCACGGAGAAACCGCATCAGAGGTGGACTGCTCTGCTTTATATGATCGCATTGTAAGTATTAGTAAAATACTATCAGAAGTTCGTGGAGAAGAAGTTAATATCTTTCCTCATAGCTGTCGCCATTCACGGCTTCAGGCATTAAAAAAGGGTTGGGATGACCGTTTAAAGGACGAGGATGGTAATAATAAAATATTTGAGTTAGATCAAATTCAAGCATTTGCCCATCACTCTGATTTGACCACGACATCTGGATACTTAAAAGATGAAACCGAAGATAAAATAAATGAAATGTTTGGAATAACCTAAAGGAGAAGATATATGCCAACAAATTTAACAAATATCAATAATTATATTGAAAAATTTAATTATAACATTGAAAATCCAGATTGGAATATTGAATAGGAAAATTATATGAATAATTGGATAACGTATTTTGCTATTGCATTGATTGACGATTTTGGGAAGCCTTTGATGAAAAGTGTTTCAAAGATTATATTAGCAATTTGTTCGGAGGATTAATACATGGAATACAAACTAATATTAGATCAATAGCTTATAGATGAATATGCTGATTGTTATTTTAAGTTGCATCCAAGGGCTAAGAAAAAACCAATCGAAAAGCCGATACATCCAAGTTTAAATACATGGATGATATTAAAAAGGCCACATATGAATTCTTTAAAACAGACGTGGAAAGAATTCGGTATATGGTTATGTAAAAAAATGGGATATGACGGACTTATGATTGACAAATTTACGGCAGAAGTATCGGTATTTATGCCAACAAGACGAAAATTTGATCTTGATAATTTTTGTAATGAGAAATTCTTATGGGATGCTTTTACGGACGCTGGTTTTATTGTCGATGATAATTATACAAATATGACTTCTCTTCTGCTTAGAGGTGGTTATGATAAAGATAATCCGCGAACTGAAATAATAATTAAAACAATTGAGGATTAAAAGAATGAAAGATTTTTTTGAAAATACTCGCAGATGTATGGATAGATATAATGAATTGCAAGAAAAAATGTTATCATCTTCTATTGATACAACAGATGAAGAAGATGAATTTCTTGATAATTTTTAGGATTACTTATCATCTGCATTGATTGATGATTATGGAATTGGATGGGCTAGACAGCTTAATTCTTTAATCATTAAACTACAGATTAAATATATGAAATTGCCAAAGGAAAAGGGTGATTAAAATGGGATATGTATTTTATAATCCAAATCCGGCGGGGAAATTTGTCGGAGATTGTGTCATACGAGCATTATGTAAGACATTAAATAAGAGTTGGGAAACTATATATACGGAAGTTGCACTTACTGGTTTTCATTTGTGTGATATGCCATCTTCTAATTATGTATGGGGATATTATTTAAAATAGAATGGGTTTGTACGAAAAAATCTTCCTGATACATGTCCTGACTGTTATACTCTAAATAATTTTTGTAATGATTATCCGAATGGATAGTATATTGTAGCAACTGGGACTCATGTTTGTGCTGTGTGTGATGGATCCGTTTATGATTCATGGGACAGTCGGGATGAGATAGTAACATATTATTATGTAAAGGAGATGGATGATAATGGATAATTATAACGGTTTTGTTTACCCATCGTATTAGCCTCAGCAAAATTATTATCAACAAACAGGGCTTCCTGTTTATCAAAGTAGGAATTGGAATTAGCCATATCAACAACCGTAGCAAACTTCTGCTGTACCACAGTATCAATAGGTTTCATAGCCAATAAATAATACTAATATTAATTGGGTATAGGGACTAGAAGGTGCTAAAGCAGCTTAGGTTTAGAACGGTTGCAATATGGCATTTTTTGATAGTGAAAACCCGTGTATCTATATTAAATCAGTAGATGCATCAGGTAAGCCATCGCTTACTATTCTAGATTATGTTGATAGAAATGCTGAGGATAATAAAAATCAAACTCAGCAAATAGAATATGCTACCAAGGAGCAGATGGATGAGTTAAGCAAACAGTTCTCTTCTATTACTGATAAGCTTGGTAAGTCAAATAAATTTGTAACTAAAGATCAATTTGATGATCTTAGTTCTCATATAAATGAGTTGAGTGGTCAGATTGAGGAAATCGAAAATCGAATTACAAGTTTCGGCAAACCGCAATCTTCTACTAATTCAAATAACAGAAGGGGGAATAAATAATGCCAATCCCTTTATTTAATATGTTGAACAGATAGTCTAGTAATTCTTATAATTATTAGACTAACAAACCAAATATTTTTAATTAGCTTGCTATGGTTAATAAAAACCCCGGATTAATTTTGGACATTTTATTACAAAATTAGAAAATTAACCAATAGCAATATAATGAGTTGTAGCCATATAAAAACAATCCAGTATTGATTGGTTAGTATTTAATTAATAATGGTAGGTCTAACGAGATTAATATGGCACAACAGGAAGCCAATGAGAAATTTGGCAAATAATGTAACTAAGTGAATAAATTGAAGAATAATTATCTTGTTTTATTGGTAGGACTAAAAGGATCTTTTTTTGAAATTTTATAGTATAGTTTTTTTATGAAAGGAGATCTAGCTATGATGTCTGGAGAGAATTTAAGTGCGGCAGATCTTGCTGCGGTATTAGGTAATAACAATAATAACGATTTTGGAGGAAATGGTGCCTGGTGGTTACTCATTCTGCTGATTTTCGCAAATAATGGATGGGGTAATAATAATGGTTTTGGCGGTAATGGTTATGCTCCAGCTTATGCCACGTAGGCTGACGTATAGTCTGGCTTTGATCAGGCTGCGGTTATTGCTGGGATTAATGGAATTACAAATGCTGTTTCTAATGGTTTTGCCAACGCTGAAATAAGCAGAGCTAATACCCTTGCTAATCTCACGAATCAGATGAATACTATTGCGATGGCTCAATAGAGTTGTTGTTGCGAAAACAGATTGGCAACAGCAAATCTTGGTGCTACTATCGCCCAAGAAGCATGTGCAGATCGTCAGGCGGTAAATGATGGTGTTCGTGATATTATGGCGGCAAACACCGCTAATACTCAGGCACTGCTTAATACAATAAATGGTGGAATTCAATCGATCCAAGACAAACTCTGTTAGCAGGAAATAGACGCACTTAAGACTTAGAACGCCAACCTTCAAACTCAGCTGAATCTTGCAAATCTTCGTGGTTCCCAGGATGCTCAGACAGCTGCTATTCTTGCTGGTTAGGCGGCACAAACCGCAGCTTTAGAACAATACTTAAATCCGTCACCAATTCCGGCCTATGTGGTATAGAACCCTAACTGTTGTGCTTAGAACTATGGATATGGATGTGGATGTGGTAATTGATTGGAGGTGTTACTAATGGCAGAATATTCTTCTAATGCCGTCCAAACTGTAGCACCTGGAGAAACGATTATTTTTACTGAAACTCCGGTGCCATGTAGACGAGGATTCGTAAGACACCGTGATGACACGGGGAATTTTTTATTAAGCGGTTATGTTCCTTATACTGGTGGTTGCTGTTGTTGCAGAAATAACTCTGCTAATTATTTAGTTGATTTTGGAGCAAACATTGCAGTTCCGACAGGTGGAACACCTGGAGAAATATCGGTTGCTATTCAAATTGACGGCTCTACCATTCCCTCTTCCACTATGATTGCCACTCCTGCGGCAGTAGAATAGTTTTTTAATGTTTCTAGGGCTACTAATGCTCAAATATGGAGAGGTTGTTGTGAAACAATCGCTGTTCGCAATACTAGTGATCAGCCTATTTTAGTTCAGAATGCGAATATTATAATTACTCGCCCTGATCTTGTTATGAGTCGTTGATAAGGAGGTGTAATTGATATGATGGAATTTGATAATATTAAGGATATGGTCTATTGTGAAATTGATGAAATTTCTCGATAGGGAAAGCTTGATATGAATACTGTAAAAGTTCTTGGCGAACTTGTTGATATTCTTAAGGATATCGGTTCAGTTGAGATGTTCGAAGAAGGTATTGATGTTCAAGAAGATGAATATTCCTATGCAAACGGTTATGGTCGTAATGGTGGCTATTCTTAGAGAAGAATGCCTGTTTACTATGGAGATGGTGGGAATAGCTATAGAAGTAACCGTTCTATGAGTAATGGAAATTATTCAAGGAGAAGTCGTGGATATAGTTATGATGACAGCAAGGCTCATATGGTAAATAAACTTCATAATTTAATGATGGAAGCATCTGATCAGAAAGATAAAGACGCTATTCAACGACTTATTACTGAAATCGAAAACTAAATATAATTTAATTTATTAAAACAAGATAATCGTCTTCAATTTGTTTATATAATTAGGGTGACTGTATATTCTCGGTCACCCTATTTTTTATGAATAAAAGGAGACCAATAATGAAATTAACAGCTTTTATGACAGTGTTTAAAAATAAAAAAAGTATTGAAGATAAAGCGGCGTTTTTGATGGAACATATTATTGACGAATATATTCCATATGAGAAAAAATTAGATGCTGCTTTAAGAATAGTTAATAGTTGTTATTATAAAAAAGAAATTGTAAATGATACAGAACAGCGTGTTTTGCATGTCGATTCTGTGGCAAAATATATGCTGACTTGTATAACTCTAATTGATTTATTTACTGATATTGAAAGATCCAAGGCAAAGGGCAATATGCTAGATGATTTTAATACACTTAACTCTTCCGGCATTTTTGATTTGCTTGTTAAGAATATAGATCAAAGAGAACTAAGTGAATTTCATACTATTCTTCAATTGGCTTGTGATGATGTTATGACAAATGAATATGAAAATCATGCATTCATATCTAGTCAAGTTGAGAGATTTGGAAAATTAATAGGTGTGGTTCTCACACCTGTTTTAGAACACTTGGATTTTGGGAAAATTCAAGATATTCTAAATGAAATTAAATAATGTTACGGGGTTACTGTATCGCGAGGTATAGCAACCCCATTTTTTACCATTTTTATAATGCTCATTTTTGCATTTATGGATAAATGATTTTGTTTGATAGTAAGTTATTATGATTTTATAATGAGGTGGTTATTTTTATGGTTACAAAAAAATTTAAAGCAAAAATTCCAAGAGTTGACCCGGTAAAGTTATAGAATTTTTTTAATGCTGGATCAAATCTTTTAACGGCTATTGACATTATACCCAAAAAATTAAACGCCAAATATAATAGAAGGGTAAAATTTGATTTGGAATTAATGGGAGAAAATGCGGTAACCGCATTTTATGATTCATATAGTCCTTTTATTTATAGCAGACAAGAGGGACTGCTTTCAGCATTTAAAGTTACTGCAAATGATGATGAATGGAAAATCGAGGTTGGCCCGGAATTTATGACTGGCAGTTATGAAGCTGGAGCTGAGTATATATACATTAATTCTTTTGAAAAAGGATGGCATGGTGGTGCCATTAATGGTCCAGAACATCCAGAGCCTGGGACTCCATGGTGGAGAACGCCATTTCCGCAATTAACATATTGGAAAAGCCCTGCTGCAAGAGGTCCATCTCCCCTTGAAGAATTAGTTGCTGCTGATCCAGATGGATATATAGATTAGAAAACATAGGAATATATAGAAGAAAAAAAAATGTTAAGAAAACCTTTTGAAGATGCGTTTCTTGTGGCGCTAAAAAATTTATGAATAGGAGGTGAAATAAATGGCAGATAAAAAGTTTAGTGGAAGCGGCGGTAATAGATATGCTGGAGATTAGGATCTAATGAAAGCTATTCAAAATGCTATGAATGATGTTAATTCAAGATTAGGTGGAGATATTGAAGTAAATGGAACTGTCAATATAGACGATTCATAGATAGATAAATCAAAAAAAAAGATTGAAAATCTTCAGAAAGAAGCTAAGAAAGGTATTGATATTCCAGTCAAATCAAATGTTTAGGAAGTTGATAAATCAATATAGAAAGCAATGAATTCAAAAAAACGTTAGATAACAATTACTCCAGATGATGTTCATTTTGAAGATGGAATGAATAAAATTATTGAACGTTTATATACTAAATTATAGACCGCCGCTGATAAAACGCTTGGAGGCGGTTTACTTACTGATAAACAGGCGGAAGATTATGTTAAAAACTATATTTAGTATAGTAAATATGCCGAAAAATTTTAGTTTGAAATTCAATCTGCATTTAAAGATATATTTGATTATATTGATAGTGAAAACATTGTAAAAAATGTTGATACGGGAAAATATTTAAAAAAACAAATAAATAATCCAAACTGGAGTGCATATTCAGAAGCAAATGAAGAAGTAGAAAAAAGATATGGGATTGCAGAAAAAAAAGTTCGTTCTAAAAAGCGACAAGAATTAAAAGAGGCAGATGTGGCAGCAGATATTGCTTCTGGCAAAGAATTAGAACAACTGGCAAAAAGAAACGAAGAAATATATAATAGATTAGAAAAAGTAAAATCGGAAGCTGCACAACTACTAAGAGATGTTGGTACAAAACTTGGAGAAGGAGTAGACGTAGGTTAGGATAAAGAATATTATGATAATCAATTAAAAGGTCTTGAAGCAACGAAACAAAAAATGCAAGAACTTAAAGATGAAATGTCTGATCTTGGAGTATCACAACTTGACAAAACTTTTGGCGAGAAAGTTTAGAGTAATAATTAGTTGTTGGGAAATATAGATAGCATGATCTCTATGTTAGATTCGTAGGTTTAGTCTGCGTATAATGAAATGATATCTAATATGGAAAAAGCCCAGTCAGATGCACAAGCAAAAATACAAAAAAGAACAGATGATTTTATTAACAGAGTTATGTCTCATGAAGATTTTGAAAAGTATGGCTAGAGAGACTGGTTAGATGAATATAAAGAGAAGCTGAAAGACGATACAACAGATATTGATGCTCTATATTCAGAATTTGAAAAATCTTTATTAGATAGAAAAGAAAAACTATAGAAAATAGAATAGCTAAATAATAAACGCAACGAATTGAGAAGTTGGCTGCTAGAAAATGGCGGGTTTACAGGTAAAAAAAATAATAAAAAAGATTTAGATGGGTTTTTAGGAGGATATCAACAATACTTTGATCAACTCGAAAAAGAAGGCGTTGAAGTAACTGATGTGATAAAGGAAATCCAGGATACATTTTCTAGTAATAAATTTTCTAATATTGCTACTGATATAGCCAAAGAAATCGGAGAACAGTTTAATCTAACAAAAAATACTATCAAACAATTACGAGAAGAAATTGAAGGAATAATGAAAGATGCAGAAAAAACCGGAGAACTTAGTAATATTGGAGTCCTTAGAGATTTAATTGCGACAGACGCTAATATTATCAATGAAGCAAACCCTAAAGATGGCAATGTTGCATTATAGATCAGGTCATTTTTGAAGGGAAAGAAAATAAAATACTTGCCGGATTATAAATCTGAATCTGGAGATGATTATAAAGATGCTTCTCGAATGCTTGGTTTTAATATAATGTCAAAAAAAGGTGGAGAAGATTTATCTTCTGTTATTCAAGAAATGAATAACGCGATTGGTACACAACTTAATGCTGACGGTTCTCCAGGAGACGTGTGGAGTGGATTAATTAATACAATAAAAGAATCTGTCGCATCTACGGAAAGAGCTGGAGCAGAATTGGTAGATTATCTTATAGAAACAAATAATTTTGATTTTGAAAGTATATTAAAAGAAGGTATTCGCAAAATTAATCCTGATGCAAAAATAAAATCTTAGGATATGGCACCTGATTATTTTGATGATTTTTTAAGGGACGAGTTTGGCGAAAATTCATATACAACACCTTTTGAAAAGGGTACTGAAGCGGCTAAAGAATTAAAATAGGCAGTAAAAGAAATCAATGATGAGGTTAACGATTCAGGAATATCCAAAGAGGAATTTACTAAAAAATTTATTTCAATGTTTGATAAGATACCAAAAGAAATGGATAATGATAATGCCTTTAGTAATATATTTGATTAGATTATTACTGATACTTCTCCTAGAGAGGATTTATTAGAAAATTTAATATCTAGAGCTAAAGAACTTGGTTTTGTTTTTGATGAACTAACTAGTGAATGGAAAGAATTATCAGAAGTACAAAACGCAAATTGGATTGACGATACTTTTTTAGATCCAAAAGAAAAATTACAAAAAGTAAAAGAATTGGTTAAGGCGGTACAATAGTATAAACAAGTTGAAGCTGAGTTTGATGAAGCTGAGGAAGCCGCACAGTATTCTGATGATGAGGACGAATCTAGCAAGTATGAAGATAAGGCTCAAAGACTAGGATTAAAACTCGAAGAACTTGAAGAAAAAATTAGCGAATTTAAGGAGGAATATCAATCGTTAAAAATTGTTCTTCGAGATGGCAGTGAAATTATAGCAAACGCTGATAACTTTGATGAAATGCTTCAAAGTATAGATCCAAAAAAAATCAAAGAAGCTTCGTTACAATATAATGAATTGTACAAATCAATAAATGATTTTGAAAGTAATTTAGATAAAATAGAGAACGCTTTTCGTGCAACAGATCATGAATCTATGTTGAACGTATTTGATGCGGATAAAACAAAAGACGAATTAAAAGATATGTATCATCTTACTGAACAAGAAGCATAGGATCTGTTTGACAAAATCAAATATGTAAATGAAAATTTATTTACTGATGATGGGATTAATTATTCTTCTGATGCGGTTGGTGTTTACAATGAAATTGCTGATACTATTTAGAAGAAGTATAGTGAGATGGCGAACTCTGTTGTTGAATCTTTTAATCGAATGAACGAAGTGATGAAACAAAGAGGTCTTAATATGTAGGATTACTTTGAGTATGATCCTAATCTTGAATTTGATTATATAAAAAAGCATATAAACAGTAAACCATATCATCTTGAATAGGATGTTGATAGTTCTGTTTAGGAGAACACAGCTATTTCTGAGAAAGTAAATGAAGTTGCTGAATCAGAAGAAAAGGCAAGCTAGGCTGCTGTGTAGATGAGTCAAGAAATATCAGATGGGACACAGCAAGCGATTACATCAACAGAAGAATTAATATCGGCTGTTAAAGAATTGGAAGAAATATATGGAAAGATATAGCCAGCAAAATATTCACAATAGTATGGTGGTCAATACATAGATCAAGTACGTGATAGTGTTGAAGGAATTGATTTGTCAGAATATGATAGCGTACATGCAACAGAAGAAAATATTGAAAATACTCGTACAAAGATGATGGAAATCTATAATCTTTATAAGAAAATAACATCTGCAATTAAAAATAATAATGGGTACTATAAAGGTATCCAATATACTAGCACAGATCAAGAAAGATTAATTGACAATTTTAAAGCTTATGCTCAAAATTATCATGAACTTGTTACACAATATAATGATGGAGAAAAACAATTTTCTCTTGATAGTGGACTTGATCCATAGTATTTAGAAACTCTTGATGTCGTTGTGCAAAAATTAACAAAGGATTTTAAGGCATATGCGCAAGAGGTTATTACGGATTCACAATCTGTATTGGATAACAACAAATTATACGAAGAAGAATAGCAGTAGCTCGAAAAATCAAATGCAGCATTAAAAGAACGGTATGAATTATTGAGAAATATGGTAATTAATTATGCTAAAAACAATGGGGTTGACAGAGATCAAAGAGATTATATGCAAGATTTAATTCCATATATTCCTGATGATTATGATCTAAGCAAATGGGGGCAAGATGTTTTCGGAAAAGAAATTTCTACAAATGTATTATAGGATGTTTTGAAAATATTTGGAGTAGAAATCCCAAATGCTGCTCAGAAAGCAAAAGAATCTTTGGCCGAAGTGAGTTCTAGTTTTGATTTACGTGCTGCTACTGCCCCAGAAGAGTTAAAATCAACTGTTGAAGACTTGGAAGCTGCTATAACAACATAGGGTATGCCATTTGAAGAAGCGATTGAACGTTTAAATGTTAAAGCAAAGGAGCTTGGGTATACCTTTGATGAAGCAGAAAAAGGATGGACTCGGCTTTCTTCTTCTGCTAATAATTTAGATAATGCTTCTAGTGAAAGTCCGATTTTATCAGAAGATGTGATTAATCGTTTACAACAGATTATTACGCTGAAATAGAGAATGGAAGAATTCAGTTCGTTAAGTGGTGAAAAGGCTAATAATTATGCTGATGCATTATAGAAGACTTACGGGACAAGTAGTCCTGTTGGTTTATTGGAAAAATTGCAAAAAATGCAATCTGACTTAATAAATCTCGGGAAGGGAGTTAATTAGCAAATTATTCCAGCATTTGAAGAAGATGGTTTTGATTACGATGAAAAAATAGAAGATGCTTCAACCAAGATTAAAGCGTTATTTTCTGAAAATATTGATTCGTCCCATTTAATGAATATTATTTCAAATATTTGTGAAGCTTTTGGGATTAATATACCAGATGCTGTTGATAAAGCTAAGTAGTCTATTCAAGATTCGTTTAATACAGTTTTATAGAAATCTTCTGCTGGAGAATGGAAAAATGGGCTTAAACAAAATGAGATAGATGCAATTAATCAATATGTTACATCGCAAAGAGAAAATTCGGTCAAATATGGTTATTCATTTGATTAGGCACAGGAAATTGCAAAAGCGTTGCAAATTATATCTATGATAAAATTCGGTAATATAGAAGAAGTTTCGAGTTACATTAATAATGCAACTGATAGTGTAAAAAAATTAGCGATTGAAGTGACCGAATCAAAATATGCATTGGGCGAAATATATGGGGATAAGAATGGTGCTGCGAGTGATGCAGCCGGTCTTAGAATTAAGGAAAGCATTGAATCATATAGAAGTAAATTATCCGATGAAACTCCAGTTTCATCAACCGTTGATGACTTTAAAAACACCTGGACAAAATCCGTATTAAAATCTACAGAACCACCAGAGGCACTCTCTCGTGCTTATATGCAATATATCCAAGATATTAATTCTGGCGCGATTAGTGCAGAAGATGCTATGAAAGGTATGGAGGAAGTTGCGAAACGCCTTGATGTAGCGTTTGACGAAACGTCTTAGAAATGGCAAAAAATCTAGTTTTCTCCTGAAATTCAAGCAAATCTTGATGCATTTAACAAAGCGATGCCAGATTTCGAGGACGGTGTTTCTGCAAAGACGTTTGATGATACAGAAGCTAAATATCACGAGATGATTGAGGCAATTAAATATGATTCGATGTCGGCAGAGGACGCAATAAAAGAAATGTTTCAAGCGATTGAAGATGCTGCAATTGCAAATGGAGATCCATGGAGAGCGGATACAGATAGAAATGCTGTGCGTCGCAAATAGATAATTGAATCCGGTAAGACTGAGTAGGAAATCGTTGAGGGCTTAATACAGGCGTATCAACGACTTGAAGAGAAAAAATCGAACCCTCCCAAAAGACCTGGTGTTTCAGATAGTGAAGATCGCCGTATAATAGAAACCGATCAAGAAAGTTACATAAATGAGGCCAAAAAATATGGTGTTGATTTATTAGCGGAAATAGAGAAGCGGAAACAGGCTGAAAAAGATGCCGCCGCTGAGACTGCTGATGCTCATCATCAAGCTGCTAAAGCCGCTGAAGAACATGCAGAAGCAGAAAAGAAAGTCGCAGATGCATCTGGGGTTCAGCAGCCGCCCTCCTCTCCTATGGTTGAGCAGCACAAAGAAGAAAAACAAGCTGCGGAAGATGCTGCTAAGGCAGAAGAAGAATTAAAGTAGAAGAAGGAAGAAGCATCAAAGACAGGTGATAGATAGGATACTAACCAAGAAGAAAAGACTGTCGAGGCTGCCAAAGAAACAGCGGATGCAACAAAACAAGCTGCTGAAGGTGTTAAAACCGAGGGAGATTCTGCGAAAACTGCCGCTGTCGCAAAAATTGATTTTACAAGAGCAAATAATGAAGTCGCCTCTTCTGCCAAAGAAACAGCGGATGCAACAAAACAAGCTGCGGAGGGAATTAAACAGGAAGGTGATTCGGCAAAAAAACAGGCGCAAGATAATTTGGTTGGTGATGCAGATTAGTCTCCTAAAGAAGGTAAAATCATCAAAGAGCAAAGAACTCCAAGTAAACGATCTAAAACATATTAGGATGAACGTGGTAGAACTTATGAAGAAGGTGTAAAATGGAATCGTAAAGAAAAAACTTGGGAACCATTTAGTGCAGAAACAACTAACTACCTCTCTTTTGAACGTGACGCTATTCGTGTTACAAACGAATTATCTGATGCGATGTTGGCACTTGACGAAGCATAGAGAGCTTCCACGCCAGATTAGAAGTTAATTGGTAGTATAAAAGAATATATTGATTTACTTGAAGAAGAACAAAGATCAATTAATGAATAGGCTAAAACTTATGCTGACGAACATAGGAATTATTCAATTGATTTATTTAATGAAAGAGTTACTGCCGAAACGAAAAAGCATCAGGCAAAGAATGACATAAAAGATGCAAAAGATTTTGCAAGCGGAGAAAAATTGAAGCAAAAGGCAATAGAAGAAACAGAAGCGTTATTAAGTCGTTAGGAAGCAACACTTAATAGATATAAGCAATAGTATGTTGATGGTAGTGCATATGATTTTTCAGGCGAAGACAAGAAAAAGGTTGAAGATGCTTATAATGCAGTCACGAAGAAAATTGGCGAATTACGTACAAAGGGTTCTACAAATAAAGTAGAGCGACAAGAATTAGATAATCTATTGAAGCAATATAGATTGTCAGCTCAGTAGGCTGAAAAAAATCAAAAAGTAGCGTCTAATCTTCGTCCCGATAATTTAGAAGCAGCAAAGGCAAAACTAAATACCGATCTTCAATCAACGTTGCGTGACATGAAAGAATCAAATGCTGATACAGAATAGCTTGAAAAGGAATTGAACGATTTAATTGATAGGTTTAATAAATCTAAGGACAAAGCTACTTCAAATACAATGACTGGATTTTAGAATGAATTACGTACTATAAAACAGAATTTAAAAAATACATAGGATGAATACAATTTTAATCAAAAATCTGTTAAAGAAGTAGAAAGTGCTATTATTGCATTTGAAAACGCTACAGACAAAGTAGCTGAATTGCAAGCAAAATTGGATGCGTCTGGGGGAAAGGGAGATTCAAAGCTTGTTCAAGATTTAAATGATGCAAAAGAAGCAGCTATTTCTGCTGGCGAAGCACTCGATAAAGTTACTGATAAATTTAATGGTAATATTTCGAATCAAATGTAGAATCGTTGGACTCGCGCCGAAGATTCTTTTAATGATCCGACGCAATCAGCAAAATATAAGTCTGTATTTAAGAAAATGTAGGCACAAAATACAAGATAGACATTAAATCAATATGCTAATGACAGGGCCGAATATTAGAAAATTTATCAATAGGCATTAAGTGGCGAATGGAAACGAAACGATAATGGAGATATAGTTGGCAATACTGCGTTAACAAATGAGTAGTTCCAAAAAATGGCATCTCTAATGACAGAGATTAGAAGTATTGAATAGAGCTGGAACGATGATTTAGCAGAAGGTCTTAATTTGTCAAAGAAACAAGTACAAGCAAGAGAAGAATTAAAAAATGCATCTACTACGAATACTGAAGAGATGTTAAAACAAAACGCGATTAATGCCGAAGCCACTAAATTGTATAATGATATGGCTAATCGTGTAGATAAAATGAAAGGTTAGTCGGAATGGCGAGCGGATGGATGGGATGATAGAGTAAAAAAAATAGAAGATTCGCTTACGGCTTTAAATCCATCAGATATAATAGATGAGAAAGGATTAGAGGATTTTAAACAATAGATACTTGAAATAAGAAAAACATATCAAGATGTAAGCAAAAGTATCGATTTTTAGGATGTAGGAAGAGATTGGTAGGCCAAGGCTGGCGCAGATCTGGCGAAATGGATGAATCAGAATAAAATTGCCGCGAAAGAATTTAGTGAAGCTCTTGAACAATTAAAAGATGACATATCATAGGTTGGCAGTAAGGGGGCTGCACAAGATTGGACTGCGAGATTTTAGAAAATACAAGAAGATGCTGCAAAACGTGGTCTTCTCGGCAAATCTCTCGGTGACCGTTTCAAAGATCAATTCAAAAACACAATGACTAGTCTTGCGACGTATTATCTCAGTTTCCAGGATTTTATTCGTTATGGACGTGAAGCAATTCAAACAGTAACAGAACTTGATACGCAACTTACAGAGATGAGAAAAGTATCAGATGAAAGTTTACAAACATTACAAGAATATCAATTTGAAACGTTTGATATAGCAGATAGAGTTGGAACAACTGCGGCATAGATTTCAGCTAGTACTGCCGATTGGATGCGCTTAGGTGAGGATTTAAAAGAAGCAAGCAAAAGTGCAGAATACTCTACTGTTCTGCTCAACGTATCAGAGTTTCAAGATATTAATACTGCAACAGAATCACTGGTGGCAATGAGTCAAGCTTATCAGGAATTAGATAAAATTGATATCATTGATAAACTGAACAACATAGGTAATAACTTTAGCATTTCAACTAGCGAATTAGCAGAATCGTTACAAAGATCAGCCGGAACACTTAAGGTTGCGGGAAATTCAATAGACGAAAGCATCGCATTGACAGTAGCCGGAAATCAGGTTCTTCAGAACCCGCAAATGGTTGGTCAATCGCTTCGTACTATTGCCTTAAGATTAACAGGAACTTCCATAGAAGACATGCAAGAAGCCGGAGAAGAAATCGATGGTCTTATAACAACACAATCAAAATTAAGATCGACAATCATGGATGCAACTAAAGTTAGTGCCAATAATTATCAGGGATTTGATATTCTTGATGAAAACGGAAACTATAAAACAACATATGAAATGTTAAAAGGAATTGCATCAGTTTGGAAAGAGATTGGCGAAGAAGACAAAAAGATGGGAACTAATAGATAGTCTTTCTTGCTTGAAACGATAGCTGGTAAGACAAGGGCTGCAGCGGCAAGTTCGATTCTTGACAACTTTGAAACATTACAAGAGGTATATGAAGCATCATTAAATTCAGAAGGTTCAGCACAACAAGAATTAGACAAATATCTTGATTCTATTCAAGGTAAAGCTGCACAATTTCAAAATGCGCTTCAAGAATTAACGGCATCAGCAATTGATTCATCCTGGATTAAGGGATTTATTGATCTTGGAACTCAATTATTAAATTTACTTAATGATCTTGGTGGTGCGTTTGGTCATCTTAATACATTAATGGGCGCAGCGGCAGGAATATTCCTACAAATTAATGGCAAGGGTAAAAGTCGTAGGAGAAATGCCCTCTGTATAGAACATAATAACAATGCCATTATGTTGCTAATACAGGTCAGATGACAGCCATAAAAATATATCGAATATCGGGGAAAACTATCAATATGATAACGATCCCGACTCGGCACTCTTCTATCGAAGATCCGAGCGACAGACTGACAAGATGTGGTAAGAACAGGCGTAATTGTTTTTATCGTAATATACAGTCGAAATCCTATATATGGGTACCACTCTCCCATTATCGTGCTTGCAATACTGATAATAAAAGTGGATATTAAAAAATCTTGACTCTATTGTTGTACTCTGCTAGAGTTAAATAAAAAACGAAAGGAGTCAACTATGATACGAACACAAACAAATTGGACGGCAAAGAAACTATATGGACAATATACAGCGAACAAAGCAACATTTGATAATGAGGTTCAACGTGGAATTGTTTGGAACGTACAGCAGAAATCTTTACTAATTCATAGTTTAATTATGGACTATGCTGTTCCACCGTTTTATGTTGTTAAAGCCGGACGAGCATCTTTCGATTTTATAGACGGGAAACAGAGATGTTTTGCTATAATAGATTTTATGGACGGTAAATACGCTCTTAAAGATGTTCCATCTATAATTGAGGATGATTTTGAAACTGATATTAATGGTATGAGATATTCTGATTTACCGGAAGAAATTAGAGATAAAATTGATGAATACAATTTGAACCTTATTATTTTTGATGATATTACTCAGGAAGAAATTGAAGATATCTTCTATAGACTGAATAATGGTACTACTCTCAAAGCTAATGATCGTAACTATGCGAAGGCTATTTCGAAAAATGAAATCTCCCAGTTGTGCGATCATAAAATATTCCTTGTTGCGTTAACGAATAACGCTAGGGCGAAACTTGCGCAGAGGACAATCGTTATTCAAAGCCTGATTATGTTGTTTAATGATAAGCCTTGTCTCGACTCTAAAGAGATTGGTCCATTTATGCGTACTACTGAAATTGAGCCACAAGATGTTGAGAGACTTTCTGGTATATATGATAAATTCTTAACCATTTATGATGCACTTGCTGAAAATAAAAAAGAGAATAGGTTTGTTATGAGAAAATTAATGTCTCGTGGTAACATACCTACTCTCACACCATTTATTGAAAAGCATGGAGATGATGAGAAAATAATCCCATTCCTTCAGTACTTCTTTGGTGGTGAAAAAGGAAGCAGCATTAGTGAAGAATATAATTTAGCATCTTCTCAGGGCGCAGGACACGCAGTTAATGTTGCTAAAAGGATTGAGATATTGAATAATGAGTTTAACAGATTCATCTGCTGAGTTGGTCGTATATGGAGCGGTGATTTGCCGCTCTTTTTTGTTGTTCAACTACAAAAACATTATCTTTAGCATTTATATTTTACCATATGTATTTTACTATTATATGTAATGATTTTATCTACGACTTCTAAAGGTGAAAACATGTGGGGTTATGCTATAAAAAATTTCTTTTCTGGAGATCCTGACAAAAAACTTGTTGAAGAAGAAGTATTTAAACCGCTTAGTGCTTCATTACAAACAGCGTTAAAAGATTTCAAAATTGATGGCAATTTTATGGAACAATTAAATACTAATGAATGGGCTAAAAATATCGTTGTTAGTAGCGATGCTTTTGCTAGATTAAAAGACAGTATGTCCGATACAGAATTATAGGCATTATCAATGGGAGATGCAATGCGAAAAATGTAGACAACTGTACGGATGGTTCCAGAAGCAATGCCAAATATTGTTTCATCGCTTGCTAAGTTCGGTGGGGCATTGAAATCTTTAATATCAACCGCATTAACAACAATTGCTGTAACAGCTATTATTACAGTAATCGGAAAAGGAATTGAGTGGATATATAATGATGTTATTAAAAAGCAAGATAATTTAATAGCAAAAGGTAAAAAAGCTCAATAGCAAATTGAAGATGTTAATAAAAATTATAAAGAAAGAGAAACATCTACAACAGATTTAGGAAAGCGTTATAATGAATTAAGGTCTGGTGTAACATATAAAGAGGGTAAAGGATACGAAAATGCATCTTTGTCAACTGATGAGTATAATGAATTTTTAGATGTAAATAGGCAATTGGTTGATTTGTACCCATCGTTGAGGGCTGGTACAGATGCTCAAGGAAATGCATATGTAAATCTTGGCACAGATGCTGATAAAGCAACTCAGTCACTACAGGATTTGCTTGCTGTACAGAGAGATCTGGCGAACAAAGAAATCGGAGACAAATTCGAAGATTAGTTGAATGGTGTTCTTGCATAGAATGATAAAGAATTACGCACAATATCTGAAAATGAATCAATGGTAAAAGCTACTAAATCAAATATTGATGCGACAAAAAATGGAATTGAATCTTTCATAGAAAAAACCGAAGATGGTTATAAGGTAGTTATTGACCAAAGCATGGATTATGGTGGAAAAGTATCTGAAGCGTTTGAGCAAGGATTTGGTAAAAATGGAATCAATTTAACTGATCAATGGATTACCGGTGGGAATATAATGGATGCAGAAGGTAATATTACTGCTCCAACAGTCACATATTTCTTTAATGCAGATACTGATTAGTTAGAAGATGCTATTGAAGAAGCGAACAAGTTACTTGGTCTTTCTGGAGATTCTTCTTATGATGAGGCAAAAATTGCAGAAGACAATATAAATATCTCTGAGAGACAAATTAAAGATAATTGGGAATCCTTAAAACCATCTCTTATGTCAAAATTTACAACCACAGCAACCTATAAAGAATTCTCTGAGACAATACAAAATGGCATAGCATCTGCTGTGTCTGGTATTGATTTGAGTAAGGCATATGCCGCATTTGAAGAGCAAGATATTTTCGAAAACTTTGATGATTATATTAAAAATAAATTGATGTATAGTTTATCTAATGCATTTGATAGAGCCAAAACAAAACAAGATAAAGAAGAAGTTACTAAACAAATTGAAAGTTTATTTACATTTGACTCTTCTGATTTAACAGATGCGGAAATGACAAATCAATTAGATGACATTTTAGAAAAATTATTCCCTGGAGACGAAGAATTATAGCATACTTTTAAGGTTGCATTAAAATATGAATTTGTCGATGAGAATGGTAATTATTTTGCTTCATATCAAAATGTGAACGATCAAATATACGAAGCACTTGGTGGAGATGAAGGCCGTATAGATAAACGTATGTTGTCAAAATTAACCCAAGGGCAAAAAGGTAGCATAATTGAGGCAATAGATAATGGCAGTTTTGATTTTAAACTTGGCGGAGGATTTTATGATCTTCTCGATTGGATAAAAGAATATTAGGATAAAGTACCAGAAATCGAAAAAGATGGCACCCTCTCTTCTATTTTCTCAGACGAGAGCTATCAATCTGCTACAGAAGGATATGAGAAGAGACTCTCCTCGTTGACGGGGGCGCTTGAAACACTTCGCACAGAAGGATCTCTTACAGCGGAGCAAATGCGCGATTTACAAGAAGAGTTTCCAGACATGACTGATTTTTCAGAGGAAGGTATTTCAAAATTCGGTACAAAGGAACTTAGCAATTGGATAGATTAGTTTAAATCTGGATGGACTGATTTCTCTGATGAAGGAATTAAGTAGCTTGATACCTATCTTGCTAATTTTACTGCTAGTTATAGAAAAGTTAATGTCTCTGAACAAGAGGCATTAAAATAGGTTAGGGAATCATTTATTACTGCGCCAGCTTATGATAATGAAGAAAGGATTGCACAGTACGAATAGTTTAACAATAAACTAAGCGCTTTGAAAGAAAAATACGGTGAAGATCTTAATTGGAATATAGTTCTTGCATTACAAGATCAATTCTCTGGTGACGTTGATACATTGATCGAAAAATACGGAGATTATAAACTTGTATGGGATCTTGAAGTTGAAACAGAAAACTTACAGAAAACAATTGACTCTCTTACTGCCGATAGAAATCTCAATTCTCAAAAGCAAGGATTAGATGATGTTCTCGGTAATGCAATGACAATTGAGGATTACGAAGCTGACAACGCAATAAGTGATGGTTTAATTAAAGCATACGAAGGATAGCTAAAAGCAGCAGAAGAAAAACTCGCTAAGAGTCCTAAGAATACCATATTGCAAAACAGAGTAAAGGAATTAACCGGATTAATATTTGGCGAAAAAACTAATAAACAGAAAAATAATTTAGCTATATTAAAACAACCTCGTGTTGAACTTGAAAGCTTTGGTACGGAACTTGCCAGAGCGACAGCTGATGCGGAACGACAAATTCAAAATGTTGAGAACATTGGCAATGTTCCTACATAGTCATTGTATCAACAAGCTATTGATTCTGCTTCTGCCGAAAAAGAAAATCTTGAAAGAACAAGACAAGAAATTCTTGATGAAGCCACATAGTTTGAAGAGATGCAAAGAAAAGAGTTTATGGCGAGTCATCAATTTGAGTCGAAAGAACAAGCAGATGCCGCTTGGGAAGAACAAAAGGATTCAATACTTGCGCAGAATACGGAATGGCAACAGTTTATGGCAGATCTTGACACTAACCAAGGGTCTTTAGATTCTATTATAGAGAAAATCCGTAATTGGGGTAAAGCAATCAATGAACTTCCATTAACCAATCTTCAAAATATTGGCACAGAACTTGCCAGAGCGACAGCACAAGCCGAGAAAGAAATTTCCAACAGAGAAACTATGGGTGGAGATATTACAAAAGAAATATATTAGGGCGCAATTGATGCAGCTAGGGCTGAGAAGTCTAATCTTGCTAATCAACAAGATGAAATTTTGGCACAACAGGATCAATTTAGGCGCGAATATATGGCAAGTCATCAATTTGAGTCTTTCGAGCAAGCAAAATCATCATTCGATGAATATGCACGTAATAATAGCGAATGGCAAGAAATGCAAAACAATTATGATAGTAATGCCGATGCTATTGATAATTTAACGCAGAAAATATATGAATATAAAAACGCAATAAGTGAACTTCCATTTAGAGAGCTAGAACGTACTGGCACAGAAATATCTCGTTCATTTGAAAAAGCTTAGGCTGATTTTGAAAAAAGAGAGCCGACCGCTAGTGGTTATATGAACTTAATGGGATTAAACGAAGAAAACATAGAAAACATTGAAGAATAGATCGCAAGGAGAAGAGTTAAATTACAAGAAGCTATGAATGACGGCTCCATTGCTTATGGCAGTGATGCATATTATCAGGAAAAAGATGCCATTGATTCACTTGTAGATTCTTTAATCAGCGCTCGTGATACATAGTCTGATTTTGCTAGATCATTATTTGAACTTCCTGGAGAACAAGCTGCTAACGCTATTCAAAAATATAAAGATGCATTAACAGAGCTTTAGAATGAGTAGGAATTTAATGCGACAAAAGGACAAGGGATGTCAGATTCTGACTATAAAAAGAATATAGATAATCTTAGCAAACAGATTATTGGAAATAACGTCCTTGATGCAATATATGGAGCATAGGAAACAATATATTCCGCTGTATATGGAGAGAATTCTGAACGTGCATAGAATGCTAGGAGTAATAGATAGAGCAATAAGTCTGATTGGTGGAGTAATCTTACACAAAGATTTAATATGAGAAAAGAGCAAGAAGAATTACCATATCAATAGGCTTCTGCTGAATTAGCTAAACTTCAGTCGTAGGCTGAAGCTCTTGAAAGTGATTATTCACAATTAGAAAATCTTGGTAGAAAGGTTACGAAAGATTATATTGAGGGTGTAATGGCTCCATATGAGGGTAATGATGGCATATTAGAGCAAGCCAAAATTGTACGAGATGCCGCAAAGGATCTGCTTGATGATACTGAAATGTTTGATAAAAATGGTAACATTAATACTATTTGGCAAGAACGTAATGAATAGTATATTTAGGCAGAAACAGCATTGGACTCCTTAACATCTAAGTATTATGAATATAGCAAGACATTAAAAGAATTACCTCTTACTGACCTTCAAAACGAATATACTGATCTTCAAACAAAAGCTTCTCAAACTGAAGATTTACTTAATTCTGCTGATGTCAAACATCAAAAGACAAGTGAATCTCTTTACAAATCTTTGATTAGTAATGGTAATGAGCAAATTGATAATCTTAAACAATAGAGAAAAGAACTTGAAAATCTTCAAAGGGGTGTTCAGCGTGGCGGATCTACATGGCGTGAGTATCAATCTCAGATTGATGATGTAGATGCTTCTATCTCTGCTATGCAACAAAGTCAAATTGGTTGGTATGAGACTATGACATCTCTTGTATCTACTAATGCTTCAGAACTAGTATCGGTTCTCTCTTCTGCTTTTAGCGAAATGAACTCAGAAACAGGATTAACTATTGATACTATGAATGAGTTATAGAGACAATTTAGTGATCTTGTTGGATATGATGTCAGTAGTATTTTCTATTAGAGTGCTGATGGCATGAAAATGAATGCGGATGCAGCAGAAACTTTAGTCGATGCAGAATATGAACTGCAAGTAAGTACGTTAAAAGATACGATTGAAGAACAGAAAAACATTATTGAAATGTACGGTGATGCTGAAACGGAAACTGCGCAAAAGGCAGTTGCAGCGGCTGAATAGCGTATTAGCGCAGCTGAACGTGAATTATCTATGCTTCAAGCTTTGTACGATCAATAGAAGCAACAATTCACAGATTTTGCGCAATGGCAAAATGCTGAGTCTACTGCAAATGGTGGTGATAGATATAATACAATACAAAGCGCATTAAAAGATATGCAAGATGCTTACTCCAAAGGACTAACCGGAACTGATGAGTTTAGAGCATTTACGGCAATGATTGATGAATATGGATCTGATACTGTTGCTGCATATGATAGAAATATTGAAAAGATTAAAAGATATTTCACTGAAGATGCTACTGGATTAAGTAATTTTATAAAAGATGCTGTCGATAAAGGTTTTGGGTCAAAAACAGATGATGGATATACTCTTGCTATGCCAGACATGGATGAGGCAGCTCATAGTCTTGGTATTACAACGGAATTATTAGATATTCTTCTTGGTAGGGTCGAGGATTATGGTGCTTATGTCGATCTTGTTAATACATAGGCGGAGGGTGAACTTAAAGTTAAAGATAATATGGAAGACCTTGTTGATGCTCAACTTAGATATAATAAGGCACGTAGAGAGGGAGCATCGGACGAGGAGCTTTAGGATCTTAATAATTAGATAACAGATCTTAAAACTCGCCAGCGCAAACTTGTTGAAAACACGCAAGATGTTGCTGCCAGAGAAGGAATGGTAACAGCAAAAGAACTCAGGAATGGAATCGCTGATTTTAAATCAATTTAGAACATGTTTAATCGTGGGGAAATTGATCAAGATACATTTGAACGCAGAGTGCAATAGATTGCAGATGAAACCCATATTAAATTAACTCCAGACTTAAAAGAAGTTGACGAAGAGGCAATGCAACGAGCATTCCCAGATTATAATGAAGTCAAGATTACTCCTGTTATAGCAGAAAATGCTGACATATCTAATCTTACTGAAAATGGTGATGAAACTCATGATGGAATAGTTGCTCAATTAAAAGAAGCATATACTTCTGCTGATGGGTTAGACGAAGAAATGACTTCTATTATGAGTTCTTTAGAGGGCTATACAGGAGAAGATTTTGATAAAATTATATTTGGTGATGGCAAGGTTTAGGATGAAGCACTTGAGGGAGCGCTTGATTCATTATTGGCAAAGCTTGGTCTTGGTCAAGAAGCTGGAAATGCTTTGGTTACCACTTTAAAAGAATTGTTTGGCTTGGAAGAAGAACAATCGTACTCAACAAGACCAAAGGCTCCTACTCAGACTGGTAATGCTATTGATGATACAAGAGCAGAACAGAATTATTTAAGGCAAGCTAATCCTGATATTCAAGAGTAGACAGAACATAAACAACAGATTATTGATGTTGTTTACGAATTATCAAGCCAAGGGTATACTCCACAACAAATTGAAGAAATGGCTCAAGATGAAACAAAAGATATTGGGGTAGAGATAACTGGAGAAGAAGATCTTGAAACTCTTAGAGGGGTATTAGACGAAGTATCAAAAGGTGCAGATTTAGTTGTAAAATTAGATCAGGAATCTATTACTGCGTTAACGCAAAATGATGTATAGGTTGGTGCCAATACAGAGTAGGCAGAACAAGCCATAGAGGATGTTGAATCAAAAGCAAATGATACAAAAGGAGAAATAACAGTTGATGCGAATACTTCTCCGGCTATTAGTAGCGTTAGTTTTGCTGTTCATGATATTAATTCTAGAACTGCATAGATTCCGGTTACTGCCGAAACATCATAGATTAGTAGTAGTATTGATGCGGCGCTTAATAGACCTTTTACAATATCTGTTGCCGCAAATGTATTTGGTTTACCTGGTGGAACACATAAATATACTGGTACTATGATCTCTCCTGCTCATGCGGATGGAACTGCTTATAATGCTATTAATCTTAGACCTATTTCTGGTGCTTTTGCTGATGGTAAAGTAGGACTTGATCAAGACGAAGAAGCACTTGTTAATGAATTAGGAACCGAATCGATTATTAGAGATGGGAAATGGTTCTTAATTCCAGGTGGTATGCATGTAGAAGCTCTTAAAAAAGGAGATATAATTCTAAATCATATGCAAACTACTGATCTGATTGAACATGGAAAAGCTTTAGGTCACGGTAAAGCATTTGCTCAAGGATCTGGAGTTTCGTTGGCTGATTTAAGACCTATAGGTCCGGCACATGGTGGTTCAGTAGATGTTAAGAATCCGACAATTCATTCTAATGATAATGGTCCATCCACTTCAAAATCGTCATCTGAAAAAGCCAACACTAAAGCTACACAAGCTAACACAGATGCTAAAGAAAAAGAAACCGAAGCAACAGAGAACACTACTACTGCTCTTGAGAAATTCCAGAACTGGGCATCTTCGTTTATGGATTGGATTGAAGTTCGCATCAAAAGATTGACTCGAACAATGGAACTTGCAATATCCAGAGCAGAGAATATAGGTGGAGCTGGAGGATATGCGCCGTCATCATATAAAGGCGAGACTGGTTACGCTGCAAAGAATAAGTATATAGATGACGCAATGGCTACCAATATCAGTTTAAGACAGACCAATGAAAGTGCCATTTCAAAGAAGGGTGGATATACCTCTCATTTAAAAACGGTTGTTAAGAAAGCGAAATCTTCTGGACTAGTGACATCTAAAGAAGCAAAACGTCTTAATAAACTAATTAAAGAAGGCGGATTAACAGTAGAAGACTTTTCTAAGTATCTTAAAACCAAGAAAACATCACGCGGAAAAGATTCTAGTAAGACAGAAAACAGAGCAACAGCGTATATTAATGAATATCAAACGTGGTATGAAAAAATTTTGGAGTGTGAGGATGCTATCGAGGAGTGTATTGCAAAACAAAAAGAACTTCAGCAAATGAAACTTGATAACATCACGGAGCAATACGAATCCTTAAACGAATACGCTCAAGCCGTTGCATAGACCTCATAGGCCATTATTGATCTTAATGCTTCTAAAGGATTAAGAGATAATTCTTATGGTAATATGCAGGAGTATGCTAACCAGATTGCTCTTGAGGGCAAATCGCAGGAAATTTATAGAGCACAAATGAATGCATATCTTAATGAAATGCGAAATGCTGCCGGAATTTTCGGTGTAGATAGTAACGAATATCGTAAGGCACAAACAGCTTATCAAGGTATGGCAACTGCATTAAAACAGTCCGAAAAGAATGCAAGAGATTTAACAAGAGCGATGTATGATCTCAACTTAAAGCCTATTGATTATATGATGAACCGCATCAAAGCAGAAGCACAAATGTATCAAGATAGGGTTGCTCTTAAAGAAGCCAGAGGTACATTACTTAATGATCCATCTTCTTACATAACTGAGAATGATTATAATAGTCAGATCAAAAATAATAATTCAAATATCATATACACAGAACAAAGATTGGATTATAATAAGAGATTGTTAGATACAATGGGGTACGAAGAAGGTTCTGAACAGTATGATCAATTGAAGTCTGCTATTGAAGCTGATGAAGCCGCGCTCAGACAAATGGTGATTTAGAATGAGAATCTTAAGAAATCCATCCGCTCTCTCCGCTGGAAAGAGTTTGACAGTCTTCAGGATAAACTTGAGACTACTAGATCCGATTTCGAACATCTTCGCGGTTTATTTAGTCAAGAAGAATTCTTTGATGATGATGGCGAAGGTTGGGGCATTACCAATAAAGGTTTAGCAAATATATTATTATTGGGCAATCACTATAAAACAACCATTAATGAAATGGGTAATTTAAGATCGGCTATAGATAAAGTAAATGAAGAAATGGAAAACCACAACATAAGTGTTGAAGAAGGCGAAAAACAAGTCGATGAATATAGAAAGCAAATCCAAAGCATGGCTGTAGACCTGAAGGAAGACAAGAACGCATTGATCGAAATGTACAAGGTATAGATATAGAATGAAAATGCTGCTATTCAAAAAAATATAGAATTAAGAAAAGAGGCTTTAAGTCAACAAAAATCATATTATGATTATCAGAAGCAAGTGACAAATCAAAATAGAGAACGTAATAAAGTTCTTGCGCAATTAAATTCCTTGGAAGGTTCCACTAATAAACAAGCACAAGCTGAGGCCGCAAGATTAAGACAGCAATTATCTGATGCAGATGAGTCATTAGAAGATACCAGATACAACCATCGCTATGATATGCTTAACCAAGGATATGATCAACTTTCATAGGATATTCAAGAAACACTCGATCAGACTCTCCGTCATATTGCGGCAAACACGGATGAACAAGACCGTATTGTTCAAATGATGTTGAATCAATTAGTTGGTCATTATCAAGAGGCATATGACACTGTTGACCAGAGGATTAAAGCTACCGGAACTGTTGTTAGTGAAACATCAGACGCTTGCTTAAAAGATCCTAATTTAAATGCATTCTTTGGAGCGATCAATGAAGAAACTCTTGTTCCAACTAATAACTGGAAAAAATTCACTAGTGCTGTTGCTCAAAACATTGATACTACTGCTATTGATACATTTGCAACTGTAACTGGCGAAAAACTTGATTATCTCATTAAAAAAGCTAAAGAATATTCTGCCGCTATGATTGAAGCAACAAAGGCACAATCTTAGGCTGGAAGTACTGTTGGAGCCGCAGATGGGGGAATTGGATCAATCAATACGGATATAAATAATACTACCAATACAACTCCAACAGGAACAGTATCATCAGATCCGGCGACCTAGTAGTATATCGATTCACATGCGAATTGGTTATTAAATACTTCAGATAGGGTTGTTGATATTATTAAAGGGTTACCAAAAGGTAAGAATAATGGCGGTGGCGCAATTGGCGATTATATAGCATCTACTTTTGGAAGATCTGTTTCTAAAGGTGTTCCTACTAAATTAGCCAATGCTCTTGGTGTTCATGTAGATAAGACATGGACATCTCAACAGAGCAATGCCGTGTTATCTGAGCTTAAGAAACATTTGAAGAAATTGGGAGTTACCAGTGCGTCAAAGTTAAAATCTTATCGTAAAGGCTCAAAGAGAATCAATGAAGATGAACTTGCGCTGACTCATAATGACGAGATTATTCTCGGAAATGGGGCCATTTTGAGGCAGTTACCATAGGGTTCGCAAGTTCTTCCTAAACTGCAATCTGATAATATTTGGAAATGGAGTCAAATAGATCCGACAAAAGCAAATACTTCTGTTCCAAATGTTAGCAATGTAAGCAGTGTAAATAGTGGTGGAAACTACTATTATGAATCTCTTATCAGAATTGATGGTAATGTAGATGGTGACATGTTGAATAAGATTGATGCTATAGCAAACAGCTTATTAAAAGATCGTAACTTTATGCAAAAACAATTTGATTATAACACATAGAATTTCAAAAGAGCATATAACAAAAGAGCATGATAATTAAGAAGGGTGCGTGTCAAAGCGCACTCTTCTATTTCTTATAGGAAAAGAAAGGAGATGAAAAATTGAGAACATTTAGTTTTGATTATGATGGAATTAATTCTACCAGTTATAATTTAATGATTGGTGGCATATCTGTCAGCGAAGAAATCCCATTGGGATTATCTCGCGAAGTCCTTTCAAGTGGACTAAATAGATATAGATCTATTACAACAAATATGGGAACTTAGTGGTCCGACGTTCTGTCGTTCGATGTTTCATTCATAAAAAGTCCTTGCGAATTTCCAGATGATGAAGGTATGATTTTTACTGAATATGAAGTAAATGAGATAGCTGCGTGGCTCACATCTCCCGACTATCCTACTTTATTAAAAATGTACGACGATGATCTGGAAAGTTTTACAAGGTATGAATATTTTGGGGTGTTTAGCGACATTCAATCATAGGTATGGAATGGAGACATTATTGGATTAAATTGTACGTTTCACACTAATTCGCCGTTCGCATGGACTGAAGAAAAAAAGAAACAAATTTCAAGTACTTAGGATGATAATCAATTACAGATAGTTGTTAATTCAGCGGAAAGGAAACGTGAATTATATCCTATTGTAACTATTAGTGATTCAGCTGGTGAAGTTACTATTACTGCTGTTACAGATGGTAATAATTCATTAACGCTAACAATCCCATCCAACACCGAAGTAAATATTGATTGTCAAAAATATCTCATATACGATCAGGATGGAAATGATATTGCATTTTCAGACATTGGGATTGCTGATCTTACACAATTTTATTGGCCTAAATTATATAACGGCGAAAATATCTTTACGGTTACTCAGGGTGCAAATGTAACGTTTACATGGAGAGAGCCTAGAAAGGTGGGTGCATATTAATGATTATTAGATCATATCCTTTATTTGATAGCTATAATAAATACGGATATATAAATACTACATATATTGCTTTAGCAAATCCTGGCAAAAGATTATTGGGCGTATTAAATGGTGTTGATGAAAGCACTTGCCGATTGGATATTAATTTAAATAACACTGCTGTTCTAACATTTGATGTTAATAAAATGAAAGATGGTAAAGTCAGTTAGTTTTATCACAGAATAGAATATTTGATGGAATTGGAAGTGCCTGGAGTTGGATGGTTTAAAATTTATGAACCGCCGTCAATCAGTGGCGATGGAAATTCCGAGGTTATGTCTGTCAGGGCGGAATCGTTGGAAATTGAATTAGCCAATTATTTTATCAAGGGAATGGAAATTAATATGGGTACTAATTCATCTCTTGAAATGTTAGCTACTGATAATGTTTATAAGGCATTAGATGGATCTGACTCATTGTTTTCTTGGTCGAATATGAAGTTTTACAGAGACACTACTGAATTATAGGAAGTAATAAATATGGTAGATGACACTTGGACAAAGCAGGATCTGATTGCCATTTTGCCATCTTATCCAACTTTATATAGATCGTGGCGAGTGACATATAATACTGGTACTGTTGTTCAGGCTATTGAAAATTGCGCAAATAATATGACCGATGAAAAACGTGCGCAAACTCTTAGATCATATACTATTGGAAAAAGGAAAAAGAACCTAGAAAAATAGCAAGTAATTTATTTCCTAACGCAGTCATATCCTGAATTGATCGAATATCTTGATGTTTCAGATATTGATTTGACTCAGACAGTTATTAATGAAAATCCAGAAGAAATCGCATCTGATTAGCCAGAAACATTGCCAAATTTAACTATACCGGAAATGTTACAGAAAGAACTTCAAAGGCAAAAGGAATTATCGATGATGGACGCTGTCCTTGAAGATAGTGATTGGAATGTTGGTTTTGTTGATGGAAGTGTTTTATCCGAGTCAGATGATGAGGACGACCTAAAACCGCTGCCTGATAAGGTTGGTCGTTTTGAGATCTCCTCTTCTAACATTTACAATTTCCTGATGCAAGAAGCAAGTCCATATTTTCGATGTATATTTGTTTTTGATACAATTAATAAACTGGTAAATTGTTATAATGTTAATAATCTTGGGGTTGATACTAATATAATTATTAACTTTGCGAACATTCAGAACAGCGTTGAGAGGTCAAATGAAGATCCAATAAAAACAGTCTTTCATGTGAATGGTGGAGATGAACTTGACATAAAATATGCCAATCTTGGTGAGGATACTATGGTGGATCTTTCGTATTATATGAATACTGATCACTTTGATCAGTCTACTATAGATAAATACTATAACTGGGTTGAACAACGAGAACAGCTTCGACAACAATATAAAACTTTAGCAGTTGATTATTATGATAAGCTTGACGAGTTGTCTTACATTGTAGATCGTGTTCCTGTTGATGGTGCAGATCCAAGTCAATACAAGTCATTCTCTGAAACAGAACTAGAAGAAGAAAGAAAAAAATATGAAGCTATACTTAGAGGGTTAGAACAATTTTATGTGGATGAGAATAACAACTTTAGTATTGCTGCCATTGAACAATCAGATGATTGGAATGAATATCTTTATATTACCACTGTTATTCTTAGTAAACCTTTGAATGCTTTGAATTTAATTTATTTTGATCCTGTTAAAGAAGATTATTTAATTTAGTCATAGGAAGATAATGCTCATTTAGGATAGATTGATATTGTTTTATTAAATCGTCAAATTCAAAATGGTAAATTTGTAGAAAAAACTGACGATCAGGTTGAAAGAGAAAAGAAAACATCATATAAACGACAAAAAGAATATTTGGAAAATTACATGTATAACTTTAAAACTTATGGTGACAGTTATGGCCTCAATGAAATTGATGTGCGTATTACTGATCTTAAAAATAAAATACAATCATTATGGGCAAAAGGATATACAATAGATCCAGATAGTGGCAAAGACAGTGAAGATCCTAACAATCAAGATGAAGATCCTACAAATGATACCTCTACGACAACTCAAGATGATTCAGAAGAAGGTAGTGATGAGGAGTCTGGCGGGACAAATCAATATGACGATGATTTTCATAGACGTAAATACGAACTATATCAAAAGTATGATAAAGCATTAAAAGAGGCTGAAGAAGTAAAGGCATAGAGAGAACAAGAGAAAGCAGATAAATTACAAGAACTTAAATCATTATCTGAACAGATGCAAGACTTAAAGGATCAAGGTAATATGGCTAATGAAATTTACGGATTTACAGAAGCTGAACTTGATCTTATTAAAGAATACTATGTTCATACAGATTATGTAAATGAAAACATGATTATAACTGATATCTTTACTAGTCAAGAAATTGTTGATACTGAAGATGAACTATATAAAGCTGCGCAGGAAGAGCTATATGCTGTCTCTCATCCACAGTGGAAATGGGTAACATCTTAGAGTAACCTGTTCTTAATGCCAGAATTTAAAAGCTGGCAAAGGTAGTTAGATATCGGTAACTATATTACAATCGGTATGGAGAAAAACCCGCTCACTACCGAGCCGGAAAAATACGAACGAAATAATATTAACTATTTAACCAAGCTTCGTGTTATATCTATTGGTCTTAATCCATTTATGATTGAGCCTGATATTGATATTACTTTCTCCAGTATCGTTCAATATAAATCGAAACAAAACGACTTTGTTGATTTATTCCAGTTATCAACTGGAGTTGGTGATAGTCAAATATCTGCATACTCTAACAGCAAACATCTTGATGGATCATACTCTATTGATTCATCTTTTTTGATTAAGTTGTTATAGGGTGGAATGCAGACATATATTGAGAATTCATCTGCTGACTCCATGATGGAATCTTATCAAAATGTTATTGGACCAATTAGTGATGTAAATGATTGGATTATCAACACTGGTGCTAGTAATGATCAAATTATAAAAACATGGATTACAGAGGGTGACTCTGGTGATACTACTGTTACTGGCGGCAATCTTTTAACCACTTCAATTCTTGCAAAACATTTGGCGATTAATGAAATTGTTAGCAATAATTATAAAGCCCCATCTGATGATAGCATGTTTTCTACCACAGGAAGTTATTTGAATTTACTAAGCGGAAATTTCAAAACTCCAGGATTTAGCGTTATTAATACAAATACTGGGACTAAAGATGATCCAGTGTGGGAATCGAATGCTTACTTTGCAGGGACTCTCAACTCTCCAAGTGGAGATATTGGCGGTTGGAATATTTTGAAAGGATGTTTGTATTCTGAGTCAAATGGTCGCACAGTTATGCTGCAATGCATAGGTAGTTCTAGAATTGTTAAGAATATAGATGGCAGTTTTACTTTTATCCCTAACGATAATGGTAACATTGAAGAGAAAATTGCTGTCATAACATATGATGGAGATCTTTATGGTTATACAATTAATTTCTCGACTACTTATCCAGAAAATGATTTGATAACTGGTGGAGAGGCTACATTATATCATACTCCAGAAGAAGAACAACAAGCGCAAGAAGAAGGAATTATTTTAGAGGATAAGGTGTATTATACTTTTGAATCTGCCGAGTATGGTGATGATTATGCGTTGTCATTTCCTATTAGTGATCATATTACCGATTTTAAATTTAGCGTGACTATGCCATCTGCTACTCCATTGGGGCATTATATTATTTATATGACAGCCGAAAAGGATGGAGAATAGGCTGAATTATCTGTTGAATCTATGAGTGGGTATATACATGAAGAGGAAGAATCGATCATTGATGGCTTTACTGGAGATACAGTTTTCGGCGTTAAGAATGATGATGGGAATACTGTTAGTGTTCCATTTTATGTGACGAATGCCGGACATCTATATGCATCTGATGCTGATATTACTGGAAATATTAATGCCACATCTTTAACTCTTGGAAATAATGTTGAGATACCATATAGTTCAATCAGTAACACTCCCACAATACCTACTAATGTTACTGATTTGACTGGAGGTGCAAACATTTTATATACAGATGATGTTACCGTGTCTACTGCTACTACTGCTAATGGTGTTACAAAACGTACTATCACTGTGGGTGATCAAGAGTTTACAGAAATTGAATCTGGAGATTTTGTGTTGACCAATATTGGATTAGGTGACAGTACTGACGATGAAGAAACTTATCTTATGATAAATAAGGATGGTTTGTTGACAGCTAATAATGCAATAATCCGTGGTCAAATTGTGGCGACTTCTGGGATTATTGGTGGTTGTACTATTGATAGTAATGGTGATCTTAAGATTAAAAATATTAATATAAGCGGAACACTTTCTGGTAATATTCTCAGTGGTGGCACTATTAATGGTGTTACATTTAATCAAGTTGGCGGTGTAGATTATCAATACATAAGTGCTGATGGTCAATATTCAATAGGTGGTGTTGGAATGAAATCAACCACTGCTATTTCTAATGGAATAATGAAAGCCGACGTGGTAGATACTACTAATATAATTTCTGTCGATTCCACTGATAATACTATTCATTCGTTAAGTAATTTTATGGTTCATGGTGGTATCACTGGTACAAGTGGTTTAGACATAACTGGAACTGCAACATTGAGAACAGTTTATCTGCCAACAATGTGGAATACTGTTGCCGAGACAGATACTCCTAATTTACGTGTTGATAGTGCCGGATTTATGTGTAGAGCGCCATCATCTTCGATCAGATATAAAAATATATCAGATTACATGACTAATAATGACATTGATAGATTATATGATGTTCCTGTGTATTGGTTCAAATATAAAGACGGTTATATCGCAGATACAGATCAAAGATATGATAAAGATATCCCTGGTTTTATTGTTGAGGACTGGGAAGATATTATGCCAATTGCTATTGATCATAACGATGATGGATCACCAGAAATGTGGAATAGCAACATAGTTGTTCCTCTTATGTTTTAGATGATCAAGAATGATCATGAATAGATTTAGGAATTGAAGAATAAAATCAAAGAACTCGAAGATAAATTAAGTAACTAAATATAGAAAGGAAAGACAATATGGATATATTAATAAACGTTGTTGGGCAATAGCTTAAGCTAGTTACCAATTTAAAGCCCATAGTGTCTGGTACGCAAAAATTCATTCGTTTTAAGTTTAATTTTAACGAGGATTGGGATGGATTATCCAAGGTCGCCCAGTTCATTCAAGAAGGTAAAAATGCTGTAATGGATTATATTACTGATAATATGGTTTATTTACCATCTACAGTTGAGCCAGGTGAATGCATCCTTGTTCTTTATGGAACTAAAAACGATGAGGTAAGAGCGACCACAAATTACCTTAGTTTGAGTATTACTAAGGATATGGTTGTTGACGATGCTCATAGTGTCGAAATGAATAGAACCGTAATGGAAATGATTATCGAAGCTGTTACTGGTCAGACCATTTCGCCGGAAGATTTTGATGAAATGATTCAGAATGATGTCAACAACGTTATTGAGAGATATCGTGAAGAAGGTATTCTCTCTAATATTGTAATTGAGGACGGAACTATTACCAGAGTAAAGGTTGACCCAGATTTTGAAGCGACTCTGGCAAAGGCTGATACCGCAATGCAGTAGATCGATGCAAATTCTGTAACGTACAATATGTTAACACCTGATGTACAGGAAACTCTTGATACTGTTAGTCACCTTGACATGGCAATACCAGATGGGAGCATTTCTCGTGCAAAGGTTAACGCAGATTTTGAGGCTACCCTTGCCAAGGCAGATACTGCTATGCAAAGTATTGATAATGGTTCAATCAGTCGTGCCAAGGTTGATGCTGATTTTGAAGCAACTTTAGCAAAGGCCGACTCAGCTATGCAGAATATTGGTATTGGGGCAATCTCAAGACCAATGGTTAATGCGGACTTTGAATCTACATTATCTAAGGCAGATTCGGCTATGCAGCCAAGCGTTTATAATCCTAATAATATTGGTATAGATCCGTATACTTATGCCAATACAAGGACATCTGTGGTTACTAGTTTACCGCCTGATCCAGACACTAATGTCAATTATTTATTGAATGATAATGGCAAAATTACCCAGTATAGATATTTAAATAACACATGGGTAATGATCTCCGGCTCTTCTGCGGAAGTTAGGGAATCGTTGCCGTTATCTGGTGATGAGACTACTGATTATTATATTCTTAATGAATTAGGAACGTATTCCCATTACAGATGGATTAATGATGATTTTGTAGAAGTTGGAAGTTCCTCTTCTACTGTTGTTGTAGATCAATTACCAGATCCAGGAATTCCAAGTATTGATTATATTCTGAGCAATGATGGTGAATATCAATACTATAAATGGATTGATAATGATTGGAGATTAATCTCCGGTGGAAGTGGCGAAGTAATTGCTTATGAAAATACCATTGACTATTACTTCGATCCTATTGCCAGAGAAGCTAATGCTGCGGATTATGTTAATAAGTATGTTCTTGATACTTCTAAGCTGATTGTTTACTACCCTATTGAATAGGGTGAAAATACATATAATTGGGGATTTGATAATCTTGTCGTGAATCCCAGTGATACAAAGGATTATTATGTCTAGTTTGGTGTGGGGAATAACCTTGCCCATTATAGATATATGGATAATAAATTTGTATAGATTGGTTTTTCTCAGGAAGATCTTGACACTATCGTTGCCACTTTAAATCTGAGTATAACCAATACTAATACAAAGGTTGATGGATTAGATTCAAGAATAACTCAAAATCAATCTAACATCCTCTCATTAAATAATACTGTTACTTCATTACAACAGGCAGTAAGTGAAATAGATACCGAGGGATATGAATATTATGCTGATTATGGCACTTATGAAGTAGGTGGTCAAGAAACTGATAATGTTTATAGACTTCGTAGGGTTAAAGGTCAAGAGGAAGAAGTCGTTAGTCAGTTCGTTATTCAAGGTGGCGGCGGTGGTCAACAGACATCAACAAATCTTGTTGTTGAAAGAGTTACTCCATCTCCTCTTATTGTTACTCCGAATGATGATGTTATTCTTGAGTTTAGATATTCTTCTGTCACGAACGATGATTAGAAAGAAGAGATTGACGGTACATATACATTAAAACTTGGAAATACTGTTATTGCAAGTGACGATTGTATCTAGGGATTAAACTCAATTGATGTAACTTCTTACTGTAATATTGGAACGCAGAGATTTAGTTTGAATGTAACAGACTTAGGCGGGAGTACTGCCGTTAGAACATTTACAGTACAAAAGGTTGATGTAAGGATTGAGTCTGACTATAACGATAGATATACTATTGAAATTGGCAGATCTGCATCGTTTACATATACACCTTATGGCGCTGTTAATAAGACCATCCATTTTAAATTAAATGGAGTAGAAGAAACTATTACAACTAGTTCTTCAGGTATCTTACAGTCTTACACTGTTCCCGCGCAGGAACATGGTTCTTATTTATTAGATGTATGGATTACCGCTACGATTAACGGCACTGACATTGAAACAAATCATATTTATAAAGATCTTATGTGGTATGACCCAAATGTTGATGCTCAGGGTAATTATAAAAATCCTGTAATCGGATGTAGCTATAGATATGACTATCATGGACTTGCCAAGGTAAGACAGTTTGATACGTTACCAATTATTTATAATGTTTACGATCCTACTACCAATTATCCGGTAGTGAGAAGATACGTTGATGATGTTCTTGTTGGAACAGATACTATGGAAACATCTCAAGGTACATGGAGTTTTAAATCTGACATTGTTGGTCAACATACTTTGCGCATTGAATGTCGTAATACGTCCGTGACAATAATTGTTAATGTTACTGAACTTGGCATTGATGTTGCTCCGATTACTGGTGGACTTGAATTAGACTTTAATCCAGTTGGTATCACTAATAGTTCCGAAAATAGGATTTGGGAAAATGATAATTATCATATGTCTGTGTCAGACAACTTTGACTGGGCAAATGGTGGCTATAAAACCGATGAGGATGGTAACTCATATTTCTTAATTAAGGCTGGGACTACTGCTTCATTTGATTATATGATGTTTAATGGTGGTGTTGATAATAATCCGTCAAGAACTGGATCTGAAATGAAAATTGTATTTATGACAGAAAATGTTCAAGATCCAGATGCTGTCTGGTTTAGTAATGTAGAAACCAGAAGTCAGACAGTTGATGAAACTACCGTAACCGTAAGCATGGGTATTCAGATGGGGGCGCATAACGGTTGGCTTAAAACGAATAAAGCCAGTGATGTTGATGTATCTGGCGAAGGTTCTGAAATGGTAGCTGCTACGAATACATATTTATATATGCCATATGGCGAAGAAGATATTATTGAAATGGATATTAATATCGATGCAATTGATTTAGATGATGAAACATCTACAGCTTTTGTAATGTCGTATGAAGACGGTGTTCCAGCAAAGGCATATATTTATGATAGAAGTGATAGATTTTATCAATATGAGCCTAAGCCTATTGTAATTGGTTCTAATTATTGTGACGTAAGAATTTATAGGTTGAAAATTTATTCTACTTCACTCTCTTCCGAGGGAGTTATGAGAAACTTCATTGCAGACTCTAGGGATTCAACGACTATGCTTGCGAGATATGATAGAAATAGTATTTACTACAATACTGAAACTGGCGAGTATTCTCCTTATAATACTAACGGCATTATTGATCCAGAAAGACTCGCTCCGATGGTTCCCAATGTAAAAGTTCTTATGTTGGAAACTGATCATTTTACGACTAGTAAAAAGACATTTGTAAAGTCAAACCTTAGATGTATTCATGCTCCTGGTGGAGATATTTATCCTGGTGATGAATACTATGATAACTGGTATTTCGAAAATGGATGGCACTCTGGTCAGGGAACAACATCTGATAACTATGGTAACTCTGGTAGAAACGTTGATTTCTTATTTAACTGTGATGGCAGACATAATCCAAGTGATAAGATTAAAGATCCAGAACCAGATTATATTTCTAGGGTAACTCTTGGGTATAATACGGAAAATGCATATACGGAAGCTTGCGATGATTGGAAAGGTACTAAAGGTAAAGTTAGTCTTACCAGAACATCTATTCCTAATAATTTCTTTAATCTCAAGGTAAACATCGCCTCTAGCGAAAATGCAAATAATGCACTTTTACAAAAGAGATACACAGATTTCTTGACATACACCTCTCCAGCTAAAAGAAGAGATCCTCGTATTAAGAATGACATGGAATTTGTTCCGGCTATTTTATTTATTAAAGAAACCAATCCAGATGTGACTACTCATAATGAATTCCAAGATAATGAATGGCATTTTTACGCTCTTGGTAATCTTGGCGATTCAAAGAAGACAGACTATACTCGTGCATATGACCCAGAGGATATGAACGAGTTTACAATAGAAATATCTGATAACACAAAGAACAATGCAACTTTCCAGACTGGTGTTTATGATACTGGTGACGGAACATTAGACTATGAGCATTTTCACATTGTTAAAACATTAGATAAGGAAGGTGAGCTTGTAGTAACAGCTGTGTCTGAGACAAGTATTTCTAGCCATGTATTCCCAGTTCCGGCAGATTAGGCCGATGCTCTTCTGTTCCAACAAGGTACAATTCATGTTATTAATGAAACAGGAGACTCTAAATATGATGGTGATGAGACTGGTTATCTTAACATGAGAATTTGGTGTTTATATAATGAAGGATTTGATGGAGATCATTCGTTTGAACCCAGATATGCTTGTTGCGGTGATTATCGTGATGGCAAACTTGTAAATGATTATTCTGGTTATGGCAAAAAACAAGTAAAGACTAATGAAAAGGTATGGAGAGCGTTTTATAAATGGGTGATTACTTCTACTAATGAACAATTTGTTCAGGAGCTAGATCAATGGTGTGTACGAAGTGCTGCCGAGTTTTTCTACTCATTTACGCTTTATTACACCATGATGGATAATAGGGCAAAGAATACATTCTGGCATTTCGCAAAAACAGGAATATATAGAGAGGTATCTAGACCAGTAGAGGAATTGCTTCATATTTATTGCGAACTTATCGACGACGAATATGTTCCTACCGAAGATACCGCTATTGATCCAGAAAAGACTTATTATACTTAGTATGCGTTTGATTTGTGGTGCTATGACACTGATACTGCGATAGGAATTAATAACAACGGAGAATTGATATTCCCATATGGTAAAGAAGATACTGATTATAACATAGATGGTAATTCATCTTCTGGATGGGTATTTAATGGTGCAACATCTGTATTCTGGTGCCGTCTAAGAGATCTTCTGTCTAATGAAATAACAGAAACATTTAATACTGTTTCGGCAGAGTGTTTTAGCGCAACGAATTTAATTAATCAATTTGATAGATTTCAAGGTTGTTATCCAGAAGAAATTTGGAGACTTGATATAGAAAGAAAATACATCAGAACTTATACAGGAAAATCCGTTGATAATTCTATTCCAAAACATGATACTCAATACCTTAGAGATATGATGCAAGGAAGAAAGAAATATCAGAGAAGACAATGGGTAAGAGATCAAGAAATGTATTTTGGTACAAAGTATTTGATGAATAGTGTTGTTGGTGACAATAACCGTATTACATTTAGGTGTTATGATCCTGGCAACGATGTTGTTGTTCCGAAAAACTATTCTTTAAGTATTACTCCATTCCAAGATATGTATGTATCTGCCATGTTTGGTAATGGTGATCAGAGACAAATTAGAGCAAAAGCCGGAGAAACTGTTGTATTGAACTTTAGTGTTAGTACAACAACAGATACTCAGGTTACAATTTATGGTGCAAATAGAATTTCTGCGCTCAATGATTTATCTGCTTGTTATATTGCCGCTAATAACTTTTCTATGGCAACCAAATTACGTAAACTTGTTCTTGGTAATACTACCCCAGGATACTCAAATCCGAGATTAACATCATTAACTCTTGGTTCAAATAAGCTGCTTGAAGAACTTGATTTAAGAAACTGTGGAAATCTGACGGGAACGCTTAATCTTGCTGAATGCAGTAACTTAATTAAATTATATGCTGATGGAACCAGGATAAGTAGTATAACATTCGCCATAAATGGCAAGGTTTAGATTGCTCATCTCCCATCAACACTCAATGCTTTGGTAATGAGAAATCTTAATGATCTTGAGGATTTTGAATGTTCTATGGATTACATTGAACAATTAACTTTACAAGGTGGTACATTAAATAGTCTTGAAATTATTAACGATGTAATTGACACTCTTGAAGTTGCTTATTTATATGATTTGAATTGGACTGTTCCAGATTCAACTATACTGAATTCATTATTAAATCTTAGTTCTTCTACTCTTACTGGTAGTGTTTATATTAATGGTGCTGTTCGTTTAAAAGAACTGGAAAAATATGGTGCGAAATGGGCAGATCTTGAAGTGACATATAATCCGAATTATCTTGTCGAACAGTATTTGGCTACATATGTTAATGATGATGGAACTGAACTATGTTCAATTTATGTTGACCGTGGTTCTAATCCTCCAGATCCAGTTGCTACTGGTGAAATTCAAGCTCCTACGAAAATAAGTGATGCTCAATATACTTATACATTTAGCAGTTGGGATGAAATCGAATCCATTATGCTTGCTCCTAGAACAATTACAGCAGTATATACTCCAACAATCAGAACGTATACTGTAACATGGTATTCTAGACCAGGTGTTCCTCTTAGAAGTGTTGAAAAACGGTATGGAGATGAAGCGGTTTATGAATGGGATAGACCTACAAGAACAGACGAAGAATCCTCTTATACTTATAATGTTTTTGCAGGATGGGATAAATCCACAGGATATATTACTGGAAATACAGATGTTTATGCAATATGGGATAGATCTACTCTTCCAACTTCTGGTACTCTCCTTAATAATATGACTCCTGCTCAAATCTATGGTCTTGGTAATGCTTCTGGTATTAATATTGATGCATATATAAATGACGAAGATAATATTAAAGACTATAAAGATATCACTGTTGGACATGATTTCTCATTTGATAATGTCGAATCAGCATTGATTTGTTCTGAACAATATTTCAATGGAACATCTGACTACTTAGATACTGATATTTAGTTATTCAATGCTGATGCTGAATCTTTCACTTTAGCTATTGACTTTGAATTTGTTGGGACTACAAATAATAGAACGCTCGTATCATGTTTCGAAGAAAATGGCTCTGAAGGATTTAGATTGAGATATAATAATGGATCGCCTAGTATTCAATGGGGAGATAAAAACCAGACTGTCGGCGCGACAAATCACCGAGGTATTTGTGTTCTTCGTCATTTAAAAGGATCGGATACTTTATATATATATGCTTTTAATTTAAATGGATATACATATGATACAAATGTTACGTTTTCCGAGTTAGTTAGGAATAGGTCTACATCAACAGATATACCTCTTGTATTTGGCGCAATAAAAGCTTCTGATGGAGGTCATATTAATTATGCTCAAGGTTGGGTACATTGGTGTAAGATTTGGTATGCTGATCTTGGTGATGCAAATGCCAGAGAATTAGCTGCATGGCCTCATGAAACATGGAGAATGGAATATACTGGATCAGGCGAAAGATTTAGAGTTGGATATACTAGTCAGTATGCGAGACTTTCATTTATAGCCAATAGCCTATTGGATTGTGGTTATATTATGAACACTAACAGTACGAACGCTGGTGGTTTTCCAGATACCGAACTGTATGAATTCTTAAATACAAGAATATTCAATGCACTACCGACTGTCTATCAATCAATCTTAAAGAAAGTTAGTGTTAAATCAAGTGCCGGAAATAATTCAACTGAAATTGTGGCAGCCGATACATATATTTATGTTCCTTCTGTTTATGAAGTGACTGCCAACTCAACATCTCCATATCCCGAAGAAGGAGAAAAAGATTCATTTATTGCCTGGTTTACAAATCCTCAAACAAGAAGCAAATATAATAATATAAATGTACCGGATGGATCTCGTGCGTTTACGTCTTCTGAAGATCCTACTACGGTTTCCTCAAATAACGTAATTCCTGGAGATGTGTGGTATACAAATTCCATGTATTATATTTATATTTCAGCAGATGATGCAAGTAAACATGTATATTCTTCTATTAATCAATCTGGTTATGCTGGGACTATTACAGCTAGTAATGGCGGATTATGGTTAGCACCTTCAGATTGGTGGTTAAGATCTCCTATGAGAAATTCAAGCGAATATTTCCACTATGTTTCTTATACTGGTAACATGTGGGGATATGGCTATCCATATAGTAGCTTTGGCATCGATGTCTGCTTCTCAGTATAATAACAGGGGGTGAATTGAATGAGATATTATAAGATTTAGAAAAACGATGTTATTGTCGGAGTTGGAACAACTCAAGATTTTAGGATGTATCAATTAAAGCATCAGATTATTCTTTTCACAAAACCTGATAATGTACAATTTATCCAAATCGGCGATCTGTATTACAGAGACTCGGTTTGGATGTTACCATTATCACAGGAAATTCCTGTCGAATTAATAGAAGCATCTGTTGTTGAAATCAGTGAAGAAGAATACAATGCTTACTCTTCTGCCCTTGAAGTTCAGGAAACTATTCAACCGCAGATTGAGGAAAAGAAAGAGCCGATTAAAGAAGATGTGACCGATGTTGATCTTGAGTTTGTTCGTGATATGAAAATAAAAGAACTCAGTGCCGAATGTAAGAAAGCTATTGAAGATGGTTTAGACATTAATGGTAAACACTACTCTTTCACCATTGAGGATCAACTTGAATTACAAAGTATTCAACCTTGGGTAGCAACTGGTGAAAAGAAACTTTACCATGCTGATGGTGAACCATATAGCGAATATAATCTCGGCGATTTATTTGAAATATATGATAAGCTATAGAAAAACAAAGAATATCATAGAGTATACTTCAATAAATTAAAGCACTATGTTATGACGTTACAAACTGTCACTGACATTGGTGCTATTTATTATGGAATTGAAATTCCTGAGTAACTTATTAATGGGGCGGTTAACTACCGCCCTACTATTTAATAAAGGTAGGTGAGATATTTATGCTAAAAATAGATAATAGTAACATATCTATCACACGAGGCGATTCTGCTTACATCTAGTTCCGCATTAAGGTAAACGGCTAGGAAGCGTAGTTGTCTGCAAAAGATGTCATACGTTGCCAGGTGCGCCAAAATCCCGACGAAGATCTTGCGTTTGATGGGGATATTTTGCGCGATTATAACGATAGTACCATGATCGTCTGGCATATAAAGCCAGAGGATACTGCGGATCTTGATACTGGAACATATTTTTGGGATGCATAGGTAGAGTATGAGAATGGTGATATTTATACTTTTGTTAATCTTAGCAAATTTAACATCTTGCCAGAGATTACGTTAATTGAATAATAGAAGGAGGAGATATTATGAGTATGACATTTATATCTGGACTCTCTGCCACTATTAATAATTTAACGTCTGTAACTGGCGCTGTAAATAATATGAAAAGCATAACTGGCAATATAACGAAGCCAGATTAGGTGATTTATCAAGTATTGGATTATGAAATGCTTGAGAAATTGCCGACAATTGACGATGTGGAAATAAAAGGTGAATTTTCTGATTATGTGATGACTCCTAATGATGCTATGACTAATCTGGAAATTTTAGAAATTTTAAATCAATGAAAGGAGTGATTAATAATGGCTAAACCTCGTTTTTTATCGGAAGATGGTCTTTTGTACTTTTATACTGCCATTAAGAATTTATTAGCTAATAAAGTTGATAAGGAAACCGGAAAAGGTTTGAGTACAAATGATTATTCTGATACAGAAAAAAATAAACTCAATAATATTGAATCTGGTTCTTAGGTAAATATTATTGAGAGCATTAAAGTCAATAACGTTACGTAGGCTATTGACTCTAAGGCAGTAAATATTAGTGTTCCGACAAATAATAATTAGCTGATTAATGGTGCTGATTATCAAACTGGAGATGATGTTGCTACTGCTATCGCGGCAGCGTTAGATACAATTACTGGATTTGATTTCCAAAAGGTCAATGAACTTCCTCAAACTGGTGAGAAGGGTATTATTTATTTAGTCACAGATCCTCATGGTACTAATGATGGATTTGATGAATACATTTGGATCGATACTGTGTTTGAAAAATTAGGTCATACAGATATCGATTTGAGTGGATACGTAGAGATTACCGATATTATTAGTAATGCTCAAATTGATACCATCCTTGCGTCCTGATTGGGGGTGGCTATATGGCTTATTTAACTTATGAAGGATTATAGAGATATCATAATGGCGTTAAATCAATAATTTCATCGGCATTAGAAAACTTCTCTAGCACTAGATATTATGTCTGTCAAACTGGTGAATATGATACCACTACTTATATTCCAACACTTGAGGGTGAACTTGGTGTGATATATCTTGTGCCGAAGTCTATTGATAATTCAACAATTGGAACTGCTGCTGTTGGTACTGGTACCATATTAGATACTACAAATGTTTATTTTGAATTTATTTATACTGGAGATAAGTTTGAAAAAATTGGAGATACAAGAGTAAATCTTACTGGATACTTAACCGAGTCAGATATTGCTGCGGATTCTGCGGTAGATACAATGCTGACTTAGGTATTTGCATGAAAGGAGGAATGATATGAGTTACATAAAAAATACTTGGAGTGATGGAGATGTCATCACTGCTGTTAAGATAAATAATATTGAAGATGGTATAGCTGCTAATGATGCTAATATATCGTAGTTGCAAACTGATCTTAGTGATTTGGCTGATAGTATTGATGCAGCGCCTAGCTTTGATCTTTCTGACCGGATGGCGAAAGGAGAAGGTGAGGGGGCAATAATCGAAGGTCAAATAACTGATAGAGATGACTATACTAAAGCGAACAAAGCGTCTGGATACCAGTCTCATGCAGAGGGTTGCCAAACTATAGCTTCTGGAAACCACTCTCACGCTGAAGGTTTCGGTAGCAAGGCTACAACAGATTGGGCACACGCAGAAGGTAACCGCACTAACGCAACAGGAACTGCTTCTCACGCAGAAGGAGCTTCTACCACCGCTAGTGGCAGCGAAGCTCATGCCGAAGGGTATTATATCCAAGCATCTGGTGGTTGCTCCCATGCTGAGGGTGAAACAAATGGTTCTTTTTCAAAAAAAATAAACAATAAAACGTATAATCAAGCGGGTGCGTATGGATAGGCCGCGCATAGCGAAGGTAGAAATACAATAGCATCAGGAAAAGCAAGCCATGCAGAGGGTAATGGTACTGTAGCGTCCGGAGACAATTCTCATGCAGAGGGCACCGACACTGAGGCAAGCGGAAACTATTCTCACGCAGAGGGTTCTGGTACCAAGGCAATCGGGATATATTCTCATGCTGAAGGCGCAGGAACAACAGCTAGTGCTGATTATTCTCATGCTGAAGGAAATGGAAGTAAAGCAACCACAATTAACGCACATGCAGAGGGTAATGGTACAACCGCATCTGGTAGTTCTTCTCATGCAGAGGGTGGTGGTACTAAAGCTAATGGTAATTATTCTCATGCTGAGGGGTCTGGCACAACCGCATCTGGTAGTTATTCTCATGCTGAGGGGTCTGATACAACTGCATCTAATAATTATTCTCATGCAGAGGGTAGCGGAACAACTGCTAGTGCCATAGGATCACATGCTGAGGGTGGTAGTACTAAAGCTAATGGTAGTTATTCTCATGCAGAGGGATAGTCCAGTAACTTTAAATCAAAAACTATTAATTCTGTCATATATAATACCGCAGGAGCCTATGGGCAAGGCTCTCATAGTGAAGGAACAAATAATTTAGCGATTGGTGGAAATTCTCATGCTGAAGGTGGTGGAACAACTGCAAGCGGTGGAAATTCTCATGCTGAAGGTTGTGGAACAACTGCAAGCGGATTATATTCTCATGCGGATGGATCATTTACAACTGCAAATCATAGATCTCAGCATGTTTTTGGTGAATATAATATTCTTGATAATTCCACCGCTGCAGAAACAGCTCGTGGAAATTATGCAGAAATAGTAGGTAACGGCACTAGTGATAGCGCTCGCTCCAACGCCAGAACGCTTGACTGGAGTGGAAACGAATCTCTTTCCGGCAGCATCACGCTTGGCATGGGAACCGCAAATGAAGTTACATTAACTCCAGAAATACTTAAACAGTTAATTGCCTTATTGCCATCAACACAATAATTATGGTTTGTAATTTATTAATATTTATATAGAAATGAGGTGATTATTTTGGTCATTACATTAGACCAACTAAAGACATCTCTTTAGAGGGTTAAAACTTATATATATGATTTTACACGTAGTTTTGATTTTTCGGATAGGATAAAAAAAGGGACTGGTGACGGCGCTGTAATTGAGGGGAAAATTTCTGAGATTAATGCCAATGTAGCGTCTGGCAATTATTCACATGCGGAAGGGTTTGCTACTGGTGCTCTCGGCGAGTATTCTCATGCGGAAGGATTTCATTCTGGGGCGACTGGTTAGAATTCTCATGCAGAGGGGAATTATACTGAGGCTTCCGGTTAGAATTCACATGCAGAGGGAAATTATACCGGGGCTTCCGGTTAGAATTCACATGCGGAGGGGGTTGGTAGTAAAGCTACTGAAACATCTGCACATGCAGAAGGTGGTAGCACACAAGCCAAAGCACAAGGCGCTCATTCAGAAGGTTTAGGTACTCAAGCTATTGGTAATGGTGCTCATGCAGAGGGAAGTGGAACCACCGCTCGTGGCATAGGTTCTCATTCAGAGGGATAGGGTAGTCAAGCACAAGCAGCAGCATCTCACGCAGAAGGTGGAGGTACTATAGCACAGGGTGAGTGCTCTCATGCAGAGGGTGGTGGTACAACTGCCACAGGGAATTGTTCTCATGCAGAAGGTAGCGGTACTATAGCAAGAGGTTTATCTGAACATGTATTTGGAGAATATAATATAGAATCAAATCCTTTTAACTCCCAAAGGCGTTCAAACTATGTTGAAATCGTTGGCAATGGATCTATTAATGCTCGTTCCAATGCTCGTACTCTCGATTGGTCTGGCAATGAAGTTCTTGCCGGAAAATTAACAGTTGGCGCTGATCCTACAAATGCAATGGATGTGGCAACAAAAGGATATACCGACACAGCATTAGAAGATGTTGAAGCTATGATTGCGGATGAGTTTGATGCGAGTAATTCGTATGTGGAGGGAGACTATGTGATGAACGGCGGGAAGTTGTATAGGTTCACAGCTGATCATGCTACTGGTGCTTTTGATGGAACGGATGCGGTGGAAGTAACTGTTGTGGATGAGATGAACTTAAAAGCTAACAAAGATGACTTTGCAATGAGTGTTGGTACTGTTACTACTCTTCCCACAGGTTCAGATGCTACTGCCAGTATTACAGGTGAGTATGATGCTATGGAATTAAACCTTGGCATTCCTCGTGGTGAATCTGGTGTATATGTCGGAGAAACAGCTCCAACAGGCAATGAGAATGTCTGGATAGATACTTCTGGAGATCCAGACACTGATACATAGGGAATAGCTGACTTAACCAGTCGTTTAAATAATATTGAAAATGTTAAATATCGTACTGTATTAAGCGACACATACACTGGAATATTGGGAACATAGGTCAACGTTGATATTCCCGCCGGAGAATATATTATAACCGTTGATAATATTGAAAGTACAGATACGGATGCTACAATATGCACTGTTGTATTTTCTTATACTACATCTGGTATAACATTACTAAATCTTAAACGTGGACCTAATATTAAGAATAGCATTGTTTTTGAAAATGATGTAAATCAGATCAGTATTTATGCTTCAGATAATTATGCAAATTCTGTTGGTGATACATTCACATTTACTAACTTCAATGTGTTTAAGTATTATCCTTTGAAATAGAAAATAGATGCATTAGAAACCAATATTAATGAAACTCGGCAGTACATTGTCAATGAGACAAGTGTCAAAATTGGAACGGAATCAGTCCCAAATATCCAAAGCGAACTTCCTACAAACTGGAATACTGGACAGAGTTTATACTATTTGTCAGATAGGGTTATATCAAAAGGCTCGGTTATTAAAACCGTTAAGATTAGTACAAACGTAGCTAATACGGGTTCTATTCTTTTTATAAATGATGAAAATGTTGTTGTTTACAAAAAAGATGTTTCTTGTGTAACCAATGAATGGAACGTATTTGATATTGACCTATTAGCAAGTGAGAATCTTAGAATAGCGACAAACTGTAGAGCTTCATGGGTTGGGGCTAATGCGCCTGGTGATAGCACTTTTTGTACAGATGGTAGCTTATGGTCATCAAGCCAAACAAACGTAAACGTCGGTGATACGATAACGTTTACAAAAGCCTCATCAACTATCTACTTCATGTTTTCTATCTAGTGGGAAGTTGATCTATATGGTAAGCTTTCGGATAGCATCATAACTGTAAAAGATAAAAGGCCAGAGTCTGGTTATCATAATTTCTCCGTCTCAGTAAATTATTCCGATTACACTGAAGACGCAAATGATGGAGAATCTCTATACACAGATTATGGTGTTATAGCATTACCGACAAATTATTCGGCAACTGGAACGCCAACAAAATTAATCATTGCTTGCGGAGGCTCTGCCGACAGAATTGGAGCAAATACTAACCCATTAACACTCTAGGGGTGGGAATACTTTCTTGCAAAAGGCTATGCCGTCATGGATATGAATGGGATATCAGCGGCATGGACGGTTGCAAGAGATGTTCCATATACGAATCTGCATTATTGTAGCAAATATCTGTTATAGTCTTACTTAAGCGGCTACAAATATGTTATGAAAAAGTATAATTTGGAAGAACGTGTATTTGTCACTGGAATATCTATGGGTGGCGGTGCTGCCGCATTAATTACACAGACAAACATTATTCCAGTAATTGCCAACGCACTCTTTTGCCCTGCACTTTCTGTTTATAAACAGGATTATCTGGGTTCATGGGGTGGTGATAATCAGAGGATATCAATAGCGGGGCATTGGAACTTTCCAGATTGGAAAACAACTACACCTTCACAAGAATATTTCTTACAAAATATAGACAAAATAAAAGGGTTTGACAATTTATTAATTCGTACAATAGGTGATCACGACACTGCTAACGCAAACTATGGAAACGAAGCAGAGGCCGCTGCCTACAATTCTATGCAAAAGATTTATCCGGTGCCGATTAAGATTTGGCACTGTATGGATGACTCTACTGTATATTATCGATATTCTCTGTTTATGGTTAACATGATAAAGAATGGTGGAGGTCAAGCATGGCTTCGTTCTTTTACAACTGGTGGTCACGTCGGTGGATGGAATGGTGGAAGTGTTTCAGATACAGATATTGATGGCAATACGGTTACAACGTCAATACCATTTTACGAAGCTATTCTGTTTTTTAAACGATTTGGAGGTGACAACTATTGAGCGTTTTAAAAATTAAAGATAGTAATAATCAATGGATAAACATTCCCGCAATTAAAGGAGATAAAGGTGATAAAGGAGACACTTACACTCTTACTGCTACTGATAAGCAAGATATTGCTAATCTCTCCGCTCCAATTATAGAGAACATTACTGGTGCTACTCCTGCAATAACCGCTTAGAGTAATCACATGTATGTTTGTGGCGAGGTTACGTCTCTTAACTTTACGCCATGTGCAAGTGGCATTTGCGATGTGCGGTTTACAAGCGGAAGTACAGTTGCGGTTTTAACTGTACCATCAACTGTTAAGTTTCCAAGTTCGTTTGATCCGACAGCACTTGCAACGAATACAATTTATGAGATTAATATTCTTGATGGTGTATATGGGGTGGTGATGGCATGGTCAGTTTGATGGAACTGAGACATAGGATAATGATGGCGACATTAGAAGATGAACTGAGTCTTCCGTCTGCTTATGAAAAGGTTCCTTATATAACTGCTGATGGAAACTAGTCTTTAAGAACTACTTATTTTCCAGAACAGAATGATGAGATCCACGTAAGATATAAGGGACAAAACGGAACCCTATTTTCTGCTGGTGTTGGTACTTATCAATTAGTATTAATAAGTGGTTTTTCTTAGACAGGATGGTATTTTAAATACTTTTCAAGCGCAACAGGATCAGCCAATTTTGGATTAGCGACTGATGCCTGGTATGATCTAGATATTAACAGCAGTGGTGCTTTAAGCATAGACGGACACACATTAACAGTACCATATGAGGCACCATTGGATGGAACGACGGGATTAGATTTATGGATAGCAGAAAGGCGGAACTGGTCTGCTAGATACACTGGCAGTATCGCCGAATTTTGGATTAAAAATAGTGGGAAATATAAAATGTATTTAATTCCGTGTAGGCGGAAATCTGATTAGAAAATTGGAATGTATGACGCTATTAGTAAGACATTTTATGTGTCTTCTAGAAATGATTTTATTATTTAAAGGAGGAAACATTATGACACAATATTATATTATTGAACTGCAATAGTACTATCCTAGTATGGAATACGGGCATATTGTCCACTTCGCATTTGATGAGGATGCAACAAAGGCTCGTCTTAAAGCTGAAAGCAAGTATCACGAGGTTCTTGCGGCAGCTGCTGTTAGTGAACTTCCACAGCACTCTGCTACTCTTCTGACCTCTGATGGTCGTGCGGTTATGAACCAGTGCTACTACCATGAGATCCCAGAGCCGGAGGTAGAACCTACTCCTGAAGAGGAGACAACTCCTGAAGAGGAGCCAACTCCTGAAGAGGAAACTACACCCGAAGAGGAAACGCCGACCGAGGGATAAATAAAATAACTTAAATGGAGGTGAGTTATATGTCGGTAAAAATTAGATCCGATAAAAATATGATTTTAATGACCCGTGCAGATACTCTTATAACAAAAATCAATATTACAGATTCTGATGGAAATGAATATGTTCCCGAAGAAACCGATACTCTTAGATTTGCTCTGAAAAAAGATTATAATGATAAAAAAATATTAATTGAGAAAAATATTCCAATTGATACCATGATTCTTAGAGTAGATTCTGAAGATACTAAAAATCTTGCTCAACCAGAAACATATGTATTTGATATACAATTAACCTATGGAGATCAAATTGTAGACACAATAATTAGCGGTAAGCTAAAACTAACTGAAGAAGTTTCGTGATCGGGAGGTGTTTTGCTATGGAACTTACCGGAACTCTTTCTGGATTAGGTCAACTAACTGGCACCCTCCATCCAGTATCTTCATTAACAGGACAAATTACCAATGGTACAATTGACCTTTCTGGCTCAACGGTAACTCCACTACAAGCACTATCTGGACTTTTATCAAGTCCGCAAAATTTAACAGGAGCAATATCTCCTGAGAAGAGGAAGTTGTCGGGAAGTTTATCAAAAGTCATTGATATGACTGGTAAACTTTCCAACGCTACTCTTCGCGGTTTAAGTGCTTATGAAATTGCAGTTATCTACACAGATTATGAGGGTACTGAAGAAGAATGGATTGCGAGTCTTCACGGTGATAAAATGGAGATTCGGAATAATGATGGAATTATTGAATATAAATATGAAACACAGAGTCTCTGGACAGTATTGATTGACCTTAATAAATATACTAATGATTATGAGAAATTAATTAATAAACCAAAAATTGATGGTACTACATTAATCGGAGACAGAGATTTAAGCATAGATTATTTACGCAATGATAGAGCGTTAACAAATTTTGAAATTGAAGAATTATTGACCTAATTGTGAAAGGAGGGGAAATATGGCTAGAAAATATTTAGATGAGAATGGATTGTTATATGTATGGCAAAAAATAAAACAATACGTTGGATCTGTTGTGCCGACTAAGCAATCCGATCTGGTAAATGATGATTATACTGTTAAAGACAGCTAGTATGGACAATACAAAACTAAAGTTGATGACATTGAAGATAGGCTTGATGAAATTGTTACTACTGGTGGTGAGCCTAATGTTATTGAGACGGTTAAGGTAAATGGTGCCGCTCTTCCAGTTGCAAATAAAGCGGTCAATATTATTGCTGAAACTGGAACTACAGATGGTGCGATTGCTATTAACGGCGAAGATGTAAGTGTTGCGGGACTTGGTTCTGCCGCTTATACAAATTCCAATGCTTATGATAGGGCTGGATCTGCCGCCTCTGTACTTGGTGGAATTGGTGATACTGCCGACACTCCGACAGTTTATGGCGCTCTTGCTGCTGCTGAAGCTGCCCAGGATGGTGTTGATGCTATTAATGCTGCGGGTTACCAAACTGCCGCTGATGTTACTAGAAAAATTAATGAAGCACTTGATGGAGTTACTGGAATTAGCTACGAAGTTGTCCAGAGTCTTCCGGCAACTGGAGAAACTGGCACTATTTATCTTTTAGCTAATAACGGAACTGCTCCTAATATATATGATGAATATATCTGGACTGGTAGTGGATATGAAAAGATTGGAACTACTGACGTAGATCTTTCTGGCTATATGCTTACTACTGATATGGTTGCTATTACTAACTCTGAAATTGATACAATTACATCAACGACATCGAGCGGATCATAAGGGGGTGAGCTTTAATGGCAAACTCCTATTTAGATAAAAATGGATTAATCAGGTTTTATTAGATTATTTCAGGGAGAATTAACCAAAAACTCACGGTGGTTGCCAAGACAAAATCTCAATGGGATATAGATGGATTAACTACATCTGAACCAGGTGTACTCTATGTGACAACTGATTATCGGACTATTACTAAGGATGATACTACTTATGAAGTTCCCGCATTTAGACTCGGCGATGGGAATGCTTACGTTGTTGATTTGCCATATATGACGGTTGATGAGTAGACATTCCTTGATCATGTTAATGATCGTGTTGTGCATATAACATAGGCTGAACGTGAGTATTGGAATAATAAAAACAGATGTTTAATAGATGAAAATGATTCAGAGTGTTTAGTAATAACAACTCTGTAATTTGATAGATTTACAATAATTTAAGAAAGGAGAAAATCATATGGCAGATCTTTCAAAAATCCGACTTCCGTCTGGATCGGAATATAATATCAAAGATGCATATGCACGACAATAGATCGAGGTTATTACCGGTACAAGTAGTGGTGCAATGCATTATGCTGGTGTAACCACTACTGCTATTGCTGATGGTTCAACGACTAATCCAATTACTATTGATACTCAATAGTATACTGCTGTTGCCGGAGATGTTGTTATATATGGCAACAAAGAATATATATTTAGTGATACGGACAATAAGTGGCATGAGTTTGGTTCTACTGGTTCTTTAAAAGCATTAGCATTTAAGGATACCGCAACTGCAAATTATACGCCAAAAGGAACTGTTACGAAACCAAACTTTTAGGGTCAGGAATCTACTGTTGATATTACCGCTACAGAAGCTAATAATGGAACATTTTAGGTTGGTGGAACTGTTGGGGTTCCATAGTTTACCGGAGGAGAAATGACATCAACTGGTACATTTGCGGCAACTGGTAATGTTACAATTACTCAAGAAACTACTGGTACTACAAATTTTAAACCAGCGGGGACTGTTAGTAAGCCAAATATCAGTGTAAATACTGCTGGTACTACTACTACAATCAAAAATCCAAAAACTATAAATACTGTTGCAAATGCAGTCACTGTTGCTGCTCCTAGTAGTACTGATCATCCAGATAACAATTTAGTGTATTATTCTGTTTCTGGAGAAACTTTAAGTTTGTATCAAATTGGTTATTCTACTACTGCCGCTATCACAACTGAGAATGAAACCGTTAAAACCGGAGATGCATCATATCAACTTGCGTCTGATCCAATATTTACTGGAACCGACACGGTCATTTCTGCTTCATTTACTGGAACAAATAAAACTGTAACTGTTAAGGGAACCACTGTTGGTAGTAATAGCGCTCCCTCATTTACAGGAAAGAAATATAATCTGTCTGGTACAACTACCGCTGCTGGTAGCGTTAGTCAGCCTACTTTCCAAGGTACCGCAGAAGATATTACTGTTTCTTGATAATTATTTTATTCACATAGAAAGGTGGTGAGAAAATAAATGAGTGATTTATCTGTAATAAAGTTACCAAATAATTAGTCATATAATCTCAAAGATTCATAGGCAGTAGGATCGGCGGAATTCTCTGGTCACACTCTTACATTGCAGAAACGTAATCAAACTACTTCAGATGTTGACCTAGAAAATTTTGACGCATTAAATGTAACAGACTTAACAAGTGGAAATCTTATTAACACTGGTTCTGCCAGATTTATTAATGGATTATATGGTAATGTTACTGGTAATGCAGATACTGCCACCAAATTAGAAAATGGTCATACCATTAGAACAAACTTAGCTTCCACTTCCACCGCCTCTTTTGATGGGTCCAGTGATATAACTCCAGGGGTAACCGGAACTCTTGGTGTTGGCAATGGTGGAACTGGACAAACTACTGCAAAAGCTGCCGCAAATAATTTTCTGAATGCATTAGATACTGGTACAGCTACAACGATTACCGATAGTACTTATATAATTACATAGAATACAGATACCACTAAAACTGATTATTTTCGTAGAAATGCTTCTGTATTATGGTCTTATGTTCAATCTAAAATTAATTCAGTTCTTGGCCTTAATGCTAGTACATATTCTGGCAAAGCGGCAACTGCCGGAACTGCCGATAGTGCTACGTCGGCTACTAATTTAGGAACTAATACGAATGTTGGTAATGAATCCGTCCCTGTTTATTTTAAGAACGGTCTTCCAACTGTTATATAGAATAATATTACTGGCTCCGGTACAAGTGGATATTTAGTTAAATTTAATGGCGAAAACACAATTACAAATGGTCCAAAACTTGGATCAGCAACAAATACATTTCTGAGAAATGATGGAACTTGGGCAGCACCTGTAGGAACTCAATATGATGTTGTTTCTAAAGATTCTGATGGACTTGTTCCTCAATTACCAAATGAAAGCACTACCACTAAATTCTTAAGACAAGACGGAACATGGGCAGTTCCACCAGATAACAATACACATAATACGGCATACCTTTATGCGGGAGCATCGAATGGATCAGCCAATGCCGCCACTTCAAACGGATCGACTTATCTTATTCTTGTGGATGGTGGATCAGCAACTACACGGCGTAAAATTTCTGGTAGCGGAGCAACATCTGTTACATCAAATGCAAGTGGTGATATTACGATTTCTTCAACAAATACTTGGACGAAGTTTGTTGGAGCAACTTCTTCAGCAAATGGTACTGATGGATATATTACTGCTCCTACTGCCGGAAATCACAATAAATTCTTACGTGGTGATGGAACTTGGGCTGTTCCTACTGATAATAATACTTGGACAGCTTTTGTCGGTGCTACTGCTTCTGCCGATGGTACTGCTGGCTATGTTCCGGCTCCTGGTGCTGGCAATTAGGCTAAGTTTTTCAGAGCAGATGGGACTTGGGCAGTTCCTACCGACACAAATACTCACCTTACGGCTCATCTATATGTCGGCGGATCTTCGGCGACTGGAAACGCAGCGGTTACAACAAATGGAAATGTTTATTTAATATTGGCAGACAACGACAACTATGACAGAAGAAAAATTGCTGGTTCTGGTGCCACTACGGTTAAGTCAGATGCAGATGGAAATATTACAATTGCTAGTACGAACACTTGGGAAGCAATGACTGGAGCAACATCTTCTGCGAATGGTACTGTTGGCTATGTAAACGCAGTACCGCCAAAAGATGGATATAATACAAAATTCCTGAGAGCAGATGGAACTTGGGCTGTCCCAAATGATAAAGATACTCATCTTACTGGACACTTTTATGTTGGTGGATCTTCCGCAACTGGAAATGCGGCAACTACTAATGGCAATACTTATTTAATACTTGCAGATAATAGTAATTATGATCGGCGTAAAATTGCGGGTACTGCTCCAGTTAGTGTAACTTCTAATGCGAGTGGTGCAATTACTGTTGCTGTTTCAGCGATGGGTGCTGCAACAGCTTCTGCTGATGGAACATCTGGTCTTGTCCCCGCCCCTGGATCTGGAAAGCAATCATCGTTCTTGCGTGGTGACGGTACTTGGGCAACCCCAACTAATACCACTTATAGTGCAGGAGTTGGTCTTACATTATCATCTAACAAATTTAGCCTCGACATGTCTGGAACAGCGGCTGGATCTGGAATGCGTTATATCAACACTAATGATATGACAACATGGACAGCATAGGCTTTATCTGAAACTGATAGTATAGCATTTACTATGGGGAACGTGACAGATGCTTATACTACTGGGCATATGGTTTGGTTAAATGCTAGAACAATCGGCACACCGTTTTAGTTAGTTGTTCATGATTCATCGACTTTATATTTTTATAAACGTTGGTGGAAAAGTGCAGACAGTACATGGTCAGCATGGACTAAGATGAATGCCGGACATGCTGATACTGCGGGAAGTGCTACTACCGCAGAAACATTAACAAATAAAACTTTAGATAGTACTACAATAAATAATACTGCTGGCACATTCTCATTTGCGGGTGTTGGTGAACCATTTGGAAGTTCTGATTGGGTTGGTTTATAGGTTGGAAGTGCTGGTGATAAATTCCAAATTGTCGCTAGAGGTGATACTCTCTTATTCAGACAAAATGATAGTGGAGGAACTAATACTTCTTGGGGTGCTTGGTCAACAATGTTGTCAACAAAAAATCCTGTCACAATAGCCCAAGGAGGTACTGGTCAAACATCAGCAGAAGATATTTTCACAGACTTGTCATATTCTGATGGAACAACTGCTGGACCTACTTTAAGTGTGACAATTTTAGGTGAAACTAAAACCGCAGTTATACCAAGTGCTAGTCCAACTGCTAGTGGAATAGTTACTACTGGTACACAAGCTTTTAGAGGTCGTAAACAATTTGGTTATATAGATTTACTTGGTAGGGGCGATGCTGGTACAGCTGTTCGATGGATCGGCGATATATATTATAAAAATAATGCTGGTACATAGGTAGCTGAATCTTGGTATGATGCAGGAAATGCTACTAATATTACTTCAGGAAGGTTTTAGTGGAGAGAATTTAGTCCTAATAGCACAGCAGATACTGCTACAACTGGAAAGTATGAAACATATAGTTTACCAGCTGTTTCAGCAGGTTTAACATCTAATAAAGAATATGCAATTCTAACATCAAAAAATACAGTTACTATAGCTCAAGGTGGTACTAGTGCAACAACTGCTATTGATGCTATTACTAATTTAGGTGGTGCATATATCAAAGCTTGTGGAACAGACATGGCAGAATCAAGCAATATAGATACTAACTATAAGGAGGCCGGAACTTATTATAGCGCTAGTAACACTATAACTAATACATTATCTGGAACGGTTCCAGTATCTGGTGCTGGATTAAAATTAATAACATATATTGGATATCGCCCTAAAACTATTAGACAATTTCTCGATAGTGGTAATAACGATTTATTTTATCGTTCATCACAAGATACTGGAGCTACATGGACTAAATGGTATAAATTTGCTCTATTACCATCTGGTAGTGATAATAAAACATTTGCAGATGTAGGAAGTGCAACTTAGCCTGTTTATGTTGATAATCATGGTATTATAACTGCTTGTACCGCAGTCGATAGTGCTGCATTATGTGGTTTAAATTCATCTTGGGAACCACAATCTGGCACAGCATCAAGACCGACAACTGCAAATAAAAATTTTGCGGATAACAAGGTAAGATACTTCTTAGCAACAGGTTCTATGACCGAGGGTAAACCTGGAAGTGACGCTCATATCTTACATCTGCCATGGGATAATGGTGCTTGGGATGGATAGATAGCTTATTGTCATAGTTCATCTACTCCATACCTATAGATTAGAGGTGAATATGGAACTGCGAATACTTGGGGAAATTGGCTTACAGTATTAGATTCTCATAACTATACATCTTATACTGTTACAAAAACTGGCGATGGAGCATCAGGCACTTGGGATATTTCTATCTCTGGCAATGCTACTACTGCTACTACTGCGACTACTGCAAATGCTGTAGCTTGGGCAAATGTGAGTGGAAAACCTATTGCTCTCGCGGCGGTGAGTGGTGTCTCTCTTGCAACTGGCGGGTGGAAAACTCTTGGAGGAACAACAAGTGGTACAAAGATAACTGTAGCAAGACCTTCATCATCAAAAGCGACCTGGAATAGTGGTAGTTATTCATCAGCAATTTTATTCGGAGCGTCTGACACAAAGGGAATGTTAGATGTTGCGTATAATACACCTATTGTTACTTTTGCCGGATCATCGAATGGAGGTGCAACAGATGATGACCCCACTTGGTGGTTTAAGCTCACAGGCACAAGTGGATAGACATATGATTTATCCAACATGTTAACCACCAGTAATTATGACTCATATGCTCTTCCATTGTCTGGTGGAACTATGACAGGCCCACTTAAATGGACGGCAACTTCATTGACAGAATCAAACGGATTTACATATCTTGTTGGTATTGATGCATTCGCATCTGGTGGGCAGATGAAGTGGTCGAGAGCTTCCAGTGTTACTGTTGGAGCAGCAACCAAAGCCACACAGGACTCTGATGGGAATGCAATCAATACTACCTACATGAAAAAATCTGGCGGTGCTTTTACTGGAGCTGTTACTGGTACAAGTTTTGCGGCAAGTGGATACCTTGCGGCTAATAGTGGCCAATCTGCTACTGCTGGCGGTATTGCTCTGTTTGGTACTGATCCAGACTATTATGGTATTTTGATGCGCAACGTATCGAATCAAGGCGCTCATGGTTATGTTCAAGGCGACTGGGCAACGTACTTTACAATGAAGACAACTTCAACGACTAATGATGCAACTCGTGGTTGGGTATGGAAGGGCGGAAGAACCCCGACTCAGGTTGCTTCAATATCAACGATTGGTAATGCTGTGTTTAATGGCTCAGTAACCGTTGGTGGAAATGCCACTAATACGAGTGGATGCAGAATGGAGTTTAATTCAACAACTAATTCGTTAGATTTTATTTTTAATTAACAAGAAGACTGCGGTTCGACTCCGTGGTCTTCTATTTAATAAGGAGATTTTATGAAGTATAGAATAAGAATGGAGGTGTGATTATGGCGTTAAAATATTGGTTTCCAATGACAGATGGGACATTACACAATCAAGGATTATCTACCGAACAATTTACTACTACTGGTTATTCTTCGTCTAATGAAGGTAAACTTGGTAAATGTATTAAAACAAATAATAGCACAATTGAATCTGGCATGACTTCTACTGATTGGATTGGTGAAAATGGCGCAACATTATGTGGATGGTTTAAATTTCCAGAAAGTGAAATTCAAAGTTATATTGATAATTATTCTACTACACACACAACTATGTTTGGTACTTTAATGGGCTACAACAGTTATAATGGTTTAGCATTATCTTGGACAGCTACTAAACCATATACTAATTTTATTATTCATACGCCAGTAAGAGAAGGTAGTAATTTGTATGTTATTTCATATAGTTTAAAGAATCATAACCTTATGGATAAATGGGTTCATCTTGCATGCATAATGGATTTACCAAGTAAAAAAATATCGTTGTATATTAACGGGGAATTATTTCAAACAACCAATACTCCAAATATTACTACGATCCCCAAATATCCATTTAAAATGAATATGAAGTAGGTTTATGGCGGCAATGGATAGACATTAGCTATTCCGTATTATTGCAATGATATTCGTGTTTATGATACCCCTCTCTCTCCCCGTGAAGTTGCCGAGATTGCAAAAGGGTTGGTTGTGCATTATCCACTAAGCACATCTATATAGGCAAATATGTTCATAAATAGTGCATTGCAAAAGAATACTACATCATGGACCGTTTATTAGTCTGGTGACGGAATAACAACTAAAGACGGCATTGGTTGCTTTGTTGCAAATTGTGCAATTGGTAAAACTAATTATATTCGTCAAACTGTTTTAAGTGCAATAGACCCATCGGATCTGTCATAGATGTATACCATATCTGCCGATATTTTGGTTGAAAATCTTACAAAAGGAACTACTAATCCAATGTGTGAATTTTATCTTGATGGAACCTACAATAATAATGGAACTTCTAAATGGTTAGGAGCATATTATGTTAATGGAAAGAAATATTTTTATGATTCATCTGGAAAAGGATGGATTAGATAGTATCAAATTGTCCGATTTAATTAGATCCCAACGAGTATGTATGGATATGTATATGTAAGAGATTGTTCAGGTAAAGTGTACGTTAAAAATATGAAATTCGAAAAAGGGGATAAAGCTACCCCATGGACATCAACCGTAACTGAGTCCGAATATACCGCCATGGGACTTAATGACGGAATTGAATATGATTGTAGTGGATACAAACATAACGGTACGAAAACTAATATAACATACTCCACTGATACTCCAAAATATAGTACAAGTTCGCATTTTGATTAGTCAACTAGTAGGATTCTTATTCCAAATATTTGGACTACGGCAGCAAGAAATAATGAAATGACGTTTGCATTTTGGATGAAAAGAAATGATTTTGACGATTCTCATAATCATTATATGTATAATGATATTTGTCAAATTTTTACATATTCTGGAGATTATAAAATTAGGATTGGTTGGAACCATGGTACTTCTTCATCTTTTTCTGGCAATACTTGGGCACCAGGCTTCTTAGTTCCGGCAAATGAATGGCATCATATATGTTTTACATTTGAAGATGGTATTATGCGATTATATTATGATGGAACATTAAAATCAACTTCTAATCGTTCTAATACTGGTCAATTTATTGGTTCGTTTAATAACGGAGCAATTGGTTATTATGGGAGTAATAATGCATTGTCATATGGTGGAGATTTATCTGATTTCCGCATTTATGCAACCGCATTGACTGCTGATTAGGTTCTTGAGTTATATCATACCCCAATTAGTATAGCCAACAATGGAACATTATTAACTACTAGCGAATTTGTGGAGGGATAATATGAGCGTTGGATTTTATAAAACAGGAAACATTATAGCTGGTGGCAGTAATGTTAATGAAAACTTATTATTAATAGATCCGAAAACATATAACCCAGCTGCTTATAATGCATATCAGTTAAACTTATCTGAGAACCTTGTCGCAAATTAGACATATACTATATAGTTCTGGAATGTTGATGTTTCTCATACGGCGAAAACTGCTGACACTCTGGGAATGGGCGTTTATTGGGGCGGAGGCAGTGTTAGATTGGGTAGCAACATGATTGGAACAAATTATTTTACTGATGGTCATGCTGATTATTTATATTAGACATTTACTGTAACTGAGGCGAATGCCTCTCATGCAAATGCAGCGAATTTATGGCTTAATATATATAATTCACCAGGTGGTGCCAATGGTGATCGTAATATGTATATTGAAAAATGGAAACTGGAAAAAGGGTCTATACCAACTCCGTGGTGTATGAGTGCGGAAGATGATGGAGTTGGTCCTGCTCATGGATTTTTCGAAACTGGAGACATAATGAAAATTTATAGTGACTGTATTTCGGCAACCGAATTTATCGAATATTAAAATAATGAATTAAAGGAGAAAACAATTATGAAAAATATTAAAAAGGAATTTACAACATTAGAAATCGTTAACATCGTAGCTTATATTAATAACTATTTTACGGAAGAAATGAGCAATGAATTACCGCTGAAATTCAGGTGGTATTTGAAGAAGAATCTTGACGCAATCATTCCGATTGCTAAGAGGTTCGATGAACTTAGAGATGGGGAAGTTAAGAAAATCCAAGAGAAATGGTTCACGGATGACAATACGGAAATCATCTCTGAACCTGAGCGTGATGCCAATGGAAATGTTGTAAAGGATACTGACGGCAACGAGATCATGCAAGAACTCAAACATTTGAAGAAAGAATTTCAGGCTGATTATCAGAAAGAATTTGATGAGTTAAATACGAAGCTCCGTGATATTCTTCTGGAAACAAATGAGGTTGATGTTGCGACAGTTGATTTTGATGATTTCGTTGATGGTCTTAGCGATGATACTGCTATCAATTTTGATGCACTTAATATTCTGTCCTTTATGGATGAAACAACCAATGTGAAAGAGGCTAATTGATATGGCCTCTATAATTTAGGAGGTGATATGATTGGCAATTCTTAATAATCTTCTCGTTAATGGAGTGGGAAGAATTTTAAATAAATTGTATTGTAATGATTTGGAAGTGTCGGGGAATTTGGCTGTTGATAAAATTTACAGTAAATCTTTAGGAGATAATTATATATCTTTATTGGCCTCTGGTGTTTCATTTTTCGGAGCCAGCGGCATTTTATTGGGTTCTTTTAATGGTGCTTATGTTGGTAGTAGTTATATTAGAAGTTATACTTTAGGTGTAAGAAGTAATGACTATATAATAGGTTCTAATTCTTTTGTTTTAGGAATATCTTCCGCCGCTTCAGGGAATAATTCTATAGCTTTAGGTGTTTCGAGTATAGCTAGTGGAAATAACTGTTTCTCTATTGGAAATAATGATACTGCATCTGCGGATTATTCATTTTCTATAGGATATACTAATACTTCTTCTGATGCATATGCTGTTTCTATAGGTAAGAGTAATAATGCTACAAAAACTCATGCGTTAGCTATGGGTCATCATAATACTTCATCCGGTAGTTCGTCTATGGCTATTGGAACGTATGTAGTAGCATTAAATGATTACAACACAGTTATTGGAAAATATAATAAAGCCACAGTTTCAGGTTCTGGAGACTCTGCTATTTATAGTAACACTGGTGATTATGCATTTACTATTGGTAACGGCACAGCTAATACTACTGCCGGAAGATCCAATGCATTAACTGTAGATTGGAGTGGTAATATGATTTTATCCGGCAGTTTAACATGTACTAATGTTCATCCCGTATATCATCATACTGTTACTAGTGCTTCTGATGTTTGCACGATTACACATAATCTCAATATTTCTGGAACGTATTATCCACTTGTTCAGGTTTGTTCTGCTAATAGCGCATTGTTTGTATATGGAGTAAGGAATTGTACTGCCAACTCATTCTAGGTTCTTCTGGGATGTATAGATGGGTATAATCCGCAATCTTCTAACGGAAAATCGGTAACATTAGCCTGGACATATTAACAATATTCTCAGCCTCATAAGCTGTTTATATATAAGGGGACTAACCTCCCAAAGGACTAAAAGGATTGTGACTACTAATGATTTTGGGAAAGGAGGTTGAACCAATGGACAACATAGGAAATGTTATTAGTATCCTTAGTTTGGATTGGAAGAATGGACTTATTTTTGTGGCAGCATTGATTATTATTGCAGTTTGGGTTATCCAGAAATTTGACTATCTTTGTTCTAAGCTAGGGATACAAACAAAGCGAAAAACGAGGGAAGAAAAATAGCAAAAAGACATAGCAGAGCTAAAGCGACATGCTGAAAAGACTGATTAGCAATTTAATAAGATATTTGAATGCATGGATGAAATGAAAGGATCTATGCGAGATTTATCAGATTAGGTAAAAGAGATGCGTGAAAAGATGGACGAATCAGACAGATCAAAATTGGGGGATAGGGTAACACAAGCATATAACTTCTATCGCAAGAAAGGCCAATGGACCGCTATGGAAGCGTGGGCTTTTAACAATATGGTTACTAGCTATAAGAATGCCGGAGGAGATAGTTGGATTGATGAAGTTGCTGTCCCCGCAAGCAAAACGTGGGAAATTATTGATGAGTAAATTTTAAGGAGGAAGAATTATGAATATTAATTGGAAAATTAGATTTTTAAACAGAAACTTTTGGTTGTCTCTTATTCCGGCAGTTCTTCTGTTAATTTAGGTTATCGCCGCAGTGTTTGGTTTCCAGCTTGATCTGGGCGATCTTGGCAATAAGCTTCTGGCTGTTGTCAATGCTGTATTTGGCGTACTTGTGATCCTTGGAGTTGTTAATGATCCGACTACTAATGGTTTGTCGGATTCTTCCAGGGCAATGGGGTATATTGAACCCTATAAGGAATAATTTTATTATTAATTAATTTTGGTATCTAACGGTAAAACGGAATTACCGTTTGATATATACACCCTCTGTCCTTCTCCAACAGAGGGTTGGCATTTTAAGTGCCGCTATGAAGAAGGCGGCTTTCTCCTGACACGCCACTTCGGTGGCGAAAAAATCATATTTTATATATATATTGCTGCGGGGCTTCCATGCCTCGCGGCGTTTTTTCAATCATTATGCGCAGATGATTGAGAGTTTATTAATTTAAAGGAGGAGAAAAGGATATGAAGGAAAATAATAAAGAACAAGAAGATGAAGTTTTATATGCTGTTGTCAGTAAAACAACAGGTGAAATTGTTGATGAAATGAAATTTGGTGATTACGTAGTTCATCAAAATGAGTCTGATTTAATCATTAGAGATTTTAACGGAAATAAGAATTTCGTCAAATTATTTGACGGAGTGAATGAATTAAGAATATATCTGAATAATTAGGGAGAATTTTCCACTGCTATGTCTCTGGCGGATTTTGTTTGTTATGATGATTGTATTCTTCGCACTGGTGGTCATAAAAACGGTAAAAAATTAGGCATTAAAGATTTAGCAGATTTAATGAAAATTCCAGAGGGTACATTAAAAAGAAATATTATGAATTTAAACAAAAAAGGTGTTATTAATTATTCTAGAGAAGGTTCTAAGAAAGATGGATACGTTGGAGAACAAATTGTTGTTAACCCTAGCATATATCTGAGAGGTAAAAATGTTAATGCTACTGCTGTTGGATTATTTGAAAGATCAGAATGGGGAACTTCCTAAGACTATACAGAGGTTTTCCGACGGGTATTAATGTCAGAAACTATTAATATATATGGGTTTTTTAACGTTTTACATCAGAGCAAAAATGCTTTTATTGAAACAATTTTGTTTTTTAAAACCCTAGTATTTATGGGTGTTTTTGTAATTACGGATTTCAGAAGAAAAGCAAAATTGCTTTTTTGCAAATTCTAAAAATGAGATTTTTATCATTTTTGAGATTTTTATAAGGAGAACAATTATGGGCGATAATGTTATTATGTATACGAAAGATCCAGTTACTAATGAAATAAAGAATATATTATATAAAGATGGATTATTAGTCGGTCCATTACGTAAAGTAGTAAAAGAATATGATAAAGTATAGAATTATATTATGTGGATAAATAATATTTCTAACAAAAATCGAACGTCTTATTTAAAGGAGGAATTACAATGAGTATTACAATTAAAAATAATATTCTTACTAAGAATGATTGTTATAAGTCAGGTCGTACAATCACGCCCAATTCAATGTAGTTACATACGATTGGTACCGCACAGAATACTGCTGCTTCTCTCGCATCTTATTGGAATTAGTCTGGTATTCAAGCATGTGTTCATTATTGTATTGATGCTGAACAAGATGGATTAGTATTACAGTTTTTGCCAGATAATCGTAGGAGCTGGGCAGATGGTGGTGTTGGAAACAATAACTCTATTACAGTAGAACTTATGGAATCAGATTATATGAAATATACTGGAGGTGCAAATTACACTGTTACTAATGAAGCGAAATTTAAAGCTGATGTAACTAGAGCGTATAATACTGCCGTTCAATTCTTTGCACTTAAATGTAAGGAATATGGCTGGAATCCTCAAGAAAAAATGAGCAATGGATTATATAGAGTATACTCTCATGATGAAGGTAGAAGAGCTGGTTTATCCACTAATCATGTTGATCCAACTCATATATGGAACCGCTATGGATGGACAATGGATAAGTTTAGAGCAGATGTTGCCAATGCTATGAATGGAGTTGCTACTACCACCGAAGAGGTTAAATGGTATCGTATTCGCAAATCGTGGGAAGATGAAAAATCATAGCTTGGAGCATTCAAAGATTTATCTATAGCTAAGTCTCAGTGTCCTGCTGGCTATTCAATTTTTGATTACCAAGGGAAAGCGGTATATACTGTAGAACTCTCTGATATTCAAAAACGTAATCAGAAAATATTATCTGAAATGCCAGATTACAAAGGATTGCCAGTTAATCAACAGGATTATATCAATAAGGTTGCTGAAATTTGTGTGAAGTTATATAAGTATACAAATATTTTGCCATCCGTTGTTATTGCATAGGCTTATCTTGAAAATGGTGGTGGAACTGCTAGTGATGCATTAGTATTAACACAAAATAATAATCTTGTGGGTATTAAAAGTTCATTGCTCAACGATACCTGGAAAGACTATACCGTCTGGGATGGGAAACAAATTCTAAAAAACACTCCAGAAGTATATAATGGTGTAGCCGTAAGGATTAATGACTATTTTAGAGTTTATCCTAATTATGCTTATTCATTATATGATTACGAAATGTTCTTAACCTGGGCAAAACAAGGTGGAGAATATAAATATCGTGCGGTAGTCGGAATGAAAGATCCTAAACAAATGATTACTTATATTCGAGACAAAGGTTATGCTACAGGGCTGACATACATAACTAGTGTAATGCGCATAATTAATTAGTATAATTTGACCAAGTACGATCAGATCGCAATCTCAAATGGCACGGTTGATACCGTTTCAAGTGCTGCACCTGTTACTCCACAAGAAATAAAAGACAACTATTACCGTGTAGCTCAATCATATTCCAATGGGACATATATTGGACAAATTGGCGCTTACACTGTTAAAGAGAATGCCATTGCAGCCGCCGAGAAAGCCCATTTAAGCGTCTTTGATCCAGAGGGTAACCAGATATATGCTATTGCTACGATAGACGCTAAAACAATAGCTTCTGAGCCATCTAAGCCATCTACTCAATACTAGGTTCGGTGTGGGATCTTTACCAAGAAATAGAACGCTACTAAATTAATAGAGAAATTAAAGAAATCCGGCTTTGATGCGCTTATGTATCAGCAGGATGATCAGTGGTATGTTTAGGCGGGGAAATTTGAGATATTACAAAATGCAGATAAATTATGTAGCAGAATCATGTCTAAGGGATTTGATTGTGTTGTTGTAACCATTTAAGGGGGAATGTTGGTATGAGTTTAGTTGAAAACTTTCTTGCTAAGTGTAAAGAATATAATAAGATTGTTAAATAGGATAAGGCTGATGGTAAGCCTTGGAAATATTATAATAATAGCAGCCATCGAAGTAAACCTACTTTCGAAGCTACCCGTAAAGCAAATATGAGATATACGAATTGTGCTGGCGGCGTAATATTTGCCATGAAAGGAGCAGGAGTTCCCGCAAGTGCGCTTCAATGGTATGGTGGTGCGGGAAAAATTGTGTGGCTGAATTCTACGGCTAAAGAAGATTGTAAGAAGTATTTTAAGATTATCTCTATCAAGGGTAAGAAGACCGTCAAGCAGTTAATGAATGATGGTACTCTTCTGCCAGGAGATGTGTTGACTTATGTTAGTATGTCTCATACGAATGCTTATTATGGCAATGGAAAGAGCTACGACACTGGACATGCATTTACTGGGGGTGAATCTGGTGAGGGCGCGACCTACATAAAATGGATCGGCAGTCTTGCTCATCCTAATGCTAAGGTTATGTATATTCTTCGCCTGAGGGATCAGCCTAAACCTAAGAACTTTCGTGTAAGAGTTGGGATTTATTCTATACCGGAAAACGTTACTATTATTCAGCAGAGGATTAAGATCAAACTCAATCTCGACTGTTTTACCGAGGTTAATAATAATCAAACATATGTATATTGCGGTTCATATAGTAAATTAGCTAATGCCAAGGAACGTCAAACGCTCCTGAGGTAGAATGGTTTTAATGCAGATATTATTGAAGTATGATTCATAGCTCAGTTACTCGGCAAACTGAGTTGACTATAAAGGGGTTGTCCTTAATTGGATAACCCCATTTTTTACGATTTTTTATGCGTTTTCCATACTTATTTAATCACACAAGTCAACTTATTTATGTGAATAAATAAATATGGAAACAATAGGAAGGAAACTGCGCTTCTCCTTTCTATGTGGTCATTTTCACGTATCAGGCGTATCAGGGTAAAATCGCAAAATCGAGGTCTGATTTTCGTTGAATAATCAAGGTTTTTTCTTAAATACGATTAGGGGAATTGCGCCCCGCCCTGAAGATCAATTTTCATTGTATTTAAGCTATTTCTTGCGGTTAGTCATACCTTACGTATCAGGTTTACGTATCAGGTTTTGTGTGCAATACTAGCCTTCGAGAGAGCATCACGTTTGTAGTCTAATGACGAAACATCATAAGAATAGTTACTGATATTTGTTCTCTCCGTATGACCAAGCAATGATGCACGGACTGCCGCCGAAACTCCGGCATTTTCCATGCGGCTGTTGATTGTCCTGCGCTGTGCGTGAATGCTGATTGGCTGTTTTATTTTATACTGCTTCTTCTTATTAAACATATAATCGCTGATCTGGCGGTTATTGGCTGCGCCTTTTGATGTTGAAAAAACATAATCTCCAGTACGACCATATGTTTTTTGAATTGCTTTTATCCTATTCAACACACGTTGCACTTCATCTGTGATTGGGATATACCTGATTACCCCATTTTTTGTTTCGTCCAGATAATATGATTTATTTTTCTCATCATATTTCTGACTTCGGCAAATTTTGATGTGTCCTAAACTTTCGTCAACATCTTTCCACAATAAGCCAGCAAGTTCGCCACACCTTAATCCTGTCAGTGCTGAAAGTTCACAGGCATAAGGCGGCATATAATCTTCTTTCTTAAAATGGTCGTTATCTACAGCATCTTGAATAATCGCAGAAACATTATCTGAGATTGTACGTTCAGAGTCATTAAAAATCTCTTTTCTGGCGTACTGCAAAAACCTGTTCTTCTGGATTAGAACACATGGGTTATCTGTCGTCTGAATAAATCTGTCGATGATAGCCTGTTCATATACACACTCAAAGAACATATGATAATCTTCCCGTGATTTCCTTGATGTGAGATTGTATTTAGTAATAGCTTCAATCATAAAGCCCTCAATATCTGAAGGTTTTATATCTCTAATATCCTTGTCAGCTATTTCCCGACCGACTTTAAGACGCTCAAAGAAGCGTTTATACTCCCGCATATTGCGCTGTTCGGTATTGTGATTTTTATAATGCTGCGCTTTCAGCCAGTTGGTAAATGCAGAACTATACGGAAAAAATTCCACCGTCTTCTTCTCAAACGGTTGTCTGGCGTTTTCATTATTCAGAACGAATTTGACAATTTCATTTTCTAATTCATCCAGATCTTTTTTCCTAATGGTTTTTCTGCCAGATGGTCCACGAGCAAATCTGATGTTGACATACCATAATCCATCGCTTCCTAAACTCGGTTTATATTTTTTTAGTATCTCCTTTCTTCTAATTGCCATGTATAAATCCTGCGCAGTTTCCGATGTGATCATATCATTATTTAAAAATAACTGCAACATTTCTTTATATTCGGTAGTAGCAGAAAGGATGTTTTCAAGTTCTTTCTTATCTATAAAATCACATCCTTATAAATATCGGCGAACCTAATTGATCCGCCGACTTTGTTTAATAAATTATCCAATCATATACTGGATCAGCCTATTAATATCTTCCTGGTTGTATGCCACAATCTCTAATTCGGGAATTTCTTCACCACCATTAAAGATATTTGCAAGGGCAAAGTATTTGGCAAGATTGCTCTTAAGGTTCAGCCGGAGATCTTCGCCGATCAATTCCACCTTTCCGGTACATGAATCAATTACTTTAAAAAATTTATCAATGTCTCTAATATGACTAATTTTCATTTTTCAATAATCCTTTCATTTCTTTTAATATTTTATTGTTATAATCATCAATATCTTTCTGCCAGTATTTTAATAGATCTTTACGCTCTTCAATTTTTTCCTTTTCTTTAAGTTTATCCTTGATATTGGCAAACATCTTTTTTAATTTTATTGAATCCAGATAGTGCGACATATATATGTCGGTGTAACTATTACCCTCATAATAGTAACTAACATATGGTATGGAATAATCTTTAAACATCCATTTGTCTGGATTAGTATAATATAGATTTTCAAATTGTTTGAATGTCATTGTTTGTTCATCGTTGATTCCTTGATGATAATCGAATAAGGTAATTCCAAAATGTATCAATAATATTGCAAATATCATAAGTGATATGATTAATAAAATAATAAATATCACAGTCATTCCCATAAATCATCCCACTCCAAATCTGGATCGCCAAAATAAAAATCTTTACTATAGTGTTCCTCTCCGCACCATCCGCAATCGAAACATTCTTGATACCAATATCTTCCGCATGCAGTATTGAGTTCCACAATTGTTAACTCATTACCACAGTATGGACATTGGTTATTCTCTTCCTGTACTACCAAATCCACCAGTCCCTCTACTTGTTGTATTAAGTTTTTCTACTTCGTTGAATTCTACTTCAAGGTAAGGAATAATAACCAACTGAGCAATTCTTTCGTTAGGAGTAATAAACCTAGATGTATCACTATCGTTATGAAGAGCAACAACGACCTCTCCCCGGAAATCTTGATCGCAAACGCCCACGCAATTGCTTGGTCTAAGTCCTTCTTTAGTAGCAAGACCAGATCGTGCAAAAATCGCTCCAAAATATCCATCGGGAATTTCCATCGCCAATCCAGTTCCGATCTTTACTGTGCTATGAGGCATAACCTCAATAATATCATCCACATCTGCATACAAATCGTATCCGGCAGCTTCGTTGCTTCCTCTCTTCGGAACAGTTGCATTCTTATCAATTTTTCTAAAATTAATCCTCACCATGTTTTCTCCTATCATGTTTTAATATTTTCTTCTTACAAAACCTATCCATAATGTTGTTATAATTGCTAACAATCTTTTCATATACTAGATTATCATGTCTCATATTTGGATTATAAAACGGGATATATATTCCAGTATTACAGAATACTTCAATTGTCATGTGCACTCCATTTTCAATCCAGATATTCATTTCAACATATGGTTGTTTAGTATTATCATATTCGTATAAAGTTGTTCTATAAGAGAAGTGACTCCCGCGAAGCCTAAACCCAGATTTTATCATAGTCTCAGCGGGAACACCTTTCTCAAATTTATATTTCTTAGGTTCCATCATTATTCCGCATCGTTCTGTTGTGTAATATTTCCAACATCAACAATTGTTGCACCAGATCCAGATACCGCCGGAACAGTACCATTCCACTTATTTATCTTATTATTCTCAATAAGTTCAGGTGTTAATGATTCTGCAATTTTCTTATTAGCTTCAGCTTCTGCTTCAGCTTTAATCTTTGCTGCTTCAGCTTCACCTTCTGCTTTAATCTTTGCTTTTTCGGCATTGATCGCAGCTACTTCTTTCTCCTGGTTTGCGGCAATTAAAGCAGTCTCTTTATCCTGTTCTGCTTTAACAAGGGCAACTTCCTTATCTTTCTGGGCCTGGACATTGGCTGTCTTTTGTTCGATCTGTGCAAGTTCTAATTCTTGTTGGGCATTTACTTTTCTCTGAACAGAGGCTCTTGTTTCATCATCAGCATCAATATCAATTAAGCTAACATTTTCAATAATGATTCCATAAGGTTCAAATTTTTCTCTAATATAGTCAGATACTGCTTTATTAAGATTTGCTCTTTCATCACCAAGAATATCAGTTACAGGGTATTTTGCTGTAACTTCTTTTGTCCATGAGATAATGTTGGGTTTAATAAATGAATCTCTTACACCTTTACCAGACTGCCCCTTGAACCTGGTGAACAAGCTAGTAACTTTATTAGCATCATATCTATAAGTAAATGTAAGATCCACTTTCAACCCTTTACCATCTGATGAGGGAACTTCAAAACTATCATCACCCTCTGAATCGCCATCTTTTCCGGCAGTAAGATAGGACTGCTCAATACCAATCGAATATAGTGTTACTTCCTTTGTAGGTGATATAATATGCCATCCTTGTGTAAGAACTTCATCAGAAATACCACCATTCATACTGTAAATAATTCCAACATATCCAGCCGGAACCTTCTTAGCACATGAAAATCCAATAATTAAACAAATTAAAATTACTACTCCAAGTACAATTCCACCAATAGTACCCTTTTTCATTACTCATTATCCTTTCTAAATGAACTTTTAAAACCATTAAGAAATGATTCTGGTTTGCCAATATCATCATTTTCTAATGCATCTTTTGTTTTCTCAATAGTATGCTGAGTCAAACTACCAACAAACCTAAACAACCCAGAAAGAAGAAGCCATAAAAATGCAGCCCCTAAAATTACTAAAAACACAAATACTGGGTTCACTTTTCTTTCTCCTTATCTTCACATTGAATACTTTGACCCCACCAATACTGTTTATCCCTAGCATCGCAATAAACTTTTATACGAGCCTTGTCAGTATCATCAATGGTGGAGTAAATACAATCGTCACAATCAACTCCGGCTATAATTACTCCCATATTTTAATCATCCCACTCTTCGTCTTCGTTGTCTTCATTATTATCGCCGTAGCAGCCATATTCTTCTTCTTCACCATCACCCATGATAACATCCCTCACAATCTTTCAACATTAAATCAAATTCTTTATATGTCATTTTCTGATTAGCATAAGCATCTCTCAATGGATATTTGTACCAGGTGAGATGATATCCTGTTGGATGATAAATAAAATTGGGTTTACCAACTTCGTCATCGTCATAACTTCCCCACCAATATGGATTAATAGTAAATAATGTTGTTTCAAATCCACCGCGAGAATTGACATTTGGATGGTGCTGATCATTGGCATATCCATAATTGTCAGAGTTGATTTTTTCTAAAAATTGATAAAATCGTTCTTCCCAGATTCCACGGGGAACGCTATATTGTCCCCGTGAATATCCGAAAATCATGTTTCCAAATTCCATTATTTACTCCTGTTATTTATCCTCTATTTTATAAATAGATCCATACGTTTCTATGATATTGTAATCTTTTAATAATTCACTTATATTCTCTTCATCAGTTACTTCTACATAATAAATGTATTTATTAGGCAGATATTCTGGCATAAGTGTTGAGACTAATACTATTCCAGTTAAGGAAACAACAAATATTGCCGTAGAAATAATTGCCGATTTAATTGTGCGATCTATCCATGTATTGACACTGTATGCTCCAGTTATTATGCATGCTATGAGTAGAAATACTATAAGGAATATTTTTAATCCACTTGGCACTGACTCAACATAAAGAATTCTCATTTTACTCCTCCTTAACCGCAACGACTCCATGCACACTGAGGACATTGTACGCATCCACCAATATGTTCAACTTTGGCTCCACATTCAGGACATTTATCATTATTATCTTCTATGACCGTCATATTTGATACTTCTTCATTTAGTGTCTTATTGACAGCAGTAGGAATTGTTTCATCCTCTTCGTCATCGTCATCGTCACCATTAATTTCTTCCTGCATTTCTTCATACATATCCTTTAATGCTTTACCAATTGCACTAGGACAGCAATTACCTTTACTTGTATCATGTTTTTTAGCAGAACGGACAGCATATGATGCACAAATAATTGTTGATTCTAACTGATCAATAATATAATCAATGCTTACTCCGGCTCTAGAAGCTAAAGAAATCATTCTTGACAAAGCGACCATAAATGAATTACAACCACCCTCACTACCTTTTGAAAAATATGTTTCCAATAATGCTCCAGTGTATGGATCAAAGAATGCTTCACAATGAAGTGTACCACAGCCAGTTATAAGCGTTCTTTTTTTGCCAACACAATTATCATCAGCTTTAATAACTACGCCACGAGGTAATGTATCCTCGGTGTATTCGATAGAATTATTGGTGAATTGTTTCTTATCTTCTTTCTTTGTTAATAGTACCCCCTGTCTGAGCGGGTTTGGTCTAAATATGGTGCAGCCTTTAATTCCAAGGTCATGGCACTTCATATAAATCTCTTTAGTTTTTTCAAAAGAGTAATCTTCTGGAACATTAATTGTTTTAGAGCAAGACATATCAATATGTTTAGCAATAACGCCGAGCATATCAATATGATCATCAACATCCATTTCTAAAGCGGTAACGAACACATCTTTCTTAACTACCGTGGTTGGACGGTCTTTAACCTCTAACCATTTACCATACGCATAATCACGCATCGGCACAATCTTTTCATTTTCTTCTGTCTGTCCACCGATCTTTACTCTTCGCTCATATTCAAGGCTGAAAATAGGTTCCAAACCAGAAGAACAATTATTACCAAATGTAATGCTAAGTGTTCCTACTGGGGCCACAGAAAGAATTTTGGCATTACGAATACCATATTTAAGTATATCTTCTTTTACTTCACGCCATGAACTATCAATTTCTTTACAATGCTTAAGAATATATCCACTCTGCACAAATTTTTCTCTATCAAGAAAATCAAATGAGCCACGTTCTTTAGCTAGTTCTATTGATGCCTTATATGCATTTAATGCAATGAACTCGACAAGATTATCTACATAATCTCTTGCTTCTTTGGTGTTATATTTTAAATTAAGCATTGCCAAACAATCGCCTAGACCCGTGAAACCCAAGCCGATAGTCCTGAAATGTTTCTGATAGTTTTCATATATCGGATCCGGGAACTTATTAATGTCAATAATATTGTCAAGCATTCTCACTGCTGTTTCAATCGTTGCTTTTAATAATTCCCAATTAATATGAGCATTGTTAGTAAAAGCATCTACAACAAACCTATGTAAGAAAAGACTTCCAAGGTTACAAGCTCCACCATATTCTTTAGGATTAATTGGTTCTCCAGTAATTGGATTGTTACCATAAAGAGTTCCAGCAAGATATTCCGAACATGGGTTAGTGCAAACTATCTTCTCTATATACCAGATATTATTATCTCTATTTAAATTATCTAGGAAAAATATTCCAGGCTCGCCGTTATCGTATGCTTTCTGAATAATTTCATCCCAAATTTTTTTAGCCGATACTTGTTTACTATATATCCACTTATCTGGATCTTTTAACACATTACCATTTTCATCATATACTGGATGATGAAGCCAAATATTCTCGTCTTTTCTAACGGCAGAAATAAAATCGTCATCAACCATAACCGATAAATTAAAATGGTTAAGTTTGTTTTTATCTGTTGCTTTGGCATTAATAAATGTATCAATGTCCATATGATATACATTCATAATACCCATATTTGCTCCACGGCGTTGCCCCTGGATTGTAGTCTCTGTCTGTGCATTAAAAACATCCATAAAACTCACTGGTCCAGAAGCAACTGCGTTATTAGAAGTAGGAGATCCTTTAGGACGAAGCTGCGAGAAATCATATCCAATACCTCCACCGCGCTGATGAGTAACTGCCCCAAGTCTTACTCTGTCAAATATTTCATCGTAGCTATCTCCAATTTGGGGAGCCGTAAAGCAATTATTAAGAGTTAGTTTTGTACCAACACCAGAATTACTCATAGTTCTTCCAGCCGGATAAAAAAGACCTCTGTCCATAACATTAAAAAAGTCATTTTCATCATTTTTATCTTTCGCACAAAACTTCGCAACTCTTCTAAAATTACCCTCAAGTGTTTCATTATTCTTTCTATATCTGTCTTTCCAGATATTGTTAATGATTTCATTTACAAACTCCATTTAGTTCCTCCTCACATCGGCAACCTTCCGTGATACTGTATCAGATCATCCTCAATAGACATAGCCTTTGCTTCATGTCGAATGCAATAACTCTGGGCGATCAGACAGGCTTCCTGAAGATCTCTAGCAATTCTATCGTACTTCTTAGCGAGCTTCTGGTGATTCTTCAGTTCCAACTTGGCAGCACAAACATCGGTGCCAACCTTCTCATCCCACTCATCCTTTTCATCGCAGTAAGCATTAGCGGTAATTACATTGTCACACGGGAACCAGTCATCTTCATATTCAAATGATGCCGCTAAAATAAGATCCTTATACTTACTCTTAATTCCAGCAGTCAAATCATACGCAATAAGCTTTTCCGGCATTTCGCCCTGTACAAGCTTTGCTTCGGGGATAATCTTAAAATTTTTGTTCTGAATACTCTTTCTCTTCATAATTTTTACTCCTTACTGAAATATGCGCCTAACGGCTTTACTCTTTCAAAAAATGCTGCAATTTCCATGGGATCTGTTGTTACAGGTTTTAATTCAACAACTCTATCGCACAACCCCATGACACCCATCACTGAACAACCGTCAACAATCAAACTGCCAGAAACAACATTAACATCTAATGATGATGTGTCGCAAATCTTGCATAGATCGTTGATTTTTTCCAGATCCAAGTCCAATAGAATTCTCATATGTTACCTCTTGTTTAATAATTAATTATTAACGAAATTAATTATACTACTCACATACTAGAATGACAATCTGACACATTTTATATATTTTCAATAAATTAGTCTTCGATTTTTTCCAGTTTATAAATAGTATTAGCAGTTTCGATGTGATACACATCATTATAATCCAGATAAATCGCTATAACGGCAGTAGTTTCCCAATACTCATACGGAGCATCTCCAGATAAAAAATCCCATCCAACTAAACTAAACTGTTTAATATCTTCTATATTATCAATCTCAGTTATATTCATATTGGGATCTTCTATATACTTGAGTTCGATAATAGAACCAATCATGCCATCAAACTTAGGTGAGTCAACTGGCTTATTCCTAGTATCTTTTCTGCCGCTATGAAGGATTTCTTTAATACGATATTTCATCATTCTTCTCCTATAGGTATACCAGCAGCATCAACGTCAATAACATTTTTATCATAAAATCCATCTTGATAGAGAAGGTAGATTGCCTGGATTTCGGCAGCTAACCATTCCATGATAGGTTCCATGTTCTTGAGAGCTTCTTCCTTAGTTGCCCCATATGCACGTAGACTTGCCAAACTCAATTCAGTCACATGACCATCACCTTCAGCCCCAAAGAAGTTTTTAAAATCATCATCGCCAGACAGTTGAAAATAGATCTCATGCGATTGACGTTCTTCTTTACGATCATCATAATGAAGCATTCGTACCATTATTATTTCTCCTTATATCATTAGCTAATTGATCTACAAGATCAACATCCTCAAAGTAAGCTGATCTAAATTGTTCGCCATTCCTGTATTGGTTAACCATTGATCCTCCCAGAAGGTAATCAATATGATCAACCAAATTAGGAACTAGATTTAATACATCTAATGTAGAACAATACTTATTCATGAATTCATAGAAGAAATTATCATCACATTTCCCCATATGAACCCATTCATAATATTTAGCATATTTCTTAGCGAACGAATAGTACCACTGTGAACATTCTTTGGCTATCCCGTTAGATATTCTAATACATGGAAATGAGTACCACATCTTATCCGGTAAAACAAATCCAGTGTTAGCAGATCGTGAATGAGTGAAACCGCAAACAACACCATAATCATATCTCTCGGTAATTTCCCGAAAGTTCCGGCATATAATCACATCATCTTGCAGATGCCATGTACCATAACCATCGTCTTCCAGAGAACCGAAAATCTTCATACAACTTTCTAGATTCCCCAAATGTAACTGATCACAACTGACAATAATATTATTAATACCCTGATTACGAAGTGATGGCACCAGATAATTATCCACATACCACATTCGTTCTGGACAAGCATGAATTAAATAATTAGCCATTTCTGTATTTTAACCTCTCCTTTAATTGATTAACAAGATCAGGATCATCAAACCACTTTGCTCTACTAACCTCGTCTCTGCCAATAGCTTCCACTGTTGTTCCACCAATTAGGTAATCAATATGATCAACAAGACTCGGCTTAATATGTAGAACGGGAAGTTCTGGATAATACTCCATCAGATACTTCTGGAAGAAATAATCATCGAACTGGCCTTTAACGCTAAATGATAAATATCTTCCATCATATCGTCCTTTATTGAAAAACCATTCAGAACATTCCTTGGCAATGTAGTTAGGGATATATATACAAGGAAATGAGTACCACATATCAGATTGCTGCACATGGTCGATTTTGTCTATGTTAGGATCTTTATCCCAAGCAAAGCCACACACTATTTCATTCTTGCCATCATACTTAGCAGTACGTTGAGCGAAATCTCGGCAAATAACCACATCGTCCTGTATGTGCCAACTGCCACCATCTCCGGTCATTCTTCCAAAGATATCCATACAATACAAAAGATTACCACGCTTAAAGTTGTCACATCTTACGTCAATATTCTCTATGCCCTGTTCTTTGAGTGATGGTACGAGAAATTCTTCTACATACCACAATCTCTTAGGGCAAGCGTGAATTACATAATTACTCATTACAATACTCCATTCTTCTTATCCGATGGTAATACAATCTACTCCATCCATGTTGTAAATTCCAATCCAAACTCCACGTCTCTTAACAACAAACAGCCTATCAATATACTGATAGTCATCCCAGATCCTGGACGGGATCTCATCAACGTTACCATCTTTAAAGAATACCTTAATAGTTGCCTTATTCATAATTCTCATATGTTCTTTTTTCTTCATTATTTTCCTCCTATTAAACATCTAGCGGATACATCCTTGTTAATATCTTTGGTGCAGCTCGACTTAATAAAACATCTCTATCTATGCCCTGCTGATAATAAACTCGATCAAATCTGCATCCTCTAACATTATTATCTACCGGATAAAAATAAATACATATCTTTATATGCTTGTCAGCAAAGCATATTTCATTTTTATTGAAATACTTAAGAGTCTCACACTTTAAAGCATCGGCTCTAATTTTCTCATAAACATCGTCTTTCCAACCTTTATCTAAATAAAAAATGCCAATCTTTGTCGAAGTTATAATATCTAATAACATTGTTATTTCCTCATTTATACAATCCATAATTATATCTTAGTTGCCAAACCAACGGAGACCAGATTGCAGCGTTTCCACTGTGGAATACTTCGAAATCTGAATACTTAAAAGTTATTTCTTCCGGCTCTTCATCTACTACTTCATATCCAGCAACCAACTTATTCGGATTGCTAAAGTCTTTTCTTAATATTTTATTAACCATATTATTTTCACGGGGTTTAAAACAATCATGAACCTCTCTCGAATCTACTTTGCATTTCCATTTACTACAATAATCATAATACCATTCATAATATCTGCAATTATCACAATTCATCATTTTCTTAAATCCATTCCAACTCGCCAATCAATCGCTTCTGGATCTGACGTTTAACACCATCACTTAGCGTGTCGAAATCTAACTTAAACCTCTCGCACATCTTATCATTAGAAACTCTATAGTATCCATCACTACATTCCCAGCCATTACGATACTCACAATATTCACATCGTTCCATCATTATGGACTCCTCTTATTAACTTATTACCACAAATCTTCAGATGTTAGAACACAACCTCGCATTTTAATCCCCATTTCTTTGGCGATTTCTGTAGCAGTTTCTCGGTCTACAAATTCTGCGGTCCAACTTTCTCCGATTATAAATCCATCCACATGACATTTCTTATACTGCTCTGTTTCTCCAGCATCATGAATTGCTTTAATAATTTCATGATGTCTTTTGCCTCGTCTTTCTGTCCAGATGTCTTCACCTGTCTTGTATCTAATCGCTGCACATTTAAAATATCTCATAATTATTTCCTTCAGGATTACTCCTCATTCATTCTTTTTTACTCATTAAATCATTTTTCTATTCCATTTTCATTAGATACTTCCAACTGATACAACGTTTCAGTTTCTGGATCAATCTGTGAATGAAATGTTACATTAAGATCACAGCTTCTGTTCCCAACAATTTTAGCAATTTTATTACCCCTTGAATTACAGGCATAATAATAATCGTCATTTACTTCAATTGTCTGTAATTCCGGTCTAGCCAATGTAGTAATTATTCCATATGGCGTTCTAAACTTTACATAGTATGGTACATTCTCACTCATATCAAATGCAGTGAAATCAAAGTACCATGTGCCGCAAAATTCACACTTGCATTTATAAGGTTCAAATGGTGCGCCACAATTTGGACAGCTCTTCATATCTAATATCTCCCATTCATAATTATCTCACCTTAGGTTTATCAACCACCTCATAAATAATATCACCATTAGAAAGGCTGCCAATTTGTCTTACATCAAATCCAAGTATCTTAAAAGGATTTGTAATTGTCTCTCTATTAACTCCTATAGGAATTCTAATCTCACACATAAGTTCTTTGTTAAGATTCACATCATTAATTTCTACCATAGCTTCTCCTTCATTAAATTGTTCGCCATTCTTACATGATTGTTTAAATAATTTATATCCTTCGCATCCATGCACTCGGCATAATCCACACCATTCGCTGCCAACAGTAACACCAGTATTCCCACATCTTGCTACCATTACATTCTCCAATTAAACTTAGCTTTTAAGATATCGTCTATTTGTGTTCTCCAGAAAAACACGATCAGTATTCCAATCATTAATAAACATGTCGCTCATTAATTTTTCTTCTACATCAATGAAGTATTGAATCTGATGCTCAAAGAAATATATTCCAGCTTCTTCTGATTCAAATTCTTCTTCGGATTCCCAGTAGAATGCCCTCTGATTGGTGACAAAGAACGAATCTGTATCTGGGCAAAAGGCAATAATCCAAGTATCATGTGGTTGCATTGCATCTGGTGGCATCTCTCTATACATATTTTTTCCTCATCAAAGACTTCTTTCAGTTTCACACCAATCACGAAGTTTTTCTTCGCAATCAAGCCCATTGTCTTCTGTAATATTTTCATCATTACATGGATACGCTGGACAACCATCGCAGTTTAGTATCATCGAATCTATGAACTTATCCTGTGTTAAGCTATTTATATATTTTTCAAAATTTGTCATAGTGCCTCCAAGCGTTTATTTCATTTGCTAGATATCTTTATTAATCTATCATCACCAAGGTTCTCATCTGTTACGCCACCAAAGCGACAAATCCATAATAATCCCTGTAACATCCCAGCACGAGTATAACCATCTGTTTGATGTTCCTTTTCTTCTAAATATTTGTCAATGTAGTAATCTATTAGTTTATATATATCCATATTACTTCCCATAAAACTTATTTCTTTTTCAAAATATAGTAGTGGCATAAAGGCATCTGATAATCTACTGATCTACTTCCATCTTTCAATTGAAAGTCAAACCAATGCTTTCCCCAACTCCAGTGTTCTTCAACTCTTTCTGTCTCGAATATTCCCATTGGGGTATTGCCATTTTTAACTATTAGTATTTTCTTCATAAATATCACTTCAAAATTCCAATAAAACTTAGTTTTCATCAGATGCTTTTTTCATTACAATAAAATCGCATCCATCCATTGCATAATTTCCGTCAAGGCATAAATAAAACCCTTTATCTATGAGGGCTTCAACAACCTCTTTTGTCACTTTCCCGCTAACAGTCCTTATTTCGGCTATTTTTTCAAATTTAAACATTTTTACCTCTTTTCCGATAAAACCTCAATTTCATACCTCATCAAAATACTCCAGAAACTCCGGCCTATAATCTTCTAGTAATTGTTCAAAGATATAAGTCAACGGCTGTGCCCAAACAACATCATCAGCTTCATATGGTGCATCGTCCCATAATCTCCTGATGACAAACTTCGTAAATTTAATTGGATCTTTTACTTTACAAATGGGGTTCTCGCCATCAAAATTTGTCGGGGCTTCATCGAATAGCTTTACCAGGTCATCAACATCTATTCTTGCCACCAGCTGTAACGGATGACGTTGCTGCTCACCATGACCGTCTTCTCGTTCTATTGCGAATTTACAAATACCGTTCTCGTTATAACTCATATTTTTCTCCAATCAAATTCAGTTTTTCAACAAAATAGAAAAGGTAATATACCATGTTGTATATATTCATCAATAGTTCTCATGTTCAAATTATTATGAGTTTCAGTCTTCCCCAATATTAAAACAAAAGATCTATGATATGGATCAGACGCATTAACATTTTCATAGAATTTTTCCAATGCATCCTCTGATGGATTCTCTATGTAATAACCAGAACAATTATCATATGGATACCATTGCACGTATATTATACCATGCATAGCACACCAATCACGAAGTCCACTCATATTTCCTTCATCAATCTTCTTCATAAATTCTCCAATAAAATCTAATTTTCACTTCCAATCAGGATAGCAAACATCATTAAAGAAATTTTTGATATCTTTAAATTTATCTGGAATATCAGAAAATGCCAACCCGCGTCCCTCATCATATTCTTCTAAAGCAAGATCTATTACTTCAAGAGCATCATTAATTTTTCCTCTATTTCTTATCCACCACCAAGGATTTTTATTTATTTCTTCAGGATCGTACATATATTTTTTCTCCTATCAAAGACTTGTTTCATCTAATACATATATACTCCAAAAATCACCGTCATAATTATATGCAACACGATTCTTAAATCCGGCATTTGTTAATTCTTCCGATGTTCTTAAACATTGTTCTTTATTACTATAATATAATTTTAATCCAGGTTCTAACTGAATGCATCTTACATAATTAGGCATTGAAATCTTGTTTTATCCCCACCATAAGCCATGACCATTAGTATATTTTGAAGCTTCCCCCTCCGACATTACTTGGTTTTTATAAAAATACTTTTCCATATCAGGATGTCCGTCTTCGTCAATGGCCCATTTTAGCCACTGAATTATTTCACGTATTTCATTCTTACTATAAACAACGAACTTGGCATCCTCATCAAAATCATAATCGGCGGTATCTACAGTTGACCAGTTAGTAATACGTTCCGCATGATCACTATCCCAATTAAAACTTGGTTCCAGATCAAGCGTACCATTAAATCCATCACCATGGCTGCCTGTTATAATTTCAAATCCGTCAACACTATAACCATCAAATGATGAGAACACCGTGCCATTTGGCATCTTTGCTAATTCATTTCGATTAATTATCCTCATTATGTTTCTCCTCTATTTTTAATGCGTCAATTGCTTCCGATATAATTTGCCCAATACAGACTCTCATCATCCCATCAAGTGGGGTGTTTAAATTACTCAGTATGCATTTTGCAATTTCAAGGTCTTTTATCATATGTGCTTGATCCATGAGTTGTCCTCTCCTTTCAATAATCGCAAGCATCAGTTTCTGGATCCCACATCACACTCTCCATCAGCATATATTCCAATCAATACTACCATTGATAATCCCTTCGAGGATCCGCCCTTTCTGAGATAACTCATGCTTTAAGCAATCAATATCACGCTGCATTCTCTCGATAACTCGTTCCTTAACCCTCTTGGCTCCACGCCGAACAACATATTTTGCATGATTGGTGCCGCCAGAATCTAGTGGCACTCTCCATCTATCTTCTTCTGGATATTCAAGCCAGCTTTCATAATCATGTATATACCGAATATCATCCAAATCAAACAGATATTCAAATTTATCAAAATTCTCATCTGTAAGTTCTATTGGATAATCGTCACCTGTTGACCAGTAAGTATCATACATAGCATAGTGACCTTTATATTCTTTAACCTTAAACGTCCAGTTGCGACACCAGTAAGGATTATCTCGTTTATAGAATGGTAACCAACTCAATACGGGTTCGCATTTATAAATACCATTTACATGAAGTTTATCAATGTTGGATTGAGATAGCATATTCATTCCTCTTCATTTAATTATACATTTATAACATCATCCCACAGATAATCAATGAATGCATTTATAGCTTCATTATCGAATCTATTCTTATTAATAGTCTTAATAAAATCGCAGATAGCGAAATAAACCGTGGTCGAAAGAACTGCCCCATTCTTTTCATCATTGCCAATGATAGTTACTTCATCATTATTAGGGTATATCACATTAGTGCAAAACCCATAAGAGAATATTGTCTTTACTGGGAACCCCTGATACTCAAAAACTAACTCACAGAATTCGTCATCTTCATCTTTGCGGAAAATTACATCTGTACATTTATATCCATAATAATTCTTAATCATTTTGTAAACAGTTTTAAGTTCTTCTAATCCAGCCATTGGTTTTCTCCTTTTAATAATTTATATTGATTATACTTTTTTATCTACTTGTTGTCAATAGTAGTATAAAAGTATTTAATCAATACACCACGTTTACTTCTAGGCCATACTGTTTTGCTAGTTTAATCATATTGTTAGTTCCCCTACTCTCTCCAATTGGGAACGCAATCAAAATCCCTCGATCAGCCTCTGCTGCATATTTAGCCATCTGTTCATTGCGGATTGGTCCGGCAGCTTTCCCGTATTTATTCCATTCGGCGGGGAATGTCTTGAGCGGATAATTATATTCTTTAGCAAATCTTTCGCCAAGAGCATCAGCACCAGAAGCATGACCACTAACAATCTCTATTGGATCTATGGTATTGATAAAATGAATTCCAAGGTTGTCCAATTCTGTTAACATCTTATGATAATCATTAAACTGTCTGCTCCCCGCAATTATTACTCTTGTCATTTTACAACACTCCATTTATATCCTGGTGGAACTATTGTCCACATCTCTTTACCATCTTCTGCCACTTTCCCAATATTTTCCAATAAGCTAACCGCCATATCCAAATCAAAATGTTCATCGTCGCAAGTTAGTTGATACATGTTGTGAGTAGTTCTAAACCTTCTTCTTTTAAGCAAAAATCCTTCAACACTCATATCAATCCTCATTTACTCAAACCAATACTTATCAATATATATTGGTTCATCATAATATCTTGTTTTTCTCGCTCCACAATGTGGGCAGTAGTTATATAACTTCTCAGGTGATGGGACTGTTGGGATACTAGAATTTTCGTATTTTGGCTTATCACATCCATAATGAAATCCGCAACTGCATTTAGCATAGAACGCTCCGTCACCTTTATATTTTACAAATTGCCAATGATGGTCAATTGATCGGCCTTTTCTTCTCTTACTCATAAAACACTTCTTTCAATCCATACATTCCCAATATTTTCTGTGAGTTAGGATTTACACCCAACATACTTTCACGGTATCTCATCCGGCTGATAAAAATCCAATTTCAACTCTTTGGCTCTTTCAAGATATTCTTCTGGACAGTCTGTACTAATTCCGACACATACTGGACTATATGCTTGTTCAACGAAATATGTACATCTAGGACAATGATAATGTCGCTCGATTATTCCGAACCCCAATTCAGAATAAGTAGTATATTCATTGCGCGTTCCGCAGACGGGACAATTTATATATTCATACATTATATTCAACCTCTATATACGGAATATAATCATCTGGAAATGGATCTCCTGGCAATCTTTTCTTTAGTTTCATAGTAACAGAAACATCTTCTGGTAATTCAATATTTCTTTTAGATAAATACTCTTGTACTGCGACAAACATTTCTTTATTGTCTAAGATTATTTTATTGTTCATTCTCACAATCCTTCAATACAACTTGTATTACTCTTATTTATTGGTTAATCTACATAAATATGAAACTTCTTGGCAACCTTGTCTATTACTTCGGAATCCATCGGTTTAAATCCAATACAAGTCAATGTTCTACCAACACCATATTCATCAACTTCTTCCGGCTCAAGCTCTGTAAGGCAGTTATCTTTGATTAAAAAATAATCTTTCCCCTCCACCAAGCCTATTTCATTAGCTAGGATAATTGCTTTCTCTAGTTGACCCTTATTCTTGGCCTGTAACACAACCTTAGTATAAATGCCATTCAGCCAGTTATCTAAGATATCCTTGTCAAACCAAGCGTCAATATGACCATCTTGGTCAGCATTATCTCTTACAAACCATGATAAGAACGACATTGAAGCATGTGCAACTTGCGCAGCCATCTTGCCGTGGCCCATATTTAAGTCTTTACGAACTATGATTATTTGTTTATACATTACTTTTTTCCTATGATTATATACTTATCTGGTTCATTACATATCTTATCAGAGTCTTCTTTGTTCATTGGAGCGACATTATAAATCGTAAGCCAACTGATTATATTGTTAAAAACCAATTTTGCATCTTTAGTCGTGTCTGCCCAGACATAATATTTGGGCTTCTTTGGATTCTTCGGTCGATAATCTGCTTCGATTTCATATAAACGCATTCAATGATCCTCATTAAATAGTCTTCTTATGCGGTAGTTGCTTCATCCTTGGACATGGTTACCTTTCGGAGCTAATCCTAACCCACCGCTTAAATGATTAGTTTTTAAATCATGAGTTCATTTCCTCAATCGCATACCATCTCAGGCATAAAAAGTTATTTATTAACTAAATTTTCCAACTCCGTAGTCTGGATCTTTCATCATTTGATACTCTCTCCATGTTTGTTTATCAACTTTAATCCATCCATCTTCGATACCCGTAGTTAGATATTGTCGGTATTGAGAGTTTATACATCCAGTAGTTTTGCAATATCCATCTTTGGTTTTATTATCACAGTTGTTTAGACATTTACCTATCATTTATTTACCATTAAATTATCTTTTTATTAGAATGAATGATCTACCGTTTCAATCTCGTATAATTTATTATCAACTGATTCAATAGATATTAACGGGTCATCAAACTTTAATCTGAATATATGAAATCTTACATCTTGCTCTTTGCCGTTTTTATCTGCAACCACAGTATTAAACCAGAGCTGCCCAGTACCATCGCCATTTGATTTCCACTCTATATTTCTTGCGTTATAAATTGGTATTCCACCTAGCGAAAAATCCATTTTATTCTCTCCTATCAAAAACTCATTAATAATCCACTATCTGAATTTCTTAAACGCTCTCATTATATTTTGAATGTGATACTCCATACCTATGTCTTTAGAAACTTGTGTATTAACAAAAATCTTACTATTTGTTGCCAATTCGGTCTGAATTAACACATCCTGTTTGCGTCTATAGCCATCTTCGACACTGATAATAATTCTGTCTTCCCAATCAGATGGGAATCTCATCTGCATTCTCAAAATATTGCGTCCAAGTTCATACATACAAATCGGCTGATCACTATCCCCAGATGAAAAATAAATTGAAAAAATATTGCACTTTTCAATCATATCAAACTCCCATAATATTTGCTGTATTGCCGCGAGTTTATCATGAATTGGAAAATTTTCACGACGTGGATTAAATAATACAAGTGAATCACTAATTACACTATAGTCATCTTTTATAGTTTTAATTACCCGTGACTGCCAATCAGGACAATTCGTAATACCACCAGCCAGAAACACTGAAATATCTTTATCATGTGGCTCATAATACTCCGGTGCAGTTATAACTTTCATTCGTCCTCCCATCTGAACAAGTTCGGAAACATGCCCTTTAGTTCATCCTCTGTGAGTGTCTTGTCTACATCTACTGCATAATAGATCCACCAATCAACTTCGTCCCAAGCCTGTCCATCCAGAGGCCCATTGTGAATTTCTTCTTGTTCCATATGGGTAAAGAAATCAATATATTCTTGTTTTGTATGTTTCATTCTGTCTCCTAGCTGTAATACATACTCCTGTTTTCATCACGGTTTTTTCATCCCGCAAAGTCCAAACCATCCAACAGGAGCAATTATATCTCCGTTCACAAACTTATTTTATTTGTTCAATCTCGGACACCAATCAGGACGATGCTTTCTATAAAGATGAATTGGTTCATAATCTTTAGCTATACAATATGATTCGTCCGACATCTCATTAAAATCATAAAATTCACACTGCTTACAAACAGGTCTTGACCAAACAAGACTCATTGTGGCAAGTTCTTTAACTTTTCTTAATGCAAGAGATATTTCTTCTGTGGTTGCTGTATTATAATTATTCATCTTTACCTCCCATATTCTATGAACTCATCCATGCCTTTAAATTTAACTCTTATTTTTGTGGGAACACCCTCTTTGATGGAGTTCATAGATTTATAAACTCCAACTATTGTCGCGGTTTCTAACAGCTTATGATTCTTTTCACATTGAATAGCTTTTTCTTTACTGGCATAATCGGTTTTGCAAATATCACAAGTATATAATTTTTTCTCGGTCATAGGTTTTCCTCCAACCAAAAACTCTATTTATATCTCCTTTACTTCGGCAACTCTATCATAATCTTTCTTCTTTCCAAACCTGAACCTGGGTTTTCTTAAATAAGTTAGCGGACTATTTTTTGTTTGCAATATTTCGTGGCATGTTTTTAGTTGTTGTTCTTTTATGTGATTTGATAACTCTTCCATAGCAAGTTGTACTTCTAATGATTTTTGCACTT